TAAATATCTGAAATGGTTGCTTCTATGATCTCCAAACGACTTGTTACTGAGTTATAATTGATAGTTGCATTTTTAATTGTATCACAGCCTTTAATCACATCAAATAGTTTACTTTTAAACTTATCCCACATATTTTTTACTGTTGTATAGTCGTCAACTAAATCTACAACAATTTTCATTCCATCTATGTTTGCTAAAAATTCATCATATGTTTTATAACGTTTTAACCAATTAATATTATCATCAAGATAAGAAGAAAGTCTAAGCATATCTTCTTGAGTAAGTTCGTCTGTAATAGCTGATCGTGTTTGTAAAATAAAATAATCCATGAGTGCAAGAATATCTTCACTCTTGTTATGATAGTCTGCTCCACCAATATAACGAAACTCAAGGTAATTCTTCCATTTTTTTTGAAAATTTACACCGTAATATTTTGTATCATCAGGTAGTGAAAACCCACCCATAATAGAATTTATTGCACCATCCGTATCAGTAAAACCTTCAAAAGGTACAATCCATTTAATTGATCTTGCATAAATATTATTACGACGTGATGGAAATTTCGAATAAATGAAATCTTCATCAAGTGATAATATCATCTTAATAACATTCAAATCTTTGACTTCCATATCTTCTAAAGATATATTGATATGAACAGAACAATGCTCATCTGTATAACCATTTTTCTTAATAAATTCAAGCATTTTAATGATTGTCATTCGTGCATCCATCCATGTCATTGGACCGGTAATTAACTCCACCATTTCAGATCCACCCGAAAAATCTGGTTCAATTTTAAATGTTTTATCGGTAACCTCAAATGCTGTATGGTAAGCATTAAAACCCCAAACTTCTACAGGTTGTAGAGCAATGTTTAACATCTCAACAGTTTTTACATAGCTGTGATTAGAAAAAAACTCAAACTCTATACCTACCTTGGCTTTCGAAAGTTCTTTCCAAGCATTCATGAAACGACTGTTGAATGTATCCATACCTGTATATATGAAAATGGGTAACCTAAGTCACCCATTTTTATTTTTTCAAATCTGTAAGCATCATTGCTCGATCTCTAATAGCATCTTTTAGACATGCATTAGCTGTATCTGAATCGAACTGAACCTTATCTATTGTTAATTTTCTATATAGTCTATTATAAACAAATGTATAATTTTCCTCTGCTGTATTTAAGTACTGTAACAAATCTGTCGCAGTAACACCACTTTCAAGGTAATCATCAAGTACATAATTTATGCAGACATAGATTGCATCTGTATTCATATAGAATTAAGAAAATTTAGAAGCTAACATATGAAAAAACAATGCTTTTTCTTGGATTGACATATTTGTTGATTTTTTTTCAGCAAGATCAAAAATATCAACAACTTGTTGTTTAACGTCTTCTTCAGAATCTTTAGCAATAATTGGTTTTGTTTTAATTTCAACTGACTCAACAACAGCTTCAATATTTTGAATATCATAAGGTAGTTGCATTTTTAATGATCCGTGTTGTAAATATGATGATGAATCAATCATATTTTCAAGATCTGACATACAATTATCAACATGATAACCAGCATCACCTTCGCTTGAAGCTTCAACAGAACCTTCAACAACTACATTAACTGTAAATTTATACGTTCTTAGAGATTCATTCTCATTTACGTGATCTGTAAATTTTTTCATTATTTATCTTCTATCTTATTTATTATTTCTTCTAGTACTGATGAAACTTCTGCAGTAAGTTCAATAAAATACTCGTCATTACCATCATTTTTATAGTACATCAATTGTTGAATTTCAAAATCGACACTACCATCATTTTCTGCAGGATTTTCATTTGTTTCTGGTGATGTTTCCCAAAAATTAGCATGATAATTTGATGTAACAACTAATGATACTTTTAAATCATCATTTATAAACGATGTCTCTTGTGTTGTTGTTTTATCATTTTCAAGATCTTTTACATATGGAATTTCATTTGCATATACATACCAACCGTCTCCAAATTCAACTACTTCAAATGTTCTATTAGGAACATTTGAATAGTTTGTTGTACGTTTTGTACGTGGCATTTTATACGCTTTAGCAACAACATTAACAAATGCTTCAATATCTTTTAAATGTTTAAGAGCTTCTAATTGTGCCTGAGTATTATCATCACTAAATTGCTCAAATGTTTTAATAACATATTCACGCTTTTCAGAAATAAACTTTGGGCTTGTTTTAATAGCTGTGATAATTTCACCCATGTTATCCTGTATAAATGTTGCAGATAATTCAGCAGGTGTATTTACAGGATCAACAAAATAGTTTTGTAAGATTTCAATTGCCTCTAGTTTATCAATATTCATTCCTGCCATGTAATCTACATAGAGTTGAATATCATTATATCTTCCGTCCATCTAAGGAATTATTTCATTTTTTTATATATATCAAACAGTTGAAATCATATATCGAATTCACCAAAATCCATATCATCAGTATCTTGCTTGAAAGCCCCCGTTGTATAAGATATAATTTCTGTTTCCTGTATATTATTTGAAATAATAGAAAATTTAGTCCAACCTTTTGTTTTACCATATACTGGACTATTACCTGTATTAATTCGTTTATCTAAGGTTGATAGTGAAATATTAAATTCAACACAAAATATTTTAAGATCTGATCCATTTACTTTATAAATAAATCCATTAGGAGCAATAAATATATGATCAATAGATCTACTACTTTTTCTACCTTTATTAGCTATACTAATTTTATTACGCATTTCAGATGAAATTATAGCACCATAACGTGGATTATTTTTTCCTTTAACTTTAGCTGAAATTTTTTCTTTACTGTTATTAGTGTGTTGATGTCCTTTAAAATAACCACCAACAGAAACTTGATGTGCTGTACGTAATTCTTTTTGAATTTTAGCTTGTTCAATACCATAAATTTCTTCGTAAGTTTTACCGCTATGATTAGGTGGACGATTATCTAAACAAAAATTACACAAAGGTCCACGTTTTACTGTTTCACCATCTATTGTACCAATTGCTTGAATACTTATAGTTTCATTGTTATATGCATCAGTTTCATTATTTGTAAAATAAATCTTTTCAATTATAGGTTCTAATCCTAATGATTGTATTTTTTCAAATTTATGTTTAAGAATTGAATTTAGTTTTTTGTTATTATTTTTAAAATTTTTAAAATGCTCTAAATAACGTTTATCTTTTCCTTTACCTAAATAAATAGGTTCAAATAAAAAACACAAATTTATGTTTTCATAAGTATATTTTCCAGGTTTTCTAGGATCTAAATAAACATAATTATACCACATATCCATCAATATAATTTATTTGTGTATTTTCAATTTTTATATATCGACCATCTGTATGAATTGATGCAAATTCCGGTAATTTATAACCATAAATAAATAATTTATTAACAAATACACATGGTGTAATATCAATTATTTTATCATTCTGTAATATTACAGAATGTTGGATAGCTAATAATTCAGTATTTTCTTCATTTGTTAATAAATAGTATCCTAAAATTTTTTCACTATCGTGATTATCATAAATATATTTATTAACATTATTATGACAATCATTCATTATGTAATTTGAAGTTAATGGTATATCTAAAATTAAACAATTTTCTGGTTTCATCTTTATAATAAAAGATGAAACCAAAGGAACAGATATTTCAGCTATTTTCCACATTTTTAAATATTAAAATCGTCAAAAATCATATCATCAGTATCTTGCTTGAAAGCGCCCGTTGTATAAGATATAATTTGAGTTTGTTGTGGCGCTTCTTGAACAGCATTTCCACCAATCCAGTTACCAATCCATCCAATAGGATTTGCTACTTTTTCAAAAATTGGTTCCATTTTGATAATCTTCATACGCTGATTTGTTAAATACTTCATATACTGAATAAGAATTTCAGCATTTAGACCAATCATTGAACCATCTTTAAACAAATATCTTGCCCAATCCATTTCTTCTTGAGCAGCGTCGCGGTACATTTGTGCTGTAATATCTTTACATTCAGCAACAACCTCATGAAAACCTTCACTAGCATCTTCAGCCATGATTTTCAAAATAAGTGATGAAAATCCCATATGCAAGTTCTCGTCACGTGCAATAAGTGATATGATCTTTGCATTACCTTCCATCTTCTTATTCTGTGCAAAAGCAAATGAGCAAGCGAATGAAACGTAAAAACGAATACCTTCAAGAATGTTGATAGATACAAGTGTTAAATATAATTTCTTTTTTTGATTGTGAATTGTATCATCTGGAATTGCATTAATCAATTCATCATAATATTTTGTTACCGACATTGCACGATCAAGTATACGTTGATCAGTAAGAACTGTATCAAGTACTTCAGAAGGATTTGTATAAATCTGTTTGATGATGTAGGTATAAGAATACGAGTGAAGAGTTTCCATGAATTCCCATGCTTTAGCAAACGCTTCAACTTCTGGATTTGTACAGTTCTCAAGTAAATGCGAAATTCCACGTGATTGAATTGTATCAAGCAAAATCTGGTATTTAAGGTTGAGTGTGAATACAACTTGTTGAAATTCAGGAAGTGAATTAAAGTCCATCTTATCCTTACTCAAGTTAATTTCTTCTGGTCTCCACATGTAAGCAAGTTGTTGCTTGAACATGTTGAAGATCTTTTCATATTTTGGATGATCGTATCGTTGAACTCCCAAACCATGTGGGCCAAAGAACATCGGCTGTGAACGTGTGTCCTCAGTGCTTGTATTTATTATCGATTTCATATCTTATTTGTGTTTTGATTATAGACTAGAATGCACTGAAAGTCTGACCTTCCAGTGCATTTATTGGTATTAGATAGAGCAAGCACCTCCTGCGCATGTTTCATCTGTACCCATATCATCAAGATCATCAGATTTTTTATCATCTGTGTTGGCATAGTAGATTGTCTTCAATCCCCATTTGTAGCTGTTGAAAATGTCAGTCATTACCGTCTTCAATGAGATTCCCTCAGCTGAGTACTCATAGTAGTGGTTTGCACTAATGGATTGATCAATCCATTTCTGAATGAAACCAACAATTTTTGTATAACCATCATTAGATCCCATTTCAAATGCTTTTTGATATTTGTTCTTCAATCGAACAGACTCAGGAGCAACTTGTTTTACAACACCTGTCTTAGAACGCTTTGTAGTGATGAGTGATCTAATTGGTTCAATACCATTTGTAGCATTTTGAACTACTGCTGATGATTCTGCTGGCATAATAGCTGATAATACAGAATTGCGTAAACCTGCACCGTATTGTAATTCATATCTTAATGCTTCCCAATCACAAGAATATGGTCGTTTACATAATTCATCAAGATTTTTATTATATCGATCAATTGGTAAAACACCTTGTGAATATGTTGTTTTATCATACCATTCACAAGCACCGAATTCTTTTGCTAATTTGTTTGATGCTACTAATAATGAATATTGAATTCGTTCAAATAATTCATCAACTTTTTCGAGAGCCTCTGGATCAGTATATTTTAAATCTTGTTTAGCAAGCCAATATGCAAAATTAGTAACACCAACTCCTAAACTACGGCGTTTTAACATTTTTCTTGATGCATTAACTGGATAATCTTGGTGTTCAATTATAAAATCAAGTAATCGTACACAATATTCAGAACATTTATCTAGTTCTTCCATTGATTTTATATTTCCTAAATTAAGTGCTGCAAGTACACATAAAGCTATTTCACCTTCAGATAAATGTTCAGTTGATGGATCGTGGTCGATGTCATAAATTGATGTTAATTCTTTTGTTACTAAACATATTTCTACACATAGATTTGACATACGAACACGTTCAATGAATGGTGAATTAGAATTAACATTATCTATATTCATGATATAGATTCTTCCAGTTCCAACACGCTCTTGGGCTATTAAATTCATTAATTCACGTGCCTTAATCGTCTTACGTTTTATTTTTTTATCATTTTCATATTTTACATACAATTCATCGAATTCAGCATTATCACCAAAAGCATCGTATAAACCTGGAACATCTGCTGGTGAAAATAAAGCAACATCTTCATTTTTTATAAAACGTTGAAAAATTAATTTTGATAATTGAATACCATAATCCATGTGTCGTACACGATTATCATCAGTTCCTTTGTTGTTCTTCAATATAACGACATCTTCAATTTCTTGGTGCCACCAAGGAAAATAAATTGTTGCAGATCCTTTACGAATTCCACCTTGTGAACATGAATGTGTAGAGCTCTGAAATTGTTTAAAAAATGGAACAACTCCAGTATGTATAATTTCACCTCCACGAATCTCACTTCCAACACCACGAATTCTACCGCCATTAAGTCCAATACCAGCACGCTTAGAAACATATTTAGTAATTGCAGTATTTATGTGACAAATACTATCCAATGAATCACCAGTTTCTAATAATACACATGAACTATACTGTCTATTTGGTGTACGTACACCAGCCATGATCGGTGTAGGTAATGATATTTTTTGCTGTGATATGAGATCATATAACTCTTTTACATGTTTTAATCTTACATCATGATCATAATTCATAAATACTGTCATCGCTATAAGCATAAAAGCATATTGTGGCGTTTCGTAAATTGTTTTAGTTTTTCTGTGCTGAACCAAATACTTATCCATCAATTGCTGTAATCCAGCGTGTGTGAAATCATAATCACGTTTGTGTTTCAGATACAAATTCAATACAGAAACTTCTTCTGTTGTGTATTTCTCAAGAATGATTGGATCATATACCTCACGTTTAATATTGTTAACAATCACATTCCATAAATGTGGCATATCTGTTTTTACCTCGAATACTTCTTTACGAAGAAGATAGTTTAAAAGATTACCAGCCACATATTGATAATTCGGTGTACGCTCAGATATCATATCAACAGCAGATGTAATAAGTACATTGTGTATTTGACTTGTTTTAATTCCTGGAAAAAATTGAATTTCAGCATTCATAGCCACATCTGATGCTGAAACACCAGCAAGACCTTCTGTTGCCCATAAGAGCACCTTATTAATTTTTTCCGCATCTAATGGTGTTTTTTCACCGTTTCGTTTAGTCACTTTTAACTCCATAGTTGTTATTATGTTTTAATTATTGTAGTCTTATATATGTGTTGAATTCCTCAAAGTTTGAGTTCACACCTCTGCATTATGTGGTCAAAAAATATTATTAGTATATTTCAATATCGAAAATTAAAAAGTGTGCCACATATGTAATACATGCATACGTATTAGACAAATGCTATGGATTTTGATATATAATAAAAACATTTTAAAAAAATATTTTTCAAAAGCATACCACGGATTAAATATTTTACCTATATTCGTATCGTTCAATTAATAATTAAGATTATGTCTCAGAAATCACAAGCATTAAATTTTCTCGCTTTTCTTGAAAAAGGAGCACATACTAAAAAAGAAGCAATTCAATTGTTTGTTAATAGTAATCCTGAAGCAAATGTGAATAACTTCAAGTTCTATATAAACGCTGCAATCAAATCTGGTGAATGGACTCCAAAAGTAGAAGAGGTAACTTCATCAATTCTTGGTCTTCCAGCGATTAAAGAATCAAATGTTGTTCCATTTAAAGTTACAACAGTAGATCCAACAATTCTTCGTGATGAAAATTTTAAAGCATTCAAAACGGGAACAGCAGTCGATCGCATTGCTTCTAAACGTGATGGTGTCATGCCTGGTTGTGTATATGTAGTTCCTGGTGAATCAGGTGCAGGAAAAACAACAGTTTGTGTAAATATTGCTACTTATCTTAAAAGAAACAATCCTGGATTTACGGCTGGTTTTATTTCAGCTGAAATGGTTCTTGAAGATTGGACTGATGAAGTATATGACAATAAGGATCTTGCAGATCTTGAAACAATTTTCATGCTCGATTACCTTGATGCTGATAACTACCTTGATGTACTTGTTCAAGCATTGAGTACATGGAATTTTATTGTTCTTGATTCGTTTGAAGTTATTCTTGATCAAATTAAAGAGATTAAAGGATGGACAGGAAAAAAAGCTGAAGCATATCTCATCAATATTTTACGTCAAGCAGCTGATGAAAGTCGTTGTACAATTTTCGCGATTCAACATTTCACTAAAGGTGGTACTTATGCAGGATCAAGCAAATTAAAACATATGCTTACAGGAATGTTGTATGTTCGTTTTGATGAAGGCGGTGAACGTTACATCGAGTTTGCTAAAAATCGCCGCGCTGGACATATGGTTAACAAACGTCTATACTTTACAAAATGTAAAGAAACTGGTAAATTATTGTTTGACGGTAACAAATTTGAAATGCATGAAGCACAACGAGAATTTTCTGTGTCTGAGGTTAGTAAAATCAAAGAAGAAGAAAATGAATTTGATGCATTATTAGAGCAAGTAAAACTTCGCGAAACTGAAACTTCTGTATTAGTTGAAGCATAAAAAGAAAAAAAATCACATCAAATGTTTTGTGTGTGATTTTTTTTTCTATATTTGTATTGTAAAACAAACAATTAAACACATTTAACGTATAAAAATTATGAGAAGACACATTAGCCAACACGTAGAAGCAAAAACAGCAGAACAGTTCTCGACCTTCAAACAAGGAGCCATGAATAGCGGAGTTGTTCGCAAGGTTGTTTTTCTTAATGAAATTGTTATCGTAAATGAAACCACTATTATGGTTAAGGGTGCTAAATTTGGTATGCACGCTGAAGCATTCAAACAACTCGTAAAATTCATTGGACTTGATAGTAAAATTCTTGAGTCTATTGAAAAATCTCTTGGTGAACAAGTTTCACAAAAATTGCTTGATGTTATGAAACATGCAATCATGAGTCGTGATATTGCAAAACAACAAGTTTGTCTTTTGGTAAATACAAAAACAATTGAAATTGTTGGAATCAAAAAACGTGCTGAGGGAGTTCTTTCAAATAATGCATTCTTTGATTTGTTTGAACAAACAATGAACAACCATACAGGAATGCAAATCAAAGATATGTCAGTAACACCCTCTGGCGGAATTACAATCTCTGTAACAAACACCAATTGGGAATTTAATGTACCTGGAGTTACTGATGAAGTATTTCAATCAGGTTTGACATTCATCAATATGCACGATAAAACTATTGTTGTTCCATTTAATGAGCGTTTGACTTGTACAAATGGTATGGTAACAGCAGAAAATGGTTTGGCTATTACATTGACTGATGATAAAGCCGGAAGTCTTGAGGCATTCTTCTCAGCAGTTACAAAAATTCAACAAAATTCTCAATTTGAGGATGAATTTAAAGCACAAATTCGCAAATTGATGTCTACTCAAGCATCGTATTCTGAAATGCTTATGTGTCATAAAGCATTGGTTTATAATGTCCAAGATGAAACAAATCTTGAAGTTGCTGAAACAATGGAATCATTCATTCCAGTACGTGAAATGAAACAAGCTTACCTTGCTAAGAATGTTGATCTCAATACATTAAAAGCATCAACACACAAAACAATTCGTACAATGCTTACAGGTTGGGAACTTGTTAACGCTCTTACAGACGTTGCATCTCACCCTCAACGTGAAGGATTGAATTTGAAATACGGAAACTCAATCTTCGAACTTCAAAGAACTGCTGGTAGACTTGCATTCAAATCACCGTTAGATCTTGAAAATCGAGTAATTCAACTTTTCTAACAATTATTAATTGAACACTTTTAATTGTTAAAACCCGGACCAATTGGTCCGGGTTTTTTAGTATATAAAAAGAAACGATACATTTCTGAATGTTTACTAATATACATCATTGGCTTCTTATTGAATCTTTTACACCATCAAAATTACGCAGTCCTGAATCAGTAGTTGCTCCAGAAAATCTAAAGGATATTGATTGGAAAGATTTACAGATTGTTGAACTTGGTGATGATGGAAATAATATGATCAATCTTGGTATTCAATTACCAGGTGAAGACAAACCAAATGATGGTATTGTTCTTGATATTCAAATGATACATGATGAGTTATACCAACCACATATGTTCTTCTCAGCTGAAATGCAAGGTGGTGGACTCGGTTTCAAAGTCCTTCTTAAATTTATTCATGAGTTTGGACACTTCTATTCTGGTGACGGGCGCCAACAAAATAAGACACAGATTCCTGTAATTTTTGATAAGTTAAAAGCACAAGGTGATATTGATGCATATCGGTTACCACATGGTCATTTATTTATATTAAAAAGCAATCCTGACCGTAACTATTTGGTCAATAAATACGTAAATAAAGAGAAAAAGATGATTACAACAATAGATGAGTTCTGCTCTGTAAATGAATCTAGTTCTGAACCAAGAATGATGTCTTTTATCATTCCTGAAAAGAAAAACTGGATCGAGCAGGGTGAAAATGTAGGTATACGTTTCATGGGAAAAACATATTGGATTAAAGAATCAGATCGTAAATTTTTTGAAGACAATATTGGTAACTCTATTGGATTTAAATATTTTCCTAGTGCAATGTATGTTGAGATGCCAACAGTATTGAAACAAAACATTGTAGCAAAGACTGAATCATTTATATCTGAGTCTGATCTACGTAACTATTCAACATTAAATAAAGTCCATCATCTTTTAAAAAATGATAAAGTCACTGTTTATTATTTTGGACCACATGATACTCCTGATACAGCATTAAAATTTGATGCAAAAATTGTTACACCGCCATACATCTCACGTAACAATGTAGAAGCTGTAGTTAGATCCATAGATCCAACAGGTGAAAAATACTTAGGTGACGGAGTTGTATGGTATAAACGTGGACGTTGGGTACATGTTGGAAAATGGAATACCCGAAAAGTAAATAAGAGAATACTACGATGATTACAACAATAAAACAATTCAAACGTATAAATGAAAATCACGATGGTGTTGCTGCAAGCATAATTAGTAGATTTAGTAACATTTCAACCATTGATGAGGTTCGTGCATTCTTCAAAGCATTAATAGATGAACTCAGTTTATCATTTCACCCAGATGATTCATTTGACGGATATGGAAATCATGTTAATGGTCAATGGGTTGATTTATTTACACCAGAAGAAGCTACACAACTTGATGCAATTATGCAACAGTGTTGGAAAGTTTGTTACGATAATAATACTGATATTTATACAATAGGTATGATACTTATGGGATATGAACCTGAAACTGGTACAGACACAACAATCGACCCTGCTGATATACATATTTACAAAAGTGTATTGGACATTCAATAATACTCAAACCATATATAAAAAAAAGATATTTTAAACATAATGTTCACATCAATAAATGAATGGAAGTCTCTAAATGAGATGAATCAACAAGAGATCAAATTATCATTTAATCTCAATACACCATACAAATGGGGACCTGGATGGACAGGAACACCAGAACAACATGAAGAGATGGATGGAATAGCTGCCGGTATAATTGGTATGTTACAATTACAAGATAAACATAATGAATGGAACGTTCCTGAAGCAACTGGAACTGGTATTGTGCAATATGCATATCTTCACCCAATGGAATATGTATTCAGACTCAGTGAAAACGATCGTGTAACAATAGATAGAATTATCGATGTAGTAAAAAAGACTATAAGTATGACAGACTTTGTTAATATTGAAAGTATCAAACTGAAAACGCCAGAAGGTTATACAACATTATAAAGAAAGGACAACAATTGTTGTCCTTTTCTATTAAACAACTTGTGTTTAAATATGTATAATCACCATGACAAAATCAAACACATTAGACACAAAATACCTTGATCTGGTACAGGATATCATTTCAAATGGTTATGACAGCGGTGATCGTACTGGAACCGGTACACGCAAACTTTTTGGTAAGATGATCAGACATAATATGTCTGAAGGCTTCCCACTCCTCACATCAAAGAAGATGTTCTTTAAAGGTGTATTCCATGAACTTATTTGGTTTCTAAAAGGAGACACAAACATCAAATACCTTGTAGACAATAATGTTTACATCTGGGTAGGAGACTGCTACAAAAAATACGCAACACTCTGTTCAGCTAACTCAGATGAATTCAATGAATGGATGCGTGATAATGGAGATGGAACACTTTCTATGTTTACCCGTGATGAATTCATTGAAAAGATCAAGACTGATGATATCTTTGCTGCAAAGTGGGGTGAATTGAATAAGGTTTATGGCGCAGAATGGGTAAACTGGCGCGACCAAGTGAATCAAATTCAGGAACTTATTGATACACTTAAAAACAATCCTGATTCAAGACGTATGCTAGTTACAGCATGGGATCCGATCAATGTTGCAAAGGCAGTTCTTCCACCATGTCACTATGCTTTCCAGGTATTTACACGTGAACTTACCTTAGAAGAACGAAAGAACATTTTCTTTGATACAAAAAATAATTATTACCATCCTCATTATGATAATGATACACGTAGTAATTTGAACAGTTATGCGATTGCTGACGGTGATTTATTTTTTGAAGATCTCATGAACGAACCGTCTATCAATGTTCCAAAGCGTTCAATATCATTGATTTACAATATGCGTAGCGTTGATATTGGGTTAGGAATTTGTTTTGATGAAGCACTATATGGCTTATTATTACAAATGATTGCACAATGTGTAAATATGATACCAGAAGAACTTGTGTGCTCACTTGGGGATACACATCTTTATAATAATCATATCGAGCCTATCAAAGCCCAATTTAAAGCTGAACACTTTGATCTTCCTATTGTATCACTAAATCCTGACGTTACGGACATCTTCCAATTCAAGTTTGAAGACATCACTGTTTATAACTATCAATCAAGTCCAGTAATAAAATTAGAGCTTTCTAATTAAATTATCAAATAAATTAGTATATTTGTGGTATGTGTGATACAAAACATACCATATATCTTAAAATGTGCATGGAGCTTGCAGAGGCATCAAAATGTCGCAAGCTCCATGTTGCATCACTTATTGTGCATAAACACAAGATCATTGCAACTGGTGTAAATGGAACTCTTCCAGGACACGAAAACTGTTGCGATAAATTTGCTCATCTTACAGATGATGAATTTGTAAATGCACATAATGGCTGGTCGAGTAGAAATGAAATTCATGCCGAGATGTCTGCACTTCTTACTGCTGCAAAATCATCTACTGAGATCAAAGAAGACAGTATCATGTACTGTACACATGAACCATGTGACAATTGTGCTAAACATATTGCTTATACAGGAATCAAAGAAGTATACTTTATTCATAAATATCATAACAATCTATCTGATAATATTTTTGGTTTGACTCTAAAACAACTTTCAATTTGATATATAAGTGAAAGATTTTTTTACTAATGTTAACTAATATAAACGAATTTAAATCGGAAGCCCATAAATTTTGGTGGAATAGATTAGGACAATCTACAAAAATTGATATTTGTCGACGTTCTAGTTCTAAAGTTAGTGGGCTTAGTGGTTGTGGTTTATCAGATTTTAATCCTGATAAACTTTCAGATCATACAATTAAAGCTCTTTATAATTTGAATCATTAAATTTATCAATTAATATATAAGTGAAACCGTCAATTTGACATGATCACTTCTATTGATAAATTTCGTCAACTTAATGAGAATCAGCAAGCTGATTTACAGCAGCTTGCATCAGAAATAAAACGTACTTATCCACAGTGTCGATTTAGTATTCGAACATCATACAATACTATTCGTATTGCAATTATTTCTGCACCTATAGAATTACGTCTTGATTCATCAAGAACAAACGAACCAGTAAATCATTATTACATCAAATCAAATTATGCTGATATGCCTCAAGCACAAGAGTTGCTTCAAGGTATTGCAGATATTGCTCTTCGTAATAATCGTGAAGTTTCACATGATGGTGATTATGGAAGTATACCCAATTACTATGTAACAATGACTGTTGGTGAATGGGATAAACCTTTCACTGTGGCTGGATCAACTGTTACACAATTACCTGTTGAATCAACAAATGAAGCAGCAATGAAAGAACATTATGTTCTTTTTAAAGGTGATGATGTATTAGGTGGTTTTAATACTAAAGAAGAAGCATTAATTGCTTTTGCACAACAACCTAAAACGGTTAATAGATGGAGAGAGCAAGCACAGCTTTACAAATTAATCAAAGAAAATAAAATTGTTCGCTGATGAGAATCATATACACACAACAAGCCATTCCAAATCAGATAAATAAATCTATATTCTTAGCTGGTCCATCACTTCGTCCTGGACAGGATGGAATATCATGGCGTATAAATGCTTTAGAAATTCTTCGTGTACTTGAATACGATGGTGTTGTGTTTGTACCTGAATCTGAAGATGGAAGTTTTGATGATAATTTCAACTGGAAAACACAAGTCATGTGGGAGTCGAAATGTCTACGTATGTCTGACAATATTTTATTTCACATTAATCGTAATATTGAATCTGGATTATTAGGTCTTACAACAAATGATGAATGGGGATTTTGGAAGGACTCAGGTAAATGTGTACTTTCTATTGAATCTGGAGCAGACAAAACAGATTATCAAGAGTGGTGGGCTAAAGAACTTAAAGTTCCGACATTCAATGATTTATTTAGTGCACTTCGTCATATTATAAAGATACAACAAGATGCACCACGTGTTGATGGTGAACGAATGATACCACAAGAAATTTGGTTGCTTGATCAGTTTCAATCTTGGTATAAACAATTAAAAGCAAATGGAAACTGGATCAGTGATGCTCGAGTTTTAAATACCTATCGCATTCCTTCAAACAATAAAATATTTGCATTTTCTCTTTGGGTAAACGTTTTTATTCGTAATGAAAATCGTTACAAAAATAATGAATTTATATTCTCAAGACCTGATATCAGTTCATGTGTGATGTATTATCCAAATAATAATTTGATGGATACAGAGATTGTTCTTGTATCTGAATTCAGATCACCAGTTAATAATACAAAAGGCCTTGTTTATGAAATACCGGGTGGTTCCAGTGTGAAACCTGGTGAAGATCCAATGGCTGTTGTTATTGAAGAACTCAAAGAAGAAACAGGAATCGGCGGGATGAATCTTGCACGACTTGAATACATTAGTGCACGTCAACTAGCAGCAACAATTCTTACACATAAATGTCATTTGTATGGTTATACTATGTCTGATGCAGAGTATATAAATGTTAAGAACAATGTAGGTAAGATTTTTGGAAACGAAGCTGACACAGAAAGAACAGAACTACATATTTTTACACTGCAAGAGATTATAGATAATGATTATATTGATTGGTCGAATCTTGGTATGGTAATGAATGTATTAAACACAACAACTATAAAAAACAGTCCTAATGTATAATGTATACAACAATCAATGAATTTCGTACAAATGAAAGATATGACAATCATAATAGAGTAATACCGCGTGATTTCTTCAATGAATCTAAATTATTGAAGTGTATGGGACAGCTAGCTTTAAAAATTCTTGATGGTAGAGTTCCTGAAGGAATAACTATTGAGATAGAAGAATCTGGTGAAGCTTTCAATATTGCTTTATCTAATGAATATGATTGCTTATATGTTACAAACTATCCAATAACAGTTAATGGTGAAAATGTTTTTTTTGGTACAACATATAATTCAAAAGCTTTGTACCCTATGGTATGTTATGATGATGATGTAGAATTTAATGTATTTGATGATCAAGGTAATTTTACAAATAAATTTATTGAACAATTTGTAAATCAAACAGAAAATGTTCAGGCATGATAACAACAATCAATGAATTTCGTGCAATTAATGAGATTGGTGAAGGTACGAAATCATATAATTATACAATAGAACCATCACCTTTTGGTGGATATTCTGGATTTTTTATTACTGAACGTAATGAAGAATATGAAATTTATATGACACATACGTACACACAAGATGGTGAAAAAACAAATATTTCATTTGATTTAAAAGGATATGATCATGAAGCAGATAAAGAAACTAATACACATGATCAATATCGTATTATGACAACAATTATATTAGTTGTAAAAGATGTATTAAAAAGAGAACCAGGTATTAATATTATTGAATTTGAGGCTAAAGAGAAAAAAATAGGGTCAACAAATCAACGATTAATGTTATATCTAGCTTATGCTAAAAAACATCTTGGCCCAGAATGGCAAATATTAAAAGGTGTAAACTCCGCAACAATTATAAAAGGAAAACCAGGTTTAGAATATACAAAGAGTATTGATTCATTAAATGATGAATCAACTAATGAAAGTCTATCATTTCCAGCAGCACATGGCATCAACCAGGAAGTTGCTGTTGTTGATATTGATGGTAATCTCCAATACAGTGGAAGGGTGTCAAAGGTATCATTCACTGCACAGAAAGTTTTCTATGATGTAGTAAGTGATTATGACGGTACTATTGAATGTGATATTGATTCAGTATTTGTAGAACGTTCTATTGGTATTATTTCTGAAACTGAAATGGAAGAGATGTTTGGTAAAGAAAAAACTGAAGAAATTCTTACACGTAAAAATGAATCTAGGGCATCAAATTTACAATCTACAAATCTTACATATAAGAGTGTTGAACGTAATGACATTTTATGGCTTACGGTTATGCTAAAACCACGTAACTCAGCACCTGGTAACAGAATGGGTGAAATGGGTGTTGTTAAAGTTCGTGTACTTGATACTTTTTATGGTATGGATAAACTTAAACATTTGAAAGCAACAGATAAGATAATGTAATGCCAGATCCAATAGTAACTATAGAAGCATACATAACTGAACTTGGTAATAATTTTGCTATAGATGTGGCCAGTATTGTAAATTTTGTAAATGTTGTGAATTTTGTAAATGATAACAAATATTTTGATAATTTGCATATTGCTGGTCAGTTATTATTTATGAATACATTTTTGGAAAATTTACCACAAGCAATAATTGATTTTAAGACATCAATTGGTGATATCAAACCAGACGAATTAACTGGATTTGATATCAATAAATTATTATGCGCACTTGATTACGCAATTAATAAATTTCCAACTGAATTTGATGCTACATACTATAATGAATTATCGTCGCCAACAATTGGTACAAAATTCCCAGTTAATATAATAACTGACCCAAAAACACAAGTTGAATGGATTACACTTGTAAATACTAATACAAGTGATGGTACTGTTGAAAAAATAACTGGTGGTACGGGTTGGAACGCAAAAGCAAATTTTAAAATACCTACTAATAAACAATTTAAAATAGAATTTAAGTTAGCTGGTGTATATAGCGATTCTTTTGGCGGTGTTACATATGCTGATATTAATTCACATTACACTGATATTCAATATGCTATATCTGTTTCTGGTACATCATATTACCTATATTCTAATGGCACGAATTTAACATCATTTGGTGGTTATGTAGCAGGTGATGTGCAACGTATTGATCGGTTAAATAATGAAATTAAATATTATGTTAATGACGTTTTAAAATACACACTACCTACTTCTGGTGATGGTCCAAATTCTAATGGTTATATGTTATTTGATTGTTCAATTTATCAAGAAGGCGGACGCATAGAAAATATATTATTAACGTATCTATAAACTTATTCATTGATATTATTTGATTATGTTAAACAATTGGATATTTTTTTATAAAATGTATATGAATAATACACATAACTTAATTGGTGTCGATCCATCTATTATATCTACTGGTGTAGTGATAAATGGCAAAGCATTCAACTACTGCAGAGAATCAGATGCAAAGAATACAAAACTAACAAAGCTCAGCAAGTGGTTTGATTTATGTAAAGATGTCATTACTTATCGCTATATAAATCTTGATTATGTTGAAGGATACTCAGCTAATGAAATTCAAAAAATGAAATTGTATGATGCAATCACTACAATGATTCTTGAAGACATTAAAAAAGAGATTGATTCAACACTCCCAACCAAGATTGCAATAGAGGGATACTCATATTCATCCGCTGCAGGTGATATAATCGACTTAGTGACGTTTTCTACGCTTCTAAGAAGGAAACTACTTACAATCACGTCAGACATCACCATACTCGCCCCAATGAGCTTAAAACTGGAAACATGCAAGCTTACTTACATACCTACTGAAAAAAAAATAGGCGGAAAGAATCCAAGAATTGAATATACATATCGATCAAAGCTTGGAATTGCTGGTGGATCTTTCACTAAACCAGACATGTACTTAGCACTCATTGAAAATGATAATCTAAATGATAAGTATTGTTCATTTCTTAAGGAACACAAGATGAGTATCATGTTTTTAAAAACAATCAAGAAACCTCTTGAAGATGTCAATGATGCCTATTTGCTTTACTTATTGCTTTTAAACAATCGTGTTGGTGTTTAATTTTATTATTTTTCATATATAAAAGAAAAATTCACGAACATGTTTATATCAATAAATGAATACCGTAAATCAAATGACAAAAAAACTAGTTTATCATCAGAAAAATATAATATACAAGAATCAGCTTTTCATGATGAATCTGAATATGCAATAACATTAGCCAATGAAAATGGATTTCAATTTTCTATAGATCAAAAAAATAATGCACAATATGTTTATACATTACCTGTTAATATAGGTAATATTTCTACAGTAACATATAAACTGTTACGTATTCCTGGTTCATTTCAACAATGGCGTATTAATTGTGAAGTTGTATTTAATGATACAATAAAACAGCCTGGAAAATTAAAAAAATCTTTGTTTTGTATCTCATCTTTATGTGATTTTACAGTTAATATTTCACAATAATGTTCACAAAGATCTTAGACTGAAAAATATTTGAAGCGAAGACAAATAGTGGTGTTTAATTTTATTATTTTTCATATATAAAAAAAAAACCAACACAACATGTTTGTATCAATAAATGAATACCGTAAATCAATCAATGAAACTATTACAAATTCACAAGATTTACTTACAGCATACCAATCATATGGTTTTGAATTAGATCGTAATACAGGTGGTATTGTTAAAGATTTATCAAATGATTTTTACATTATTATAAGATACGCTGATCCAATGGAAGAAATAAATGATACAACATTAGTTGTATGTAATGATGATATTGAAAAATATATTGTTCTTACTGGTGATGATAATATCAAGACATTCCTAGATAATGGATTTAATGATTTTGAAAATGCTATTATTAACGATCCTAATAAAGCCGATCAAATTGCACAACAATTTGGATTTGTTAATGAAATAATGGTTAATGAAACAAATCAAACATTAAATGGACACATAGGTGAATTTGATTGGAATGAAATTAATAATATTACAGCAAAATTACATGTTATTGGATTAAATGATGTTAAATTTTATTATGGAAATACAGATAATTTTCATTATTTGTATCCAGAATGGAATTTCATCATAAATAATGAAAAATATAAACTTGTAACACAAGATAAAGATTTAATAAATGGTGAATTTGTTATTCGTAAATATATAAATGGATTTTCGAAAGGATATGTTGTCAATGGATCATTAAATGATTGTATAACATATCTAACATCTATTATAAATGAACTTCATAATGAAGCTGTAAATCCAGTAGATTATATGGGCCGTGACCAAGCTATTGAAATAGCAAATTCTTTAGGATTCGCTTTTGATATTTCATCAAAATACCATAGTCATTATGTATGGACTGAAAACATTAACAGTTCTGTTATTAGTTCTATTGAATATCGATTATATAAAGTTAGTGGTATTCGATGGAAAATTTCAAGTCGTATAACTTATGCATTAATTAATTCTGAAAATGTTAGTGAAGTTAACACTATTAGTGATGTTTGTTGGTTTGATATTTAAATTATGTATACAAAAATTTTAGACTGGAAAATATTTGAAGCAAAGACAAAAAAGATGGGAGAATATGATCTTGTCATTGTCGATGTGCAAGAGCCTTTCAAAAAGTTCTTTGGTGATGCTTACTTGGAAGCATTAGAAGATTATTGTGAAGATTTTAGTCGTGTATTTCAGATCTATGATATAAACGATATTGACGAACCAGATTACCTCTTTCCAAATCAAACACTTACCATTACTAAAGAATATGGTGGTGAACTTAATGAAGAAGATGTGGAATACTATTTCACTGAACCAATGCGTGAATCAATTTATCAAAAATTTGAAACAGGATTTCAGGAACGTGATATGTTTGAGACTATTAATGGTGATTATTTTATTTATGTAGATGGTGCACATGAGTGGTTTATATGTACCAGAGAAATGGCAGATCTTTTCAAAGGTTTTAAAACAAATGGTCGTAAAATTATACTTGTAGGTGGAGCAGCAAATGAATGTCTCAAGGACATCTACGTAACTATGCGAGCTTTTGATGTGAATGTTGAATACAATGCACAATATGTGTATTCATCTAAAGGAAGTCAATATCAAAAACCTGTATTAGAACGTATAGAAATTGATAATATTATTAATGCATCAATTGGTACAAAATTACCTGAGAGTGATATTTATCAGTATGTTCAAAATATACATTCTGATTATGATGGAGGTTTTGTTGATGGTAATCTAGGTGAACGTATTGAAGAATACAACTATTATACTCTTAAGGATGTATCAATAAGTCATATAGATTTGGATGAATTTTACATTGACGATTCAATCGTAGATGAATATGAGGAGCAATTCAAACATTCAAATACGTATCCGCCAATTGTTTTGGGTCACGATTTTAGTATAATTGATGGAACACATAGATCTAATGCATTAGCTCAAGCTGGTGTTACAACTATTAAAGCATGGGTTGGTAGTTACGAATGATCACAACAATAGCACAATATCGTTTCCTGTGTGAGTCTGTAGGTCAGATCAAATTTACAAATTTACACATTGATCATGCATACCAGCAAGATGATTTCCGTCTTGAAGCGCATGTTGGCAATCATCTTGTTGCTTACGCTGATTATTCAGAATACCGTGGACAGTATTCAATTAAAATGATTGAGGCACTTGTTAAAGGTCATGGGTATGGTAAAGCTATAATGCATGAACTTGCAAAAATGTATGGATATGAAAATATCACACGCGGTAATTTCACAGAAGATGGATTCAAATTACGTCAAAAGGTTGATAAAGAATTGGGATTTGATTATGATAAGTGGTTAGAATCAAAAAACAAACATCTTACTAAAGAAGAAACAATTGATAAAATTGAAAAAAAATATCCAAGTATTGCTAAGTTTATGTCAGATTTGTGTTTGTTTGGTAAAGATGCATGGTTAAAGTTAGATCGATCAGTGTCTAATTGTTTAGAAGCTGATACTGATTTAGATATGAATGATATAGCTGATATAGCATCATGGATTAAAAACTCTGCAACAAATGACAATCCTACTGATGTAGATGTACCATATCCTATACGAGCAGATTTGAAAAAACTTATAGAATAATTTCAATATTTCTTTCATAATTACTAAACATTCATCTACCATAGTGGTATAATATATGTAAATAGAATTAAAAAGAATTAAAGGAAATTATGGCAACACAAGATGACGTTTTTAACCTGAAGAACAACGAGCAAGCAAGCACGTATCTTCAAGAAAAAAAATCTAACAGCGACGGTCTACTTAGACCAAAATTAGAAGAAGGACGCGATGGAAAACGCGAATTAGTAGTTCGATTTTTACCAAACCTATCTAAACAGGGCAAGATTGGTCCTACAGCAATTGAAAAGCACATTCACTACGCAAATTTTAAAGCAAATCCAGAACTTCAAGGTTACTATGATTGTTTAAAAAATGCAAATATTGGAGAAAAATGTCCATTGTGTGATGCATACTGGGCATTGAAAAACTCTAAAAATCCTGCTGAACAAGACAAAGCTGGACTTATTAGTCGAACAACTAAATACTATGCTTACGTATTGGTTGTTGAAGACAAACAAGTTCCTGACAACGAAGGCAAAATATTTATCTTCCCATTCGGATATAAAATCTTTGCTAAGATGAAAGCGATGGCTGAAGCGACACGTAAACCATGTCAAGTAGAAGACCTTATCCATGGTGCAAATCTTAACTTGGTTATCCAAGAAGTTGCTGGATTCTACAACTACGACGCATCTATGTTTGAAGCACCAGAGCCTATTGAAATTGATGGAAAAACTTTAAAAGTAGACGCAGACGGAACAATTTCTCCAAAAGAACGTCAACGTGTTGTTGATTTCCTTTTATCAAGAGATAAAGAACTTGATGAGTTTATGCCACAACGTTGGACAGAAGAACAACACCAAAAAGTATCAAGCATTATTGCTATTTTAACAGGTGTACCAGTTAATGGAAGTAACTTCAATAATGCTGCTCCAACAGCTGCTCCCGTTACTTCTGCAGCATTCTTTGGAGACGAAGATGACGAAGATGAACAGGAAACTCCTGCCGCAAAACCAGTAAAAGCTACAAAAGCTACAAAAGCACCGGCTGCTGTAGTTGAAGAAGTTGAGGTTGAGGAAGATATTGCATCTGAAAAATCAGTAGCTGCAGCTCGTAAACGCTCAAGTAAATTCTTTGACGATGAAGATTAATCATCATTAAAAAAGATGAAAAGACCAATCCAAAGATTGGTCTTTTTTTTTCTTAAGTTAACAATAACAAAAACGATAAATAACATAATGGATTTTTTAAATAAACCATACGTGCGCAGAGGTGCACCAGATTCTGATACATTTATACCCATCCAAGTAGACAACGGTTTTGTTGTTTTTGAAAATGGTGCACGATGTAAAGAAGAAACATTTAACACAGATTTTGTTGCGGTAGGTACAGTTAATGAATCTGCAAGTCATGTTGATATTATTAACGCTGAAAAAATAGATCCAGATGCATTTTTTATGGGATCCAGTGAAGCAACTAAAAAATTGATCATGGGACAAGTAGATAATCCAGGGCAAACAGCTCCACGTATTGTAAATCAACCAGGTGGTGTAGTTAGTATAGATGGTAATCCATCAGCATTAGCAAATACTATGTATGAAAATCCATATGAACGTGCTAATGTTGATGATACGACTTTAGGATCTACTCCCATGTCTACAACACAACAAATTGCTTTAACACCAGCAGAAACAAGATTACCTGAATATGATGTATTTGATCGTGTTAAAAAGTCTGAAACAATTGACATAAATATTACATTTAAGTTATCTCTTCCTAGACCAGAAAAACTTGATGCTATGAATGATTTATTTGAAACATCATTCACTGCTTATCTTGCCAAACAATACATTAAAGAAAATCTAGTAAAAAATCCTATTACTGTTCAAATGGCAATTAAAGACGCTATAGAAGAATGGATGGAAGAACAACTTTATGGTAAAACTAAATCAAAATCACGGGCTAAAGCTGGCGCAAAGAAAACTACAACACCAGTTAAACCACGTCGAAAACTAGTTACAAAGAAACCAGTAATAACTGATAAATCAACACCAGTTAATGATATATTGTCTACGCTAAATCAAGGTGCAATAGTTTATACAATTAACAATGATGAAGAGCTTGCAGAAATGCGTAAAAAACTAGTAGATTTATATGATAACAATCCACAATCAGATGATATTGTTGTCATAGAAGACGTAATTAATGCATATACTAATCCAGCATGAGAGTAAGAGATTTATATATTACAGAATCAAAACGTATCATTGATGAATACAACACAGTGATGAGTAAATTAGATCATTATAATGATTTACTTGCTGAACACAAGATCAAAGTTAATGAGATGTTAATCATTCTTGGAAATATTGAGTTATCAACAGATCTTGATAATGTAAAGGGTGCTAGAATTAATGCACTGATGTCAGACTACGATCGAATCACACTTGACTTGGAGACACATCTCAAACAATACATCAAGGAAATTGAGACTCTAAAAGAAGCAAGTAAAGTTGTTTATCAAAAGATAATGACAGAATATGCTGATGTTCCAGAGACAGTGTTACAAACACAAATAAAAAAACAGTTAGAAGAACTCTAACTGTTTTTTGTTTTATAACTGATTATAATCAAAGTTAAAATTATAATCAAATACACTCAAATTAACTGGATAGATATTCAGTTGTGGTTGGATAGTAATAGGTAAAGAGTATGATTTAATTGCTTTACGTGTACAACCATATCCTGAATGCCAATAGACCTCAACCACAAAGTATGGATCCACTAATTCATTAACAGTAAATCCTACTTGGTCAAGAACAGTTTTATAATCACGAATAATTTGAACATTTGGTAATCGATCAATTGATGTTTTTTCCCATACTGAACTTAATCCAGGTACTTGTGTATGTTGTGTAATAAGATTACTAACCCATATTGCATTGTTGTAAAAAACGTAGCTATCAACAAGATATGAAATGTTTGTCCATTGTTCTAATTGGAATGTACGAATCTTATATTCATACCAATTTTGTGGCGCAGCAGATGTAAATTCAACACGAATATCATAATTGTTTGAACCTTCTGTTACTGGCTGTAAATAACCAGACACATCAAAATCAATACTATCAGCATATTCCTCAACTCTGTAATTTTTTGTCATATATGTATCATGTTGGATAATGAAATCATTACGCATTTGGTACTTACCATTTATATCAGTAATTTTTGTACCAATTGGTATAATATTCTCAGTCAACCAACGCTTAAGACCTAACAATTTTACTTTGACTTCGTCAAGTGAATATGCATCAACAAAATTACCATCCTCATCAGTGATACGATAATTTAATGAAAACAAATTTGTTTTTCTATAGCCAGCATTACGAAGTGTTTCATATCCAACATTAGAATACGTATATCCAGCAACATCCTTGTTAAGTAAGTTGAGCAGTTCAAGATTAAAAAGTTGACCAAATTTCTTGTTTTCCGGGTCGATGTTTTGAAAATATTCAGTGAATGTCAAATCGTTGTATCCAAAGAAATTGATAGCCTGGATAACACTCTTGTATGAAGAAAGTGAGTTAAACAATTCACCATAGATTTCGATGAGTTCTTTTCTTTTTCTATTAAGTAAAATCCAGTCAACACCTTCTTCTTTGATATCAGCCTCACGAAATATAAAGAAATCTTGCATTTTAAGAATATTCAAGTTTCTGTTATCAAGATTAATTCGGTGACGTTCATCTTCATCCTCTGATTCACCATATACATCAAAATATGACACAACTTTAGGTAATACTGATACAGACACTTCTAAACGTCTATTGAGCATAATTGGATCACCATTGATATCTACAAAAGGCATAGTATTCTTAGGAACAACACACACACTTGTTTCATTTGTCACATTTACTGTAAAATACAATCTATTTGTTTGAACATCACTAATTGTAAATTTTAAACCAGCATTCTTTAATATTCCAAGTTGTTGTCCATCGGCATCCATATCTTTTGCTGTAAATACAACATCTTGTCCAGTTCTAAACCCCAGCAAACGTAAATCAATAGGTATTGATAATGATTGTAATTCAACATAATTTTCATTAAATACCCATAAATCATCAATAAGATTGACATCAGTAAGTAAAGTAAATTTAATATCTTCAACTAATTCTAGGTGAAGACGTGCTTTGTTCCAACCTTCAAACCCTGCACGATATCCAATAAATACTTGCATAGGGTCTGGCTCAATATCTCCATCAAATGCTTCATCCGTAAATGGTATTGTATATGATAACGTATCAAATATAGTTTGTTGCACAAGTGGATTACTAATTTGTGTAATATCTGTATTTGGTGTGAAATTCAATTGCAATTGAATTTCACCATCCAGTCCACAAAGTGGTATCGGACCGTTGTATGCTGGAAAGTATGGAAACGCTGGAACTAATTGTGATCCAGAGAAGTCATATAAGAAGAAATCATTGATTTGGGTATTGTACCAAGTCCATCTAAATTTAGCGCGTTCAGCGAGGTCTGTGGTACCCATACGTGGATAACGTATAAAGTAATCAGATACTATATTTATAGCAAATGCTAGTGCTTGATTCCAGAAAGATCCTTGATATGATAATGAAATACGTTGATCAGTAATAGCAACAACATTATATGATCTATTTTGTATATTCATAAACGCACCATTTATACTCAATTTCTGACCAACTGAATAATAAGATGAAAAATCATATAGACCTGGTGCACAAATAATTTCATTACCTGCTACTACACCACCGTTGTTCACTGTAGAATAGAGTGTTTCATATACAGCTACATCACCCATCTTTGGAAGGTAACCAAGATTATATGATATATCTAAACGTTTTTCTGGATCACGAACATCAATCTGAATGATAGAAGTAGCTGGAACATTTACTACAATAATATTCAATGAATCAAGAATTGGACCATGTGTTGTTACCCAGTCAGCAACAGTCTGATCATCATCAGTATTGAATGGTGTTGCATATTGAATACCATCAATTGTAATAATTAATTGTGATTTAATATTGTTGATGTTCGTATCCATGTAACGTGTTACACAGTTTGTTGCATCTGTATTAACAAGTGTGATAATTATAGGAACATTCGGATATGCTGCAGTAATACGAATTGTATCATTTACTATATTTGTTGTTGTATTGAGTATATCAATTCCAATTTTTGATAATTCTACTGTGTAACCTGCAACAAATGCAGCAAGTGTTGTTGCCACATCAGTAGTGAATGGTGTATAATAATTTCGTCCATTAATAATAATAGCAAGACCACTTGGATCAATAACTGAAAATACGATAGATCGTTGATAAACTGAACTGTGCTCTGTATATTCATGATAAATATCAAGTGATTCCTTAACACTAATTGGATAAACATCATATGTTTGGGTTGTAACAATAAGTGGTGTTACGACTTCAGTATTAGATATACTTGAAAAATTTACAACAATATATGAATCTGTAAACTCTGTAGTAATTTCAAGTGTATCAGTATCAACATTATATGTAAGATCAACACCACCAGCCATCTCAGCTAAAGCATTACTGTATTGTGCGACAATTGTGTCATATGTAAGAGGTAATGAATAAACGTTATTATTATCCAATACAACTTCTTGATCGATTAAAATATTGTTTCCTGCAAGAAAAATCTGACATGTTACTGTCTCTGTTACAAGAGACGTATTAACAGTTATTGTACTAGTTGTTCTATCAATGGATTCAACAATATGTGTAGCAAGGTTAGTAAGTGATACTACACCATTATCTAATACTTGAATTTGATCATTAACCTTCAAAAATGAAGGAATATATGGCATATAAATTGTTTGACCATTAAAATCTGTACTACCATTACTTACCATAATATTAGATGTACGGATCTGAATATTTAACAACACACGATCTCCAGCAATTGGTGTGAATGCACCAGGAGCAAGGAAGAATGCATCTTTTTGACGAACATTACAAACTGTATCAACCGTATAGAGTCCGTCTGCATCCGTATTACCAACTAATGATAATTTTTTATTTGGATAAAGCTTTGCTGTAATACTAGTTTCATTATAAGCTGGTTCACCAACAGTTTTTTGTACAAGTTCAATCACGTCAAGCGGTACAATCTGTGCATTCAAGATGTTAAATGTAGGAAGTGCGTTGTCATTTGTTGTTGTCGTGTATACAAGAACACGACCAGTCTCGACAGCCAGAATCTTGAATACTTGTGTGTTAATAATATTTGTATCAAAATCATTATTATGAAAACCATTCAAATCCGTAAAATTACACCACATTCCTTTATAAAAATCTTTCTCTATACCTGCAGCATAGATCCACTTTGTATTATAGTTTGCATCGTTGTTTACAACCTGAATATCAGTAATGGTATAGGCATTCAACGCACCGGGTATGGTAGTCATCCCATTCGTGTTGAATGCCTGGAAGCGCTCAAGTGTTGCGCTAAATGTATTGTTGCTACCATCCAATTTTTCGAATGCGTAAATGCCTTGTGTCTTGTATGTATCTACAGAATTCTTGTCAAAGAATATAGAAGAAGAGTGAACCAATGTCTCAGCATTGAAATCAGTATTTAACTGGTGTCCCTCTTTGTTGAAGAAGATCAAATTTTCTGTCATGAATTATATATTGAAAAGACTTCAATTTGTCTGAATGTTCAAACAATTATAAAACAAGGATGTAAAAGAAGTATGACAAATTCAAAACAAAATAAACAAACAATACATGTAAATCTGTTTGCAGGACCAGGAACGGGTAAAAGCACAACGGCAGCAGGCGTCTTTTCAAAATTAAAGCAGCAGGATATTGACTGCGAATTGATATCTGAATACGCAAAACAGTTGGTATGGGAAGAATCATTTCCTAAGATGTCTAATCAAATTTATATTTTTGGTAAACAGCACAAAAGACATCATATTCTTGATGGTAAGGTTGATGTTGTTATCACTGATTCACCATTTCCTTTGGGACTTATATATGATGAAGGTAGAACTGAATTTCTAAAAGAGTTATGTATGTCAGAATATAACAAACTCAACAATATAAGCATCTTCATCAGTCGTAAGAAAAAGTACAATCCTAATGGGCGCATGCAAACACTTGATCAAGCAATTGAAAAAGACAACGAAGTTCGTTCATTCTTAGAAGAGAATGGTATACACTATATAACACTAGACGGCGACGAAACATTGATCGATCAGGTCGTTACATTGGTGAACAATGCCCTTAAAAATAGGAAATAATCCACATGACTATAAACACAATAGAAAGCGTTCGTAAAAAACTTAAGCATTTCGATGACGATAAATTTGTATTCGATCCTGAAGCACACGTTTATACATATGATGGTAAAATTATGTATGGAACAACATCGCTTCTGGATAAACGCTTTATAAAACAATTTGATTCAGATTACTGGTCTAAAAAGAAAGCAGCTGAACGCGGTGTTGATCAAAGTGTTGTTCTTGGTGAATGGGACGCAAAACGTGACCGTTCATGTGATCTTGGTCACATGGTCCATGATTATATTGAAAACTTTTACGAACTCAATTCAACTCAACTTCCACCAGATGAAGAAGCTGTTGAACGTATCGAAAAGTGGCATGCAATCTATGAAAGTAGATTGAATCAACTTGAATCAATTGGATCTGAAATCCGTGTCTTCTCAAAGAAATGGAACATTGCAGGGATGATCGATAAGCTTTATCTTTTTCAGAATGCAATAATCATTGGTGACTGGAAGACAAATAAGCAGATCAAGACTGATAAAGATTTTGCGTTTGATAAGTTGCTGTCACCATTCGATAAGTATAAAGCAAACGAGATTAACAAGTATTCATTACAACTTTCTATCTATGCACTAATTCTTGAAGAGGCTGACATAAATGTTGAATATTTCTTCATCTGTCACATACCATCTAAGGGTGATGCACAGATTTACAAGCTTAAAGATTTCAGATCAGAACTGAGAACTTACTTCAATCACCAATTGATTGTTGAAAATATTGATTTTGACGTAGCAAAAAATCCAGATAAAATGGACATTATTTGGTAATTATTTCGTATATTTGTATTAAATATCAAAGAAATGAGTAAAGCAATAATTATTGAAGGCTCACGAAACGTAGGTAAAACACATCTACTCAAATCGTTGGATCTTCCAAATAACACATATAAATTTCCATTTGCATCGTACTTCAACGATTGCTTTAAGAATGATTTTGAGGGAGACTGGACGACTGTAAATGGACGACCAGAACTTTCATATTTTTCATTAGCATCTGACATTGCCGTTCTTGATTTTATTAAACAAGGTCATATCACACACGACATCTTACTAGATCGTAATTTCTTATCTACACTAGTATTTGGAATTCTTACAACACGAATTACGTATGAACAAGCGTTAAATCAATTACAATGGATAATGAATAACTATGGTGATATTATAAATATCATCTGTATTCGTTCAAATTCTAGTGATAAAGATTCACGTGATAAAGATTCATGGGAAGTATACAATAAAGAGGAAACAGATCGTTTGTATAACACATTACTTTATGAATGTGATAAATGTAATCATGCATCATTTTTTGCAAATGATTATAGCACACAAGCAATGAGTGAAGATTCACTTATTAAATTTAAACAAAAGATTATGTCACTTATGACAGATCTTCCACGATAATTACTAGTTGGGCATGTCACAGTGAGTGTTTAGATGGGTTTGAATCCCAGCTTGTCCTTAAAGTGTAAAATAGGAAACTTTTTACTGCTAGTATTTTTTTTAATTAATAAACAGATAAACTATGTCAGCAATTACACAAGATTTTATGTTTGAGACAGACGACTTAAACGATTTTTTACATGTTGCCAAAATGATGTTACCAGTTTTATTTCATGCTGGTAATAATGAAAATCTACAATACCATAACATGTATTATGATAAATCTGAAAAACCACGTTATTGGTTTATGTTACCAGATGCTACAGGTAAAAAAGTACCAAAACGTAAATATGTATTATGTCTTACACATCATTTGTCAAAACCGTCCTCACCAAATGAAAATATTGTACCAATGGTATTCAAATTGAATGATGATGCAGTTATTCCATGGGATAGAAAATTGAAGTGGAAAAAATCAAGTTATAAACCACTACTTGAAGCAATTCGTGAATCTATTAGTATTGATGAATCAAATTTTCGAAAAGAATTTCCAATAAATGGTTGGATTAAAGATGAATGTGAATATGATGGTTCATCAGGAATGAATTATAAAATGGAATGGAAAGACTGTACACCTGAATCATTATACATCTCATTAGGTTATACTTATTATAGTAAATAATGTTAACAAGCAAATTCTTAAAGCAATACATACTTCAACATGAAGCATTGAAACTAATGACCAATTTCAAACGTACTCATGGTCTTACTTTACATGATAAAATATTGATGAAGAATGTAAATAGATATTTAAATAAATTACAAAATTTAAATACTACACCTGATGTAGGTGACGTTGTAATTGATAAGAAAAATATTGAAATCTACAGACGGCGTTATACGTTAAAATAACGGAATCCTTGAAATCCCTTCATTGGAACTGGAACAATTCTATGTAATTGTCCAGTTCTTTCAATGAATTTTCCTATCCACTGTTGTCCAGTAGTAGAGCATGTGAAAGTTTTTTCACTCTTTCCTGATACAATGTGGTATCCGATTACATTTCCATTGTAACAAATATAACATTTTGAACCAGTATTAACATCTGGAAAATTTGCTACTTTAAAATTAAGTATAGCACCTTGTTCAGCAGCATCTAATTCTTTTTGATACTCTTCCCATTTTATTGATTTAGGAATAGTTATAATAATATCTCTCATATTTTTGTATTATAATTTATTAATAAATGATATTAATACCAAGGTTTGTTAGTTTTGACAGCTGAAAAATTATAATTAAAATTATTACCAACATCACCTTTCTTTATGATGTTAACTACTGCACCTTTTTTGTAATAATTTGGAATATCTTCATTTATATCCATTGTATCAAGTTTAGCAATTATTTCATTTGCACGTTTCTTAGAAATACGAAGAAATTGAATCATTCTTTCTTTAAACTCATTTACATTTTTATAAGTCTCTTCAAATCCCATTGATTGTCTTGAACCAATTTCTTCACTGTGTTTAATAAATATGTAGTACACAGGATCGATATATTTTTCTTTCACTCTTACATGTACCCATTCGTCCACAATATCAACATTAACATCGTATATAGGCCATTTTAATTTGATCTCTTTAGCTACTTTGTATGCATCATCAATATCTTCTTGACCAGGTGTTTCATCTCCACTGTGTTCACGTGTTGTAAACATAATTTCATTGTCATCAGAATTACCATCATTATAATATAATGTGGTACCTATATAGTTTTCCATAAAATCTATAATTTGTTGAAAGTCTGAACTACGTGATTCATTTATTTTTTTCCATTCGTTAATTGTTGTTATCATAGTAGTGGTTTTGAATTGTTTCCTATTTCTGATCCATCTGAAGTTCTTCCAGCGTTGATCTCTTGAGCTGTCACCAGCTTTATTTTTGAATCTGGTTGATCAAGTAAATCCATAATAATAGCTTGTTTTTCAGGTGTAAATGATACATCATAAATTTCAAAATACCTGTAACTTTCTACATTATTGAATACACCCTTATCAAATATAACAGTTTTGTATGTCGCTGTAAAATCAGATACCCCAAGTGCATCAAAGATGTGTTCTTCTTCAACTAATTCTTCCATCAATTCGCGATCGATACTTGTTTCACGACCTTGTTTCATATTGAACCATTCAAGGTATTCATTAAGATTACTTTCTGGCATCCAAAATCTAAGATCTGGTGTCTCCCGTTCGAATTCACAACCTAATCCTTGTAGAAAAGATAATGCTTCCGTATGGTACTCTGTAGCACCACCAAATGGAGTATAGATAGTATTTCCCTTAGCTGCTGAACTATGATTGACACATAACAAGTATTTACCATCTATGACGATACGAGCCAAAGCAGAACAACTCACTCTGATTTTTTGATCAGTTGATTCGTATATTTTACGCCATTGGTTTATTGTTGTTATCATTATTCAAAGTTAACAATTTTATATACATTATTTGGTAAATATGTTTTAAGATATTCTTGATTACTTTTAGATGTAGTTATTTTAACTATTTTTTTTACAATATTAGTTATATCACCAGATGTTGAGCGAAACTCTTTTTCATGACTAAGATTTTCACCGGGCATACTATCATCATATTCATAAATAAGAGGTAAATCTTTAATATCAAACATTAATCTAACATCTATTTCTTGACCATCGTCAAATTGTTTAAATACCCATAAGTCACTATCAACAGTAAAAGATATTGCATTATTAAACTGTTTTAATGTATTTGAATTAATAATTTCAATTAAATGTTTTATAGTAGTAAAATGATAAACGAATTGTATTGCTGATATTTCACCACCAGCCCACTCATATTCCTTCGAATCACCGTCTAAAATCACAAAATAAATTAGATCGTCTCCATCATTATTAATTTTTGATATTCGTGCATTATGATAATCACCATTCCAATCATGGACATAAACTGGTTGATTGATTGTAAATATTGGTTTTGTTTTATATGAAATACTTTCGTTAAATTGTTTCCATTCATTAATTGTTGTTATCATATCTTGTCAGGTGGGCATTCTATCCATTCATTACCTGTCCATTTAAACCAACCTGGTTCATTAGGACAGCCAACTTCATTTTCTATTTCTACTGATATTTTATCAGATTGTTTATAATCAATTGCAACAGCGTCTTTCATAAAGTATTCTAAGTCTTCAGAAAACGGATTTGCATCACCCAAACAAACAAATATTTTTATTTGATCTGGATTATAAAATACATCACCGTATTCACCATTACAAATAATAGCGATGGCTGTTGCATATCTTTGCAATTTATCATTATCAATAACATCATTTTGAACAGAAACAAAATGTATTGTTTCTGTTACAGATCTATCTGACATTAAACTTAATGGCTGATCAGTTGGAGAAAAATATCCTAATTGTTTTTCTATTTCAATACGTCCTGAATCTTTATCATTTAAAAAATTAGGACAATATCCGTCTTCAAGTTCTAAAACACGCTTTTGAACATACGACATTATTGTAATATATTCTTCACCATTATCATGAAGAAAATCATCTTGAGGTACATTTTCAAGGTTTTCTTCTAAAAGTGTTTTTACATGATTAAGAACCTCATTCCATAAACGAAAACCTTTTTGCATACAAACAAGGGCCATTGTAATACAAAATTGATTATGCCAAAATTTTGAACCGTGCCATGAATTATCAACATTGTTAAAATAACCTTGAAGTTTATCATTTACAAAATTATCAATAGCTGGTGTTAATTCAGCTCCAAAAGTATCAGCAATAGAATCATCATAATACTGACTCGGCCAATATGACATTGATCCTTCTTTAATTAAATTATTCTTGTTATGAATGCGCCATTCATTAATTGTCGTTATCATAAAGTATAAAGTTTACTTTCTATCTCTGGAAATTCACCAGGAAATAATTCAAAATGACGTTCGTATGACCCATCGATTCTAATGGGTTTATCCATTACTAAAAATTTTCCATCACCAAAATCATCACCTATCTGACCTTTGATATATTGATTGTCAGATACTTTATAATAAATAATATCATTTAATTTTAACGATGATAAATCTGTAACTAATTTATAAGCTGCTTCAACTGGTGCACTATTGTTTAGAACATCTAATGCTTTTTTAATAGCCCCAGGATTAAGAATATTTACTTGATTATTTTCATCTTTTACTGCAAGGTACGTACCAGTAGGAATGTGATATCCCATAGGATTGTGTGGAACTTGTACATTAAATTTTTTATATAAATCAAGTCGTTCGCCGTAACCCAAAATGGTTACCACACCGCGATTATAGAGATCAAGCTTTTTACCGATAAGCTTATCGTAATGTGCATTTTCATTGTGTTGCATCCACTCATTAATTGTTGTTATCATATCTTTATCATGTACCAATTGAACCAGTAATATACTGGTTTTTTTATATAAATTGTTTTTTCTTTGTAGATAGCTTTGATTCTATTTTCATCACTATGAATAACATCAATTGCATCACCCTCTAATATCCTTATGTACTGACCAAGTTCAGTCTGTACAATAATTTCATGTGCTACAGATCTGTATACACCAGGTTTCACCTTAAACCAATCCTTTATGTGTGACCAGACACGTCCTACAACACGTATTTGAGATTCTTTGTCAAAGCTTTTCATGTCTGGTGTAACAAACTGTGGTCTATCACCTAGTTCACTATCATTACCAACATTTAAGAATTTACCCCATATTTCATCTTCCATATCGTTTAATTTGAAACGGATATAGATATTTAAACCAAGTCCATGTGAGCATGGAACCATTTGCATAATACGCAGTCCAGAAATAGTTATTACATCCTGGTCATTCAATGTTTTCATGTTAAGATAAGCAGCAATACCATTCGGAAACATCTGCTTAATTACCATAGTTGCATTGTGGTAATTTTGTATTGTACTTTTTTTAGAACCTGTTGGATGAGCACCAAACCGTGCACTCCACGTACTCATTGGATTATTATTAAAATAAATTGCTGCTGGTACTAAACGGTCAGATTTTATATCTGTGTCACCTTGTTGAATTTTTTTTGATGATTTAGGATTTGGACAAGAATCATCACGCATCCAATCAGGAAGTTCATAATTTGGATCAAAACAAATATCTGTAAAATCAACACTATTTGACGTACTACCGTCAAGATAAGGATTAAAATTTTCTAAAACTTGTTTTTTTGTTTGTAAGTACTTCATGTCAATTTATATATCAATTTCAAACATTTTGTATTATAATTAATACAATTAAAAAAAAATATATTATCTTTATGGCAACAAAAAGTAAACACCGTAAAAATCATAAAGCAAAGGTTCAATCGCGTAATAATCAAAAGTTACAAGAAAAAAAACATCATACACATCGTCTAACTAAAATGTTTGCAGAAATGCTAAAAGAACAACAAGAAAACATTACAAAAGAAGATACAAATGTTACTGATGTAATACTACCTGAAACAGTGTCAATTACATAATAACAAACATATGGAAAATGATTATAAACCACCTGTTTTTAAAAACAGGCATAACGAAAAGTACGATACCGTTGATGGTGTTAAATGGGATTCTAGAGCGTGTGCAGTTGTTGCTCACGTATGGTGTCAAGTAATCCACACAAATGACATGATCACGAATTATGTTCTTGTAGGCAAACGTGGAACTGGTGGTGACAATCCAGGTTTACTTAATCTTCCGTGTGGATATATTGATTGGGATGAAACATTAGCAGAAGCTGCTGCACGTGAAGTGTGGGAAGAAACTGGTCTTGATCTTAATTTTTATGCTGACAAAATCAGTGTGATGGCATTGGATGAACCTTGGTACGTTAATACAAATCCAACTGAAAATCGTCAAAATATATCATTACATACAGCAGTTGTTATCACACTGAACGAGACTGATAAACTTCCTGAATTGTCTCTTGACAACATGGAAGAGGATGAAAGTGATGGTGCTTACTGGTTTCCAATTCACGATATCCTTGAATCGGATCCTGAATTGTGGGCTTTTAAACACAAAGAGCGTATCATTCATTTTATGAATTACTTAGTTGCTTTTCTTGATGAAAATGTTCCTGATGTTCTTGATGAAAATGTTCCTTACTTAGTTGATTTTCTTGATGAAAATGCTCCTGATATTTCTAGTGAACTAGATTAAATAAATATGAGAAGAGGGAGAATTTATTCTCCCTCTTCTTCTTCACGTGATATACGTTCTCGTTCTTTTTGTGCTGCAACAATATCATGAATGTTTTGAGTCAATTCTGCTTGACTTACTATCACACGTTTATCTTCTACATTTTTTGTATCTAATTCAGCTGCAATTTTTTCTTCTTCATTTTCAAATCCGAATGTAGCTGCATAATTTTTCCAATATGTATCACATTTGTTAAGTAATGTATCTGTAGCATTCATATTGTTACGAAGTTCTTGCTGTGCTTTGTTTACAGAATCAAACATTTCTTTACTCGGATCCCCACCGTCAATTGTTTCCTGAAGTTGAATGAGGTTTGCTTCACTAATCTCTTCCATTAATAATAACCGGGCGTATTTACGTGCATCATTTTGTTGTAAATCTTTTACACGTGGTGCTTCAAGTGTTTTTGGATTTTTGACATATGTCTTAATAATATTCAATATTACTTGATCAGCATATCTATTATGATTAGTTTTCTTTTCATCATAATCTATATACTTAATATCTGTAGATGTAGGTAAATCAGACTGATCTGCAGTAAACGAAGATGTATCAAACTTATGTGGATCAGAATGTAAAATTGCTTCAAGTTCATCAAGACGCTCTTTAGTAGCTGATATTTTTTTAACTTTTGGTACGACTGGTTTTGCACCACCACTATTGGCTGGATCTAAAATATTATCGATGTCGCTCATAATTTATCTGTTTTCTTTGTTAATTTTTTCTTATCATCAGTAGCATTTGTATCACCAAATAATGATCCAATTTCTGGATAGACATATCCTTTTGCATCAGTTTCCCATTTAATATTAGGAAACTTAGACATGTCTGTAAGTTTGCTATAATTTGATAATTTAGTATTAAAATTGAATAATGACTCAACGCGTACTTGAATCTTGCGTACCAACGTATTGAGATGTTCAAGAGCAATTTCATTTATAATACCAATTCCTTGTTTGTGCGGTCGCTGAAATGAAGAAAGTAATATTTTTAACAAGTATTCCAATTTAGAATGCATATTAACATTTTGAATTGTTGTTTTATCCTGAATCAGAGCTTGATTAATACGAAATTTATCAGTATTAAAAAATGCTGGAACAACAAATTTAAACTGTAGTATGTTGTCTCTATTTTTTTCAACATACATATTAAATAATTTTGATATTAAATTAATGTATACTAATTCACGTACTGTACCCTGTATTTCAATTGTATCTAAATCTATGGTCAATAACCATTGCATAAAATTAAAAAGTAAAATTGAATACACGTCTGAAAATTCAGAATCTGTTTTTAATATCATTTTTTGATATAATGGATTTAATATCTCCATTGTAATTTCCTGTTGTTCGTTTGTAAAGCGAATAACAATTTTTTCAAGATTATTCTGATATCCTGATGTTTTTAAATATGATGTTTGTGTAAATGGATTTAAAATCTTGTAAAAAAATTCAGCGAAATTTGATTCTTTAAATACTAATGATAAATCTTTTTCTGATGTATTTAAAAAGAAATTGATTGCTGAAAGTTGTTTATCACTCAATCGTCCTTTATAAATAATAGGGAGTGTTTCAACACCGAGCAAATCAGCATAAGTATTTAGTTCGTTTATATCACGTGAATATATTTTTCCATATTTACAGATACATGTCAAAATTAGGTGATTCTTTGGAATGCGATCATAGCGAATATTTGCTGGTTGTTCATCAGGAAAATATTCGAAACAAAAATACATATTTGCACGAATTAAATCTGTTACTTCATTTGGAAGCGAAAGTAAATAAGCCCAAGCCCATTTGTAATATTTTTGTGTAGCTAAATCAATAATATTTACTGGTGTTTGGTTGATATTTTTTGGTCGAATATTCCAATTACCGTTTGCATAGTTACACCATATTTTACTTGCTTGTACATCTTCGTACACAACGATCTCTTGGTTGGATAGTTTATTGATGAAGACATCGGACTCCATATTAGTATTTCTTAAAATCATAAAAATAACAATATCTGTTTTTATTGCTTGTAGATTTATATATAGACTATGGACTTATCCACACTTCATAATTTTAGCAAAGATGCGTGGTATCGTGGTCACAAACGCATCAAAGTTTTATCAGGAACAGATGAAGTTCTTTACTTTTCTAATAATGATGTTGTTCAAGTAAAGGGTACTGAACTCTATATAAACAAACAGCTTGTATCAAATATCCCAGACATGACTGCTGAAGAAGTGATAATACTTTATATAAATTACCTGAAAACAAAGGGATATAAATTTTTGAATATGTAATATGGATCTAATGAGTTGCACACCACCAACACCAACAAAAGTGTTATTTGAAACACCTGAAATTAAAGTATTAAAGGTCAATGGACAAACAGTAACACAATCTTCTGATGTAATTGTTTGCCTTCCATATCTTGTAGAACGTGCATCTTTACTATTTCGTTACACCCCAGAAAAAGCATTCTCTGTTGTTAATCCAAACATAGATAAATATGTTACAGCTCTTAACATTACAATGGAAGAAGGCGAAACACCAGCTGAAGCGATTAAAATTGGTCTTAAATACATATATGGTCTCGAATTAAAGAATTTTGAACCTGAGATCCAACCAGCAATGTTTGTTGCGCCAGGATCAGCTACACGCTATCATGTTTGCATCATGCCATTAATGAATCATAATTTTGAACAAATACAACCAGACGAATCAATGAAACTACAGATGATAAATTCGAATGTTATTTTTCAAACTAATGAACTTAATAACCTTATAATTTACGATATCTTGACAAAATATACACTTGATATTTTCAAAGATAAATATCTTCTTTATTAATTGCGTCACCGTAGGTGAATGCATTGGCATCGTGAAGCCGTACTCACGCACAGCACCTGGGTGCTGTTTTTATTTTAAATATTACCATACTGTGGTAGTTTAACCTGCGGTGATGCATCATCAACAAGAATTGTAAGATGTGCATCATTTACAAACGATTGGTTTAATACAATATTACGTTTCCCTGTAGCAATAGGCTGATTGAACACAAATAAATTAGTAATATACCAACGTTTTAAATTACCTTGATTACTCATAGTATCATTTCCTCCTATAAACATATCACTTGTATGTGTAAATAGATCTGGTACAATATCAAATATGCGTCCTTTTAACTTAATTAACTTAGAATCAGTATTTAGCATACCGTCTTCAGTTTGACGCTTATATACTACAATATCAAGCTTCTGTTTGATTTGATCCATACTGACTAAAAAACATCTCCATTCACCATTTGTCATAACATCAGCAATCGGTAATGAATACACAGACTGATTGAATGTGAACGTAAATAAGCCATCAAACAGATTAACTTTGTAACCCTTGTTTGTGGTATAATCGTAATTACTAAAAATTGTTGTATCATGTGTCGGATCATACAATTCAGGTTTAAACCAGAACGCTATTGATCTGTTGTCGGCCTTTCCAACAACACCATCTTTGTAATTGTACTCAACAAGTTTAACACCAGGTGATTTCACCGGCATATCATAATGTTGTTTTGATATAGTAAGCGTTGCATTCCAGATATCTGTAACAATGTGTTTAACTGATGGTGCAACAGCTTTGATATGATTCATAACTGTTGTATCTGTAATTTGTTGTGACGGATTAACAACACCAATAGAGTCTTTATCCGGTGCAATCTGTGCTCCGTATTCATCTGTATCAATATCAAAGAGTCCATCAAGTGTAGTATATTTAACAAGAGAATCTGTAATATCTTTTGCTGTTTGCCCTTGTGTTGTATTTGCATACTGACGATTTGCATTTTGATCGTATTTTTTAAGCATAACACGGTAGTATGTCTCAGCCAGCATTAATCCACGTGATGGGAACATCTGTTCGACCTCCCACAATTGATTCATGTTACAGAAATACAAATAATCCTTTTTACTTGGTCTAAACTCTACACCAAATACACGCTTGAATGTATCCTTCATAATGTGAATTTCAAACGATTGAATAAGATCCAGGTTAAATCCAGAAAAAGTAACGTTCTCAGTAGGAAATGCGTTGTCAGGAACAATAATTCGCATATCCTTCATTGCAATGACATTTGTCAATGTGTGAGTGTGTAAAAAATGATCAGTACCTTTCTTATCTGTATCTGTGAGAAAATACTGAACAGCCCAAGAGTTAGTTGCCTCAACATACTGATTCAATTGATTTTGTAGATCAATTTGATTCTGAAATAACGTTGTATCATTCAACTGTTTGAACATACTTGTTGAACATGCATCACCGCAATCAGTAGTCTCATTAAGTCCTGGTGTTACAATTGCACATGATGAACAGCAAGAGCCATCAACTTTATCAGCACAACCATCAATACATGGGTCCGAAGGTGTTGGTGTTATTGGTTTTGGTAAACATTGCGATTTTAGACCATACTTTGCAGTTGTCTTGTAATTTGCAGAAATGTTTTGAAAATCACCTAATAGTTCAAGATCTTCAAGTACTACATTACCTGTTCCATTATTTGTAAATGAGAATTGAAAGTTGGTAAACTTTAATCTCTCGAATCTACTTTTACGTAGATTATCTTCAGTTAAGAATGTCCAATCAGACCAGTGTCGTCCTTGTGTTGCAGTATAACGATACCTGATCGTTATATCACTCTCTGATCCTGTAATAAATGCAATATTGTATCCAGTGATTGCAAAGACTTTGTACGTATCCTGATTCATGTAGACGCGTGTATCACCAGGCCCAAGGATAATACCATCAGTTGCTTCAATAAACGGTAATCGTGTTCCATTTACGGTCATTGACACCAACTGGATAGGTTGAGCATCAGTAATTACCGTAGTAAATTTAAATTCTAACCAAACATCACTATTTGTAGGAAAACTTGGTATTTCATTAAAATCAAGAGATAGTGGTTGCCAGTTACTATACAATTGATTATCAAAAGTCCATCTGTATTCGATGTTAAAATAATTTGTTGTACTAAGACCATTAGCAATATAAGACCATCCAGTAAATTCATTTACATGTGCAATTCCTGGAAGGTGACGTACTATAAATGATTGTCCATCAGCTATAAAATTACCTTCTTCTATTTCGAATGTAATTATTAATGACTGTTCTAATGTGTCGTTAATTGAAAAATGATTGATCATATCTTATATATAAAAGAAATAGAAGATCAAGCAATGACTGTATTTAGTAACAGCATCTTACCATCATCTGGTAAAGTAATCAAGGTGTATAATAGTAAATTTGTTGCTGTTAATGGTGCAAATACGCTTAATTCATTACCATTATGTGATGTGAAGATCCCGTTTCAAAACTATCAACGATTAAATATTACAATTGCAAAAGCACAGACAGATTTTATTCTTGCTTTTAATACACTTGGTATCAAACCGACATTTCTTGCAATCACTGTAAAATACTGTGGTACAACGTCTTCTCTTAATTACCTTAAATGGAAATTTCAAAACAGTTCTGATATAAAGCGATCATTAACATCTATGATGGTACTTACTGCAACTACGTCAAATCCTATTGAACCAATCTTAATTGATAATCCAAATCCTGATTGTCCTGTAACACTTGAAATTCTTGTTGCAACTACATCAAATGATTATTTAGGAGATACTTCAGCATTTATTTATCTTAATGAACTTACATTTGATAAGGTTCATACATTCCAAGAAATAGCATCTGAAATATTTGCATTTCTTAATTCAACTGAAACACTTGTAGGTACCGTTAATGTGTCTGATATTACAAATGCTTATTACGTATCAGCAAACAATCGTATTGTACTTGATGTTGCAAGCAACAACGATATTGTACTTGATTTTATTGATGAATACAATGCACTCCAAGCTTTATCTGCTATTAGTTGGGTAATGGCAGATCCTATAAATAGAGCTCTTCCAAAAACGGCTGATATTATTGCACCAGTAATTATTTATACTGGACAAGTAATTACTGGTGAAGCCAATGTGGATCTTCAAGATTACACTGCAACTACATATACAAAACTTGATTTTATAACACAATGTATTGCTACTGTTACAGATAACATAGATGGAGCTATTACACCGTCTGCTGCAGATATAACATTTACTTCGCAGACCACAGTTGTCAATTCTATTGTTGAATCTGGAACATATACGGTATCTATAAATATCAGCGATATTGCTGGTAATGTAATAACCGATGAAATAATGCTTATTGTTACTGGTGTTGCATCAGATAATATTCCACCTGTTATCAATTACACAAATATTGTTACTGGTGTTACAATCACACCTATGTCGCTTGCATCAGCTGGTGGTGTGATATCAAAAAACGATATCAAAATTGCTACTATTCTTTCTGTAACGGATAATGCTGATGGGAACATTCCATTGAGTAGTGTTGCTGTATCTATTATTGATGATGGAACATTAATGGCCGTAACATCTATTACTGCTACTGGATCCTATTCAATAACATTTACTGTTCAGGATGCTGTCGGAAATATAAAATCTGAAACATTAGGATTAATAGTCAACGCATAAGGCTATTTTTAAGTTCGCTGAATAGTTGTCATATTTGAGAATGTTGTCTTATTGACAGCAATGATTTTATCAAAAAACCATTCCTTCAATTCTGTGTGGTGTACAAGAAAGATATTAATTTTTCGTTCGTGTGCAAATGCTTTCAACAAAATTAATATGTCATCAATACCCTCTAAATCAATAGTTGTAAATACTTCATCAAGAATAAGAATATTCATATCCTTACGTTGTCTCAATATTTTGATATAGGCAAGCATAATAATCAAATTAATACGTTTTGATTCACCGGACGATAATGTCTCTGGATCGATCTCATTATTGAATTCATAAATATGTGCATCAAAATTATTATCTAATTCAACTTTGAAATACATTCTTAAATGTTCAAGATCTTCTTTGATATATGCATTGATAGGATCTAATACAGAATTGATAAAATCACGTTTAACACCATTCTCACCCCATATTGGAAGCAATGTATCATATACAAATTTCATCTTTTGTAACTCAAGATATTCTGATGATTTTTCTTGAAGTTTATCTTCATTTGATTTGATATTAATTTCAAACTCATCCAGATCATCCGTTTTCTGACTTTTAAGGAGCTTTCGCTCGCTTTTGAGTGCTGATGCATCAGATAAAATAGTTTGTAGCTCCTGTGTGATTAAATTGAATTGTATTCGAAAATCTGAAAGTTCTTTCTTTGCCTCTGTAATTTTTGTTTTTACCGATTCATCAACATTTGTCAAAGCTAAAAGTTTATCTTCTAACTCAGGAATAATATCAAGTTCAGCACTTAAATCTGAATGACATGTAGGACACTTACCACTTTTATACAAAGTTATCTTTTGCTCAGTCGAACGATAATCGCGTGAGATATTACTTCTTTTTGTATCCAGCTTTGAAATTCCGTTTTGAAATTCGATAATAAGTTCATCAAGTTCTTTTTTTTGATCTTCAACTGTAATGAATTGTAATTCATAATCAGCAAGCAATTCAGCTATCTCAGCAAGACGATCATCGTTGTTTGTTTTTTTCTTTTCTGTAAGACGAACAACTGACTCACGAAGTTCTTCAATGTTATCATGATAAATCTGTAATTCACGACTGAGCCCTGAAACATTAATGTCGTTATTCTTTTGAAGTTGTTTTAAAATTTTGTTGAGGTCATTGATCTCCTCAAGTGTAAACAATTTATCAAGGAGCATGCGTTTCTCCTCTGGTGTCATTGAAATAAAATTACGAAAATTATTTACATTCATTGAAATAATCGATTTGAAAGTATTATAATCAAGTCCAATCTTTTCAACTATTTTTTGATCTATTTTTCCAGCTTTCGTATAGGGTATGTTATCAATAGATAAATTTGTCTTAATGGCTGATGAAGTAGATTCCATAGATCGTTTAATCTGTAACTGTTCATCTGTATCTAAAATAACACCTACTTCCATACCAGAATTAGTACGATTTGGAAAGTTTATCTTGGGAAGTTTTTTTCCACGTTTGTTATGTTCTTCACCAAATACAGCAAGATCTAAAGCTGTTAACGCACTCGATTTTCCTGATCCGTTTTTTCCTACTAATAATACTAATTCACCTTCATCTCCAAGTGTTATTGAATGTTTTACATTTCCGTATGATTTGTAGTTTTTCCACCACCAACTTCTAATTTTCATATAACTTTTAGTAATTCTATTAATGTGTATTTGTTGAGTATCCATGTAAGAATGATATCACAATTAAGTTCATTATCGTCTTCATGTAGTGTAATAAATGGCGGCAGATGTTCATGAACAAACATGATACATTCACATGTACAAACATCTGTAATTATATTGAATATGAGAGCCTTACCAAGTGTAGTCTCAGTTTTTACTGCACCTAGTAGTGAAGCAAACTCAATATCTATAATATTCTCCATCGTGAGTTATACGTAAAATTTCAACAGTTGTTTGATATATAATTATATGAAAAAATTCATTTCCAAAATTTTAAGTAAAATCGCGGCATCATCTATTCAAGGTAATACTACATCAACACCACGTGTACAGTCATATATTATTCTAGTACCGATTCTTTTGATGTCTACTATTTTTATAGGTTTTGAAGTGAGTCATCTTATTTATTGCCTTTATTATACAAAAGACTATGTAATATCATCTGAAATTATTATCATATTTGGAATGCTTTTATCACATCACTTAGCACTCATTTTCTCTCGTAGAAAATCACAATCTATTGAAGATATAAAAGGATCAAAAAAAGAAGAGGTCAGCAAATTGCCAACCTCTGAAATGAATAATGATAATTCAATTAATTAACAAATTCTATTAATTATTTTTTTTACTTGTCCACTTCGAACACATTGCCAATCTTGGACAGTCACTGTTTGAAGATTTTCAATATTTATTTTGAATAATTCATGTAATGTATCAAGATTTGTAATTCCAATATTAAATGCTGGATCATTACTCTGGTAATTTGTAGGAACTTTTCTCAAAAATGTACGAACATTGTCAAGTAACAATTGTTTGTTCATATGTAAACGCTTTTCAAATTCAAAGCTTTTATTTTCAATAAGCTCTTTAACATACTGTTTGAATTTATAAGCAATATCATTAGTATAGATTACACCTGTTAATCCAATAACAAATGCATCCTCCTCTTTCATAATAAATTCTTCATCCTGTTGAACTATTTCTACAATAGTTGCTTTAGGTACACCATGTAAACAGAAGTGTACGTATTTGTCCCATACAAAACGCTCGATAAGATCTGATGGTTTGATTGTAATTGTCATATTTTTATCTTCTTTGTTTTAGTATATTGAAAAGTTATTCTTCTTTAAAATAACTCTAGCTAGTGTTTCGTATAATGTACAATATTCAATAAATAATATTTCATTTAATGCTATATGTTCCATCCACTCACCACCAATATTAAATGTTTTTAAATTTTTCTTTAATATAGCTTCAATTCTATATGCGACAGCACGATCATCTACTTCATAAAGCGCATTAATGCCTATGATATTCGGATTTGCTGTCTTCAGTTCTTTAAGACGCTTCTCTGGATGCCTAGACAATCCAACTTTCCATTGAACAAGACCCTCAATATTTGCACTTATAAGGTAAATGTTATACATTTGTTCTTAATTTATTTGGAGTGAAGTTACCTTGTTCATCAATAATGTTCCACATAGAATTCACCCAGCGTATATATAATCGTTGTGAAATTGTAGATTCTTCGGCTTTTCGATATCCACTACACCAGTTTTTGTACTTCATCACTAAAACATGTACTTTTGCATCATGGTATGGATTATCTGAAAAATGCACACCCTGACTGAAAGCTTGAAATCCCTCTGCCTCACCACCATGTAACTGTAAATAATAACTCATCCTTTTAATTGTGTTAGTTCAGCATAGCGTTGTTCTTTAACAGCATCCCATTTTGCCTGCATAGAAGCCATGTAAAATTTCATATTATCGTAGAACTTAAACTGTTCATCAATAAAAGGTGATAGCTGTTTTCCAAACTCTATTCTAAGTCCCTGGAAAAGTTTAACAATACTCAAATCCTGGATGAGGTATCCCATATCAGCATCACGAATAATTTTTGCACCGACTGTCAAATTTTCTTCAGATGTAGTATAAGGGAATTCTGTAACTTTGATTAAATATTCGACCTCTTTAACATTGAACGATGCACCATTTAATATCACATATGTTCTAAGCCCAATAATAGCATTATTAATATTTTCACTGTCTTTTAGTTTACCACCACTATGTGCATAATCATGAAATAAAGCTGCAACATAAAGTTCTAATTCATTTACTTTATGTTGTGTTTCAGACTCATTATTGTAAATCATGTTTGCTGTTTCAAATACAACAAACAAATGATCAATTCCATGATATGGTAGATTATTGGATGGATTATTTAGATTTATGTATCTGATGATTTTTATCAATTCTGGATACCGTTCGTAAATTTGAATCATGTCAATTATACGAACAATATATGAAAATGTTTAAGATTCTCTACGTCTTTCTCGTTCTAAGTCTTTTTCTTTTAAACTAGCTCTTTTATCGTATAATTTTTTACCTGTAACGACAGCTATCTCAAGTTTCCACTTACCATCTTGATTATAAAAAAGTTTTGATGGAACAACTGTATGACCTTTAATTTCCAAGCGCTCACGGATTTTGTTAAGTTCTTTTTTGTTCAGTAGTAATCGTCTATTCTGCGCTTCTTTATCTGTTACATTTTTATTCTGAACCATATGATTTTTCATTGGTGTGATTTTAGAATTATGTAAAACAAAATCATTATCTATAAAAATACAATAAGCAGCATCTAGTATACATCCATTAGTTTTTAAGGATGCAACCTCCCATCCTTCTAACATAACACCAGCAGTAAATTTATCGTGTACTGTATAAAGAAAATTTAATTTTTTAAATGTATAACTGCGCTGTTTCATATAATTCATATTTTTTTAATAATTCAACAAGTTTTGGTTGATTCAAATCAATTGAAATAACATCATTTTTTACTGGATTTATTCCACGTGTAACAATTTTTATGAGATTTGGTTTCCACCAATCTGGAAGAAATTTAGGTTTTCCATATTTAATAAAATGTAACTTCCAAATAACAATCATATTTTCTACACCCAAATAATTTATAACTTGTTCTATTGGATCAGGAAAAAGTATAGATTCCATTCCACGTTGTAGTTCAGCATCAGTAAAATTCCATCTATCACGAATACCATCAATTCTCATTTGCATATAAACTTGTATCGATGGTGGAATTTGATGTTTATGATTTATTAAAGCATTTACATATTTAGTAATTTCTCTCCACTCTCGATACTTATCACTATTACGTCGAAAATCAAAATCAGCATAAAGAATATGTTTAAATAATGTTGCATGTTGCTCGTAATCATTATGCGCTTCACGTGTAAGCAATAATAAATCCATTGAATTTTTATCCTTGTACGCATTAGGAAACAATTTTCTAAATTGTGTAGGAACAACATGATGTTTAGTTAAATTATTTGACTCACCTGTTATAACACAAATATTTTCTCTATTACCAAGTATTACATTTGGATCACCATATCCACGTGGTTCAAATGTCAATCCAAACGATTTAGGACCGATTTGTTCAGCTAAACCACGTTGTAAATACCAATTTGCACGTTTAGCTGAACAGAAACACATAAGTGTACCATCAGGATGAAAAAGACTATAATTTTCATATGGTGCTGATTCAAGGCAATGCATAGAATTTGAATTTATTGTTGTTGTTTTCATGTTTACAATTCAATATTTATTGTAAATAATTTATTATTGTATGTGTACCCGGTCGCTTTGTTTAAAAACGATCAATGTACTTGCGGAAGATCTTTGCAATATTAATAGCATCATCAATTCCCCTGTGTGGTGTTCCATCAAATGTTAACTTTTCAAACATGATTGCGCCACCAAGACCCATTCCTTTTTTAAGCTTATTCCACTCAGCATGAAGATGTTTCAAACTACGATGATTATCCTCTGTGATGAAGTCCACATCCATTTTGTTCAATTTTAAATCATCACGCAATTGATTACGATCGTAATGACCCCAACTCACAAACATAGCATCGCCTGCCCATTCAAAGAAATCATTTAAAACCTCTTCAGCTGGTTCTGCATTGTCTACATCTGACTGTACTATTGTCGTCAGACTTGTACAGAAATTGGAGATGTGTTTGAATTTCTTTGGTTTCAGAAAGTGTGAGAACACATCGATCTGATTTCCGTCCTGGTCAAGTTTTACAGCGCCAATTTCGATGATTTCGTTCTGAAATCCTACTGGTTTTTTTTCACTTGTATTTTCTCGATCATAGCATGTAGCTTCTAAATCGACTATCACGTATATTTTTTGCATAATTCTTCGTATTTATTAAATTTTCTAGTTAAATAAGTCTCACTATCATTGTAAAGATAGCACAATATTTTAAATGCATTGTTGTTAGAGAAAGATACTATAAATGTCTTTGTTTTCATATTTTTAATTTTATAAAAAAACCGGAGTCTTTTAAACTCCGGTCTCTTCGTGTTTTTATTTGTTATTCAAAAGCGTTCTCATAAGTATCCACACCTGTTCGCATGGTCTCTTTCGTTTGTGCGGTAGAGGTAACTTCGTATTTCAACTCACTGTTATTTGATAGAAACATACGTGACCAGAATTTGGTACGCAATTGATCGTGTTGATTCTTAACATCGGCTAAACGTTTCTGCACATTTGCATAGTCTTTACGTAAAGCTTCTACTCGCTGCATCAAATCGGTATACATTTTATCACTAAAATTTGGATTATCCTCTTTAATGAATGTCATCAAAGCACCTTCGTTTGAGTTACGACCAGTAACAACTGTTGCATACAAGTCTTTAATTGTTCCTTCGTATGATTTTTTCAAACCTCCAAAATCTTTCATCGTGTTCTTGAACGCGTCAAACTGACCTTCACGATTTGCTAGTTCCGCTGTAAATGTTGCGCGAAGTTCTGCATCACGATCGTAAACCGATGTGTACTGTGAAAATGTTACCAATCCCATGATTGCGATAAATGCTACTATCACTAGTGCAATTGCTTTTCCTTTTGTAATTTTCATATTTGTTTATTTGAATTTGTATGACACAAATATACTAAAAAAATATTACGAATTACGAAATAGGAATATTTTTTTCAGTTGGCAACTGAATCGTCACACTCAGCACACCATTTGCATAGACAGAACTTTCTACTGTTGCACCAATTTCCACCGATGCTTTCAATAAAAAACTAGAATTATCTGCAGTTAAATTATCATGATATAATGTAAGGTGTTGTTTACTATGATTAAGAATTAACTCACCCTTTGGAATACCTGGTACAAAAAATTTGATATCATAACGATTATTTTTGACTGGTGTTGTATTGATCACAAACGGATTTGGTTGTTCTAAATTAGATTCATCACTTACTGTTACAGAACTTGATTCTGGTTTACACACATCTTTATCATGTAAAACATCCTTAAAAAATTTATCAATGATCTTTTCTATTTGTAATATCATGATATCATTCAAAACAGTATTGTTTGTATTTACCATGAATTTACTTTTTACCTTATCAAGAATTGTATTCAATGACGAATTAGGTTTCTTCAATTCTTCACGAATAAAATTTGTAATTTGTTCAATTAATTTGCTATCTATTAACATAATATCTTTTTTACAAATATGCTAATCATATGTCAACCGAAGAAATATCAACTCATATAATTAGCATGGTTGCTCACAGTAAAACACAATTCCAATGCATATATAAATTTTCTTATAACATTATCTTTATTTGCATCACTTACAATTGGTCCACCTTTTCCTTTTTCTGTAAACGACATTGTATAGGATCTTCCGTCAAAAGCAATAGTAGCATGTTTAACCATCTCCACTCCATCCTTCAACCCAAAAAAGAAATTGGTCAAGCACCAAGCCGTTGAAGTAGTAGATTATGTCTATAGTTTCAAATGTGTTCGTGTTTATTCATATTTTTTCTTTTAAAGCATTTGTTTTCATAAAATTCAGGCATAAAACGTTTCATCCAACCATTAACTTTTTGATATGGTTTTTCAATCAATTTAGCAACACTTTGTACCCAACCAGTTTTAGAAAAATCAATATTGCTATTAATAATTTTTTCAATTTTTATTTTTTCAATTTGATTATATATTTCAGTAACTGCTTTATTATAATCATAGCGTTTACCATATTTAGCTTTTGACTTTTTTATTTCTGTATAAAAATATAATCGATCATCATAATTTTTCATCTTAGATGTACCTATAAAATCTAAAAATTCAGCAATTTTTAGATTTATATCATCATCATAGCGAATTCTAAAAATTCGCCAACCTTGTTCTGTTAAATACAAATCACGTTTTATATCATGTTCTACTCTTTTATTACCATTAATAAAATGACATTTACCGTCTAACTCAACTGCGACTTTTTCATTTATAAATGCAAAATCAATAAAATATGGAAATACACAATATTCAGATACAACATCATATTTTTTAAATATATCAATAGCTGTAGCCTTATCAAAAAAAGATGATTCTAAAAAAGACATTTGTCCTAAACTTCTTCTTTCCCAAGCTGTTTTACCAGTACGTTTTTTTAAATAATCAACTCGTTTAATTCGCATTTTTTCGCGTGTTTCATCGGTAATAATTATTTGTGATCTAAGTTTTTTATAACAATTATTATCACCACATGTTTTATTAAAACTAATTCCACCACGATGTGAACATAATTTATTACATATTGTACATTTTGGAATCACAAAATTTTCATATTGCTGATAATATTCCAAAACTGAAATATCATATCTTTTTAAATATTGTGTTAAAGCTTTAATACTAATTAATTCTTTATTATCTATTTTACAAAATACCATGTTTTACTTTTATATATCAAACTTTAATTATCAGTCAATGCCATGATTTTGTTATCCAGGTAGGGCTCGAACCTACAGTGGGATTACTCCTCTCTTCCGATTCAAAGTCGGACGTGTTGCCAATTACACCACTGGATAATTTAATATTTTTTATTGTAACACCACGTGATGCCATTTCACTAATCAACAATAAAAAAAGCCGTTCAATTTTGAACGGCTTTAGTAAACTTTAAAGAATACAATACCATTCAATCCGAAAATTGTTGCTGTTGAAGTTGTTGGTATGTGCTCATTAATGTCATAATCGTTCTTTTAAAAATTATTCTTGTTATTAAATAGCTGATAGTCATATGACAAGAATGCATATGTCTTTGCTTTATTATAAATACTAATCCTAGTATCATTTACTTCTTCAATTGTTGGTGATTCTGATAACAGATATCTACTTACCCAATCTGCTATTGGAATTGCCTGAATATTAAATTGTGCCACACTCCATTCCTGTCTTGTGTAAACTATAGGTGCATCATCCAATCTTCCTTCAAAAAGCATGAAAAACTGTCGGTAATCGAAAGAATTATCATACGATGCTGGAAGCGGTGGATTTGAACTAATTTCAGGATAAAAAGTTTTTGAAGTCAAAATCTTTATAATCTGTTGTTTATCAGCCAATGTTGCGCCGGTAATTTTAAAATATCTACTAGCCATCTGTGTTTTTTATTTATTGTTATATATTCATCGTCACAAATGATTAATTAAACACTATTACGTTTATCAAATAATTTCTGATTGTGTATTCGTTTTTTCTTATCAATTCTGTTTTGAAAATCTAGTAACAATGGTTCAGGAATCTTGATGTTACGTGTAGTAAACTCTTTCAAGATTTCCTCTTCAGTAAAAGACCAATCTGCAATCCCGTCACTCCATTCATTTACCCATAAACCCCAACTCTTTTTTCCTGTCAATACACCTGTTAAGATATTTGAGTGTCTTGTAACAGGAATCTTTCCAAGTTGGTATTCACCATTTTCAATTTTTCTAAAACAAAATTTTCCGTCGTCCTCGTTTGGATCGAACTCTATCTTGACAGCAGAACCACAGAATGTACAAATACCTGATCTGTATATTTGAAGAAAGAAAGTGAACATCTCATTGAAACCATCACTGTATTTCTTTAACTTCCTGTGTGTCCTACTGTCGTTTATGCGTCCAGCCTTTTCATCTCTATCATTTTATTTTTAATTTTTGTGGATGTAAGGTGATTCGAACACCTATCAACATGACCAATACAGCGGTTATTTTACTATTAAAACTATACACCCATTTATAATGTGGAGAAGATGAGAATCGAACTCACCACAAAAATCTTGCAAGGATTCTTCGCCAGCCTTGGTACATGCTTCCCCAATTTCGGTTTTATTTCACAGACCGAAAACTGTCTCAGTGCGAGAAGTGGGACTCAAACCCACAACTCCTGACTTGGAAGGCCAGTACTCTAATCAATTGAGCTATTCTCGCAATTTCAATAAACCTCTTTTTGTCTCAATAAACTTTAACACTTTATCGTTACAATTTTTACTTTATTGTTGTACACCCTGCAGGATTCGAACCTGCGACATCTTCCATGTAAAAGAAGCGCTCTACCAACTGAGCTAAGGATGCATATCTTTTGTACTCTTTGAAGGAATCGAACCTTCTCCCTTAGCATGTCGAGCTAGTATTCTACCGTTAAACCAAAAGAGCATAAAATGAAAAAGTCCGGCGGGTTGGCCAGACTTTCAAATGTTATTATTTAAATTTTAACATAGAATGATCTGGCTGGGAAGTCTCCCGGCTTGGCCTTGCACCGCTTGTGCTACTACTATGTTAAAAATTGTTTTCATGTTTATTATATTGTATATATCAAGAAAGTTTGTTCCTTCTATCAATTTTTTACAAATATACGTCTTATTTTTTAATTAACGAAATATATTTGCATTTTTTTATTAATTAATCATGATACGACCCATGCATTTCCATATGTCTTGCATATAGCTCGGCATCGTTCTAAAAATTCATTAAACTCCTCATCAGAATTAAATTCTTCAGAATTATCAAAAGCATCAGAAAAATGTCGTGACAATACGTTATTGGCCCAATCGTAATCTTTACCTTCAGCAATGTGCATATCTATATCAATTACACCATCATATTGAAGTGCCACCACTTTAGCCAACAATAGACTTAATTCATAGGCATCTGTTACTAATCCTGTCTGTGCTGATTTTGCAGGTGACATAACTTTAAAAGATTCATTCATCCATTTTTCTTTTGGATTTTTGATATCAAGTTTATCAAGTTCTTTTTCAGTTACAACTTTGTAATTTTTATCACCATCGAAATCTTTTAATGCATCTTTTGCATCATTTTTAAATTCCCATCCTGATTCAACTTTCTTTTTAGAAATATTAACTACAAAGAATTTATAAGCTTCAACGTCTTTCTTGTATTGTTTATCAGCCTTCTTTCCTTCATTTATGAATTGCTTAAACTGATTAAATTCTGTTATCATATAGTTTATTGGTATCTTTTTTATTATATAGTATTTATCAGAAATAAGTACGTGGTTCGATGATGATTCCAAGCTTTGGAATAGATTTTGTCTTCTCCTTGCTGTAGAAATTGAATTTAACAATCGGTCCCATGAAATGAAATTCTGCACCGTCTTCAAGATTAAATGCATCAATCAATTGTTTGTACTCTTCATTCGCGATCTTTGGTGAAATAATAAATCTATCACCTGGTTTAAGTTCCATTGGTTTTAATGTATTTTCAAACTCAAGACTGAATTTTCTTGAACTTCCTTTTTCATCAATAACAAGACGACGAATTTTCTTTTTCTTTGGACCTTCAGGATAGTTAACCAAAATCTCCATACCATCATAAATCACAAATTCTTTATTCGGTACAAGTTTCTTTAATTCCATTGGAATAGCTGTTGGTGAATATATAGCAGCTTTTGGTTGATTTTTGTTTTCTTCAGCATTTAATTCTTTTTCTGCTGGTGTTAACATTGTGTCTGGATTATTCTTAAGATTAACAGCAGGGTAAAGTTTTGCAAACTCAATATCAGTAATATCTAAATCAATAATTGTATTCTTACGTTTACGATCATCAAATGATAAAACATTCATATCAATATCACGAAGCTGCTTGAGTTCCTTTGCATCATGCGCAAGTATTTTATTATAAATATCTCGGTTACTAAATGAAAAAGGATAAAGTAATAATGTTACCACTGTCTGATTCACAACAAGTGCAACATAAACATTACCAACACTCTTATCAATTTGAATTTCTGCTTGAATTAATCTACCACCTTGACGAAAATAAAGATTTCCAAATGTTATAGCTATCGGTGAAATGGCTGTTGCTGTCTTATCTAATATATTCAATCCATAATGATACATTGCCTTACGGAAACGGTACTCAGCTTTTTGTGGATCATCCAACTTATTTAAAATTACTGCGTTACGTATTCTAAGACTAAAACGGTTATCACTATCATATGCATAATGCTTAGAGAAGAAGAATTCGTTAATGGATGTAATCATTTCTTTATTTTGATACAAATTTGTATAATTGCTAACAAGGGTTCGTTAAAACTCTGCACAGTTATATATAGATTATGGATAATAAATTAATAGAAGCATTTGATGCTTTCATGAGACAACAGGCTAAACGTGTAGAACGATTTGACAATGACAATGCAATTATCTACAATATCTACAAATCGTTATTTAAAAACGACACGGACGATGAACAAAAATTACTTAATATTACTGAGGAGTTTGTTGAATTAGATATAATTGTTCATATTCCAGCAATGATTCTTACAGAAGACGGTACATATTACCCTGGTGAAGATAATTATGATCCAAATATTGAATTCTTTTCTGTCATGATTTCAAAATAAGACGTTCAAGACAATTATCAAATATTTGTTTGACTTCATTATAATACTTCTCTTGAACAATAACACTATCATGTACAGTAATAAATTTTACATGTGGTAGTTTAAACATTAATTCAGGTACAACAGTTCGGTACATAAATTCCGACTCTAATCTTTGGAGTTGTTGGGCAATTACTTTGTAGTTGCCCTGTTCTCGTTTAAAATCACTTATCCATTTATAAACATTTGGATAAAGTGAATTAAATAATTGATTCCAGTAACCTTTATTCATATTTCTACCAAATAATACTGAATAAGTATTTACCTTTACTTCTTTGCGTGTGAATTCATTATTTGCTGCATCTTTCAATCGCTCATAAATTTTACCACTAAGTACATCTTTATCAAATGAATCAAAATCAGTAAATTTATGCTGTTGCATAAGTAAATACAGAAAAAATGGTTGCGAATTACTGATGTCAATCTCCTTAAGTGGTTCTCCATCAATTGATAAAAATCGTGATCGAATTTCGCGTTTCAACACTGTATAATTTGTATGAAATCTTCCATAGATATCAAAACTATGATAGATGTCCTTTGATGTAATTTTAGCACAAGTAGTTGAATTAACAAACATTGCCCGCTGATCTGTTTTCATGTTTTCACGCAACCAGTTTATTGCACCAGTATGATCAAGCTCAACAGTATACAAATCAGATACAAGTTTGTTTTTTACACGCTCATCTACCTGATCGAATGTTGATCTAATATTTTCCATTTTAGATACAATCTGATTTGCTATCTCAACACCAGTTGTCATATATTCTAAATCCTTTGCTATCTCAGTTAGTTTATATGTTTTACTTCTATTACCAGCACTATAATTTTTAGACATGTAAATAAATCCACCTTCCATCAAATATTCAATATAACGCAAATAATAACCGCCATACAACCACTTCATTATTTTTGAACTGAGCTTCATAGAGTCCTTGTTAAACATCACATATTTTGAGATAAACATGTCAATGATATTTATCAGATGAGCTGTTTTGAGTCGATTACCACGAAAGACAATTGTCTTTGCAGTATAGAGCTCATCAAACATGGGGCTTATGTACTTTATTTGTCGCATTCTGCTATTCATACTGAATGCTGACAAGTTTGTTTGAAAGGGTTGAAGAAAAAACTGTACATTTTTGTGCCACATATGTATTATAAGCACATAGTGCATATGTGTGTATGTGTGTAAATAATTTTACAATAAATATTTTTATTAAACATTTTAATTTTTTGCAAATAAAAGAACATATATAAGCATGAAAAATTTATCGGCAATCAACTAAAATGGCAAAGGAAAAAAGCATTGAAGATGTTTACAAAAAACTCTCACAGGAAGAACACGTATTAGTAAGACCTGATACCTATGTAGGTTCAGTAATACCACAAGAAAAAATGATGTGGTGCTACGAAAACGATGCAATTATAAAAAGAAACGTGCGGTATATTCCAGCATTTTTAAAATTATTTGATGAGATTCTTACAAATGCTTCTGACCATGTACAACGTGGTGGAAAAGTAAAAAATATTAAGGTAAACATTACAGATGATTGGAAAATCACCGTATGGAATGATGGAACGGGTATTCCTGTTGTTTTACATAAAGAACACAATGTCTATATTCCTGAATTAATTTTTGGTCACTTATTAACTGGATCTAATTATGATGATGATGATGAGCGTTTTGGTGCGGGTCGTAATGGTCTTGGATCTAAACTTGTATCAATATTCTCAAAAGAATTTGTTATTGATTGTGCAGACGGAAAGAAACATTACTTTCAAACATTTAGTAACAACCTTGCTATCAAATCTGTGCCTGAAATAAAAGCAAGTAAACAATCATATACATCTATTTCATATCTAACTGATTTTGATCGTTTACCAATCAAGGGATTGGAACGTGACACACTTGCACTTTGTATGAAACGTATGCTTGATATTGCTGTATACAATCCTACAGTTAATGTGTATTTCAATGATGAATTGATTAAAATTAATAATCTTGCAGACTGGTGTCAGATGCACATCGATAATGATGACGAATTGTTTTTAGAGACTGTAAATGATAGATGGTCAATTGGTCTTGCTCAATCTAAATCAGATGTGTTTGATCACTGTTCTATTGTTAATGGTAACACGACATGGCAAGGGGGAACACATGTTGATGCTATTATGAATCAAGTTGTAAAGAAACTTGTTGAAGACCTTACAAAAGGAAATAAAGGTATCAAGATTAAACCAGTTGATGTAAAAAATAAGTTTCATTTATTTTTGGTTTGTAAAGTAGCAAACCCAACTTTTGATACACAAACAAAAGAAAACTTAACTATCAAGATTCAGGATAAATTTGAACTTTCTGAGAAGTTGTACAAACAACTCATGAAGTCAGAAATTATTAAATCTATTATTGAGTGGGTTCAATTACGTGAACAGGCTGAATTAAACAAACTGAATAAAAAATCTGCTGGTAAGACAGTACGTATTGAAAAACTTGTTGATGCACACAAAGCAGGAACAAATGAAGGTCACAAATGTTCAATTATTTTAGCTGAAGGTGACTCAGCTCTTCAATCTGTACTTTCAGGTTTATCTGTTGTTGGTCGTGATTATTTTGGTGTCTTTCCACTCAAGGGTAAAGTATTGAATGTTCGTGATGTTAAAATAAGTCGTATAACAGACAACGAAGAAATTAGAAAGATCTTACAATTTATTGGACTTGTTCCAGGTAAAAAATATGAATCACTAAGTGAACTTCGTTATGGACGTGTTATATTCATGACGGATGCCGATGTCGATGGAACTTCAATTAAAGGACTACTTATCAACTTCATTCATAATTTTTGGCCGGAGCTTCTTGAGCTTGGATTCTGTTTTGAGTTCATTACACCGATCGTGGTTGCACGAAAAGCAAAACTAGTAAAAGAATACTACAACTTATCAAACTATCACACAGACAAAGAAAATGGTAAACTGAACGGCTACACGATTAAATATTATAAAGGTCTTGGAACAATTAAAGGTGAAGAGATTAAAATCATGTTCAAGGATTTGAACAAACACCTTATTCCGTTTGAATACAATGCAATTCGTGACAATGATAAAATTGACATGGTATTTAGAAAAGATCGTGCAAACGATCGTCGTGAATGGTTGCTTGGTTACAAAGGTGAGATCATTCCAGACAAGTTTGGAAAATCAAATCGCATTGATGAATTTATCGATACAGAATTCATTCAGTTCTCGAATGCTGATAACATTCGTTCTATTCCAGGAATGATTGATGGATTTAAACCATCACAACGTAAGATCATGTTTGCAGCTTTTAAGAAGCTTGGACATACAGAGCGAGATGAAATCAAGGTAGCACAATTTGGTGCTTACACAGCTGAGGTGAGTAGTTACCATCACGGTGAGGTATCATTGATGCAAGCAATTGTTGGAATGGCACAGGATTTTGTAGGAGCAAACAATCTTTCACTATTAATGCCATCTGGTCAATTTGGAACAAGAACAAATCCAAGTGCAAGTGCAAGTCCTCGTTATATTTTTACATACTTGAATCCGTTAACACGTTACATATTCAGAAAAGAAGATGATTCAATCTTGAATTACCTCAATGAAGATGGTCAGAATATTGAACCAGAATTTTATCTTCCTATTATTCCAATGCTTTTGGTTAATGGTGCAGCAGGGATTGGTACAGGGTGGTCAACAGACATTCCAAAATACGATCCAATGGATCTCATCGAAATTGTAAAACGTAAACTTGTTAAGGAAAACTTAAAATATCAAGTTAGTCCATCATATAAAGGTTGGAAAGGTGAATTAGATTGGAATGAAGAAAAAAATAGTTATACATCAAAAGGAATATTTAAAACATCTAAGAAAGGTGTAATTGTTACAGAATTACCGATTGATATATCAACTGACAAATTCATCGCAACACTTGACAAATTAGTTGATGAAAAAAAGATTAAATCATATATTGATAACTCTACAGATACAACAGTTAATGTCGAGGTTGTTTTAAATGGTGTGAGCAAAGATGTTGCAGGGTTGCTAAAATTAAGTAACAGTATCTCAATGAATAACATGAACACTTTCTTGGATAACAAGATTGTGAAGTGGACAACAACTGAAGACATGATTAACACATGGATTGATATCAGACTTAGTTGGTACGAAAAGCGTAAGATTCAATGGATGAGTGTTTTGGAACAACAGTTTGATCGTTACGATAATTTGCTTGGATTTATCAAGGGTGTAATTGATGGTGAAATTTTAATCAATAATCGAAAGAAAGACGTGATTATAAAAGATCTTGAAACAATGGACTTTATGAAAATTAATGATAGTTATGATTACCTCTTGAACATCCCAGTTTATCACTTTACGACTGAAAAGTTTGATGAATACAAAAAGATGGCAAAAAATATGCGATTAGAACTTAAAGAATACAAATTGATGAATCCTGCTGATATATGGCAGAAAGATTTAAAGGAACTTGAAGAACAACTGATTAAGGCTGGTTATTAAACCGGCTTTTGTCATATATACAGTATGATAACAACGATTAATGAATGGCGCATATTTAATGAATCACAAGAACGTGTGACGATCTTGATGCGTGGTATTCCAGGATCTGGAAAATCTACACGTGCCAAACAATTAGTAGGTAATGGTGTTATTCATTCTACAGATGATCTGATAGAAGCACAGGGCGATTATAATGATTTTTTTGCTAAAATGATTGAAGCAAAAGATTTTACACCACTCATCGAGTTACATGGGAAAAATCTAGCCAATGCAATTGAATCTATGAAATCTGAAATATCACCAGTCATCATAGATAACACAAATCTCAAAATGGTGGATGTTAAGCCGTATGTCGTAGCTGCACAAGAATTAGGATATGTTATTGTGATAGAAGATATTGGAACAGGTGGATTAACAGCTGAAGAATTAGCTGCTCGAAATACACATGCTGTACCATTGAATGTTATCGAGAATATGATCAAAACACATCAAGCTGAAAGTCCTTTTACAGTTGAAAGAATTCTAAACGCTTGATTATTTGAAATCGTTTGGTCCTACTGGTTGAAAGTTTTGAATATTTTCAGCAATCTGAAAAGCTGAATTAATTATAGGTACAAGATCACTTGTGATGATATCTGTTGTAAGTCTGTGTCCGAAATGTGCATAATGTACATTACCTGGAAATTGTTTTTCACACAGTTTTGAGCAATTTACTATATCGTCTTGTGTTCCAATAAGGACATGTGTACTTTTTCGATCTTCCCAACTCATATTATTGAACTGAGTAGATTGAAGTCTATACAATTCTGTCATCTGAGCTTCTGTAAATATTACATCAGTTTCATTGTTTACACGTCTATTGTGAAATATGTGCCCACCAGGATAGATTACTTTTGTAGGTATTTCGAAAGCTGGATTTACAAGTATTTTATTTGTGCCGTGTAGTAAATTTGCGTAGAATCCACCCAATGATGTACCAATGATCAGATCAGGCTTTTCAGACGATACCAAAGCATGAAGCATAGTTATAGCTTCAGTAGGATCTACTGGTATATCTGGAGTGATAAATGTAGAATTAGGAAATGCACGTTGAAGAAAATTCGACGTGGTGGAGATGCCAGCAGATAACCAGCCATGTATGTAGAGTATTTTTTTCATATTGTTTTACATTACAAATATAACAACATTTTTTGTTATATAATATTTCCAATAAGCATTTTTTCTATTTCTTTTCCAGCTATAAGACGTGTATAATGAAATCCATCCGGATTTAAATTCAATAATTCTTTGTTAAGTATCTCACCAACAAGTGTATTAGGTACAGGTAATCCACCCATTTTTAACATTTTATTTTCAAGAGCACCACTAACTTCAGCCCATGCATTACGATCAATCATACGCAAATCTTCTTCAAGAATATGAAATAACCATTGTTTTCCCAACATGGAACCATCGCTTCCACCTCCAACTAGTTTACGTCCTCGAAGATTTTTATATACTGCAACAGCAACAACTTTACCGCCCTTTTTAACAAGTTTCCAAAGCCATGACTCTGCTATTAATGATTCTACATCAGGTGCTGATAAAAATCCACCAATAGGAGCATAACTCATCTGTAGAATATCCCAAACTTCATTAGCATATTTACGCATGTCGTCTTGAAATAAGTTCACAAATCCTTCGTGTATATGATCCCTGTAATCATTATATAATGTTATCATACATTATATAGATAAAATTGACAATCTATTTTCAATGTTTTGATATATAAAAAAAATGTTTCAAATAGATGATAACAATATTTAATGAATTCAAACAATCATTGGTGAAACCAACATCTCAAATTAATGAGAGTTCTGAAAATACATATGCAAAAGGTTTAAGTGATATAAATGAACCGCGTCCATCAAGGATGAAAGCACCAAGTAGTGAATATCCACATGAATTCCCACTTTTTAATAGTAGAAATCCGCGTGGTGGATTATATATTCAAGATCAAATGAATGACATGTTTATTGATAAATATGGTGAAGAACGTGGAAATGCAATGTTCCAGGGTATTTTAAATGCACCTAAACATGGGGCATTTTTTCAATTAGGAGATAAGATTGCACGTGAAAAATCAACAATGATTAATGATCTTGGAATTGCATATGGTCCAGGTACAGATTTTAATGGTGATTATTTTATGTATTCATATTTTTCGCTTTGGAAGGCTTGGATGGATAAGAATGGCTACAAATATGTCATTCCAACTCCGGAGGAAACAGAAGCAAAGAAAGCAATGAAAATTGCAGCTGAAGAACTTGCTAAAGAACAAGAACGTCAAGCAGAAGTAACAAGACGTAATGAGGGCAATAAAAAAATATTTGATAGTAAAATGCAAGCATTAAGACAACGTTTTGGAAAACTACTTGACATTAAACCTGATGCAAAAGATTTAGATCGCCTTAAAAATATAACTACAAAAAGTCCTTGGTCAATGGAAACTTTTGTTCAGAAGATGTCTAACTCTATTAAAGATGCTACAAAAGCAGCAAGACGTGGAACAGCTATTATTTCATTAATTGGAACAAATGTATCAAAATATAATGCACTTGATCTTGCTGAAATATTTTTTAAAAGAGCATTACAATTAGGAGCTGTAACAGAAGGATTAGTATATGAAGCTATCATGCAATCAACCGATGAATATGATGTAAAAACTATCAATCTTAATACACATACCTACATGTATGGTAATTCTAAAATACAAAGAAAAATTGATTCTTATGTCAAAGCCAACAACTTAACACGTTTTGATAATGAATGGCAATATGGTGCACATCTTGATGGAACATTTAATGTTAATTTCAAAGTTTTAAAACAATGATAACCTCAATCAACGAATGGCAAAAGATAAATGAGGAATTTCCACCGAGTAATTTTGATGATGTTGAATCAATATCTGACACAAAGTGTAGTGAATTTACCCCAGAAGAATTGGATCAAGCCTTAGGTTTCTTGGTTAATTATGGAATGGATTATATTGAGAATGAAGGAAGTGTTTATGAATTTATTCAAAATAGAGATGAAGATAATCTAAATGATGAAAGTGTCAAAAAGATGCTTGACTTATTAATACGAATTAGAGCCAAATATGAAGGATCTTAAATAGAAAAGGAGAGCAATTGCTCTCCTTTTTCATTATAGTTTGTCTTTAGTAACATAGACAGTGATTGTCTTCTCTTTCGGAAAGACTTCAGGACCAATTGTATCAGCAGCTATACCATTATATGATGTGTAATATCCAGAAATTCTGATGAAAACATCGTGACGCTCAAAATAAAAAACCCCCCACCAATCTTCATTTTCATGAGATCCACTTGAATCCACTTCTTTGAATGGACCAAAGTCTTCAAGTTTTACTGCATTTTCGTCTTGTTCATCATCATCATCGTCATCAAAACTATGACGATCATCGTAATCTTCATCAGCAATTTCGTTTGCATCGATATCCGAGTTCCATAACAGCTCAAGGATTTGATCCCCGGTAAGTTTTCCTTCTGGAATTTTTGTTGACATTGTATTGTTTATTAATTGTTACTTATTCATAAACTGTAATCATTACTTTTTTAGGACGAACTTCTTCACCGTATCCATTTTCAAATTCTGCCCCTTCGTATGATGTATAATATCCAGTAGTTTTGATGTAAACATCGTGATCTTCAAAATATTTTACAGAGTACCAGTCATCACCTTGACCTTCACCACCATACTGATCAACTTCTTCCCAAAGTCCAAGACCTTCCAGATTTTTGTTGAAATCACACCCTGCAAATTCTCTTACAGAAATTCCTGCTTTCTCAATGAGATTAATAATCTCATTTGCTGTTAATTTATTCATGTTTAATTATTTACTTTTTTGTAGTTAATCACAGTTTCTTCAAATGGCTCAACTTCGTAGACATCATTAAAATTATAACCTTCATATGATGAATACCAACCATCAAATTTGATATAGACATTGTGCTCAACAAAATGTAGAATTTTGTTACAATCGTTATCTGCATCAAAAATACTCTTTACGTTACTAACTTCCCCAAGTCCATCTACGAAATGTGAATTTCCTGGATAGATAATAGCTGCAATCCCTTTAAGTGAATATTCATTCGGTCTTTTTTCAAAAAAAGCCAAAATTTCGTTATACGATAACTGATTCATATTTTACTGTATTAATTTTTTCTATAAAGTTAAAAGGTGCTTTGTGTAATCTTTTATGATTTTCAATAGCATAAAGCGCTATGTATTCCGGAAAATGAGACATGATACATTTTTTAAGCATCTTACTAAAAGCCGGTTGATGATGCATATTTTTGTACCGTTCGTATGCCATCACCATAACTTCTTCACAAACTACACGATCTTTATCTTTATTTGACAAAGCGTGAAATTTAGACTCGTCTAATTCAACTTCTTTTCCATCAGCAAGTACAAGTGTATAAGCTGGAATAGTATGAAGATATGTATGAAGAATATCGTGCTCATGCTCATCGTAATTGATAGCATTTGTGAAAAATTCTTCCTTATTCAATGCAAGATTACTTCTACGAACTTGTGGCAGTATTGTTTCCCAAAATGCTCTAAGTTCACGCATAATTGTAATATCAATCACACATCCTTTTTCAAGTAAAAATTGAAGATCAAATATATGTTTACTCCAATTAATATCCCAAAATAAATGTGAAGCTTTGAGTGTTACAAGAAGATTTGGTGATAAATATCCTTCATCTTGGTATTTAAGAATAACTGGATTAAGTAAGTATTCAATTTCACGTGATTGAGGAAGATTGTCAACAGATGCAACAGCATAATCAATGTCTTTCGAGCATCGATTGAAATCTGGGAAGTAATATTTTATAGCTGTTGAACCTATGATAACTTTCTTCATGTTGCAAATATTCGAAAAAAAAACGTATTACAAAAATATTTATAACATTAATGAATTGGTGTCTTTGAAATGTGTGTTACACTTTGATTAGAAACGTTTATTGATGTTCCTTCAGCTCGTCCTTCTTTGTTATGTTTAATTGTACAATGAGCAGACATAACACGTACATTTTTCATATGATTTGTTTTTGTCTGAATCAAATAAGTACCATCTTCTGGTATAATGTGATGATCTGCAAAAGCAACCATTTGAATTGTATAATCTGTTAGAGTTTTCATAAAATACCGGTTGTTAAATAGTATGTAAGTACTGTTTTCTGTGTTGCATGAATCTTCTCCAATGCCTCAGTGTAATCAACCCATTTGAAATGATCAATCTCTGGAAACGGAACCTCACGTGAAGTTACCATAGAATAACATACAGCATCATGTTCACAATTAGTATATGCAAGAAATGCACAAAGTTTTTTTTTCTTGTGTGCATAAACTTCGTAGATTGGTTCTAAAGGATGAACAGTAATTGTATGTGAATCAATATCAGTTTCTTCCTTCAATTCTCTAAGCATTGATTCAATTTCTGTTTCACCTTCATCCATCAAACCCTTTGGAATTGACCAATCATTTTCAGTATTGGTCACATGTCCTATAAGGATCTTAGAATTACACACCAAGAATACACCACATGTCGTCTTCATTTCTACTGCTGATTCCAATTATAAATGATTTTAATTTTTGTATTCTTAGGAATCATTTTCGCAACATACTCAATTGATTCACATGGTAAATATCTACTTTCCCACTGTCGTATTGGAATGATACCAAATAAGTACTTACGTCTCTGTATCTGGTACATCTTATTGTCGAGATGAAGTAGTCTGTATTTGTATTTCATAACTTATAGTTCTTTTTCTAATTCAGCAATCTTTGTGTCAATAGCATCAATCTTTTTCTGCCTGTGTTCATTCAAGCCCTTCAATGCAATCCTGATCTGTTTTTTGTAATGCGCAATACATTCCTTCTCTGTTTTAAAACAATTGATTGGAATACCTTTGTAAGATCGAAAACCAGTATTATCGTATGGAGCAATAATCTTGCTTGCCACAGGTTCACCTTTTGCATTCAACCCAACAAAATGACTATCTGAATAGTAAATAGTCTTTGAAATTGCATCGTTTGAGCGGACAAGAACCTGTGTAGGTTTTAAATATCGTGCTGGCTTATTGTCAAAGTCAGTATAACGAAAGTCACACACCCAGACAGTCTGTCCATTCATAGATCCAGATGTGATATTGTTGATGTCTATTTTACCCATTATGCGTTTGCTATGATGTTAATGAAATCTTCGTATGTAACAACTTGTGTTCCGTTTTTCATTGCTTTTTGCATTTTTGTTGTCATTGATGCAAGTGAAGCAGTTACTAAGTATTGTGTTTCTTTACCAAGTGATGTGTGCAATGCTTTACCAGATGATTCGATTTCTAATTTGAACTGTCCTTTAGATGAATGTGTTGAACAATCCCCACTCATTTCAAAAGTGATAAGACCAGCTTTTGGTTGAACAGGTTCGATAACATTTACATTGTTTGCACGTAAAACGTCAATCAGTGCTTGTACTTCATCCTGAACATCTTTGTTTTGAATGAAATCCATGATAACTTGTTTCTCAAGACCTTTAAAGTCGTAAGGAATGTTTGTCATCCAATTTGCAAGTTGTTTTGAAATTGTTTTACCACAGTTTCTGTAACCCATTGCATAGATAACTTGCCATAAATCAACTTGTGTGAAAGCAAAAAGATCTTCGATAAGAACTTGAAGTTCACGACCTTGTTTGAATTCTCCACTTTGAATTAAAAGCATCTCAAGTCCAAGTGGATTTTGAGACATCAATTCTTGAAGACCAAGACCAGCTTTAGCAATACGTTCTGAAAGAGCTGGACCAACATTTTTGATTCCTAATGCTGAAATACTATTGTACAATTTCAATGCTGCAAATTCAGGTGTTGATTCAAAATCAGCAACCATAAGTTGTACACCATCAAAAACAACAGCGTGACCGTTCCATTCAGTCATTAAATCGTATGTCTCGTTACTTGGTTCAGTAACTTCAACAATCTTTGGAATGATATCACCAGATTTGATCAAAGATACCTGAGCACCAGGATAACATTTGTTCTTTAACATCCAATCAGCATTGTAAACTGATGCACGTTTTACTTCTGTTCCTAAAAGGTCTACAGCTTCTAACAATGCAACTGGTGCTAATTGACCACGTTTACCGAGTGTCCAATCAATACCAATGATACGAGTGTAAACAGCTTGTGTAATAAACTTGATCGCAAGTCCCCAGTTTGGATATTTATCAGATCCACCTAAGTAAGAACGATCTGATTCAGGCATCTTAGCAACAATACCATCTAATTGATACTTACAATTTTCACGGTAATACTTGAATTCAGCATACATTTTTTCAAATGTTTTCAAATCAAGTTCAGATGCGTTGTAGTGTTTGATAAAATCGAGTGTGTTGAATCCCCACTTGATCAATTGATCTTGTGTATTCTCTTTAAAATTAGCAATCTGAAATGCGACAAAATCGATATCAGCACAAACTGTTTTATCACCTTTAGTTAATGCACCAGCAACAAAGTTACGTGCATTGGCATATTTCTTAACAGCATTTGAGTTCGGTCCGTAAACCGTATCAAACAAATACGTATCGATAACAGCTTCTCCACGAATCTCACCAGTAAATCCTTTGATAAATGATGGAACGTTTTGTGCAAAGCTTGCGGTGTAATCTTGTCCTTCGTAACCATCACCACGAGAAAGGATGTGCTTCAACTCACCATCTACATAAATACAGTTGATTGCATTACCATCCAATTTTGGTGTAAACTCAACAAGTGCTGATGACAATTGATTCAACCATGCTTGAAATTCCAAGAAAGGAATGTAATCTGGTTTGAACTGAATTTTCTTTAATGATCCCATAGGAGTCACGTGTTGAACTACAGCAGTCTTACCTTTACTGATAGTTGCTTTATCACCTTTGACCTTCACAGAACCGATGATTTCAACTACGAATGAATCAATCTTTACAAGCGTCTCTTCGATGATATCGAATTCTGCATCATCCATGATCGGATTACCATCATAATAAGCTGCTTTTGCTCTTAAGTAAAGAGCTTCATCTGCTGTGAGTGTTTTAAGATCTATCGTGTTCGCCATGTTCTTTTTGTTTTATTTCTAAATAAGCTAAAAGTTTTTCACCTTTTTCAATATCATCATCCCAACCATCTTGAAACTCACCATTGAGTTCTTTAGTCGCTTCTAGTAATTCTTTGATGATATTAATTTGTTCTTGTAGTGTCATACGGTACAAATATAATAAAAAAATTGGTATTGCAAAACACAATACCAATTTTTTTTATTTATTTTTTTAAAAGGTCAATATTAAATAATATCTTTATATTCCTTAAGTATTTGATTTATTTCTAAGATTGACTTATTAAATTTAAAACGTAATACCCAACCAGCTTCACTCATTTCAGTCTTAAAATCGATATTTTTATCATTTAGAAAAATTTTCATTTTTTCTAAATGATTCCTAAACTGTATTTCTGACATTATGAAAATAAATACACCTATTCCGTACAATGTTGTATAATAACCAGAATTAAAAACTCGTTCGTTTGCTTTTAACTCAGTATAACACTCTTCGCGTGTTTTATTTCGCAAATCATTTGTTATTTTGTCAAATATCAATTGCTTCATCATGAATTTTGAAATATATTGAGAAACAAATGATTTAAAGAAACTATCTACATTTTTGCCTGTTTTGAAATCGAAATCAATTGTAGTTCCATCAATACAAATACCGTATTTTTGTTGAGGTTCAATAGTATTAAAATCTTTTGTATATTCTTGTTCATACCACTTTCCATCTTTAATTTGCAATACTACTCTTACATCCGATTCAGTTACATCTTTTGCAAATTGTATAAAATCTTCTTTTTTCATATCTGTAATTATTAATTGAACAATACAAATATAATAAAAAAATTGGTATCACAAAACGCAATACCAATTTTTATTAAATTTTTTTAATATCAACAATTTGTTTCCATAATGGTGATATTTGAAATTTTTCAAGAATAAAATTAAAAGCTGTACCACTTTCTATTTTAATATCAGTTTTGCTATTGTGATTCATAATAATTACATTGAAATAGGTTTCACGATTTGGTTGTAAAACAAATCGTGATTGTTTTACAATTATTGTTACACCTTCAAAAATAAATTTTTGTGTAATCTCAATATGATTTAATGTATTTTTATCAGACATATAATTTTTTATTTAAAAAAAATAAATTGTATGACGGTCAGAACACTCTTTGTAGCCATCAAACTGCATCAATTCCTGCCACTGTGTAGTTGAAATGTAGATTGTTTTAGTCGGAAGTGTTTGAAACAACTTGATAAATCCTTTTGTTTGTTCTACATCAAGAAGTTGTGTTTCAAATGCGATACTTCCAGCCTTTGCAATCATAGCTCCAACAAATCGTTCATCACGTGTTTTTAATTTGTTGATAGTATATGTACTCTTTGGTTGTGTCAATGTTTTTTCAGATACTTTCTTCTGAAAATTTGCATCAACTACATAACCATTCTCAAGAAACAAAAGATCAACGGCTACCGGTTCATTATCTTCAGGAAAACCTAAACCAGATTTTTCAAGTTCTTCAACAGTTTCACACTTCCACATTTTTTCAAAACCTGATACATCACAAAATCCACCTGTTTGATTAACTTTAAGATCACCAGCACGACGGAAGAAATTGATCATGCTTACAGCTTTATTATCAAGAACTTTACCGATTTCAATAATTGGTTGAATTTTAGTTCCTTTTGGTGCAGTATGAACTGCTGTATCAATAACAGTTTTAATTAGTTTCTGTTTTGGATTTTTACTTTGTTTATCTCCATGTAACCATTCGTTAAATGTTTCTTCATTGTCATGTTTACAATAACGGAGAATTTCTTCTTCTGACCGAAGAATAAGTGACCAATCTTCGTGTGCCGGCGTATTTAATAGACCAGCAAATGCGTATTTTCTGAATAACATATTTTTCTTATTAATTGAACAATACAAATATAAGAAAAAAGGTGATACGTTGTATCACCTTTTTAAATAATTTCAATTTAATTTTTTAAATCCGAATCATCAAATATGACATTTGTATTGAATAATGTTGGTCCAGTAAAACTGACAGGCATTAATTCAAATACTTGATAACACTGTAATCGATACCATACTTCACCGTTGATCTCACATTTTCTATTTTCTATTTTCAATGCAATATAGTCTACGCCAACGGTTTCTTTCAAAAAATTCCATCCATCTTGTGTAATTTGGATATATATATGATTGTTTATGTTAAATTTTTTCATATTAAAAATTAAATTCGTTCGATTTCGTAAAGCATGTATTTAGATGATGTAAATACTGTTGCTGATTTATCACCAAGTTCTAATTTAATGTCTTCTGGTCGATCACAGTAATGATTCACATGGATCAGATCTTTGATCTTACCATTGTCTTTGATACGGATCTTTGTATTAGACGTACGATGTGCATCGTAATAGAACTCAGCAAGAGCTTCATAAGTGATGCGTTTGCTTTGACTAGAAAGTCCCTTCTCTTCCAATTCATCAAAATCAAGATTTTTAAAATCAATCTCGTAGATATTGTGTGCATCAAGAACTTCTTTTAACATACGATGGTTGTTTTCATTTTTTAGCTTACTATGTTCCTTGTAAAGAAATTTGAGAAGATACATAAAGAACCCATCGTAGTAGACCACAGCAATATCTAATTTCTTACCAGCTTCTGCTAATTGTAAAAATAAATTAAGGTAACTAGAGAACTGATTTTCAGCACCAACAAACGATGGTGCTGCAAACAATAGTGTATCTTCAGGAATTGAGCCCAATCGTTTCATGTTCTCATCACGGCTGTGATAGAATAACCAGATGAAGTTGTACCAATAATCTTTTGGTACATTAACTAATTCCAAAATATGATTGATGTATGATGGTACCTCAAGATCATTTTCAAGAACCAATATGTTGTTGAATGCTTTCATTTAATAAATTTTATAGTTGCACCGGTTAATACTAATTGTTCTAAATCAATTGTATGTTTATTGTCATTTATTACACGAATTCCCATACGCCATGATTGACATTTATAGTCTTTATTTTCATGAAATCCAATACGAATACTACTTTCGGTAGACTCAATTATTTTAATAACCATCTTAGTAATTTATTTGAATTTTGTAAAATCAACATCAAAATTACAGATCACACTGATCAGCATCTGTTCTAATGCGACAGAATCATGTGAGTCACCATAACCAACAATAAATCCGTCGTCATTGTCTTCAGTGATCGGACCAAAGAGATCTACACATTTTACAGCGCAATACATTTTAGATTCAGGATTGTTTGAATAACGTTCGATTTCATAACGATATCCATTAGCTTCAAAGATAGACCAAACATCGTCTACCCAAGTCGCATGAGTCCAGTTTGGAAACCGAGACTTGAAAAGTTTTTCCCAAGCTCGATTTACTGTAAAGTGTGCTTCAATGTGATGTGCTTCCATAATCTAATTGTTCTTTACCAAAATATTCTTCATATTCTTTACAGTCGCACAATGTTTTATGATACTCACGACGATATATATTTCCAGCCCAAAAATGTATATCGTGGGGTTTAAAATCTGGTGTATTGTATTTACATTCTCCAAAACTTCGACCGTGATTCAATTTTGGATTTGACCACATATAAACAGTACAGCATACTGTCAGAATAATAAAAAATAAAAGAGCTTTTATTTTCATGATTAACAATTTATATACGTGATGTAAATTGTAAACCACCAACTGACATACCAATTGCTTGCTTCACTGAAGTAAGAGATGTGATGTATTGTGTACCGCGTTCATTGCGAATGACAATACAATTCTTTGGTTTCTTTGGATTGATGTCCACAATTTTGAACGCAGTTCCTTGAAGAACAACATCACGATCGAAGATATCGTCAGGAAGTCCATATGCCGAAGCTGCTCTACGAGCGACAGCGGAGATTGCTACACCGGAAACTGAAACAGTCTCAGATGCTGTCTTAGCTGTTATCTTTGTGTTGAACTCGTTTCCACTGTAACGAAGACCACCTGATTGAATGGATGCAAGACCGTACTTAGCTGCGATTGCTGCAAGAGCTGCATCAATTTCTTGGTGGATAGTTTTTACGTTTGCTGCGTTGAATGTTGTAACTTTCATATCTATAATTATTAATTGAACAATACGAATATAGAATAAAAAAACCAAATATAAAAATATTCGGTATCTTTTTTTAGTTATTTTTTATGAACCATTCAATATCCATCACATGTGACTGATATTCAATGGCATCTTTCACCATCTCAGCTTTTACTGGATTGAATGATAAGTTGTCAGTCCAGCTTGCTTCACGTTGATTTATGTCAGCAGTATTCGTTACTAGACAATACATACCTGGTTTCTCGTTATGTTGTATGTAGTAGCGTTCAACAATCTTACCATCGTTCTCAGCTACAGTCATACCAACTAAGACATGTTTATCTGTATTCAATTCTGGAAACTGTTGAACTAATTGATCGCGATACTGTTGAATATCACTGTAAAAAGAACAGAACGCTTTGTGTGATACACCAATTGTAAATGTGTTTGAAATCTTCATAACTTAAAATTCAGCGTATTCTGTATTTTTAACAGCATCAACACTATCAGAATCACCACCAGCAAGAATTTGATACATCAAGTTCTTGTGTTGACTTAATTTTTCAATTGATTTCTTCAATATCTGACCGATACGTTCACGTGTATAGTTCGTAACTGTTGCAAGATGCTCAGCAGATTTTGGATCATCTGTACCAATTCCAAATGTTGAGATTACAATGAATGCTTCTTTTTCAGTAAGAATTGTTTCAATTGCTTTCTTAATTGATACTGTTCGTTCATTTGTATTTACTAATGAATCAGCTTTGTATTCAGAACCAGCTGCAAATGTTTGTTCTAAAGTAAAAGCACCCTCAGCATCACCTAATGTCATACTACTTGATACAAATCCTTGCTTTTGTGCATTGATTTCATTTAACAAAGCAACAGTAAGTGTTGGTTTATTTTTTGCATCAATTGTTTGATATACATCAAAAATGTCTTCACTTGATGGTTCATAATTTCCTTCACTACGAAGAATATCCGTAGCAACACGAACATATTTTTTAACCATGAATCGACTTCCTGGTTGGGCAATGTCTGAACCTGTTGTATTTGAGAATTCATTTAATTCACGACGAATATAGAATGAAGTAAAATACAAAAATCCAGCATTTTGTTCATTATTTGGATTGTATTTATCAAATGCTGTTAAAAGTGCAATGTTTCCTTCGTTGATAAGATCAGCTAATGTGATCTTTTTTGTTTCATACTGTTTCGCAACAGTTACTACCCATCTCAAATGCGCCATAATTAAACGATGTTTGATTTCAGGATTTTGAGTTAATATATATTCGTTAAACATTCTTTTTTCAACAGCTTTATCAATCGGATTACATAACGGATTTGTTCGAATCTCTGCTAGATATAAATGCAAAGACGTTTGATCTCTTGATGTAATCTTTTGTGTGATATTAATGATTGTACTTTTTGACATTATTAATTGTATTAAGTTATTGAATATTGTTTTTACTGTTACTTATAGCCACTTGAAGTTGATATTTAAAGCTTTAACGATACGCAATACTTCATTATTATATTCTCCAAATGAACCCTTTGTAAGGGTTATTCCAGAACCCCAACATACAACATGTGGTTCATTATAATCGATTTCTCCACTGTAAGCCGTTGCCACAAAAGTATAAGATAACGTTCCGTTACAGATGTTTGTGTACACATTGATAAGATCTTTAGGATTGACTGTGATGCCTGTTTCTTCTTTCAGTTCACGAACAGCACAGTCTTCAATAGTGATATCACAGTCTTCCATTTTTCCTCCCGGAATTCCTATATCTAAATGATTATTTTTTCTTGAAACTGATAAAATGAAGCCTTCGTCATTTATCACAATTATTTGTGCGGTTTTTTTCATAAGACAAATATAGAACTTTTTTTCAATCTTGATTTCTTTAAATGAAAAAAAATATGAAATAAAAAGCCGGTATTAAAAACCGGCTTCAATATCAATGTGTTAGTTAATTAAATTTCTGTACATATGTATAAGCTGATACAGCTAAGGTGTGCTGAAAATCTTGTTTTGTTGCAGCTAATGGTAAATGAAATCCAATATTAATCCAAATAATGTCATCTTCAAAAGATAATTCACTTTGCCAATAACAAAATCCGTATAAATACCAATGATTCTTAACCAATGCACTTTTCATATTTTACAATTTAATGAGTTCTTCATTCTTTATTGCCTTGCGTACATAACGCATAAGTGTGATTGCTTTAATTTCTGCATCAAATGAAGTAGTTCCTACGTCTTCTCTGTCATTCATATCAACAGTAAATTGATATGAACCATCAGATGTGTTGACTTGATAATAAAGTACTCCTGCAATAGCATGTGTAATCTTTGCCATGTTACCTGCTGTAACAATGGTCTTCAAAATGGTTGTAGTTTCCATTTGGCTATATTTAAAATTTAGCGGAACACACCTGGTAATGATCCAGTTACAACTTCTCGTTGTGTATTCTATATGTTTATCTATGATAACATGTTTCATAAAAATCTTGCATATTTTTTTTCATGAAACGTTTTACATTAGGATGTGTAATATTTAAAATTATTGAAACTTTACACATCCAACCAATTTTTAGAAAATCAATTTTTGAATTTAAAATTAATTGAATCCTGTTATTAATTTTTTCTAGTTTATCTTGTTCTTTTTTATTTTTTTCTTCTCTAGCTTCTCTGATTTTCTGTTCTTTATAATATTGTTTTGTAAGAAATTCAGAAGGTATTTCAATTTTTTTTTTATCAAGTAATTGTAAAATTTTATTAATAGCTGTATAAATATTATTATTAATATCTTTTGCTGATATTCTTAATGTTTTCCATCCACTACCACGTAAAAAATCATCACGTCGTTTATCAATTTCTATAACTTTTTTTTGTAAATGTGTACTTCCATCAATTTCAACACATAATTTATATTCAGGAAAAGCAAAATCAAGTTGATATATTGAAAATTGCATTTGATGAATCCAACCAGTTATATTATACTCTGTAAGATATTTTATCATTGTTAATTCTGGATAACTTATTTTACTACTATGATTAAGTAAATATGGAACTTTATCTGGATTGTTTTTTAAATATTCTGTCCTTGATTTTGATATTTTTTGTTTATGTTCTTCTGTTAATTTACGACCAGTATTAAAAATTCGTAATTTTTGTTTTTTTAATTCTAATTTTATAAAATAATTAGGATCACTTTTACAATTTGGTTTATGACCGCCTAATTTTTGTCCTGAAAAAATATTAAATTACAATATTCACATATATGACTCATAGTTTTTATTATTATATATCAACTATGAACTCTTTCAAAATTAATTAGTAGATTGCTTGTGTTCTCCCACCTGGAGTCGAACCAGGTTCCATAGATTAAAAGTCTATTGCATCACCACCAATGCTTTGAAAGATTAATATTAGTAGCATTGGTGCGGTGCTTTAACCAACTAAGCTACGAGGTCATTATAATGCCAACTCCGTAACTTAATTACTGAGCTGGCTAAATCTTATATGTCTTAATCTTTTTCATTTTTGTATTGTGTTTTTCTGTTGTGTTTCCAGCTTTGGTACATTCTTTGTTGCCACCGCATTAATCGTTTGTTTGAACTTTTTGCCCATCTATTTGGTATTAGTGGATAAAATGCTATACATTCATCCCAATAGATTGGATATAATTCGTCCATAAGAATACGTCTGTACTCTTTCCCATTTTGTGCCAAATCAAATTTAGCACGTCTTTTGTTGATACTCATTGTGTTGTAGGTTTAATTTACCTTACAACGCATCAAATTTCTTTTTCATCTTGGGTGTATAACGAGAATTGCACTCGCAAGCCCTTTCGAGCACTTGTTTCACAGACAAGCCAGACTAACTAATATCCTGCTTATACACCATATATTTAGTGGAGAGAAATGGATTTGAACCATTGACCAGAGTCTCCACGACTCCTGCTCTACCAGGCTGAGCTACCTCTCCAATTTAATGCTCCCCAAACTGGGTTCGAACCAGTGACCTTACGATTAACAGTCGCATGCTCTACCAACTGAGCTACTGAGGAATATAGCGTCTATGTAGAAGTGCACTTCTTTGTGAGCCATAGACGGCTTTGTTCACATTTGTGCGTCCCCAGGGAATCGAACCCTGACCGATGGTTTTTCAGACCAACGTGCTCTACCAGTTTACACCAGAGACGCATTTATTATACAAAAATGTCGCGGCACACCAGGCAAGACTCGAACTTGCAACCAACGGTTTTGGAGACCGTCATTCTACCGATTGAACTACTGATGTGTATTAAAAAAAAAAATCCCAGCTTTTCGGCTGGGATTCAAATTTCTTTTAGATGTGTTTCGTTTTCTAAACTAAATTAATTCTTCCGAGCCTGAGTCGTTTGACCAGAACTTAAAATTGTTATTATTATGTTTATTAAATGTTTTCATCTTTGTAATGTTATATATGTAATTTTTGTTTCTCTTTCTTGTAATTATAAGACAAATATACAGAAAAGTTTTTAATTATAAAAATTTATTTTAAAAACTTTTCTATAAAATGTTTTTTTGAAGCGCAGGGCCGAGTCGAACGTCCACAAGGGTTATAAGCCTACCATGGTTATGAGCCACGAATGTTACCAATTACATCACCGCGCAGAACATATAGAAGCAATTCCTCACATCTTTATGTTTATTTGTATGTTATATATCTTTTTTTAAAAAAAGATTAATATGTTTTAAAAAATACATTAAACTTTTTAATTTTGTAGGGGTGGATGGAATTTAACCACCGACCTTTCATTCGAACACTCTAACAACTGAGCTACACCCCTATAATATTTTTCCTTATACGTTTGCAACCATATAAGGCGACAAGTTTTCGACCGAAGTCTTCGTATCCATTGTTACTAATGATAAATCAGATTCGCACTGACGTCCTCCCGCTTTCTACAGGCGCTCTACTAGACTGAGCTATTACCCCTCAAACATAATCAATGAACCGTTTGTTCATCCTTTTGGACACATGACAGGATTCGAACCTGTACTCCCTAGCCCAAATGGCGCAGAGCTCTATCCAGTTGAGCTACATGTGTCTTTTCATGTAAAAGCTATTCACATACGATTTCGATACTTACCGTGTCAGCAGTTGTCTTAATCCGCACGAACTCTTACATTACTTTTGTATGCATACAAATTCAGATCCTGCAGGACTCTGAACAAAAGCAACATATGGCTCTTTACTCCATATATCTCTGACTCCACGTCAGCACTTTCCAATTTAAGCTAGATGCTTCGTGATAACAAAGGGACTCGAACCCAATTCCCCCGGCTTGCTCTCCCCTGCAAAGGGTACCATAGCCAGTGTGCTCCATACACCACTTATCAATCCCCAGGTTTCGAACCCTGGATTATATTGGGGTAATTAGTCCCAATTTTTGTGGCCGGAGTAGGATTCGAACCTACGACCACAGTTCCGGAAACCCGGTAACTGTTGCTCTCCCACTGAGCTATCCAACCGTTAAACACTTATTTGTGTTTGTTTGATGAAGCAAATATATGTATAATATTTGAATAATAAAAATATTTATTATTTTTTTTTTCATTTTCTTTTTCTAAATCCATATTTTGGATCAAAACCTTTTGCAACAACTTTCTCTTTATCAGTAAGTTGAACTTCAGACATTATTGGACGTAATTGTTCTGATATAAATGTTTGCATTTGAAGAAATGCTGCAAACGGATCTACGCATTTATAAAAATCTATATCTTTTAAAAGCGGTTCTAATGATAAATTATGTTTTATAGAAGAAATATTATTACAAAGAATAAAAGATCCTACTTGATGTTCATGAAATAATGTGGTAATAGATGTATTATTAAGCTGTTTGATAAATAGATCAAATGTTTCTACATTTTGTTTATTATTTAAGTATCTCCATTTGTAAATCTTTTGACAAGTGAATAATTCACTTATAGTAGATTGATCGTAAATCCATTCATATTCAATCACATTAGTTGTTAAATTTTTACGTTCTAATCGTATTGCTGGATACACTTTTCCAGCAAATCCAATAATATAAAAGCTACCACTATTATTATTATTAATATAGATATCATTTGGAAAATTAATATTGTTAAGATATACACTAATATTTTGGCATTCTTTCCGAGTATAAATAATATCTGAATCAATACCTAATGTATGAACTAGTCCATCATAGTAGTCTTTGTTCTTTGCTATAATTTTCATAATACGAATATACCGATCAATTTTCAAATACAAAAGACCTTACATGTTTAATATATAAAGGTCAATAGAAACAAAAATAGAATACAAATAATATGACTAACGAACAAGAAACACAAATGGATGCAGAATTTGAAAACTCTGCAGAAGAAACTGTAAACGAAAATGTTTCTGAATCAATTGAAGAGGTTCCTGTAAAAGAAGAAAAGAAACCGCGTAAACCTGCTAAGCCTCGTGCTAAAAAAGAAAAAGAAGAAACAGTTGTTGAAAAAACAGAGGTTGTTGAAACTATTGATGAAGAAGTGGTTGTTGAAACTATTGAAGAATTAGAAGTGTTTGAAACTATTGATGATGAAGAAGTGGTTGAAACTATTGATGATGAAGAAGTGGTTGAAACCACTGAACCAGAAATGTCAAAAAAAGATTGGTTTAAAAGTGAATTACTTAAAGGAGCTTATGCGATCTATCAAAATGGTATTTTAGTGACAACATCAACAAATCCTGAAGTAATTCATATTGCTGATGCATACTTTCAAGTAAACAACAAAAAATATGCTTACAACGGCATAGAGATTAAACGATAAAATATGATGAAGAACCTTCTTTCAAAAGAACGATTACTGATCCGAGAGGCTGCTGTTCACTGGGATGATTCTATAATTGGGATGTTATCAAAAGTGATAACATCCCCACTTTCTTGGTTGAAAGGTTCCATTAAAAAAGGTATCCGACGTCAACAAGTAAATAATTTGATTGTTCAATGGGGTATGGAGTATGTCAAAGCAATTAAAAATGTAGATCTTCCAGAAGAAGGTTCATCAACCGATGATCAAACTGACAATACTCAATCAACTGATGGCACTCAATCAACTGAATTGACTGCTGAAGATCGTGCAAGATATATCGAATCTTTAAATTCTTCTTTTGAAATACTTAAAAAAATCAAACAAACAATCTCGCCAATGAGATCGTGGAGATTTCTTGATACACAAGGAGAAGCTTACTCAAAAATATATCAAACATTATCTAATATAACATTTGATGCAAGTGATCTTGCAAGTGTTCTTAAGGTTGTAAAAATTAATGAAGACATATCTAAGCTAGGTGAATATATTAGTACAATAAATTCATTTATTTCTACTATTAAGAAATCTGAAAATGTACGTGAATTTACTTTAAATATCAGAGATATTCAAAATTTTCAATTGACTATAAAAAAAATTATGTCAGTTATTCCAATACTTGAAGACATTTATGAACTTACTATTCGTGAACTTCAAGGTGATACAGAAGAAGAATTACTAGAAGAGCCTGTGCAGGAATCTATGATTTTTGAAGCAAGTGAATATTCTCTTCCTGGTAAAATTGAAGATCTATTTAATGCTGATATGTTAGAAGAAATCAAACAAGTTGATGGTATCAAATTGAAAACTCGTAAGACAATCAATATTGTTCGACTCAATACTATTCGATATGAAGCAAATTATGTTATTGAAAAAGCTGGTAAATCAGAAAAAGCAGATAATCAAGCTAAATTAAAAAAGATTTGGGAACAAGGAATTCTTAACACAAATGATTACTTTCAAGATGTTATAGATGTTGATTATGTAATGGAACATGCTACTGGAAATGTTGATGCAAAAACTACAGAAACAATTCAACAACAACAAGGTACAATTGATCAAGTAATACAACTTGGGCTCAGTGAAATACTTCAAATAGGAACTAAATTTGATGTAAAGGCGATTTATGCTTTTCAAGGTGTTTTGCGTGGTCAAAACGGTAAGTCAAGTAGTCAAGTATTATTTATGTCGCCTACTGATGATTTTACAGAACAAACAAACGGAAGCAAATATTTTGTATTTAAACTTCTTGGAAGTTATAGATATAATCGCAAAACAAAACTCATAGAACGTTTCAATACTTTTGCTGGATTAACAAGTAATGCTAAAATGATGAATAATTTTAATAATATAGAAAATAATTATTATGTAATGATGTCATCTCTTAGACCCGGAACAATGACAGATATGTTTATTTATTCCAACACTGGTAAATATTTTTTTAAGCAAGATATTGTACCAGATGTAGCAAATGTTGCAGATAGTATACGTAAGTTTAAACAAAATACTTTAGCACTTACATTAAAACAATTAGGACCAGTATCTAATGTCTTCAGATTTAAAATAAATCAAAGATTTATAGTTGATTCAAATGAAATATTAAACAAACGTTATCCAGGTGTTCAACTATCTGATGGTACAACAGATAAAGATGTTGTAACAGCTAAAACTAATCATGTTAAGTTAATGAATATCATAGGAGATGTATAAAAATGGATAGTAGATTAACACTTGATGAATTGATTGATGTAGTACGTAATAACGTTACTATGAACTGTCGTTTACCATATACATTAGGAAATGAAAACATAGAACGTATTATTACTTTTGATGCACTTAGATGGTTTTATCGTAATTATAAATATGCACTACACATGACCTACTATTACGTAGATCTAATGTCGTTCTATAAGAATGCTAAAAGTGGTGTAAAGTTCATTACACTTCCAGATGAAATTGAAGCTGTTAGATGGGTTTATATGGTGAATTACAATGATATGCGTAACCTTGGTTATATTATGCCACCAGGAACACTTGCTTTATCTAATACAGCTATGCCTTTTGTAGCATCTATTAATGTTGGTGAATATGCTCAAGCTGTAACAGTTCAGCAAGCAATGTATGATGCAATTGCAACATTTAGTAAGAATACAAAAAAATATAGATTTGATCCAAATAGTAAACGTTTAGAAATTCAAACAGATTTACATTGTAATCTTGTTCTTGAAGTTTGGGCACAAATTCCAGCAGAAGCATTATTTGGTGATCCGTTGTTTATACGTTATGTAACTGGAATGGCTATGTTAGATTACGCAACACATTTATCGTTTACTGATGTTACTCTTGCAGGTAATACAAAAATTAATGTTGATCGTATTTACACACGTGGTGAAGCACTGATTACAAAAACAGAAGAAGCAATAGCAAAAATGTCGAAGACTAGCTTCTTTTTCAATAGAACAAGATAACATAACACATTAAATATCAATTAATTGAGAAACAAAAATATGATAACTTCAATAAACGAATGGCGTAAGGTTAATGAAGAACTGGTAAGTCCAGATCTCAATTCTGATAAGAGTGTTAAGTTAAAAGCTTATCAGGACAATCTTGCTTACTATAATAAAAATAAAAATAGATTTGATCAAATTTTAGCTGTTGATGAAGAGAAACAGGAAGAATTGGCAAACAAACTTATAAATGGAAATGCATACCTCGGTATTGCATGGAAGATGGCAAAGATGGAACACAGTATTGAAAAAGCTGAAGAAGATATTCGTGGTGAATTAACAGAAGAGGAAAAGACTGAAATCAACAATACAAATAATGAGAATAAGAATAAACTGCGTGAATTGCAGTATGAACTGCAAAAGATGATCAAAAAAGATCTCGAGACCATAAAAAAACTATAAAATAAAGGCTGTCATATGACAGCCTTTTTCAATATATAAAGCATGGCATCAGGTAAAGAGGAAGTATATATTGAATCACTACAGAATTTTTCAAAATCATTTGAAGCTGTTGTTGAAGCTATTAAAAATCAGGTTGAATCGCAAAAACAAGCATTCTCTGATGCTATTGGTAATTCAAAAGAAGAAATAAAACATCTTGCAGAAATTGCTGTTCAACTTCAAAAAGTATCTGAAGATGTAACTACAACTAAAGACAATACAGAACAAATTCTTCAACATGTACGTGGATTAAGACGCCAAAAAGAAACCGGATTCTTTTCTAACTTATCATTCAAAAATAAACAGACAGGTGTTGCAGATGGTATCAAATCTATGGTTCTTATGGCCGGTGCTATTATGTCTATTGGTTTGGCATTTAAAGTAGTTGGTGATGTTGATTTTAAATCAGTAATTGCATTATCAATTGCTCTACCATTAGTTGCAATGGCTTTTAATAAAGTTGCTGAAAACAGTCTTAGTCCGAAGGAAGCATTACAAGTTGGTTTAGTTACTATTATTATGGGTGCTGCTATGAGCGGAGCTGGTTTAATGTTATCGTTAATGCCTGAACTTTCATTAATGCAACTTATTACAACAATCGGTGTTGCCGCGGCAATGGGTATTGCAATGTATAGTTTGGCTGAAGCCACACAAAATTTAGGACGTGGTAAGATAAAAAATCTTTATGCAATGGTTCCTATTCTACCATTTGTAGCTGCTGGTATTACTGGAGCCGGTTTTATTTTAGCTGAAATGCCTACAATTACATTCGACCAATTTATGTCAGCTTTAGGTGTTGGTGTTGCAATGGGTGCAAGTATGATACCACTTGCTCTTGCAGCAAGTTTCATGAAAGGTAAAGCAACAGATGTATTGATGCTTGCAGTATTAATGCCTGTAATAGCTGGAGCTATTCTTGCATCAGCTTACATATTACAAGATATTCCTGATATTGATACACTAGGTGTCATTGAAACATCATTTGCTATAACTGCTGCTACCACAATTATGGGCACAGGTTTATGGGCACTTGGAAAAATGGGTCTCAGCACAAAAGATATTATTCTTGGAACACTTGGAATGATTGTTATTTCGGCTGGTATCATGGCTATTTCACACATTTTAGGATTAGGTGATTATACGAACTACCCGCCTATTGAATGGGCTAAAGGCGTTGGTATGTCATTTCTTGTATCACTTCCAGCTGTATTAATACTTGGAGCATTGGGTGCAACAGGTTTTGGATTTCTTGTTATTGCTGCTGGTATTGCTGGTATGCTTATGATGGCTGGAGCACTTGTTGCTGTAGGTGATATTCTTTCTACCGGTAATTTTTCTGGAGGTCCAAGCGTAGAATGGGCAAGAGGTGTTGGTATATCGTTAATTGCATTTACATCAGCACTTGGAGCATTGAGTCCTGGTTTATTTGGTTGGTTGATGGGTGATACATTTGAAAGTAACTTAGCTAACATTATAAAAATTGCTGAAGCTTTAAATGATGTTGGTGAGATAGTTAGTAAAGGAACATATACTGGTGGACCAAGTCCAGAATGGGCAAGAGGTGTTGGTATGTCTATGATGTACTTTGCTGATGCTTTATCTGCATTCAAACCTGGTGTTTGGGGATTTTTAATGGGTGATACTTTTGATAGTAATATAGCTGGTCTTATTAAATTAGCAATGCTTATGCCAAAACTTCCTAAAATTTTAGGACCAAGTTCAGATTATGATGGAACTGGACCTAAAAAAGAATGGGCTGAAGGTGTTGGTATGTCTATGAAATATTTTGCACAAGCACTTGAATCATTTAAACCTGGTGTTTGGGATTTTCTAATGGGAACTACGTTTGATGATAATATTGAAGGAATTAAAAAACTTGCACGATTAATGCCACAATTACCAGCATTATTAGGTCCAAGTGGGATATATGAAGGAACTGGCCCAAGTAAAAAATGGGCTGAAGGTGTTGGTGCAGCATTAGTTGCTATTGGTACAACTGTTGCAACATTAGCTGATGAAGTAGATCCAGAAGATGTATATGCTTGGATTAATCCAATTAAACACTTAAGTGCACTCATTCCATTCTTTGCAATGAAAATGAACGGAATGAAATTTGATTCATACCCATCTAAACGTTGGTCTGAAGGTGTACTAGCATTTCTAAACGGTTTTGCAGAATATGAAGGATCAGATGGTGATGTACAACAGACAGCAAAAGACGTACGTGTACTTGCAAGTTCTTATTTTAAATTAGCAAAAGCTATAATGGCTCTTGGATCAGCACTCAGTAAATTGAAAAATGTACCAGATCTTACCAATCTTTATGGTGGTCTTGTGACATTATCTCTTATCGATAATGATAATTTATCTATTGTAATGGATAATATACATGCTCGTGATTCGGAATTTGCAGCAGTTATCAACAAGCTTAAAAGTAATACAGGAAATATAACAGCACCATCAAATAAATCATTTGGTGATAACATTCCAAAAGGTAAAGGTGGTAAAGTTATGGTTACAAATAATCAAACTAAAGGTGTAGTAAATAAACCAGCTATTCAACGAGTAAATCCAGTATATAGAACAAATGATTTACTTGCTAAACATTATTTCATTCTAAAAAATATAGAGAAGGCTATTAATGAAGTTGCAGATAATACTACAGTTAGTCGTTCGTCACACATTGGTTAATCATTTTTTACTTTGATCTAAACATTGATCAGCTGATCATGTATAAGTTGCATGAAGTACATTCGCAACTACATACGATACAGACGATTCTTCAAACTATACAAGACGGCAATCATTGAGAATCAAGCATACCTATTACAAAAGTATGGACTGGAATACAATTTCTGGTACGAACTATATGCCACGGTTAATTTTTCAGATGCACCTGAAGATTTAAAACGTAGTATTGGTAATACTTTTATAGCAAAGGAATTGACAAAATACGTCAACCAGGTATTATTAGACATGGATAGATTAGATCTCAGAGAGCTTGTTAAACGCATCGATTACAAACGTATTGATGAGAACAATTATGGTATTGCATTCGGTTTTGCACCAGCTTCTAACCGGTCTATAATTGGAACAAAAATAGGAATCATTGGTGGACTGATTACAATAGGAGCAATTCTGTTGCTTATTTTTTTATAACATTAAAATAACAAATAAATATACATCAATGGCAAATCAAGCAAACGACGCGCTTTCGGAAACAGAAAGCAAATTTTATGACCTCGGAGAGGACACACTCGAACTCATAACAAATTTGATAGATAAGATGGCTTTACCATTTAATCTTAAGATCAAATTTATTGGAGTTACAAAACAAAAACAACTCATCAAATTACAGAAGACAAGTGATGTCGTATCACATCTTACTAGTATTGACATGTTCATGTTCATTAATGAGGATTATCTTATTACCTTTGATGATACAAACGCTGAAATTCTTATCTACCAAGAACTCGATCGTCTTCAATTTGATATCAACAAAGGTACATTTAAGATCACAAAGTATCAATTGCAAACAAATCCTGGGGTTTTAAAGAAATACGGTATCGATGCAGTTGCTCAAGCAAATCAACTTGTTGAACTTCTTAAGGAGCAGAAAGAGGACGCAGCGGAGAATGATGAAGAAAACAAACGCACAATTAAGCGTAATACAACGTTTTTGAATTAATTCTTTAAACATTTAGCTGAGCAAGCAGTATAACTTGTATCAAAAATAGCATTTATAAAATGAGTACAAAAATTCAAGAAGAAACAGCTTTAGATTTCGTATCTAAATTGTCTGATATCACAATCGGATCACATGAACCAAATTTCGATCTACTGACAGGTGACTCGCGTGAGAAACTTGACGGAAAAGCAGAAGAAATTCGTGAATTCATGATAACAAATAAATCAATAGGGCTTACAGATACTGAGAAAACTGAACTTTTTACAACAGTTGTTGCAAAATGGAATGAATTACGTGAGCTTGTTAAAACTGCAGTATGTACAGTAAACCTTACCGGTGTTGAACAAAAAATTCTTGATAGTAAATTACGTCAAAGTGTTGAATATAATTCAGAGACTATTTTTTACGGAATTCATATCAAGAAATATATTCTTGAAACATTGAACCGTGATAACTTTGCAAAAACTGCAACGCAGCCAATTGAGATCTCTTTTTCACATTCAATCATCATTCACAACTTGTTGAGCACTGTAACAGTTAAAGGTTTAAATCCTGATACATTTGCATTTGGTCACTTAGTTTACAATCTTGGTGAAGTCATCAAACTTTATAGTCATTACAATGACTTAACTCAGCGTGTAAACGCTGAGATGGCACAGTGGAATATGGGACTTGATGCAGAGATTACTGAACAACTTGAAACGCTTGTTAGTGAGCAAGTTGCTCAGGAAGAAGGATAAACACCTAACACCTATCAAACCAACGGGATCATCTGGTAAATCGGTTGATCCCGTTCTATTTAAACATAATAATAACAAGCATAATGGCAAACACAGACAACACATGTAAAGATCTTGAGATCAAAAATCTCTATACTGAGAGTACAGACACACTTGGTGATATTTTGAACCTCCAAGCTGAAACACAGGAAAATATCTACGGATACGATTTTAAAAATATGTCATTACGTGATGTAATGAATTTTTGGCATATGAATACACATGCAATGATTGATGAAATTCATGAGGCAACCGATGCACTTGGCGGTGTAAAAGATGGATCAGGTAGTGCAGTTTGGAAACGTTGGAAGAAAGATTTTGCATCATTCGAAAACAAAAAATTTTCAGACCTTTCAGAAGGTGATCAACTCGAATGTAAATTTGAGATCATTGATATGCTTCACTTCTTCATGAACTACGCAGCATCTATTGGTATGTCTGCTGAGGAAATGTACAACATGTACATGGCAAAAAATGTAGAAAATAGAAATCGTCAGGCACGAGGAAATTATTAATCATATGCTGTTAAAAAATATAAAAATCCGGCCCATGTTCGCATGGTATGACATATGGGTCGGATTTTTATCGATAAGGCAAAGAGTACAGCTTATTTCTTTCCAATCCCAACATTGGGATTGAAGATCAAGTGGGAGAAGCCAGTCGTGATTGAACCAGTAATTCCTATCACACCTGATGATATTCGTACCAAATTTCTTCATTATATTGAAGAAATTTCAACACGTGAAACAGACCGACCGGATGCAATTTCTGTATCTAGTGGTGTTGGAGTAGAATTCTTTAACATGCCTGAATTTAGACATAATGGTGTATTTGGAGCAGTGTGATATGCCTTAGATATACCATTATGTCTAAATTTTGATGTGTGGCAGTTATGCGGACAGTACAAGTGTATCAATATCTATATAAATCCATACCAAATAGGTGATAGTATCATCCACGAATGGACGGATGGAAAACATATAAATACTGTTCCAGACCTCTTCACAGAAGAAAAAAAAATATAATTTTATAATATGAACAATTCAAACGTAACCGACTGGGGCAAAGTAAGACAACTATTTGAAATTGAAGTATCAAAGCTTTTCAAACGAAACAAAGCAATAGAAGTCATTCCAGAACATTTTTATGATCTATTTGATAAAATTCAGATGTATGGAACTAAATTCACTGCCAAGTCATACAGCATGACAGTTGTAAGACTTTCTTGCACATATTATGCTGATGGTTCTGCAAATTTTGGTGAAGGTAAAACACACAGATATAATCTGTATTTTACAAATCCTGATGCTGAATTTCAACTGATGGCTGAACAGTTATCAAACGATGAATTTTATTCTACTTTTCATCATAATTATATTGATCTATGTGATGAACCTGGAGATAATTATGGCGGAAAAACAATCACACAAGCATCAATACCCGTAGCTAATTTTGAGCTATGTACTGGTTGTATAATCAAAGATGGTAATTCTATTATAAGTGAATATCATCTATCCGATGCAGAGATTGATAAAATGAAAATTAAATATGGTGGATTTGAACAGCATAAACAATCTGTTTATACTAAAACTATAACTGCAGAGAATATTAAACAAAAAGTTTTAGAATTATTTGAATATACATTTGGACAAAGACTTTTTGTTGATAAATTAACTGCTAAAGTAATTAAAGAATTACCTGAATTTCATACAAATTTTTGTGAAATGGAAGGTATTGATTCTACTATGGCAGAAAATCATATAGGTTATTATAAAGATATTCGTATTTATGAATTTCTTGAAGATGATCTTCAAAATTCTACGGGTCCTGAACCATTAGGATCAGGATTTTTTAATTGGTATGATGAAAACAAAGAAGACTCACAGCAATGTTGTGGATATATATTTGATGAGGATTATACTGAAGCATTAAAATTAATTTATGAATAATTTTATGATAATTAAACCTACTTCACCTGGATGTTATGAAGTAATTTATAGTGAAGATGATACAACAATTATTGGATACCAAGCAATTGATATAAATACAATAACTTATTGGTCTAGTATTTATTTTCAATTCTGTAACAAGCCCGAACAACGTGTTTTAAAAATAAAACAAATTCTTATCATTAATGAAGATGGAACAGAATACGATCCCATTGAAGAAGAAAGAAAAGAACGTCAATTTCGTTAAATAGAAAAGTCTACCAAACATTGGTAGACTTTTTCATTATAATAAGCAATTAAAGCATTATAAGGCATCAAATGATAGTAGATTACGAATACCTCAATGGCAAACTAATAGTGTCATACATTGACCCTAAAGGTAATATCAAATTCAAAAATTATCCATGGATGAATCCAATGGATTGGAGAGTATGTTCCAATACTGATCCAGGAAGATCTGATAACTTCCGCACCTGGGATAAGAAACCAGTGAAATTAATGAGCACACGAAATCCTACACGTTATGCTGTTTACGAATACTTCCACAAACTCAAACAAGAAGAGAAAGATGAAATATTCGCCTACAATGAGCCAAAGACTTATTTCTGTGATATTGAGGTAGAAATTACAAATGGTTTTCCTGAAGCTCATTTAGCTGAAAATAGAGTTACCGCGATCTGTTTTGTATTCGATCAGAAAATTCTATTAATGGGTATAAAAGAGATGCCTGATAGTTGGATTACTAAGATGGAAAAAGATATCAATGAATACTTTAAAGCATTTGATACCAAGTACACAATCGATTGGCAATTCTACAATACAGAAAAAGAGATGCTTTTAGAGTTATTCAACGATCTTATTCCAAAAATGCCTGTAATTACTGGATGGAATTTCATTAACTATGACTGGGTTTATTTAGTAACACGTGCACGTAAATTAGGAATCAATCCAAACGTTGCATCACCAACCGGTAAATTGATCAAACCATGGAAAAAGAATGCTAACGAATTCAAACCAACATTTGAAGAACTTCCTATGCATAGACTAGTAGTCGATTACATGGATATCTTTGGTAAATGGGATACATCAATCAAAATACGTGAAGCTGAAACATTAGACTTTACCTCATCAAAAGTATTAGGAGTTAAGAAACTTGAATATAAAGGTTCACTTAAGGATTTATACGTAAACGATTACTATGGTTATATGCTTTATAACTGTGTTGATACCGCGCTCGTACAATTGATACATAAGAAGCAACGTACATTAGATATCATGTTATCAATATCTAATCTTGCAAATATACAAATAGGCCAATCACTTTCAGCTATTCGTGTAACCGAAGGTGTTTTCTTCCGAGAGTATTACGAACACGGAATTGTGATGTGTCGTCAAACAAGTATGTTCTCTGAATCTGGAAATGATCAAGCTGAGGAAATGGATGATTACGATGGTGGTTACGTTAAATTTCCAACTATTGGACTTTTTAGATGGATTTCAGTATTCGATTTTGCCTCGCTGTATCCTACTACTATGCGTCAGTTCAATATCGCACCTGAATCCTTCAAAGGACTCAAAATAAGCGATTCTGAGTCACTTTTAAACGGTGTGCGATATCCATTAGAGAAAGATGATATTGTGCTCTTAAATGGAGCCGTATTCAAAAATGAAGAATCTAAAACTAAGATGAAGATTACACAAATCTTTAAAGATAGAAAAGTGAACAAAAATAGTGGTCTTGACTACAAGAAACAAGAACAACTCATGAAGATGTATCTACAAGATCGTAAAAAGAAAAGAGCATAATATGAAAACACAAAAAATTGCAATGAATATTGTTAATCAATTGTATGATCTTGCAGACGTATCAGTTGATAAGAGACAAGCAATAAATGATCAAGCTGATAAATTTGTATCTGAAATGCTTGTTCAATTTTTACAATCTATTGTTAGTACAAAAGAGAAACCAAAAGAAGGTAAATATACCGATGTTGAATGCGCTGAAATAATGCAATCACGTGGTTATACAAAACACCATACAGCAGGTACCACAACCGGTTGGAGTAAGTTAGTTGGTGAAATAGATGACCTTGATAGTATGTGGATATTTGCTGATGTTAATCATATAAATTCTACCATTGAATTGTCATGTGATCCTTTTAAAGGACTAATTCATTTGCGAAGTCCAGATCTTGCATTAGATCATCCACGATTTCATTATTTTGAAGACAAATTGATTAGTTACATGAATGCTTGCAGATCAGTTCAACATGATCGATGTTAGGCGATTGTGCCTTTATTTAGATTTTTAAACTTTAAATTAATATAAAAATGAGTACAGAAAAACAAGATGGTGCAATTGATTTAACACCTAAAACAATTAAAGACAAGTCAAAATACAAATTGACAAATGCTGATATTTCGGCAAATTATTTGAATGATAAATTTCATTTAATGATTAATGATTTCAAAGGCGCTTTTGTGTGTTGGGCTACAAAACAAAATCCAAATGAAACTTATGATGTAATTGCTGATGCTACACAAGCATACACAAAATACTTACAACAGCGATATTTCAAAACAAAGGATACTGTTATTGAAATGGATTGTGATTTAATTAAAAAACTTACTGATGAAGATTTATTCATTGCTATTCCTGAAATATTAGCATTAAATGAAATGGAACCCGATTTTATTTGTTTGGGTGCTTTGTCAAGAAATGTGTTTTATGACATACTTCGCAGCCAAATCACTCAACCATTGTAGGGTGTCGCTTGGCATATCGCCTAACGTTTTGCAACTTGGCTTAGTGCCGTTTAAACAGATAAATTAAATTAATAACACAAATATTATGAGTACAGAAAATGATTGCGAAAAAGAAGAAACTAAGGCATTGAGCCAAATTGCTGTTAGCGGTAGTACTTGCTTTAGTAAAGATGCTTTTATGTTGGTAGAACATATTAACAACGATTCTGATGAAAAAGAATATGGCGATGTAATTGGAGAAACACAAGGTTATTTTATTGTTAAACCACACCTAAGAAAAGAACAGAATCGTTGGTTAAAAGTGGATTGTAATGTGTTGGAGTATTACCGCTAACTAATCCATTTACGTAGTCCAGATCTTGCATTAGACCATCCACGATTTAATTATTTTGAAAACAAACTGATTAGTTACATGTAGAACTGTTTAACATCAATAAATTTATAATGCAGATTAAAAAAGGAACAACACGGATTGTATTTCTAATTGGTAAATACGCAATCAAATTTCCACGCATTCATCATAAATATCCTGGACATCGTTACAAAATGTTTTTACGCGGATTACTAGCCAATATAGATGAAAATTTTTGGTGGAAAAGCACATACAAGCGTGATAAATTATGTCCAGTTAAATTCAAATCACCTCTTGGATTTTTTCTTGTAATGGATAGAGCTATCCCACTTAAAGAATCGGAATACAACAAAGAACAATTTGAAAAAGATTTTTTTGGTTTACCACTTGATAACAAGATTGTAAATTTTGGAAAGATCGATAATCGCATTGTGTTAATTGATTATGCTGATAGTCGATATATGTGTAGTGATTGTTCTATGTGTTTCAAAAATAAATAATTTTTAAAAAAGATGCCGCGGCATCTTTTTTTTATTATATTTGTACTGTTCAATTAATAAATTATGCATATAAAAGTAGTAACACTCGATGGTATTGATGCTGTAAAATTTCTTTACAATGGTGGAATGCCAAAAGATATATCACTAAATGATCGAATCCGTTTCTTCTCTTTTAGAGAAATGTCATGTCTAGGTAAGGACCAAGAATTTTATTCTTTTTTGATGACTGGAAAAAAAATTATTGGTATTGCACATGTTGGTTATTATTCTATGAATGCTAAGAATAAAAATAATTGGTCTATTAGTTATCTTAGTATAGACAAAGACTATCGAATGAAAGGTTATTCTACATTGCTAGTAGAAGAAGTATTTTGTGAAGCACAAAAACGAGATTTAGAAATATCTACTTCGTCATATACTGTTTTAGGAAAAGAACACCTTCAAAAAAGATTTAATGCTGCAGCAATTAAATTTGATGTAACATTTTATGATAAAACAAATGAAGCTAGCCTTATAGATGCTGATTGGATGTATACTATTATTGATGGCAAAAAACTTCATAATGATGAATGTAATGGATGGGATAAGAAAAAGAAAAAGAAAATTGGTATTGTGTTTTAAATAAAAAACCCACTCGAAAGAGTGGGTTTCTATATTTTTGGGCCTTATTAGTTAAGGATACCGTTGTTGTCTTCAACTTTGATTGCCATGTACTGTTTTTCCGGAAACCACCCGAACTCTGCGACAGCAAATCGTGAGTACATGTAAAGGTGTGGAGCCATAGTCTTTTCAGACACAACATCAACGCTTTCTGCAAGCATATAAGCGAAGAATTTGATACCTGGTTCGTCAGCTTTACCAACACGTCCTAAGTAGATAGTTAAATCTTCTGGACGTTGGTAAGGGTCAACGTATACTTTGATACCGTTGATTGTACCAGCTGGTTGAAGTTGTCCTTCACCGAATTTCGCGTTGAATGGGTTAATGATATAACCAGCGATGTCGTTGAAAAGAGCAGCAATACCTCCAGATGTTACGATGTAATCAGCAGTACCGATACGACCGTCAGTCTTGATGTAGAAAGAAGCTTTCGTAATCGTAGACCAGATCTTACGTGCAAGTGAAGCGTAGTTTTCACCACCAAGAGCACCAGACACAGCTGTTACAGAAACGTCATAGATCTTACCGTCAGTGATACCAGCAGCAGTTAATGCAGCTAATGAAGCACCTGTAGCAGAAGCAAGAGATGCACGGTTTTTAAGTCCGAATTCTTTTACTTTATTAACGATCTCAACAGAGATTTTTTGTTGGATTTGGTTAACTAATTGAGCTTTTGTTTGTTCAACTAAGTCAATGTTGTACATTCTTTTGAAATCACCAAGCTCAGAAAGACGAAGTGCTCCAGATACGTGTACGTGACCAATTTGAATTGTAGCAACACGCATTTCAGGTCCAACTTTACCAGCTTGTGAAACATCCCACTCACCACGGTTCATTAATCCGTCTTTACCTGAAGAAGTAAAGTCAAGAACTAAGTCTTCGTTAAGTGATACTGGAAGTACAGTATTAACAGCACCTACAGCGTTATCAACAAGTCCACCATTTGTTGGAGCTTCAAAAGTTGCAGCACCAAGGTGTGTTAAGATATCACCAGTATTAGGGAATGTGTTAAGTGCAGCGTTGAATCCCCAACCACCTGACGATGCAGAGTTTTGTTGAGTGAAGAAACGCAAGATTGGAAGACCATCGATACGAGAGAAACCTTCAAACTTAACAACTCCTGTTTTAGTAGCAGGTTCAACAGTTGGATCATAACCACCTACAGCAGCAGGTAATGCACCACCAGAAAGTTGGAAGTAAAGTCCTTTTGAAACACCACCACGTGTTTCAGTTACACCGTATGCTGTCATTGCTGTACGAATCCAAACCTTAAGGTCTGCTAAGTCAGCATCAGCTGTTGGACGGAATTTGATAACCGAACCACGTTCATCTGTTTGACCAGTTGTAACGTTGTCATACTGCCAGTCAAAGAATGGGTAATCGATACGGTTAGAGTTTACGTTGATCACAGGAACAAGATCAAGACCTGGTGTGTGAGCAGCGATTTTTAATGATGGAGGAAGCATTTGTTGTGCCAAGTCACCTGAACCGAATGAACCATTTTGTCCTGGGATTGGGTTAACACCTGGATTAACTACAGCACCCATACCTTGTGTATTTGCACCATTAGCATACATTGCATTCTCATTTACACCACCGAAACCAGCAGCAATAGAAGTTGAGTGCATTTCAGCGTATTCACAAAGTGAACGTAATTTAGCAGGGTCAGTTAACTCAGTAACACCTAAACGTTCAACGATTGGTTTCCAACGTGTGATCGCACGATCCATGTCAACTACCAAATTTGAATTTTTTATCATGATTGTGTTTTTTTATTTTTTTTATATATCAACTGTTTTTAGTCTTTTTTTTCCAATTTTTGAATCTTCTTGTTTTTTGTTCAAATGGATATTAAGTCCGTTAGTTACTAACCCACTCTCTCTGTTTATTAGAGTTAGATAGTTTTTTGATACAATTATATATGTATCGTAAAACGTCAAAAAAATCCAATTTTATACAAATAAGAAAGGGACCATTAAGGTCCCTTTCTATCTGATAATCAATATTATTTAGTATTGATTAATCTTGCTCATGAAAGCATCTACGTAGTCAGTAGTGAAATCAGCCGTTGTATTTGCTGCTGATTCTTTGATTAAAACAGCATCTGTTCCTGTAACTACTTTCGCAAACGAACGCGTGTTCCAGAATGATTTAACATCTGTTTTAGAAGACAGGTGGAAATATTTTGACTCAGCAATAAGCGAAAGCTTGTTTTCCTGTGGCAAAGCATTCCATGCTTCTTTTAATGATGCAGGGATATTTTCAATAAGATTATCTTCATATGAAACATTTGTCTTATTCATCTGCTCACCAATAAGTGCAAGAACATCAGATGCAGAGAAATACTCAGCATTTTCCATCGCAAGGATGATATCGTTCTGAACCTCTGGTTCCATCAATTTGAAGTTTGTAATCTGTGCTTCATCCAAGAATGACATGAAATGCGGACGTTGATTAGCTAATGCACGTGATTTTTTAATTTCATCAAGCATAGTTGTAACAGTTTCAGTAATATTTGTATCCTCAGAATTGTTTAATAATTCATATTCACCGTCACCAACTTCAACAGTTTCTTCAGAACCCGATTTTTGAATGATAAGTTTGTTATCTGGAGTTATTTCCATTACAATACCTGTTTCATCAGTTGTAAGTATTTTAACAAGTTGTTGTAAAAGAGTTGCTTCAAAAGAAACATTATCAATTGGTAGTTCTGATCCTAATTCTGTATTATCCATTGCTGGATCCATTACAGGTACCATTACAGGTTCAGTTTCAGTTTCGCCTTCAACCCCCATTTCAGCACCAAAATTAGTGTCCATGCCACCATCAAGGTTTGCAGGTTCTTCTTGAACTTCTGCTGTATTATCAGTAGAATCTTCTTCTTCTTCTTCTTCTTCACCTGATGTTAAATCTTCAGCTGCCGGATCTTCTGTAATGATGTTAGAAAATTCTTCATCATTTCCAAGGAATTCGTTGATGTCAGCAATACCGTGAATACTGTCTTCGTCAGAAACTGACTCAAGAACTGGTGTTGTTGCTTTTAAACGTGTAACCAATTCGGTATTATATCCAACAATACCATCAACTTGCTCAGCAATGTAACTTAAATAAATTTCATCTTTGTTAGATTCATTAGCAACGTATTCAATAAAACCTTGAACTGTATGTGCTTCATTTGCAACATATTCAGCAAATTCACGTGTGTTTTTACTTTCATTTGCGATATATTCACTGAATTCACGTGTAAGTTTAGCTTCATTTGCAATATGCTCACTAAATCCTTGTGTAATTTTAGTTTCATTTGCAACATATTCAGCAAATTTTTGTGCAATTTCAGTTTCACGTGCAACACTTTCAGTGAAAAGTATATTAGCTTGTGTATTTTCAGCAACATGTTCAACAAAACCTTCAGTATCAGAAACACGTGTTTCGATTTTAGTAAGATCTTCTTTAATGTTATTAAGTCCTGATGCAATGTGATTATTATATGCATTTGTCTCATTCAACTCAGAAGTTAATTTCTGGTTGTTATCAGAAAGTTTTTTATTTTCTTGCATGAGGTGAGTGATTTTCTTTTGAAATTCACCAAGATATTTCTTAACTTGTTCCAATTCTTCTTTCACCATAGCATGTTCGTTAACAAGTGCTTTAACATCCTCAGGTGAAGATGTTCCTTCTTGAATAGAAGCAAAAATTTTAGCTTCCAATTTAGCCACTTCGTCAGTTAAGAGAAGACGCATTTCGTTGATGTCCATATGTGTTCTTTGATCGTTTTTGTTGTCTTTAAACAAATTGTTTACTTGTGAATCATTCATTTCATAGATACGATAAGCAACATCGTCTCCTATTGAATGACCATATGATTCGTTAACACTCATAACAGAAGTTGCAAACCCTGGATCAAGTACAATATCGTATGTGAAAAGTTCTTTAAGTGCAACTACACCACTAGCATTTGTTACACCAGCAGCACGAGAAGATACAAAGATTGGTTCACCATCTTCAATAATTGCTTGAGCATCTTTACCAAGTCTTGTGTTTAATAACTTAATAGTACCATCAATACAGTTGTTTGCCTCATTGTAAACAAGGTTATCAATTGTATGTGATACATTCTTACCAGCAATATCAAATACATCTGGGTGATCGAATTCACCGTATAATACACCTAAAGTTTGTTTCTTTTCGAGAAGTCTGTTCATTACAGGAACGAAGTTCTCAGCTGTATAGTAACGTTTATTTCTGTTCTCAACATCAAATTGAGTAAAGTTACCACTAAGCTTAGGTCTGTGTCGACCGAGAGTAGCAGGTTCCTGAATACTTTCTTGAACCAGCTTACCTCCACCTCGTTCAACTATAAGCACGTGTTTTTGTTCCATAATAGTTAAAACATTTTTTATTATCTATATATTGAACCCAAACGACCATATTTTTCCTAAAAACAAAGGGACACTAATAGTGTCCCTTTTATATTTTTGTTTGTTTTATATTTTGTTTATTGAACTGGTTCTTCAGTCGGAGCTTCTCCTTCTGGTTGCGCTCCAGCAGTGTCATCAGCACCTAAATCAGGTTGAGCTCCCATATCACCACCTTCCATATCACCAAGGTCTCCACCCATATCACCGCCGCCAAGACCGCCTCCGCCACCACTTGTATCGCCTGGTGTTCCACCACCACCTCCAGGAGATTCTTGCCACATTTTTTCATTAAGCTTAAGATCTTCTTCAGATAACCCAAGGTATTTCATAGCTAAGAAATCATGGTGAAAGAATGATTTATCTTCATCACGTTTAAATGCATTTTGTAGTTCACCAACAATGTTTACTTTAGCTTGTAAATTTGCTAATGCTTTTGCTTCAATAATTTCCGAATTACCATAAAACGTAATGTCTACATCACTATCAAAATCTTTTTTCTTTTCAAGTTCTGGAAAATTTAAACAAAGTTGTGTGCGTAATGGCTTTACAAGAATTTCTTTGAAAATCTCTTGAACACGGTCGATAAACTGGTCAAAGTTTTTATCATCATGTGTCATATCTCCACCAATCATGTAAATGTTACCACCACCTATTGATTTATCAAGTCTAGTTAATGGAAATTTAGTAGCATCTTTAAATGCATTCTTAAACCAATTAAGTATATCACTTTCATTAAGATCTGCTCCACCTGGTTGTAGAATCTCCATCTCTGGTGAATTATCTTCACCTTTAGGGAACCAATACTCTTTTGAGTATGGAAGGTCCTTAGAACCGTCGATATAGATCTCTCCGGTTGTATCATCAAACACAACGTAATCTTTGTAATCTGCAATTAATGTTGCGATTTCCTGTTCTGCTTGTGCTTGACTTAAACCCGTTGTTGGAATACCGAATTTTTTATGCATTGTCGCATTAATAAGGTTGAACATCAAACGTGAGCGTTCAATACTTTTCAATTCGTTATATGGTCTAATAAGTGGTTCAACATAAGATGTTTCCATATAAGTAGATCCACCAGCATATGAAATATAAATAACTTCGGCATCAATAAGTAAACGTCGAACATTACTTTCAGGAATTGTTTGTAGCCAAAATATGATTTTTGTTTCAGGATCTGAAATAGGCATTAATGTACGTGGATCTAATTTCTGAAATCCTATAATGTTTTTTCGCTTGTCATCATAGATAATTTCATACGATATGTAACCTTCTACAAGCCAGTCGCGGCAAATATCCCAAGCTTGTGTTTTAATATTAAAACCAAACATATCATAAATATTATCGAAGATATCACGAGCAGATTCACGAACTGTTTCAGGATATTCTTTTGGCATATCAACCATATCACAGAAACGTTTATTTTTACCATAAACTATAAGTTCATTTGTCATTTTTGTAACAAATGTACTAATGTCACCTTTCTTAGCATATTCTTGTAAAATTGGTAACTTTGTTGCATAATCTGCTGACAATGATGCAATAGAAGTTTTCTCTTGCATAATTGCATTCATTTTACTTGAGAAACGTGCATAACTAAAACCATCAGAATCGGTGATCATAGATCGCTCTTCGTTAGCATGTATACCTTTAGCATTAGTCAAAATAGCATCACCGTAACGTCTACTAAATTTTGATAGTCGTGTAAGTGCATTACCAAAAAATCCTGACCCTTGTTGTGGTACAAGACCCGCCAGCATATTTGTATTTTGTTGTCTATATGGATTATGTCCTGCCATTTATAGTTTAAAACAATTTGTTTATTAACGCAAGTGATTCCTGTAGGTTCTCATTACGTTTGTCAAGTGATTCATATGTTGAATTTAATTCTTTATTCATTTTTCCATAATCATTTAATAATTCTGCTATTATTTTCTTATGACGTGCTTCTTGTTCCATTATTTTTTTCTTCCAAATCTGAACAAGTTTTCCATCATCAACACCAGTAAAACGAGATGTTGACATAGTTAAGAATTCTGTCAAAATATTTGTTGATACATGATAAATTTTATTGACTAATTTGATATCAAATTCACGTATAGCCCATTCAAATCCAATTGCACCTAGTAGTTTATATATATTTGCAAAGTTTATTGAGTCAAGTGTTAATTCATTTTCTATTTTTCTTGTTGTATTTTTTTCAATTATACTAAGATTAAAATTCAATACATTATTAAAAAACATAACACGAATAGCTACTGGTATAAAATTGATAGATAAACCATACAATTTTCTTGTTCCATCACGATCAATCCAATCAATCAATAAAATTGGATTAAATTTTTCCATCTTAGATGTCTTACCACTTAAATCGTAGAACATAAAATAAAAATTACCCTTTAACAATTTATTTGCACGAACTTGTTGCACAACTACACTGTTAGAATTGTTAATTTCATTTGAAAAAAACTCCATACTTTTTAAGTACAAATCTGTTCCATATTCTTTGTGTTTTTCTTTAACACCTTTAATAAAAAAATCATTCTTCATATCATTGCTTGTACATGTTCAAATGTTTTTCAGTTACAAGCCAAAATTTCATATCACGTGTTTTACACCACTCAACAGCATGTACCCATTTGTATTTATTTTTTTGCCACGTTGCTAATTGGTACTCAAGTTGCTTTAATTTTTTTTGTGATATATTTTTTGGAATCTCTGGTTCACGTATTTCCTGTTCAGGTTTAATTTCAACAATATATCGATTAATAAGATCAGGAATCTTTGTGTTACGCGTTTCAAGATAAAAATCTGGTATGTATGTACGTCCGTGACCAACATAATCTGTATAAGGTATTTTAAATACCTCAGATCCCCAACGTAATACGTATTCATTCATATCACAATATACCATGAATTTATATTCCCATGAAGAACGAAAAACAATATCAGTTGGATCTCCAATATATTTTTGTGGATTTTGTATTTTATACTTACCTTGGTGATACTTACCAGGATTATTTGGTTTCTGTGCCATCTTATTTTATCATGTTATTATTAATGTAGCTTTTACAAGCGTCAAGTCCCTGATCATATGTCGTAGGACCTTTTATACCCATTTTGTATACACCTTCTTGAAGTACTGTAAAGTAAAACTTCTGCTGATCTTTCGTCTTTGCATTGATAGTGAATCCTTCATACATAATCTGTTCAACTGTAGTTTCTTCTTGAAGTTCTTTTTTTTCTTCTGAAGTAGCTGTACGAAGTTCTTCAATATAAACATCATCAGCTTTTGGTGCATGAATAGCAATTTTTTTACCATCAGCTTTAGAGTAAACCCAAATATCAATTTGTTTTTGTACTGGTGTGTCAAGTACCTTTGTATATTTCTTACCTGTACCCGATTTCATGTATGCAATCGTTTCATGTGCGTGGTATTCTGGATATTCATTTTCATTAGGAAATGTAGCAGAAATTGCTTTATTCAAGATGTTAAGAGCCGGTGATTCAATATCCCATTTCAATACATCAAAATCATCATTTTCAAATAATGACGACTGTTTTAATACTACTTGTGGAAGAGCTAAATGAGATAAAAATTCAATCATCTCATCTTCATCAATTTCATCATCTTTAAGACCATACAAAAGAGTAACATGTGGTGCAATTTCGCGTCCAAACTCATTTTCTTCATTGTTGTAAATATCTTCTTCATCAAGCTCTACATCAATTGTATCACCTGTGCTAAAATATCCCATTACGCAACCGTATGAATACGACTGGTCTTCAGATTTTTCGTTTATTGCTTTTGCTCTTAGTTTTGCTCTTAGTTTTGCTCTTAGTTCTTCTCTGAACTGTTCAAATGTTGGAAAATTCATATTTACATAGTGTGGTATTTTAAAGGTTGTAGAGTCCCTGACCGTTATTCGATGAGTTAATACTAACTGTTCGAATCGTATCTTGTTCCTCTTTTTTGAGGCCTTTCTTATTATACCATGTACCAATGAATTCTGTAGTTGATCGTTTATGTACTTCGGTAATGTATGCGAAGGCACTGTTTGTTTTATCTGGATTGAACGACTGCCAGTTTTGTAGAATGTTCAGGTAAGATGTTTGGATGGAATCTTTTTTATCGTCTTCATTGAAGAACTTACTTTCATTCTTACGAATGGCGTTTTGAACAAGCACATAAATTTGCTGTTCAGCAACTCTGGTTAATCTCCCAAGTCCTTTAGAAAGGATAATGTTATACGTCAGTTCAACATCATTAACTGGATTTTTCTTTGCTTGTACCATCTAGGCTTCATATCTCGTGTTTTTATACACAGTTTATATATGAAATACACAGACTTGTTTGAGCTATATAAAAAAAGTGCTTGGTTAACCAAGCACTTTTCATATTAATGTGTTATAGTGTTCTTAAATGAACTTTATCTTCTCGTTTTTTACGATTTTAATTTGTTCAGAAATTTGATGACGTTTGCTTAAAAGTCCATTATAAACTTTTTGAACTTGAGTACTTTCTTTAAGAATAATTCCTTCGTTTTTGATTGCAATAATTGCGTTCTCAACGTCAGTAAGTTTTTCCATTAATACACGTTCTTGTTTTTCAAGATCTGTACGTTTTTTAAGTTCACCATCAAGTACCGATTCAAAGAAGAATGTAATATCAGCTCCAAGTTCATGCATTACATTTTCAATAAGCGGAAGTGCATTATCAAAAGTTCTGTAAGACTCACCGATGTGACGGTCGATTCTATACTGTGCAAGTTTTCCTTTATAGTTGAATACGAAACACTCGAATGCAGCATTACCAATGTTGTAGATGTGTTTCACTGTATCAACCTTCATGAACTTGTCAAGGTTGTTGTACGTCTCTTTCAAGATCGGGTAGTAAGCTTTACCCATAAAAGGGATAAGCGGTGAGTTGAAAAGTGTTTCAAGTGTTGCATCTTTGTCAGCCTCATCACCGTTCAAGAAGATCTTCTTAGTATCTGTTTCAAATGTTACAGTTAATTCTTCAGCAATTTTAAATGTAATATGATTCTCAGTAATCTTAGAACGTTTCATAGCATCTTCAAGCGTACGTATCTTACGAAGCGTATCTTGATCGTTAATATGATTTTCAAGAAGTGTTGCACCAATACCTTGGTCATTCATTAAGAACCATTTCTCAGCAATATATGTTGCATATTCACCAGCATTTACTTCTAATACAATTGAAAATACATCATCAATTTTACCACCTTTTGACAAATAGTTTTGTTTTGTTTGTGGATTTGTTGCAAGTTCACTAAGAAACATTTTAACCTCAAAGATCCACTCATACATTTTCAAATCATTAAGAATCTTGATCTTGCGATCTTCATCGTTAGTGACATTAATACACTCTATGAGAGTAGTCAATGCTGATTCATAAAGAAAACCATTAGGCATACGATTAATTTTCGCATATAGGTCCTTTAAATTATACAATAGTGTATTATTCTTAAGTTCAGAATCAATTGATTCTAATAACACTGGAACAGAATCATAGAATGAATACTGGTTTAATGTAGAAGAAAGTGAGTTGAATATCTCATGCTCAGAATATGAATCGCATAGATTGATGTGTTCAGATACAATTGCATCAACTTCCGACTGTTCGTCCTTAAGACCAATACGGTATTCCAACAGTTTTAATTTTAATGATTTCATATAACCAAAGTCGGTTTGTAATTTTTATTATATATTAATGCTTTTCTGTAGAAAATAATCACTGTACACCATTCATTCCAGGAAGATTTGGATTTGCGCCAAATTGATTGATACCTACGTCCCAGCGGTGTACATCGTTAGCAAATAATTTACTTGTTGGATCAATAATAGGAAAATATGTATTAATTTCAAAGTTATACGTTGAAACTAATAATTCCTTTTGTGTACCATAATTTGATTCTAATACTACAGGATTATCATTTGTTCCAATGAAATTAAAGTTGGCTGTTAATGGCATTCTTTCAAAGGTATAGTTGAAGTACTTATACATAAAGAATACTTTCATCATATTTTGCCATGCTTTAAACACATCACCAACGTTATCCAAAAGAACATCAACTTTGATAGTCAGTTTTAATGGAACCCATTTAATTTGTGAGGCAATCTGTATAAGTTCTTCTTCACCTTCTTCTAATTCAGGACTATCCGATAATACAAGAATGTTGTGCCAAACATTGGGATTACTAAAATCTTCATTCAAAACATCCCAATTTGTTACAGACATTACAGCACGCGGTATTTGATCGGTGTTCATATTCACACGTTTATCAGGAACATCATCAAAAAATGCATCCAGAATATAACGTTCATCACCTAATAGTGCATAATTAACTGGTAATACTACATCATATGTTCCATTCTCTTGTGAATGATTCTTCCACGTGAGCTTATCTTTGATGAAAGCACAAAATCCTACAGCGACATTTCGCAAGTAAACATCTGAAAAATTGTATGGATCGTTAAAATTTGGTTGTTCTGCCATAAACTATATACCAGAAATCTTCTTCTATACGTGCACTATGTGCTTATAATACATATGTGGCATAAAAAAATAATTAATTATTTCTAAACACTTTCTTGTTTTAGATGTAAAAGCAACATGAGTGATACAATTGTAAAAAAATTATACTGGGCGCGTTATCGCCCAAAAACTATCGAGGCAATGATCTTATTACCTCGAATTAGAAAAGAATTGCTTGATAAAGACGAAAATGTTGTTCTTTCAGGAAATTATCTTTTTGTTGGAACTTCTGGAAATGGTAAATCATCTTTAGCTAATATTATCGCTGGTGATCATGCATTAAAAGTAAATGCTAGTTTTAACTCTTCTGTAGAAGATTTAAAAGATCGTGTTATGGATTTTTGCCGTACAGGTGATATTTTCAGCGACAATGGTACTAAGATTGTTTGGCTAGAAGAATTTGATGGTGTATCGGCAAAATATCAAGAAGCTCTTCGTGCATTCATTGAAGATCATGAAGATAATGTACGTTTTATTGCAACATGTAATAATCTTAGCAAAATATCACCAGCAATGCTTTCACGTTTTACGACAATTAAATTTGATCCAGAAAACGAAATAGAAGCAAATTTCTTGAAAGATGAATACTTTGAACGTTGTATGCTCATTGTTGATAAAAACAACCTCGAGATCAACGAGGATCAAGTAAAATCACTGATCAATATTAATTTTCCTGATCTTAGAAGTGTGCTCAAAGCATTGCAACGTGTGGAAAAAGTTGGAGGCTACAACCAAGGTGTAAATACATCATTGAATGTTGATTTCTATAATATTGTTTTCTCGGGTATAGATACAGAGAAAACATATAATTGGGTAATTGAATCATTCGGTGATAGTATTGATAATTTGCTCAAATTATGCGGACGACCACTTTGTCAATATATTTTCAAAGAAAAAACAGAATATATTGGAGCAATTACAAAGCTAACAGATCTTTACAAAGAATACTCAGCATTATTTGCTTCAGGTAATATTTTAGATCCAGTTGTTCTTGCTGTTTCTTATATCTATCAGATTCAAGAAACTATTAAAAATTCAAAATAAATTAACATGGCACACAAAGATGCATGGACTGAAATCATCAGCACCAACGTTCAGGAATATATTAGTACTGTTAAATTTTCACATCCAGATTTTTCTGTAAAAGAATTTAAAAAAGAATTACAAAACATTGTAGGAATGATTCCCGCTGTTGACCTTAAATGGAAAACTGAAACAGTTGTTAATGAATTAAAACGAGATGCTGGTGTAAAAGATTATACAACAATTACAGACAAAGTGACTGATGTAAAAGTATATTTTACTTACGTTGATAATAACGGTAAAACACAACCAGTATCATTACATTATATTATTTAAGTAAGTATGTGGATAATTTTTGATGGAAATTATTTGCTTATGAAGGCAGTATTTGCACTTCATAAAGCAAACCAAATATATGGTAATCTTGAACAACTGTTGACAAACAACATTGATAAATATATTGCACTGAATAAGTGGGATAAAATCATTATTGTTTCTGATTCAAGAAAAAAATCATGGAGAAAAGAATACCTTAACAAGTATAAAGAGAACCGTGTAAAACAAGAAGATATTGACTGGGAATATGTATTTACCATTTATGCTGAATGGAAAGCTGAAATGACTAAAAAATATTTAGTATTTGAAGGTGATAATATTGAAGGTGATGATTGGATTGCTTTTACAGCACAATATGGAAACAAACATGGAAATAACACTGTTGTTATTTCTTCTGACCAGGATATGTATCAGCTTGTAAATTTCAAAGTAAATGACAAGCGTACAACTATTCATATTCAAGTAGCTGATACAATGGGTTCTGAACTTGTTGTTTTACCTGAAGGTTGGGAAATTTGGCGTGACGCATTTGGTAAAAATACCGGTAACGATGTATTCAAACTTGACAATTCGGTAGCAAATGTACAGTTCTTCGATCGGATAGTTGCTAATTGGCAGAATGTTGAGGTCAATCATCACCAACGATTGTTTGAGAAAATAGTTATGGGTGATAAGGGTGACAATATTGATTCAGTTTATCAAACACTTACAAAAACTAGCAAGATTGTTGGAATTGGAAAAGCAGGAGCACGTAAGATTTGGGAATTTTACAATGCTAATGTTAATACACATTACATAATTGATGAAGAATTTTTTGATGATGTTGTGATGTGTTTAGAGCGTGTTAAAAACATTGAACTGCCTCATGGCGTTCGTAGAACAGTACGAGACAATATCAAATTAAATTCTAAATTAATTGAACTTAAGTGGACAAATTACCCAGACTGGGTGATGAACGAAATTGTTGAAAAGATTGAAGATTATTTATAATGGTTAATTTCAATCACTCTAAACCTATTGATTTACGTAAGTCTAAACAAAGGCAGGAAAACCAAGTATATAGTACAGAGACATGGATGCTGGAACTTGTCACTTTTGATATTGTTCCAAATCGAAGTTTTTCTTCTGCAAAAATGCAAGATATGATGGATACATTTTTGAATACATACGACAGCGTAAATCGCTTTAACAAATGACTGAATCAGAACTCACAGAATACGTCAGAGGTGATCTGAACGAGCTTGGATACACTACGTATGCTGAGGTTTGCATGAAAGGTGGTGGAAGCAAACGCTGCGATATGTATGCACGTGTTGAAGATGTTAATCATCCAAATCATAATCACACAATTGTATTTGAAGCAAAGCTTTCATTTACATTTAAAGTACTTGAACAGGCTTATTACTGGAAAAATCGTGCACATGATTGTTACATTATTGTTCCAGCAACTTACAAGAACATGTCTTCACGAAAATTTGCTCGTGAAGTATGTAAATTATTAGGTATTGGCGTAATGGAAGTCAATGTAACTCGTGGTAAATACCATGTAACTGTTAAACCAACAAGATGTGATCATCCAAAATTTCCTACATTGTATGACGAGCAAAAATTAACATTAGCATCTAATGCACAGAATGAGTATGTTACACCGTTTAAGATTACTGTTAAAAATATTAATGAATACATGGAACACAAGGATCAGGAATACCTGACAGCACTTGTGAAGAATATCAAACATCATTACAAAGGCGATATCGGTGCAACAAGAACAATTCGTTATTTGATTGATCAAGGCGTTATAAAAGGATACCACATAATTAAAGAAAAGAACAAACTTTTATTAAAAAAACATGGATTTTAAAACTATAGTGAACTGTATGTTCCAAAATAAAATACAATGGAATTCATTAAGTGATAAAGATAAAGAAGATTTTTTCTTTATTATCAATCGCTATATGTCTAAAAAATATCCAATCCATGCACAAAAATTTAATGATAAAAATATTGATAAAGCTACAGCAATGGATATATGGTTTATGTTTATGAAACGTGAATCACGTGTTCCATTTTGGTTTTGGAAAGGCCCAACAAAAAAGAAAGATCCAGAAATTAAAGGTTGGCAATCAGTAATGGAGTTCAATGATATGAATATGCAGGATATATACACATTATGTGAAATGTTTCCAAATGACGTCAAAGAAGAAGTTAAACGTATTGAACTTATTAGAAAGGAGACAGAAAAATGATTATTGATTTTTGGGAAAATGTGCATCTATTTAATGATGCCAAAACATTGAAAGAAAAAGCACGCGAATACTATACAGAAGATTTTATATCTGATTATACAAAATGGAAAAAAAACTTATCAATGTTTAATTCACTTGTTTACGACGATATGCTTGATAATGATATGGATCCTACTGTATGGGTGGATATGACATATGATGTATTCTGTCAATCTGTTAATGATGGTATTGAAGCATGTATCGAAGCTAATGGAACAATTGTTCCAACAGATGTAACAAATGTATTAAATGACATGCGTGTGAATCATCTTTACGTAATGCTTGAGGCAACAAATCATAAACGATTTACACTTGGGTCAATCATGAGTAGTATAAAAACAGTAAAATTCTTGTAATGCCATTAATTCCTTTTAATTTAGAATTAAAACTCAAATCAGAGTTTGAAAAGTTAGAAAATAAATTATTTGAAGCACTCAAAGATAAAGCTGACGGAATTTATCATATCCAAGAACAATTAGATAAAGTAATGTCAAAAAATATACCAAAAGGTAATTTTGATGCCGAGGCATACAAGAAAAAACTGTGGGAAGTCATTGCCCGTGAATGGGCTACAGCTCTTGCAAAACAACACACAAAAATTCTGGCTGAAGATGTATCAAAAATTCTAGCTAACGAAATAACTGCTTATATCAAAACTGCAACAGTTGCAGTTTCAGGAACTACCGGAATAATTACTTAATTGCAAGTAGCTGATCAAGTTTGACAGCAACTTTTTGACCAAATAAGAATGCTTCTTTCTTACGTCTCTTAACATGTCCTGGATAAGTAACGTTTTGTACAAGAATTTGCTTTGTAGCACCTTCAATATCGCCTGCCTTGAGTTTCTTTAAGAAATCAGATTTACGCATGTTACCGATACCCATATTGTACGTAAGCGAGATCATAGCATCATACATGTTTTGTGATACAAACACTTTACACTTTTCATCTTTCATATCACGCATAATACGGTCTACACCTTTTTGTGCATCTTTAATATCTTCTAAAAGTAAATCTAATGCTTGATCTTCTGTAATAGTTGTAACATTTGCTCGCATTTTTGTAATTGATTTACGTTCAGCATGACCATATCCAATAGTAATCATACCATCTTTAATATCGTATGCTGTAAGTACAGGTTTACCACTACGACCTTCTTCATGTTTTAGAAAATCTATAAGTGTATCAGAATATGTTGTTGGAGTTTTAAACTGTGTCATATCTATATCTTCCATTGAACCGATCTTAAGATCACTAAATAGTGAAATTGTATCTTTTTTTAATTTTGTATAATCATTACTTGTTGCTTCTTTTGTAGAACCAAAAGCGTAACTAATATCAGAAAGTGCAATTGATCCAGCAAAAGCTACCAAAGCATACTTCACTATATCACGTTTCATTGTGTATGGAAGCGTTACAATCTTATCAAGTACTTCAGCAAAGACTTTCTTAAAACTTACATTCTTTTTACTTTCTTCCTGAATATCATTCTTAATCATCAATACGTCTTCACGCATACCATATGGTAATGTATCAAGATAGCCAGTTTCAAACGATGAATTGAATTCACGGATGAGTTGATATTTTTTAAATTCAAGAAAATCTGTAATCATACATTATATATCCAGAATTTTTACTATATTTGTAATCTAAACAAATGTGTATGGGAACTATTTTAGTATGTCTTATCATGATTGGTGGTGGTTACAGCATGTATCGAATAATGAAAATTGCTGAAAAAATCTTTACTACAATCAGAGATATTGAGACACGAGCAAATGCGACAAACGATCTTACCGAGCTAGAAGGATTATGGGATGAGCTGATTACTATCAGTAAAGAATCATTTCATAAAACAACTGGCGCACGAGTAAAAGAAGTCGCGGTGATGCTAAAAACAAAATATAAAGTACTAAAAGAAGTACAAGGTAAATAAATTTTACCTATATTTGTAATCTAAATAAGAAACAAAACATGGAAGGTTCACAAAATGAATTTCAATCATTTAAGGATTTATGTGCTGAGATTGATTATCAATCTGTGTACACATATGAGCAGCGTGTAGATTTCTTTAATAAATATAAACTTTCAACTGCAAAAAAATTCATCAATCCTGTAATGTTACTTACAGAACACTTATTGAAAGCTGGTGGTCAATATACTGAATATTCTGGATTTGAATTCAATGGTATATCACATTCCGGTGCCGTTCAATCTGCTTTCAATAAAAAATTAGAAGAAGGTGTAAATGATTTTGTAACCATTGATCAAAAAGGTGAAACAACTTGGGTGTATCGTGTTTTCCATCATCCATATAATAACAGTTTACAAAAAAGAGAAAAACTTGAAAGAATAATGTTTATTGAAAAAAAAACATTGGTAACTTTCAAAATTTCTAATTTTACATTTTTTCCAGTTCCAAATTATTGTTTTTATCGAGCGGCTATTGAATTTTGTAAAGATTTTGGGTTCAATATTAATTTTAAAAATTTTTAAAAACAATTATAAAAATGGGCGGTCAAGCACTAAAAAATACATTTACTAGACGATATCAAAAAGATGAGTTCGACAAAATCGCACCAGTGATTAAAGAGAAATTATTGAAGGTATTTCCAAAAGTAGATATGCCAAAATATTTTCGATTTAAACCTAGTTTTGGTGATGCAGATTTTGTATGTATGGCTACGGATAAAAATATAGACTTTGAGAAATTCTTTGTTGATGAATTTCAATCGAAAGAAATTTTTAAGAATGGTCATGTTTATTCAATTGAATATAAAGAATTACAAGTAGACATTATCATAACACCAGAAAAAGCATATGAAACATCTTTATCATATTTTGCTTGGAACGATTGTGGAAATTTAATTGGAAAGGTTGCACATCGTTTCGGTTTGAAATGGGGTTACAAGGGATTGGTGTACAAATACACAATCGATGGTAAGAAACTCGGTGAATTTGTTATCACTACTGATTACCGTAAAGCCCTTGCATTTCTTGGATTTGATGTTGCGAGATACGATGAAGGATTCGACAATCTGCAAGAGATCTTTGACTTTGTTACATCTTCAAAATATTTCAATCCTTGGATGTTTGATTTTGAAACATTGAATCGTATCAACCGTGAACGTGATCAGAAACGTGCAACTTATGCGGCATTCGTTGAACACGTTGCACCAATGAAAGAAATCGGTAGAGAACAATACCATTATTTCTATCATGATAAGAAAGCGTACCTTGCACTTATTGATGCATCTTTTCCAGGGTTTTTTAGAAAATATAGAGGCCTTGAGAAAAAAGAAGAACGTAAACGTGCAGTTCATGCTTTGTACAATGGTAGATTGATTATGGAAGCCTACCCGACATTATCAGGTAAATTTCTTGGAACAGCAATGCACGCATTTTCTGATTCATTCGCAAACCTTGAAGCAATGGAGGATTGGATTCTTGAAACAAATGATACAGAAAAAATTCTGGAACATTTCGCAAATATTACACGACTTACGCTTTAAGTCAATTATTTTTACTATATTCGAGACATGCAAATGCAACTTCAAAAGATACAAGATATTTTAGGTAATGATTACATCGCGATCGTTATTGATGGTGATTTCATAAAAGAAATTATCACAGGACTTACTGATAAGATCTCTGATTTTGACAAGTACAATGAGAAGTTGCTTGCACGTAATCATGGAACATACCACATCACTGTGTTCAACGTAATGGAATGTCAAAAGAATATTGATTGTTTACATTATGCTGGTACCACTATTGATGATGTAGTTTTCAAAGGTGTTGGATCAATTGAGAAGAACGAACAGACAACAATGTTTGTCGTTGTTAATTCTGATACCATTCAGAAAATACGTTGTGATGCTGGATTTGCTGACAAAGATCTTCATATAACAGTTGGATTTACTGACAAAGATCTATTCCATGCACGAAAAAATGAGTGCAATGTTGTAACCTTTGCTGGTTATTTACGATCGCTTGGATAAATTAATTGATGTTTTTTTGAAAAAAACGCGGTAAAAGTTTTTTTATATCAAATACTTTGCTATCTTCGTATTGTTCAATTAATAAATACAATATGTCAGTTACTTATTTTAAAATTCAAAATCTCGATAACAATACACAAGAAGATAAAATCTTCGCTATTGGGAAAGCTATGTTAGAGTTTTTAACTGAAGACGAAATTGATGAATTAGTATTTGATACTTACAAAGACAATGAGATTGCAATAGCATTCTTACCTGAGTACAAAATTAATCGTCTTCGTACTGTATTTGTTGATGCAGAAATTCTTATTGAAGAAATCGATATCACTGATTTCATCTTAACTGGAGAAATTCAAAAAAACAAATTCATGAGTGATATTTTCAAAGATGAAAACGCATTGGTATCACTTGAAAAATTCTTACGTAATAATTTAACAGCTGATTTAATCTTGGATAAAATCAGTGATTTGGGTGTAGAGTTTTTAACTGAATTAGATAAAGAAATTTTAAGCGCATAAAAAAAGCCGATCAAATTTGATCGGCTTTGCTTTTATTTAATTTTGTAGAACTTACGCTCCAGCTGTTTGGCTTGTTGTACCAGCAGCAAGTTTGTTAAGACCTTTAGCACCTTCTTTGTACATTACAATAATTTTATCACCTTGATTAAATGTTGATAATGTTCCTAAATAATTATTTTTTGCTGCAACTTTGTTGACAATATCTGCAGAGTAAGGAACTGTTTTATTATCTCCGTGTTGTTTGAAAAGAAGAGTCTTTCCAGAGAATTTACTTTCAATTTCTTTAATACGTGCATCAAATGCTGTTTTCTTTTCAGCAATTTCTTCTTTTGTACCACCTTTAAAGAATGAACCTAATCCTTCTTCAAGAGCTGTAGCATCCATTTCTTGTGCACCTGGTTGAGCATCCATACCCATACCCATACCCATACCGTCACCATCTTGAACGTCAGTTTCAGAAGTTTCTTCAAGTGAGTTCATTACATCAAAGATCATTTCTAATTGCGCGTCGCTGAGTACTGGCTCTGCATCCTGACCTTCTTCAAGTTCAGCTGTATAGTCATTGTATTTTGCCATGTAAGCATCCTTAAACGCATCAAAAGTAAGTTCGTCAGATACTTCTTCTTCTTGTGCTCCAGGTTGTACATCAGTATCAATCGGTTGCGCTGTTGCATCACCGTCGACACCATCAAGGATGTTTTCGTTGAGACGCGCATTTTTGCGTTCAGCGATAAACTGATTAACTGTAGTGTACATATTTTTTTGTTTTTCTTTTTATATAGTATTATTATAAACTGGATTATTGTACAGGTTGTGTCTGAACTCCTGGTTGAGCTTGAGCTTGAACTTGAACTCCTGGTTGTGCTAATGGCTCTTCAGTTTGAACAGGTACGAGAGGTTGCGCAGCTGGTTCATTTATTTCACCTGTAACAGTACCGGTATTATCTGGTTCTTCTTGTACTAATGGTTGTGCTGGTTCAATTGTGTCTGTTGCCTCACTTGGAGCTGCACTCATTTCACCTATAATTTTAGCAACAGGAATAGATTCAATATTCAAATATGTTGATTTAATAAAAGATATAAAAAGCTCAGCCATTTCCATGTCACTAAACATTTCACGTGGATCTACACCATTTTCTTTTTTAGCTTTGCTTACGAAAGCATTAATAAGTGATCTAGGAACTTCAAATGTAGCACGGACATTCCACATATCACCCATCTTAAATGTTGATTCGTTAATTGAACCAAGTCGTTCTACAAGGATTTGTTCTTTTGTTTTTAACATGATTGTTATATTTTTGTTTTTATATATCAACGGTCAATACTTTATTTTGCTAGACTGTAACCGGTAATACCACCACCAACAAAAATAAGTCCACCTGCAGTCATGAATATAGGTTTTTTGTTTTTTTGAAACCATTTTCCAAATTTTGACTTGGGTTGATCTGTTGGTATGATATAATTTTGCATAGAATTAATTTTTAAATCTGGATCATCAATTTTATATTTTACAAGTATTGATTTATCTTTTTGTCTTTCATATGTTGTTTGAATATTAAACCTGTAATCATAATCAAAAGTAAAAACTATAGATTCATCTAATTTTATTGATGATTTCCATTGTAGATTCTTACTGGTGTCAGCTTCAGCAAAAGTAAGTTCAGTACCCTTTGCAAATAATATAGAGTCACCAATCATCCTTCCTGGGTTTGTTTCAAGTGTTTCAAGAATAAATCCTTGACGTTGAAGTTCTGCTTGTGATGATGCAATTAGACCTTTGATCTTTGTTAATTCATTATAATACGCTTGTTGTTCTTTTGATAATGTTTTAAAATAAGCGGAATTTACAAGATCATTAATATCAATCTCAGGTGACTGTTTTGACCACACTAATTTACCATCTTCAAACTCTTTATGAATTGAATCATTAAGAGCTGTGATTGTTTGTTCATATCGATCAAATCGTTCGTTCACATTATTATTGTTATTCCACATATAGGCTCCAATTAAGCCCATAACGACTATTGCAAGTATGTAGATTATTTCTCTTGTTTTGTTCATTGTCTGTGTTCAGTTTTTAAATTCAATTATGTATATGTTTGACTATAGTATTTATATATCATATGTGGCACACTTTTAAGCCATTTTTATTTCAGCCTAGAAATTAGTGATACAATATATACTTTAAAGTCAATAACCAAACAATTACACAATGGCTGTTAATTCACGTTTCATACAAGTAAATCCAGATGCTCTAATTGAGTTTATTCAAGATGATCAATTATTCTACGAAGACGAGTATTCAATTATTCGTGATGTAAAGAATAATACAACTTCTTTTGCATTTAGTGCATCAGCAACGGATCCGGATAATTATAACAAAATTCCTGATCAACTTTATTTAATTGATAGTTTAATTAATCGATATGGTGTTGCAGATCCTACAACTAAATCATTTTTACAGGAATCACAGTTTGTAAACAATCAGCCATCACGTTTTGATAAGATCAAGATTTGGTTTCCCATTCATTATGTATTTCCAAATGCTACTGGGTTCTATTTACGTTTGTCAACAATGGATTATAGTAATCAAACGTCATATAATCTTGCAAACTTCTTTTTAGATACATCTCTTCCTGGTTCTCAATCTAAGATTGTCAATGAAACAAAACCATTTAGATTAAATCAAAAACTTTGGGGAAAAAGTATTACACTTTATGTACCAAGTGTTTATGATGAATCACGTCTTAGAACTGGTAATTTTCCAGATCCTGGAACGATTAATACCAATTTAACATCAGGTGTTGGTTTATCACAAACAAGTCCAGTATATTTTGATTTTAGGTTTTTATCAAGTAAATCTATTATTCTTGGTGAGACAACATATATTACAACACCACAATTGATTACAAATTTATCTCAAGCTCCTGAATATAATACATTAGGTGTTAAGATAGAACACGCAGATGATGGAGATTACTTTAAAATTAATGGACTTTACAATGGTTCAGCTGGTGATTTTGAAGTATTTATGAATACGCTTGAAGAAAGTGGTCGTAGAAGTTATATTATGTATTCAATTACAGTATATGAAGAAAATATTCCTCAAACACCACAAGAAATGTATGTTTATCAAGATTTTCTTCGAGGAATTGAAACATACAGACCAGTGCTTAGACATACAAATACTGTAGCAAGTATCAGAGTTGATATGAAACTTATTAATGCTGTAGATGGATCTGTTATTACAAAAACAGCAGAACTTACACTTACGGGGAATGAAGTTGCTAAATATGGTAAATATGTTACACCTATTAATGTAACCAATGCAATCAAACCTAAATTATATAACTCTAAACCAAGTCAACTAACATTACCAGCAAATGACGTACTTAGTGCACATTTAAAACGTAGACCACAAAAGAAAACAGAAATCAAATTTGTTCCATATCCTGTTCTTACAGATAGAAATAATATTGTAGCACAAGAAGTCACAACATTAAAAAATGGATCTACTTTTGCTGGATTTGGTGATTTAACAATTAAGCTCACACCATTTGATAATGTGTTACGTTTTGCGATATACAAACAGGGTTCAAGTAGTGATGTTTCACCATTTGAGATTCCAATTGCTAATACAACTGTAAATTTTATCATTAAGACAACCTCTAAGGAAGTTAGAGTTCCATTGTATATCAATTCTAATGAAGTTAATTTAGGAGGTGGTGTGGTAGTCTTTAAACTCACGTCAGCTGATATGACTTTGATTAATACACTTCAGGCACAAACAAATGTATTTTATATAACGCTTACAACAAACGGTATTGAAACGGCTTTATATGATGGTAAGTTTGAATTATTATCTAATGCACCACGTAAACCAATTACACAAGTTCTTTCACAAATTAATGGTAGATCACTTGTAAAACGTCCTACATTTAATAAAGGCGTAGATGATGTTAGAGTTACAAATATTGTTTCACAGTTTTCATTAAAACAAGATGTGATATCACAGCTTAAGAATGTTAGTTTAACAACAAATCAATTAAAAAGATTAAAGTAAGATGAGTAATTTAACAACCCTCAATAATCAATTTGAATTTACACTCTCACCTTCTTTCATTCCAGAAAGATTAGAGAAGCGTTATCTAGGACTTCTTGGGTCTAAAAGAAAATTGTATAGAAGTGTGATTGATTATATTAATTCATCTATACTCACAATTACAATGCCATCATTTACAATGGATGTTGCAGCTAATCCACAAGTTACTAGAAGAAAAGAAATTCAATACAAGGCTGTAGGTAATGTATATGATATGTTTGACAAATCTGTCACAATAACTTTTAAAAATGTCGATTCAAATCTAAATTATTTAATGATACTTGACATATTAACAAATCATTATCTAAATACAAAACGTGTATATGATGATAATATTGTAGTTACTGTTGTTGACGAAAACAGATCAGCATTATATCATATACAGTTCAGAGAAGTTATTTTTACTGGACTCAGTGATAATACTTTTGCATACAATGATGCGGTGATTGGATCCAAAACTTTTACAATGACCTTCACTTACAACTTCTTAGATGTTGAATTTGTCAAAGATAAGGTCGATATTATTTCAGGAAACAATTACCAGATGTAAATATTTTAGTATTTTTTTAAACTTTCATTAGTTGGCACTGTATAAATCATACTTAAATATTTATACATGATAAACACAGCAACAGGTACAAACATTGGGTTTGAAGACGAGACGGCACAATCAATGGAATTTGCGATAGCTTATGCAACTTATAATGCAAAGAATCCATCATCAGTCGTTCTATCAGACTCAGTAGTCACAGGCATATTGGTGTCGAAAGATGGCAGATTAGCCATTATCGATATCAATAATAAGGCACAGGTATCCGTACCAGTGGACTCAATGGAGAAGTCTATCTTAGATGGACTCGAGGTGGGTAGTTCTACTCAAGTGTACATCACATCTATTACTGATAGTAAACGTGAGTACACTATTACTGGTTCGTTGCACCGAATCCGTATGATCGAGGTTGACAATGTGCTGCGTTCAGCATACGAAAACCGTACGATCATGACCGGTACACCAACCGAATACAATGACGCAGGTTACACTGTCCTCGTCTATGTAAATGACGAAGAGGTGGCAATGTTTATGCCACACATTCTTACAGATGTTAACAAATTACCAGATCCAGCATCAATCATTGGACAAGAGATCAACTTCTTCATTGAAAAATCGATTGAGAACAAGACCTCAATGCTGGCTTCCCGTAAAGCTTACCTCAAAACACTGATCTCAGCTGAAATCAAGAAACTTGTTAAAAAGGAACTTTACAACGGCCACGTAACAGGAACAGCACCATTCGGTGTATTCGTTCAGTTCAACGAGGCACTTACAGGTATGATTCACAAATCAAATCTGTCGGCACAAGCACAGGAATTGCTTGAGAAAGGAGAGATTTCAAACGGAACAACAATCGAATTCTTTGTAAAAGATATCGACGTTGAGAAAAAGAAAATTTTCTTGACACAAGTACTTCGTGAATCACTTTGGGATTCAATTCAAATTGATGACATCCTTCCAGGAAAAGTTATTAGTGTTAAACAATTTGGTCTACTTGTTGAGCTTGATTACGATACAAAAGGGTTTGTATATGAAACACAATTAAACAAACCATTATCAAGTTACAAACCAGGTATGGAATTTGATGTTTATGTTAGAAGCATAGACAAAAACAAACGCCAAATCGCTTTAGGTCTGAACTAAAAAAGTTCAAAAAATTATGGAACAGCACACAAACCGTTTTCATGACATCAATAAAGAAATGGCATCTTATATTAAAGGTGCCATTCATGATGTTGCTACGGAAAATTCAGGAATTTACGAAAGACTTTTCTTCGGTGAAGGTGAAGTGCTCCAAAAGTACGCCTTCAATTTCAACTTCGGATTGAATTATAACCCACAGCTTGATTCACTTGAAAAAGGATACGATGACATCGCTGAAGACATTAAGTTCTTTCTTGATAATATCGTAGCCAAGATCATTGAGATCAACATGAATGTGAACTACCGCAAGACTACTCGTCTCGGTGGATCCATCAAAGTTGATGGAGTGACAATTGAAAATCATTATCTGGTTGACGATTATACTCTTGATAGCGATGCAGGAATAGCAGATCTTGAAAATTATGTAAATGATTTACAAGTAGTTATCTCAGAATCACCTAACGGTTACCGGTACACACTCTCCTTAGAGATCCCTATATATGACGTAAAAGAATTGTTCCTACAAGACTGATTCTGGATTACATGTCAATTAAATGCCTGCTTCTTAGTTGAAGTGGGCATTTTTCATATATAATCCACACAAACCGTATTAATTTTAACATGGCTACAAAACAGAAATTAGCCGTTCCAGATAAACAGTTTGTCTTCAACTCAGATAATATCGAAGATATCATAGATAAACAGTCGCAGGGTTTCGCACTGCCACGTTACATGAATCCATGGTTTAAGAACCAAATAGGTGTGAGAAAGGCAGGCGTTGTTTACGGATGGACACAACACGAAGTGGATGAATTCACTAAATGTGCACTTGATATACACTATTTTGCAAACACATACTGTAAAATTAAATCAGAAGATGGACAAGTCCGTCAAATGAAATTACGTGATTATCAGTACAAAGTACTTGATACCTATACCAAGAACAGATTTACACTTAATATGTCTTCCAGACAAACAGGAAAGACTATAACCGCAGCAATTACATTATTACATTATTGTATTTTTAATACAAATAAAGGGGTGATGGTCGTAGCAAATAAAGGTGAAACTGTTATAGAAATTCTTGATAAAATTAAAAACATTTATAAACTACTTCCGTTCTTTCTTAAACCAGGTATTATAAACTGGAACAGTAAAGCTATTGTATTTGACAATGGATGTCGTATTAAATCACAAGCACGTTCTAAAGAACCAGCGATTGGTTTTACTATTGATTTTCTTTATATGGATGAGTTTGCACACATTCCACCTAATACAATTAATCACTATTATAAAGCAGCGATTCCGACAGTTTCATCCATCAAAGGATCAAAGATTGTCATTACATCGACACCGAATGGTGCCAACCTTTTCAAGGATTTGGTCATGGGGGCACAACTTCCAGAAGGTCATCCGGACAAGAACATGTACAAACTTATCAAAGTATACTGGCATCAGGTTCCTGATGGTAAATTCGAAGACGGATCCTCGGGAACTAGGATGGATGCCAAACTATATCCATCCGTATTTGAAATGCGTAATCATGACCTAACATTGCATGAGGTTTACCAAGAACTGAAATCATTTGGATTTAAGGTAGCTAAAGAATCAGAACAAACTGAAACTGGTGATAAACAACTGATTAGAATTTTTCATGAACCCAATAAAACAGATATTGAACTAATTAGAGAACTGAAGATAAAAGGTGAAATTCCTATTATTCAGTTGATGAATATTAGTAACTGGAAAGAACAAGAAGTTAAATTGATTGGTGGTGAAGAAGCATTTAATCAAGAATACAATATTCAATTCATTGCTGGTTCAAAACGTGTACTTTCTGTAAAGAAAGCTAAAGAGCTTGAAGATCGTTGTATTAAGTATACGAATGTTGAAATTGATGCTTTTAAACGATTGAGATTTAAAACACCCGAGTTTAGATGGCATCCAGAATTTCAACCATCTCCAGAAATGTTAGGAGACTATTATTGGATGACATCTACAGATGTTTCTGAAGGATTAGAGTTAGATGATAGTGTTATTAATGGTTTCAGACTGATGGTAAGAAGTCCTGAATGGCTTATTGAAAATAAAGTAAAATCGTTATATGACGCATTTTATTTAAAACAAACATTTATTTATCATACAAATTTTTTAGATCCAAAAAAAGAGCTTCCAGAGTTATTTTACATTTTACATTTTGAGGTACTTGATCCAGAACGTGTTAAAGCTGTTGTCGAGTACAATGGACCTGGTTCCACTATGCTTGCAGCGCTTCCTGGAGTTTTTGAAAGTAACAATGATTATGCAACACATATAATGGTTCGTTATAAACATAATAAGGAAAATAAAAAGCGTAAGATTGGTTTAAAAGTAACAAAGAACAAAAAAGAATTTGTTAAAAGTTATATTGGCTGTGTAGATTCGGATAAGATGTATATTGATGAGGAAATGACACTAGGACAGGTTGAAAACTTTATTAAGGTTCCAACACCGTCTGGAGATATTACTTATAAGGCTGATTCAGGTCATGATGATGTTGTGATGACATTGGTAGATGGATGTACGTTTTTTGATACACAAGAGTATAAAAATATGTGTCATTCTTATTATGAAGAACTTCCTTACGAAATACAATATTTAATAGATGGTGCAATTGATCTTGAGTATAATCCAAACGGTGTATCTTATAAAGCACTTAGTGGAATACTTGCAAAAAATAAAGGTAACGGTGTTCGTGCAAATCGATATAGCGGCGGTCAACGCAGACATAGGTAAAAATGTACTACTAACCAGCGGATTTGAGTCAGATTTGCTTAATATATAATAAAAAAGTTTTCAAAGACAAATGGATTTTAACATGTCTGACTATAACCGTACAGGTGTATTCATAGAAGAAGTTAACGGTTCGCAGTTTGAAACACAGGCTCCACAGGAGACTATTATCAACTTCGTTCCAGGATTTTCTCGTAAGGGTACAGTATTTAACCGTCCGGTAGTTATTAAAAGTACTGCCGACCGCAAAAACACGTTCGGTGACATCGATCGTTTTCTTGAAAAGAAAGGTTCATACTTTCATCGAACAATAGATATTGCACTACAGACTGCGCCTGTTCAAGCTATGAACTTGCTCAAGACAACATCACTCGATCAATTAAATTATGCATCAATTTCATTATCAGCACAATATGATAATGAAGCAATTGCAACACGACAGTATGACGATTTCTTTAACAAAGCCGGTTTTTGGCAGCGTGATACGGATTCGTTCCTTGCTTTTGCTAAAGATACTGAACATATGATTCACTTTACAAACGTATCAGACAAAAAGATTAGTTTCTTTTTGTTCAAATCAGCTGCATCAGGATTTGATATCACTGCTGAGACATGGTATGGTGGTAAAGACAATGTTCCTACATGGATGAATTATAATGACTTAATTTCAGATTACATGGTTCGACTTGTTGTTGTTGGTGGTGACTGGTCTAATTACCCAATGCTTGGTGCAGATACTAATTGGTCTAAGTATTTTAATGGTAGTGGTCTTCGTAAGAATAAAGTTGATGATTTTATTCGTGATCGTAATGTATCGCTTCTTGCTGATTACACAGCATCGCTTATACCATACTTTACAGTAAATAATCGTAACATTTTCATCGAGACATTGGTGAATACACAAACTGATAAAACTGGTCTTTTTTGTTCATTCGATATTACAGCAGTTGAAACAGATCTTCCTAATGGAAATATTGATATAATTGGTCAAACACTTGTTGGATTAGAAAAGTCTAAAATTAATTTTATGTCTTACCAAGATACAATTGAAGAAGTTGATAGCTATGAAACAACTGCGCTTGATACACTTGGAAATGTAATCGGTATCGATTCAATCTCTGGTAGAACAGCTGTTAATACAAACGGTAACATCTCAGGTATGGTGAACGTTGCTCTTGTTGGTCCAACAACTGCTACACCGTCTATGACATTTGTATCACTTGGTTCAGCAATCATTAATAATGCATCTGTTGCAATTACTGGTACCGTAGCATTTACAGCAATCACTGGTACTGTTGGTGTTGGTAACTCATTCTATCGTATTGATACTGTGTATGTAGCTCCTACGGGTGCACTCACTGTGTTAGATGGAACTCCAGTAGAGTTTGTGTCAGGTACAGCAATTGGAGCTGTTACAGGTCTTACGTTCCCAGCTAATTACCCAAATAATTCTATTGTTCTTGGATATATTTTCCGTGAAAAAGATGATGCTGGTGTTTATTCAGCTGCTTACTCTGCTGTTGCTATTCAAACTGGTGTATCAAACAACTTTGTACCATTGACTATTGGTACAGTTGGTACAGATATTATTGTAGCAGCAACGGCTACAAATATCTTAGATATGACATTTACTGGTACTGCTGCGGCTACTAAAGCACAATACATTGAATATAGACGATTACAATTTTTTACGGAACTTGTTACAAAATATGTACTTGCAAATTCAATAATTATTGGAGCTGCTGGTATTAAAGTTGATCTTACATCTGCTTCAATTACACACAATATGACTTCAATTATTGGTGATAAAAATATTGTAATTACTGTAACAAGTACAGATATCAGAACAGCTCCGGCTGCTGGTGACTTTGTATTCTACTACAACGATAACGAGTTTACAATTGGTCAACTTGGTATTGAAACACGTCAAACAGTAACTGGTACTTCTGGTTATGGTGTTGTTTCAAAAAACTCTGAGTTCTACCAAGATTTTTACAATGGTATGATTAATACTAGCGATTATTTCTACGAGAAAGCTGCTGTTTCTACACAACCATTTACTTTTATACATTTTACAGATCTTACATATCCATTAGCTATTGGTAATTATATTGTAATGCATAACACTGATGCTGCTGCAATTGGAATTGGTGCTGGTGCAAATACATTCAATGCTCGTTTCGATGCTAATATTGTAAACAAAGGTGTATTTACAATTGGTGAAGGTTATGCAAATGGTGTTGTTGGTCCTATCCAAACAGCTCTTGGTGTAGCACTTCCACTTAACCACATTGCATTCTCTGTTACTGAGCTTGTTTCTAACGAAACTGTTGCATTAGGACTTGATATTTTTAATCAAGATCGTAAAGCATATTTGAAAATGTACAGTATTGGTAAAAATATCAAAGTAGATTTCTGTAATGATGCGACACTTACTGCACCATTCTCAATTGCTGGTGGTCTTGCTGCTATTAACACGACTATCAATGTATATTCAGGAGAAGCTAGTTATGAACAAACACTCGAGATTGAACAACACGTATCATATGTAATGACAGATAACAAGGCTCTTATTGATTCAGTACGTTATCCTGAAGTTAAAGTTGGATCTTATGTTCGCGCTTACTTTGATAACTCTGAACTTGAGCCTGGTGAATATCCTAAGAAATTTGCTCGTATTATTAAAAAAACTCCGTGGTCTGGAAACGCAACAAACGGTGTTCAGTATTCTGAGATTACAACTGATGTTAAGATTGATATTGCTGATTACTCTGGTGACCTTCAAACAACTTGGTATACAACACTTGAAAGTTATGTTGATACATACAAAACTGTAACACTTAATGGATTCAATGTTCAAGCAACTTCGGTTCCTAATAATACTGAAACACGTCAAGAAGAAATTCTTAATATTATTGCTAAAGACACACCTCTTTACAAAGCAATTACCAATAAGAATACGTTCAACTTCCGTTACCTTATTGACTCTTTTGGACTTGGTTTGTCAGAATTTTCTAAGCAACAACTTGCTGATATTACAGGTAAACGTAAGAACTGTATAGCATTCTTAAATATGCCAAGTGCTAAGATGTTCCGTGATTCAAGCAATCCTTCATTCATCAATGATGATAACACGCTTAACCTTGAATACGTTCGTTTAGGTGGTAATCCAGATCAAAACCCTGCATTCCTTTACTCGTTTGCTCAAGGTGATGGTAATGATGATGGTCGTGATACAGTTGGTTACTTCTTCCCATATGTTGGAATCAGTGACAACGGACGTCCTATGGATTTCCCACCAGCTGCTTACGTATGTAATACATACATGCGCAAAAATAACTCTGCAATCCCAGGTAAGTACAACTTTACAGTTGCTGCTGGTACTGAAGATGGACGCGTTCTTGGAATCGCTGGTACTGAAATGAACTTCACTGAAGATGATTACGTATCAATGAATCAAATGGGATCAAACCCAATCTCTTACGCTAAGAACATTGGATGGTATATTGAAACTGAATACACAGCTTCTCAAGCACCTAAATCAGCATTGTCTTACTTACACGTACGTGAGATCTTGATTGACCTTGAGAACGAGCTTTACGCAATGTTGTTCAAGTACCAATACAAGTTCAACATTCCAGCTGTAAGAGCTAAAATCAAACGTGAGGCTGATGACATCTGTCAGAAATACCTTGATCGTTCTGCAATCACTGCGTTCACGAACGTAATTGATGATACGAATAACACTGCCGATCTTATCGACAACCAATTCGGTCTATTGAATACATACATCACACCGGTACGAGCTATGGCAACTATCGTCAACGTGATCGGTATCCAATCAAACGGAGCAGTTGGTACAAGTACAGGATTCAACTAAAAACAAATACAATGAGAAAGGCATCCAATTGGATGCCTTTTTTTATGCTTCTACTTTTTCAGTTTCAGCAGTAAGTACATGTTGAATTTGTGGAAGAATCATTTTCTGAAACTTCATACTCACAAATTTAATTCGTTGATGCTTATTATCACCTACTGCTTGTCTAAATACAAGACCAGATAAGTGATCTGCTAATTTTGCGTAGTTCTCGTTTGTGATGAGGTATGTCAGCATTTCGTTTTATATTTTTTTTATTTTATAGTGAATACAAAAGTAACTGTTCCAGCCATTGAACCTACGCCAGTCCATGCAAAATCAGCAAAGCTCGGTTGACCTTTTCCAGTTGTTTTGTCATAAATTTCTTTTCCAAGTCCAGCAAGAATTGCTGTTCCAAATCCTATAAATATTGCTTGTTTTTTACTTGCACCAAGTTTATACGATACAAAAGATGATGTATAGGATATTACTGTACCTGCTACAAAATGCTTAACCTTATCTGGTTGAATTTGAGATTGTGATAAAAAAGGTATTAAAAAAAATAATAAGAATTTCATAAAAAATATTTAATAGCAAATATAATAAAAAAAAGGACACCATTGCTGATGTCCTTTAAAAATTTACCTAAAAGTATGAAAAAAGTATCTATTAACCGTTTTTACGGAAAGTTGATACACGTTGTGAACGGATGTTAGAGATGTTTGTTCCTACGATTTTTGACATCGCGTTACGTACCTCGTCACGTGTGAAACTCATAGAGAACACAAGTCCGTTTGATGTTTGACCTGCAGGGAATGCAACCCATAGGTTTTTGTTTGTACGATTAGTGATTTGACTCACTGTGTACATTGCTTTGATCGTTGCACCTTTAACAACTGCAGAGTTAACTGGAGTCTTTGGTGTTACAGATTTCGCTTTTGATGCTGTTTGTGTTTTTGATGCTTTAGTTGCCATAATTGTAACTGTTTGATTTTGATTTGAATTATATTCTTTAGGACTATTATAGTCAGGTGTTTTAGGAAAGTTTAAACCAGTGCTTAAAATTAGTTCATGTTTCTTACGAGATGGATTTTTTTCAAAGTAATCCATAGCTTTTAGTACATTACTTTAAAAAGTACCTGTTGTAATAAATTTATCATTGATATACAAATCAGACCATGGATAATACATTTGAATCTCAATCGTCATATTATCGAATATTTGAGAGTTCAAGACCAATCATGAGCGCCACATTGTCTTCTTTAAATAAAAGAAACTGGTCAAACATGTGAATGGTAATGTGATCCGAAGGCGTGATGCTCTTCAGGTACTTATTATTAAAAGTCCAGATTTCATCTTCAACTGTTGGAAGATCTGCAACATGTACTGACCATCTTGTATCAAAGAATTCAAGTTTACCTTTTTTTACTCGCATCGAGATTGTTTCACTCTTATTAAGAGCAGATAGTTTCTTGATATCACTAAATTCATCACCAGTCATAGTAAATGAAAAGTTTGCAAGATCAGGATTCATCTTATTTTCAACATCTTGTTTTGAGATGTCTTTAATTTGACGGTAGTCACCGGTAACAAAGTTGAATTTCAATTTACCGTCTGTGATATACATCATTCCAGCAATTTTGTCTTTATCCTTGTAAGCTAATCGACCATGAATAGGCGTTTCTTTTGCAAGATACAATTCTAGATTTTTCACAAAGTTACCACCATTCAAAACAATAAAGTCCATAATGATTGGTTCGTCAGCTGTAATGAATTCCTCAACAGGATACATAAATGACTTAAACCCGTGAATGAAATTATCTTTTCCTTCACGTGAATAAAATAATACATGTTCTTTATCGATCTTCATTTTAATCATTTGATCGATTCTAGTGAGGTCTTTCAATACTGTAATAATCTCTTTTAGATTGGCACGATTGAACTCAAAGTTATAATCTCGTAAATTACTCATACGAATTATACTTGTTCCAGATTAATTTGTTTGATAACTGAACGATCTACTTTTAAAATTTTTGATGCAAGACCATGTAAAATAGTATTTGTACTATCAACACAGTAATCATATAATAATTCAATATGTCTATCGGATAATTCCAATGCTGTATTATCACCAGTCTTATCCATTACAGATTGTGTTAGGATACAGATAACGTTAAAATCAGTAGATGCTTCCAAAACATCGCGTTCTGGAATAGATAATCTAATTGATGTGAGTGTATTCATATGTCTTAAATGTTATTAAAATCTATGTTTTTAGAACTATTTTTTAAAAAAGTTTAAAAAAATGTGGTAAAAGTTTTTTTATATCAAATACTTTGCTATCTTTGTATTGTTCAATTAATAATTACAAATATGAAAAACAGAGAATTCGCAGCAGCAGTAAACGCAAAAGCAGCACACTTAAGAGAAATTAAACGTGAAGCATCACAACGTTGTAGAGCACGCCAAAAAGCAATCCTTAATGGTGAATTGTTTACACCAGAACTTGCTCTTCGTTCATTGCAACCAAAAGCAATCAAAGTTGAGAACTTCAAAATGGAGATTGGTAACAAAACCATTCGTCTTAACAGAAATGGTGGTACAGCTGTTGCAATGATTACAGCAGAAAAAACTGAATCAGGAACTGTTAAAACAAGAAAGTCTTTCAAAGACATTCAAACAGCAGTTCGTGAATTTATGACAGTTACAAGCACAGTAGCTACTGCATAATTGAAACAAACTACAACGACAAGAGGATCATTTGGTCCTCTTTTTTTTATTAAAAATTATGCCACATATGTAATATGTATGCATATATGCACATATTTAGACTTTGATTTATATTTTTTGTATAAAGTATATGAATTATAAATTAACCATTGAATTAGTACCTGAAACAGCGTGGTATTCAAATGTACGTAGTAATGTTACTCGAACAGAATGGGATAAACTCCGTAAGGAATGCTATAGAAGAGCTGGACACAAATGTGAAATCTGTTCATCGACCGGACTTGTACAAGGATTCAAATGGCCTGTTGAATGTCATGAAATATGGGATTACAACGATGAGACACATATTCAAAAATTGATTGGTCTTATCTCACTCTGTCCTTTATGTCACAAGGTAAAACATCCAGGTCTTGCTGGTATACGCGGTGAATCGGATCTTGTTATCAAACAATTAATGCATGTCAATGAAATGTCGAAATATGATGCGACAAGGTATGTATCAAGTGCTTTTCGTATATTTGAACAAAGATCAGAACACAAATGGGAGTGTGATATCACATACTTAAATAATTATTTACAAGGACCAAATGATTGGATTACTAAAACAGATTGAAAAGGAACAGATAATAGCTATTCTACGCTATCCTGTTAAATATTTTAAAACGCTTTACATTGATTATGAAAAGCCATATGTTTCAAGATTGCAATATGATCTTGGAAATGGTTACAGATTATCATTTCACAAAATTGAAGAATGTGATACAAATGAAGCGCTTTATCATCCACATCCTTGGCCATCAGCTATTCATGTAATTAAAGGATCATATGAAATGGGAATTTCGTATTCAGAACAAAATTATCATTATGGTCAAGAAAATGCTAACAACAGTTTCCAATCCGAAATCGTAAAAAATGAAGTATGTAAACTTGTTGTGAATGATGGTTTCTATTATGAGATGCTCAATAGACATGGTTGGCATTATGTAAAACCATTAGATCAATGTTCAATGAGTGTAATGCTTATGGGACCAAAATGGTATGATGGTAGTCGACCAACGAAACAGTTACATGAATTGGATCCAGTTGTTGCTAATAATATTAGATTGGAGTTTTTGAATTATTATCTTGATTTATTAGTGTAAAAGTTTTTTAAGTAGTTTTATTTTCGTATTTTTGTACAAAATGAAAATCAATGGGAAAAGAGGTTAGACTTATCAAGGTTGATGGTGATGCGAACAATAATAAGTATTACAACATGGTCGAAAACGGTGATGGTACTTTCACTGCAACTTACGGACGTGTTGGAGCAGCTAAACCGCAGACCGATACTAAACCGATGTCGAAATGGGATGCAACATATCGTGAAAAGACGAGTATCAAGAAAGGTTATGTCGATCAGACAGATCTATTCATTGATGAATCAGTAACGATTGATGTTGATGCATCAACAGGAACTAAAAAGAAATCAGTATTTAAAGATTTTCTTTCATCAAGATCAGCAGCAGTTGTACAAATGGTACGAGATCTTCAAGGTTGGGCAAAGGGATCGGTAGAACGAAACTATACCGTAAGTTCTGAAGCTGTAACACAGAAGCAAGTTGACAAAGCACAGGAAACACTTGATCAAATTGTAGGTTTTCAATTAGATGCTAACAACATTGCTGAGTTCAACAAACTCTTGCAGACGTTTTACAGTATTGTGCCTCGTAAGATGAAACATGTGAAAACACATCTTGTTGATCCTGATTCTGATCTTACTGAACGTAAGAATGAAATCATTACGGAAGAACAGACAACACTCGACGTTATGGCAGGTCAGGTAAAATTGAATGCTGATATGAAAGACAGTGATGTTGAAGAAGATCAGGAAGAAGTTGAAACTGACATTTTGAAATCATCTGGTCTTGATGTTATCGAAGTAACTGATGATGCTGTGATCAATAAGATCAAAGGTCTGATGGCTGATAACTCACGAAAATTCCGTAAAGCATTTGAGGTTGTAAATACCAAAACACAATCAGCTTACGAGGGACAAATTAAGAAAGCCAAAAATCAAAAAGAAGAACTTTTCTGGCATGGTTCACGAAATGAAAATTGGTGGTCTATCCTTACAACCGGTTTACTTATTCGTCCATCCAATGCCGTTTATTCTGGTTCAATGTTTGGTGATGGTATCTACTTTGCAGACAAGTTTCAGAAGTCATTTGGATACACGTCAGGACGTGGTTCATACTGGGCTGGTGGAAATGCCAATACAGCAATTTTAGCTCTTTACAATGTGCATGTGGGTGAACAAAAGATCATCAAACGCCATGATTCATCTTGCTACAAATTGTGTCATTCAATCCTTGCAAAAGAGAACTGTGATTCTGTATTTGCACAAGGTGGAATTGATCTTCGTAACAATGAATACATTGTTTATCAATCACAACAAAATACAGTTAAGTATCTTGTAGTTGTTGAGGCATAAAAATAATTTACTACTTTTACTACTACTTTTACTACTACTTTTACTACTACTTTTACTACTACTTTTTAAAACCGGTGCGTTTCGTATCGGTTTTTTTATTATATTTGTATTGTTCAATTAATTATTTATATGTCATTTACAGATTTTTTAGGAGCAGAGCTAAATGTTGGTGATGAGGTCGTTTTCATTTCCCGTGGATACAGAGACTTCAGTCGTGGAACTGTTGTTTCGTTTACACCACAAAAGGTTCGCATTGCACATATTCATCGCAATATACCAGATTATGCAAAGTTACTTTTGCAAGATCCATATCAGTTAATCAAAGTACCCATTCAAACAAAATAATTATGAAACTCTTTGGAAATAAAAATTCAAGTGTTGTAATCATCAACGGTAAGAAATATACTGGAAGTGGTGATATTCAGATTACCGATAATAAGATTCTAATCGGTGGAAAGGATGTGACAAAGGATCTTGAAAATTCACTCACTGTTACCATCGAGGTCCATGGTGATGCATCGATAGATGCTGATTGTTGTGAGAAAATCACGGTGAACGGAAATGCTGAAAGCGTTAAAACAATGTCAGGCAGTGTTCAATGTCAGAATGTTGCTGGTAGTATCAACACACAGTCAGGTGATGTTCGTTGTGGTGATGTCGGAAATGATGTAAAAACAATGTCAGGTGATGTAACAGCTAAATCTATTATGGGTAAGGTGAGCACTATGTCAGGTGATATCAAACGTTAAGGATATGCAAGTAAAGATCAAAAATATTGTAGTACACAACAAGCTTGAACTGATTAAGCTTCTTCGTGTAAATTTGGGTTATACAATGGATAATTGCATGAAGCTTGCAACACAACTCAGTGATAACGAGACAATGGAATTGGATGAACATATCACATATGCTATACATGAGGGAAGGGATACTAAATGTATTACTTTCGATTTCGATAGGGAAGAAGAACCTGTATACAATCCGTATGCTTATCAGAACGATCTCGACTACATCGATGCGAAGGGATGGTATGACTCATTACCTGAGACACAGAAAGAATTTGTACGAACATTGGCAAGGGATTTTGTCCCTGGTCCAGCAATGGGATAAAGAATGGAAAGCATGAGATTAAATCAAGAATCAAATCGTGAGATAACGGCTAAGGTTCGAGCAATCAAACTGATGGAAGAACAAAATAATCAAAATGACATTTGGATGGATTCTATTGTTACTTCAACAAAACCCAGTGCCGATTCTTTACCAGGTTTCTATGAACCGGCTGCAAGTATTCAACTTGGTCCACTGACACACAGTACAAGAATTCCTGGAATAGATGAGGATCAGGCTGTCATTATTCGTAACGCATTGACACATAATGAGTGTGCACAATTGATTGAGTTTATGAATCAATCAGACAACTTTGAAGATGTTGGTGTACAAGGAATGATGGATCAGAAAGATGAACGTATTGGTTCAAAACGCACATCAATATGGGCTCCTGAAGTTGCACACCAAATCTGGCAACGTGTAATGCCTTTTCTAAAACCAAAAATGTGCACAAAGTTCACACCAACAGATTGGTGGCAAGACAATGATGTAGACTATAACATGTTTTACAAACCAATCGGTATGTCGCCACTATTGCGATTTATGCAATATGAAAACGGTGGTCAACATTATGCACATTATGATGCATCGTACATTTATCCTATTTCACAATACCGTACATTAAAGAGTGTTGTGATTTATCTCACAACAAATTATGGTGCTGCAACACGTTTTGTAAAAGACGGACAGAATAGTATTCCAATAAACGAACGTAATCATATGGATTGGGATCGTCCAGTTAAGGATGAGGAGATTATTGGTAAGAGTGAATGCATCAGAGGAAATATTTTGATCTTTGATCATCGTTTGTGTCATGATGTAGAACAATACCTTGGAACTGAGAAACGCATCATTATTCGTGGTGATATTATATACGTTGCGTAATGACAAGACCAAGACCAAAAAAGAATAATCGAGAAGTTCGGTACCAATCATTACAAATTAATTGGAAACTTTTGTTCAAAATGTTGTTTATATTTGTTACATGTGGTATTATTGTAAATCAGTGTGAATCGAATACAACATTAAAACTCGAGAATGAAATTTTACAGTATGAACTTCTTGAAAAGGACAGTATTATTCATACACTGACACCAAAACCTGTCATTGAAAAAAAGATCGATTCTATTAAAGTAGAATCAATACAAGTAAAACGCATACCTAAACCGATAGTAGTTGATACAATTATACCGGTTGAAATTATACACGACACATTATAATGGATACAATAGAAAAACATAAAGCCGAACTAAAAGAGTTCCAAGATGAATTAAAATTAGTTTATCAAAGAAAACGTTATCTAGTTTCTATGATTGAGAATACGGTAAAGATAATTGATGAATTGGAATCTCCTGTTATTATTTCTGCACCAACAACAAGTCAAGTATTATGGAATCGTGATATGCGTATCTGTGTTGATTTTATTGAAAAACACGAACGTGTTACTTCAAGACAGATTATAGATCATTTGAATATGAATTTGAAAAATCTGTCTACGCGTTGGAAAAATGAACTTGACGGAAATCTTTTCATGAATTACATGGGTAAAAGATTATCTGAGAATCAAAGAATCAAGTCATATAAAGATCCGGATAAGAAAACAATTACTTGGTGGGAAATTAAATAATTTTTTTTTCTCTTTTTGCACCGCCGTATCATTTTTTTATCTATATTTGTAATGTAATCAAAAAGCAATATATGTCAACAGCAACACAAAAAGAAGTTATCCAGGTAAATACTCAAGACTTGATGCGAGTTCTTACTCAAGTTAAAGGAGCTAAACCAGCAACGATCTTAACAACTACAGAAGTAAAAATGAACAAAACTGGTAATCCATACCACGGTCGTATCACAAAACAAGCTGTAGCAAACATTTTCTTGAACTACAATTATGAGAAAGCAGTAAATGCACGTCTTGTAAAAGAAGGTAAAGAAGCAAATTTTGTTGCAAGTGCACCAGTTTGGGGTGAAGCAATTCCAGGAACACCACTTGTTCTTTACAAAGGTTCTTTGTATTTGACTGTTGGATACCTTACAAATAACACACCGAAGTCTGAATACTTCTGTGATGGTGAGCCTATTGCAAAAGACACAATCGCAGATTACTTGAAACCAAAAAGTTCAAGTGCTGCTAAGCAAGGTCTTGAAGCAGAAGACGAAGTTGTTGTTCGTAAATTCAAACTTGAGTCAATCAAAGAAATCCGTATGGGTGGAAAGATTTACCAAATTATCGCAGACTAATTACTACTACTGTCAGCGTGAGAAAGGGATACCCAACCGGTATCCTTTTTTTATTTTTATCGCATTTTGATATATAATTCAAATTTGTAAAAGAATGCGAAGATAAAAAAAGGAGGATCAGTGTCTTTTAAACGTCAATCACACGTCAAGAAAAGACCTAAGGTACATGCAAAAGCTGGTAGTTCTAAGAATAAAAATTCAAAGAATTATAAGAAGATGAATCGCGGACAAGGATAATAAAAAGGAGCTAATTAGCTCCTTTTCTTTTTAAACAAAATTACCAAAATAGTGTATACAGTGCATGAAGTTATGGTTTCTCTCTGATGCGCACATTGGTAAGTACAGCGCAGATTCTGATCGCTGGCTAAATCTCATGCGTAATTATTTCTTTGAATTCTTTATTCCTTTGTTGAAGGAGAATGCAAAACCAAATGACAAGTTTTTTTTTCTTGGTGATCTTTTTGATAACCGCACATCGATCGATATGCGAGCTCTTACGCTTGCTGTGGAGATCTTTGAAGAACTTGGTAAGATAATTGAATGTCATGTTCTTTTAGGTAACCACGATCAACGTATGATGAATGATCCAACAATTAATAGTGTTGTTTCAATTCGGAATATTCCAAATGTAACCACCTATTCAACGGATTGTGTAATTGATGTTGATGATCATAAAATTCTTATGCTTCCATGGATTCATGGAAAGAATAGTGAGAAAGAAATCATGACCAAACACAAGAATTGTGATATTCTTTTGTGCCATTCAGATTTGAATGGTTGTCGAACACAACTATATCCCACTAGACCACTTAATCGTGATATCCTTGATATTGATGATTTTGCTGGTTTTGAGCGTGTATACTCTGGACATATTCATATTGTTCAAACAATCAAGAACTTCACCTTTGTTGGAAGCCCGTATCACCTCGATAGGAATGACGTGGGGAACCGAAAAGGTGTTTGGGTATATGATACTAAGAAGCGTAAAGATGTGTTCATAGAGAACGATTATTCACCTGAATTTATTAAACACAAGATTCTTCAATCTAATGATATTGTTACTCTTCAGCAATTATTACAAACAAATAATTTTATTGATGTTGAGATCAGTAAGAATTTATTTTTGAATGAACCAAATTTACGTTTAGAATTTGATAAACTTAGTAATAAGTTCAGGATTGAGAACATTGATTATATCGATGATATTGAGGTTGAGAAAAACGTTCAGAAGGAACAATCTTATGTTAAAGGATTGACAATCAAAGAAGCAAGTGAGGCTTGGTGTGATCGTATCAAAATCAATGTTGATACAGAATTATTTACTGAGATTGAGTTCAGACACTTGATGAAAGGAACAATTGAAAATTGTTTCAATCTTCTTACTGCGCAAAAGAAATAACGGTGCTTTATATATGGAATTTATAAAGGTATTCTATTTTTCAATATGTAAAATCTATATAATTAAAACACAAAAACATCTTAACTGTGCTCGTGGAATATATAACGTTTCAAGCAGAAAAAAATGTAGTTTAATTGATGTTGTTTTTGTGTCATAATATAATTATTTTAAAAAAAACTTTTACACTATGCAATCAGAATTGATTAAGAATGAATATCTGTCAGAACAGGATGTCATCACACTACGTGAATCTTTTGTTCGTAATTATTGCGAACAAAAAAATTGGGACAAGAATAACCTAGATTTTGAACAGGTACTTGAAATCCGCTCACATAATGAATGGAAAGCACCTGGAATGCTTAAGGGATAAATTCCATTCAAACATATTTATTTAATAGTACTAAGCCCGTGTAATACGGGCTTTTTATTTTTAAGTAGTTTGCATTACGTATCTATTTATTTACTATATTTGTCACAACAACATTAAAGAAATAATTATGGCTGAATACTTTGCATTGTGCATTCCAATTTTTCTTGGTCTTATTGCATTTTTTCTATTTAACACAAGAGTTACTATTGGTGAAGTGATTCTTCCGACTGTTGCTTGTATGCTACTGATTTTTACAATGAAAGGTTGTAGTACATCTTACAATACATCGGATACTGAATACCATACAAACAAAGCTTACAAAGTTGTGTATGAAGAAGATTGGAATGAATACATTGAAAAAACGTGTACTAAAACAGTTTGTACAGGCTCTGGAAAGGATGAAAAGTGTCATACTGAAACATACGACTGTTCATATGTAGATTATCATCCAGCAACATATACACTTATAGATGATGCTGAAAATTCATACAGTATCAGTCCTTTAGAATTTGAAAAAATTTGTAAAAAATGGCATGATAAGCATTGGGTAAATATGTATCGTGATTATCATAATAATGATGGTGACAAATATTATGGTGAATGGAACGGTGATATAAAAACACTTATTACAACACACAGTACACATAGTTACGAAAATCGTGTACAAGCTGCTCGATCTATTTATAACTATGAAGAACTTACAGAAAAGGATGTAAAAGATAATCGTCTTATTGAATATCCTGATCCTAATGGTTATGAAATGCCAGCGATTCTTTCAAATGATGTGAAATTTCCAAAGTGGAAGCAAGATGAATTAAATCGAATCAATGGTATTTTAGGTGCAAAAAAACAAGTGCAAGTATTTCTACTTGTATGGAAAAATATGCCGAGTGATGTTGCCGAGATGCAAAAAGCTTACTGGAAAGGTGGAAATAAAAATGAACTTGTTATCTGTGTGGGTGTTGATAAAAATGAAAACATTGTATGGAATAATGTATTTACATGGTCTGAAAAAGATATTGTAAAAATCAAAATTCGTGATTATTTATTGGATGAACGTGGAAAGAAATTAAATATTAAAGGTTTAAGTAAATTTACAGAAACAGTTATTGTTAAGGATTGGAAACGTAAACAATTTAAAGATTTTGCATATTTGCATATTGAACTTACACGTGGACAAGTTATTTGGATTTATATCATGACAACAATTGTATCTATTGGACTTACAATTTTTATAGTTGTTAATGGATATAACCCAGTTTATACTGTATCAAAGTTCAGTACTGATAAGATCAAACAATTCTTCAAAAATCTTGTATATAAGTTGCGTGTATTTTTTATAAACATTTGGACAAAAGTTGTTAAACTATATTCCAAAATACTAGCACACTTTAAAAAATAATTATTACTGCATGTTATTAGACGGATTAGAAAAAGCATACAATAGTGCCATAATTAAAGGATGGGATAAAATTTATATTGCGGTTGATATTCACGATACAATTGTTCATGGAAACTATGTCGCTGATGTATTACCAACAGAGTTTCTGTTTAGAGCAAAAGAAACGTTAAAGTATCTATCAAAACGTACTGATGTATGTCTTATCTTGTACACATGTTCACACCCACATGAAATTGTTAAATACCAAGAGTTTTTTTCAAAACATGATATAAATTTTCAGTATGCAAACTGTAATCCAGAAGTTCCAAATAATGCACTAGGTTGCTATACAGATAAACTATATTTTAATCTATTGCTTGATGACAAAGCCGGATTTATTGAAGACGATTGGTTGATAATATTCAATTTTTTTAAATCAAAACAACTTCTTGTTAAATCTATAGACAAACGAGAAAATAAAACTAATTAATAATGAAAATAGCATTTCACAATTTCTTAAATAGACAGTTTGAAAAAACAGCATCAGGTACAAGATTACACAACAAAGACAGAGCGGAGTATATGACACTTTTTAATAAAGCTGCACAGTTCCCTGGTAATGTATTTACATCAGACAATGATTTCTGCAAGTACGTTATTATTGAAAATCCTTTTGAAGATATAAAATCTCCAGTCATGCCGCTGACTCTTGATCTATATCCATTTATTCGAACATCTTATTCTGCACGAGTTGAAGGAGAATTACCAGTACTTACACGATTTGTACAACTTCCTCCAGGTTTTGATCTTCCAAAGGCTAATTATCTAGTAGGTATTATTTATACTACTGAACATTTAGAAAAAGAACATGAAGCGAATTTATATTATGAAGGTGAAAAATTTCGAGATTTTATGGATACGAGTGCTGACTACGGTTTAATTTGTGTATTAGGTACAGTAAATGCTGAAGCCGATCCTTATGTACCAGTTACAATTATGCGAAATGCGCTTGGAATGTCAGAAGGTGGAAATGGTGTAAAACTAGACCGTGAAATGTACATGAAAAGTGTTGAATTCTGGTCAAAAAATATTATGGTCGGAAATTAAATAAATAAGTTTTTTAGAAAAAAGGATCAACATTGTTGATCCTTTTTTTTCATTATATGTAAATAAAAAAAACAGTACTATATCTAAAGATAAGTTTATTAATAAAAACATTGAAAGTGCTTATTTTATTAACACTGTGATGATATATAATGTAAATTAATAAGGAAAAATACTCATGACATTTGGATTAGTAGAAATAATGACTGGTATAGGTGGATTTCTTACTATTTACATTATTAATAATGCACGTCTTAAAGAAGGTATTACTGATTGGGTTTTAGGTGTATTTGGACGAAATACATACGATATAACTGATCATAATGTTCGTGAACAGCTTAAAGCACTCAAATTTGATTCAATACTTAATGAATTTGATAATAAGATTAAGACTGATCTTTATCATTATTATGTTGAAACAGTTTTAAATACTATGCATGATCTTGTAAGTGATATATTAGATAATCAAAAGAAAATGAATTTTTCGGCACTTAAGGCACATGTTAAAAATAATATGTACGATAGATTATCTAGTATAGATATAGAAATTGATAAACATGTTTCTATGCCTGATCAATTACAAGAAAAATTTGACAAGTTTAGAAACTATTTGACAAAACAACATACGTATTCGATTGATAATGCTCTACATGCATCAAATAAAAAGTTACTTCTTGTTCAAGTTTTAGATGCTATTGAAAATAATAGTCGTTGGTTTCTTTTTTACACTACTGAGATGATGGAAAATTTTAACGGTCACTTTGATGCTTTATCACGTAGTGATGTTTTCATTAAACAAAATTAATTCTTTGCGTTATAATACGCATGATACCTACGTACAAAGAAATTAGATTATTAGCAAATAATATTCAGCAACAAGCACATACACTTGCTACATTACGCGGTGTAAAATTCGCGCGTGCTTTGAGTATAAATATTGCAGTTATAGGACGTATTATTGATTTTCTTGATAATCTTAAAAGACCACTACCAGAATATATTGAATACAATAATCAAAGAATAGCAATATGTAAACTATTTTGTAAACGCTCCAATGATGGTGTGTTACAACATCTTGTTGTTGAAGGTAAAAATTTATTTGATGTGGATATTGATGATCCAGTATTTATAAAAGAAATGAATGATTTATACTCTAAATACGGTGAAGATATTCATCGTCAAAAAAATCAAGATAGTATTTATAATATGGTAGTTAATAATGAAATAGGTCAAGAATGGATTGATCAATTTGTTAAGATAAAAGAGGAATGGATTGATGAAAATATTACAGTTCAACAGATGGAACTGATAATGTATTTTATAGAATGAAAAAGGGTATCAAATTGATACCCTTTTCTTATTTTCTGTTTTTGAATTGTTCAAATGTTGGAAATTCAAGTGATTCATTCTCTGTTTCATCTTCAAGTGTTGAATCATCTTCACCTTCTGTATCTGTTTCTAATTCATCTTCAGTCCCAGTTGCATCAGCATTAACATCTTCAGCTGTTTCCATTCCTGGATCTTCAACTTCAGGTTCTGGTGTTCCTTCTAGTGTTTGAGTGTATGTATTGTTAGCAAGCTCCTTACCAGAAGCGTCCAAAACTTTAACTGACATCTCTGCTTCATTTGTATTGATTTCAATATCAAAACCATTAATTTGAATCTTCATAATAAGACGTTTATTTTTATATATCAAAATTTTTAGTATATTTGTAACATGAATAACAAATATTGGTGGACGCCTGAAGAAAAGGGGCTTACACCAGAACAGATTGATATAAAAGTTGAAGAACTCTGGCAAAAAAGTCTTGCTGAAGTTACACATTGTTGTCCAGATTGTATTGTTAGTCCCGGTGAAGCTCATGAATTTCTGTGTGACGTTGCAAGATGTATGTCATGTAAAGGACAAGCATTAAGTTGTGGTTGTGAAGATATTGGTGAAGATATTTGGACTGGTTTATGGCCAGGAATTAAAGAGTGTTACGAATTAAAACTTATTTGTTGGTCTGATCCAAATCGTATTGGTGGAACAGATTGGACTTTTGATTTGAATACACTTGCTGAAATAAATGCTAGAAAGAAATGGACAAAAGATTAGAACGAGTATCACGACATATGTCTAAATTACTTAGACATGATAGTGAAGGCCTTGTAATGGATAATGAAGGTTGGATACAGTGTAGTGATTTATGTAAGCATACAAACATTACATTAACAGAACTTCGTGATATTGTATCATCAAATGATAAGAAACGATTTGCATTTGATAAGTATGAACAACGAATTCGTGCATCACAAGGTCACTCGAAAGGTATGAATATTGATATTACAATGCCATGTATAACACTAGTTCAACAAGATTTTCCAATATATCATGGCACATCTATGTCTATTGCACAGAAAATTATAGGAACATCAATCCTACCAGGTGAACATATTTATGTACACTGAACAAAAAATCTTACTTTGGCATGGAAACGTGCTAGACAGCGTGATCGCGACAATCCAGCTCTGGTTGTTCTTGATGTAAAAAAATACCTAGCTGACGGAAATGTACTTTATATTTCTGAAAATGAAGTGTATCATACAGGAGAAGTAGATGGAAAATATTTACGTATTGAATAATTTTTTAATAATTTGCACAACCTATTCATTTTTTATCTATATTTGTAAGGTAAATTAAAAATAAAAAATATGACTGAAGTATTTATAACATCTTCGACATCCTACCGCATTGTAAAAAACGGTATTGAAATTTTTGAAACAAAAAACGCTCTTGCATCAATGAATGATGTATTAAATACACTTGGTTTAAATGCAGACGAAGTTTCAATTTTTTCAGGAGATGGTAATTTTGCACAAGAACATTCAATTACGGGTATTGGTGCCTATCGTGAAATTTTAACAAATTACGATGCAAACGAAGACGAAACTCAAAGTGTTGACGAAATCATTGCTGAGATGAACGGCGGAATGAAAGCACGTAATGCTGATCGTTATCGTCACATTGTAACACAAGAAACACCTACAGTTGAAGACGAAGAAGAAACGGTAACAGATAAACAATCTGAATCAAATCAACACGTACCAGTGGGAGCTGTTGAACGTCCAGAAATTGGTAATCTTATTTACATTGATGGAATGAAGAGTATTCTTCGTACAATTCTTGGTGGTGTTGCGACAGTATCTGCAGTTCATGATACAAATACTTATGTTCCAAACGGTGAATCGGATTCTTATATTGACGATCAATACGATGAAGAAGACTATAATGGTAATTACAGCGGTGAAGAAGATATTGAAACCACTGAGGCTAATATTATGGTTGAGATTGAAGAGTTCCCCGGAATATACTTCTCTTGGTCAATGTTACGTGCACGTCAAGAAGAACTTGCAGCACAGTACGGTTACAAACCAGCACAACAATTGTAATTATTGATAAAATAAAAAAAACGTTTCAAATTGAAACGTTTTTTTATTTCGTAATTATTAAACAACTATCATTTTGTGATTTATAATAAAGAAAATAAATTACGTATGGTTTCAGCTCTTACTTCGACTGCAAGACGTCGAAAGCTACCGCAAGGTTTCACACCGATGATTGTTGAAGAAACAGATTTAAATGCAAATAGCATTTCTGTTTTTGATAAGTTGATGCAGGAACGTATCATATTTTTAGGTGTAGAAATAGATGATTACATCGCAAATACGATTAATGCTCAATTATTATATTTAAATTCTGAAAGTGCTGATGAACCTATTTGGATGTATATCAACTCACCGGGCGGAAGTGTTTATTCTGGTCTAGCAATCTATGATACAATGAATATGATTGACGCACCAGTTTACACTTGTGTGATGGGATTAGCTGCTTCAATGGCATTTATTCTTGCTATTGCTGGTGAGAAGGGTCATAGATATGCTTTACCAAACAGTAAACTAATGTTGCACCAACCACTTGGTGGAATTGATTACGCACAAGCTACTGATATTGCAATTCACAACGATGAAATTCAAGATCTTAAAAAAGATATAAACACAATAATTGCTGAACACACTGGTCAATCGATTGCCAAAGTGAAAAAACTTTCTGAGCGTGATACGTGGATGAAAGCTAGTGATGCATTAGCTTTCGGAGCAATTGATGTAGTGCGAACAAAAAAATAATGATACTGAAATTAAACAATCTTTTCAGATCACTATATAAATACTAACAAAGATACTTCTGATAATTATCAGAGGATGTTCATTGACTTCTGGGGGTGACCGATTTTGATTTGCATTTGATATGTAAATAAGCATGTGGTGATAGTATAATTTCACCTTAAAAAGAATACACAACAATAAACGCAAACACTAAAAATTCTGCAGCTTTCGCACAGATCGCAGCAGACCTTGGAGCAAATGCAGTTACGACTGTAAACGATACGGCTGATATCGTTGAATTTGCAGCCTAAGGTACTCCGAAAGGACTTAACACAGCACAAGAGGTTCTGACACGCCTGAACAAATGTGTCAACAAAGTTTTGTATGTCTTCACAAGACATTCTATTTGGTCCGCAAAGAAAAGTGGAATAAACATGTAGAAGGTTTATCCTATTGCTGTAAAGATCGGGGTTTGATTCCCCGCACCTCCACAAAAAAGGCTTCAAATTCTTGAAGCCTTTTTTATTTCATAAAATCTCGGTATATTTACTAAAATTGTAAATTATGATTAAATCCAACAATATCAAACGAGCAATAAAGAATATGTTGAACAACATTCATACACATTTTATATTCAATTCAGGTTTTCGTAAAGTATTTTTTACGTCTATTGTTATGAGTCTTATGTTTCCGCTTATTTGGCTTATGGGTTATAAGGATAGAGATCTTATTGTTATGGCACAAAGAAATAACATTACTCAACTTAAATCAGATACAATCCGTTTAAAATCAGAAATGATTGCATATGTTGATGACGTGAATGCTTACAACGAGTTGACATCAGATCATGATTACATTCGTTACATGGCTTTTAAGCACTCCGATATCATTGTACCTAAGGATTTTAATGCTAGTGACCTTAAAGTGCTTCACAGGATGTGTAAACGCTTCAATGTTCCTTATTCATATGTCTATCGATTAATTTATAAAGAAAGTAAATTTATTCCTGGACTTGTGTCGAGTGGTGGTGCACGTGGGTATATGCAATTAATGCCAGCAACATATTTAATTTATAAATCAAAATACATAAAAAAATACAATGATTTTGATACCTACACAGATAATCAGAAAAATCTTGTTATTGGTACATTCATGATTGCCACAATATATGAAAAATATGGTGATTGGAAAAAGGTATTTGCTTGCTACAATACAGGCAATCCAAAAAATACACACCTAGCATATGTAAACTTTATTGTAAAAATAAGATAAAATAAAAAAGAAGTCATGGCACGATACAAATACAAATTGGATACAGACAAATTATCAGTAAGTTATAAAATTTTAGTGTTAGTGGTTGGTATTTTATTTATGGCTTCAATAATAACTGGTATTGGTGCGATTATAAGTATTGCCATATCAAGTCAAATAACAAATTATTGGTGTATAGTATGTTTTTTTATATCATTATTTTATGTGATTTTAAGAGCAATATCAAAACCATTAATATTTGATACTGATGATGAAATAAAAAAAGAATTTAGGAAGATAACTAAAGATGAAAAAGAGACTATATGTTGATTTAGATGGTGTTTTATGTGATATTGCTGCACAACATGTTACATATAAAAAACTTTTCCCAACACAACCATATCCACAATCACAATATGGTTTTTTTAGTGGAATGCTTCCTATTAAAGATGGTGTTGAAACTGTCAAACAATTGATGAAGTATTTTGATGTATGGATCTGTACTGCACCAAGTTGGAAAAATCCAATGTGTTTAGCAGAAAAAAATATGTGGATTAGACAACATTTTGGAATCGATTTTTGTGAAAAAATTATTATTACATCAGATAAATCATTATGTATTGGTGATTATCTTATTGATGATAATCTTGAAGGTCGTGGACAGGATAGATTTATGGGTGAATTAATTCATTTTGGTTCACAAATTTTTTTTACGTGGCAAGATGTTTACAACTATCTAATTAAAAAAGAATCAATTAAATTTCCTATTTTACAGATCAATGGCTGAGACAAAAGTTGTTCACTGTAAGAAGGATGCATTTGACATCTATATTGGTCGTGGAAGCATTTATGGTAATCCATTTACACATATAAAGGATAGAGAAACAAAAGCTGAATTTGTGGTAGCAACTAGATCGGAAGCTATTGAAAGTTATCGAGAATGGATTAAAAGCCAACCAAATATTTTACAAAAGCTTGAAACATTGAGAGGTAAACGTCTTGGTTGTTTTTGTGCGCCTAAAACATGTCACGGTGATATACTTGTGGAATTATTAAACGGAAAACAATACCATTCAATTTTTTGATTACTTATAAAACATATACTGGTTTACTTACTTATTTAGATGAGAACAGTATTTTTGTTTTTGGTTCAAATACACAGGGTCGACATGGTAAAGGTTCAGCATTGACAGCTAAGATTTATTTTGGTGCAATCTATGGTAAAGCTAGAGGTAGACAGGGACAATCATATGCTATTGTAACAAAAGATCTTACAAAGAAAATTCATCCAAGTATACCACGACAAGTTGTTGTGGATCAAATATGTATTCTTTACGACTATGCATTAAATAATCCAAAACTTCAATTTTACGTAGCTTATAATGGAATCAGTAAAAATCTGAATGGCTATTCAAATCAAGAAATGGTAGAAATGTTTTCAACATTTGAAATTCCAATTAATATGATATTTGAATGGGAGTTCAGTAAACTTCTTAAAGCTCCCACACGTTTATCACTCTTTTAATATATACGATATGCAACGATTTAAGCAACTAAAAACAGATGAAAAAGTAATAACTATCTCAAAAGAGGTAGAACAATATCTTTATTCATCGCCTTTTTCATGGTTGTTAATGTGTGAACTTGATGATGCAGATATTGAAATTAAAAACAATGTACTTTATTGGAATTCCGGTATAATTTATTGGGGTATATGGGAATGGGGTGTATTCGTAAATGGTGATTTTAGATCAGGTACGTGGCTTGGTGGAATACTACTTGGTGGAACTGTCAGTGCTGATTGGCATCGAGGTGTTTTGAAGACTGGTCAATTAAAAGGAAAACGTCTAGATACATGAGAAAAGCAATACACTGGGTTGATTTAGATGAGACTATTTGGCGTACAAATGCTAAATGGTGGATTGTTGATAAACGAAATCCTTCTACATATTTAATGCGTATTACACAGTATGACGCACAACTTATTCTTAATGGTAAATACATGCAAGATGGTCAAGAAATTAATTATAATGGAATGACAGGTTGGTTGTCAAATGAATTGATAACTAAAATCAAACAAAAACGTGCAATTGATTTGAAAGACATTGGAATATCATTTCGTGAGTACCAGGATGAGAAATTGATCATTAATCAAACAAAAGATATGTTTATCTTTATTGATCGAATAAGTCTTATAAAAAAATCTACTGATACTGTTAATCTTCTAACAGCACGTTCAAATGCAAGAGCACATATTCAACTTGTTGAGATTTTGAAAAAAGAATTAAAAGAACACGGATTGAATATTAATAAGAGTATGTTTGTAAACGATCCTCTTGTTATGAACAGTTACGGCTCTACATCAGATAAAAAATTAATAGTTATTATTGAATCAATTATTGGTTACCAAGTAAAAGATAATACATTCACACCAATTATGTGTGATCATTACGATGATTGTCATTTTTACGATGATGAAGATTTAAATATAAGTGCATGTGAAGGTATTAATGCACGAATATCAACATTGTTGAACAATACACAACCATGGTTAAAACAACGTGTTGTTGAGCGTATAAATTTAGCAGAAAAAAAATTGATACTAAATCATGTTACTACGAATGAATTGAATCCATTTACTACTCAAGTGATAGATATCAAGATGCATTCATAATGTTTTGAGTTGCTCTGTTTCATCAACTCAATTTTAGGACCGCTATAGTTATAGCAAAACAAAACACCAGAATTCGCTACTCTGGTGTTTTATTTTTTAATCTTTTTTGTGAAACTGTTGTATAATATTATGATATTAACACAAATTTTACTCTATAGATGAGCAAGTACATCGGTAATATATAAGAAAAATAGAAGTTTAAAGACATATGTCAGATCAACCAGATCACCTGATGAATTTTCTAGGTGAGAATCACAAGCCTGAACAACCAGAGATCATAACAAATATTGAAACTTTTGGACAAAGTACACGTCAAAAAGTTAAACACATTGAAACTACAGCCGATTCAAATTGGATAGATATTGAACTTGCATTTCTTCCTTATAATAAATTTTATAAAGATGGAACACATATTTTCATTAGACCAGCAAAAACCATCGAAATTGAATCATTTGCTATTGTGAATGATAAGAATCCATTTGATGTTCAACTAAAAGTTAATGAACTTATTAAAGCCTGTACTAAAGTGCAACATCTTGATGGACACATTGGATCTTATGAAGAAATTCAAGATGGTGATCGTGAAACATTAGCAATTTTAATTGCTCGTGCTTCAGCTAAGAATGGACGTAAGATTGCTAAGACTGTTAATTGTACATGTGGTAGTGAAGAAGTTATTGAATTTATTCCAGCAAATTATGTTTATCAAGAACCAAATGCAGAAGCAGAAGCATGGTTCAATCCAAACACAAAACGTTACGAATTTCAATTAGCTGATGGATCACAGATTAATCTTGCACCACCATCAATTGGACTTGCCAGTAGCATCAATCAGTATATTTTTTACAAGACTGCACAAAGTGAAGGTAAGATTATGCCAAATTTATCATTTATGCAGATCTTACCTTATATTAAAGCTGCAAATGGTGTTACTGAATTGACAACAGAACAATTAGAGACAGAAGAATTTGCATTTGGTAAAATGAATGATGAGCATTTTATGTTTATTGATGATGCTGTTGAAAAAATTAATTACGGTGTAAAGGAGGCACGATGCAACTGTTCGAAGTGCGGGAAAGAGTTGACCACACCCTTTCGCTACCCTAACGGAGCTCGAGCTCTTCTCATTATTCCAAATGCCTTTAACCAGCTTATCAGAAAATGAGTTTGAGTTCATGATGCAGTCAAGACAACCCTTGTCTGAAATTATGAACATGCCTTATTGGAAATTTGAAGATTTTATCGAACGTCTTAATAAACGAAATGAAGAGATGAATCATGAAAGAAAAAAACAAGAAGAGCAACAAAATAAGTCACAATCACAATACAGTGCGAGTGCTTTAAAAGCTGGACCAAATATGAATAACTTTAAAGTTCCGAAATTTAGATAATTTCGGAACTTTTTTTTAAACAATTTGTATTTATATGTTTATAAGTATTAGACATGCCGGTCTCTAAATGAGCAATATATAAATACATACATTTCTTATTATGAGTTTTATCCTCAGAACAGTTGATGAACATAACATCAACTACCACACGTACCTTGGAGAAAAGTACGATGTTGTTAATCGTGAACGTTCGCCAGAGTATTTCGAAACACTTCTTAACCGAGATCCTTTTGGTGGAGATTCTAAAAAAGCTTTTGTCTATGTCAGTTATAGTGATGGATACAAATACATTCAACAAGGCGAGCATGCCTACATTATGATAAGTAATGGTGAAACGTTTGACAATTTAACACCAAAAAGTATTTTTAAACTTCCTAAACTTGATAATACTGAACCGACAAATGAAATACCATACCAGTTTGATTCACGTGATATAAAACCAAAAAGCTGGTTGAAATTAGAAAAAGCTACTGTACATAAACTTTGTATTAATAAAGATAATGAAGTATCTATAAATACATATAACGAATTTGGTAGAAATGTTGCAAGTTTTTTAAATGTACAAAAAGAAATGCATGAAGCTGGTTATTGTATGATTTTTCCAACATATGATGGAAAGTTTATTATTTGTGGTTTTACTGGTCGTGGCTATAATAATGGTATTTATGAATCTGATAATATAAAAAAAATTGGAAGTAAAATACATGTTCTTTCACAAGCTGATTCAAATGGTCAGTATTATCTTATTCAACTTGATGAATGTGCAGGAGAATTTTTAGTTTCAGATGAAACATGTTCAAGTAGGGTCGGATACGGTCTTTTATTAGATCGTGAAACTGTTTACAATCTTATTTCGGAAAAATAATAAATTTAAGATGATAGTGAGAGGTATTCAAATGGATACCTCTCTTCTTTTTGTGTGTTTTTGATTAATATATAGATTAAACAAAAACTACACACCAAGATATGGCTTTAGCTCACTTTTCAAACGTGTTGAGTCACAACAGACTAGACGAAGCAGTTTACAAAGCATTGTTCGAAATTACATTCGACCTTCCACCTATTCTCGGACGTTCTACAACTGAAGTTCAGTTGATGTTAGAGAATGCACGAAATATTACATTGCCTGTAACTCCAGACCTTGATGTTGTTACACAACGATTCAAATATAGTACACGTGCTTTCGTGGGTCTTCCGTCTCAAACACATAACCCAGATATTAATATCAACTTCAACCTTAATGAAAATGATAAGAATGCTGTTTATGTTTGGAACATTTTGAAAGCATGGTATGATTTAGCATGGAACTCACAAACTGGTGAAACACATACTAAACGTGATATGGTTGGAAACATCATTGTTAATCAACATAATCGTGAAGGACAAGTTATCAGACGTGTAACTTACAAGAACTGCCAGATTATCGGTGTTTCTGAAACTGAACTTAACTGGGATTCTCCTGCAGATATCCTTGAGTGTAGCGGTAAATGGGTTGCTGATTACTGGGAAGATCTTTACATCGACGCTTAATAAATTATAATTTTTAAAAATAATGTATTAATGTATGATAACAACTATAAATGAGTTTCGACAATATAGTTCTGGACATTTAGTAGATACTAATAAATTATTTCCTGAGGATAATATCTATGTTGGAAATTTAATTATAGTTGATGAGATGCACGATATGAAGATAACTATTACCACAGTGACAGGTAATGTATTTATAGCGTCATCAACAATACCTAAATGGTGTAAAAACATTACCGTGAATGGTGACTTTAATGCTGGTAAAGGTATTATTTCTGTTGCAACTGAAGGATCTAATATTTTAAAGAATAAAGTAAGTTGGACAGGGTCAATTGATCTTCCAAATCTTATAAGTTTAGTTAATTGTCCAAAGATTATAAATGGTGATTGTAATATAGTTGGTAATCTAAATATTGATTTAGAAAATGGACCAAAAGTTGTTACTGGTACATATGTAGTAAGTACTACAAAATCTGTTAAATATATTGAAAGGTACACAGAAGTGAGTAAAAATATCATAACACAGAATGATAATCACAGTGTACGTGATTCTAGAGATCGTTATCATAAACGAAAAGAACGCTATAAATTTTGGAAATAACATTTTTAATGAATTACAAAGGACCTTCGGGTCTTTTTTTTATTTTAAACAAATTCATAATCTGTGTCTATAAATTGAAAAGGTCCTGATGATGGATGAAAGCACAAACACAAGAAAAACAAACGGTTGAAGCAACAACCTTAACAAAAAAAGAACTCTGTATCCTTAAACAAGGAAAACAGATTGTTACAGAAGAACAATTTGCAGTATGCTACATGACAGCTAAATGTCAACTCAAAAACCGAACACCTGAATTTGGTATCTACAACAAAAATTTGGCTGCTGAATGTGGTATGAATCCAGAGACATTCAGACGTACTGTTGAAAAATTTAAACTTGTTATTACGGGTAAAGATGAAGATCCATCTGAAACAGATAAAGAGGCAATTTATCCAAAAATCAGAATAGCTTATAACAAGTTTATAGAATTACTTGATGAGACTGTATACGATTTTGCTGAACGTTCGTTTACAGAAGAAAACAGAAACATCGGTTACGAAATGGCATTGGAGAAAGCAGAGCAACAAGATAAGTATGCAGCTGAATATAAGAAACGTGATGCTGAAATAAAGAACAAAGTAACATTACTATTCAATTCACTTAATAGTGTCTTTAAAGATGCTACAAAAGCAAAACGTCAAGCAATCAATAAGGTTGCAAATGAATCAAATGTAAGTGTTGAAAGAGTGCTTGGTGTTTGGAATAAAGATGAGATGTTGAAAAAAATATCATAAAAATTAATAAAGGAAGTAAACAATTACATATATAGATTGTATAACTAACGAAATGAAGAACCTGATAACATTAACGATTATTACCCTATGTACTTTGATGTGCAACGGTCTTGTCGTGAGTTAATGTTTGAAAGAAAATATTGATAAGTGATAAGACCGGAACTGAAAAGTTTCGGTTTTTTTTGTCTTAGTATGTCGTAGATTGAAAAATGTTTCGTATATTTGTCAAACAAAACAAATAGATATGGGATATTCAAATGAAATCAAGCCTACGTGCCGACTAAGTGAGATTAAAGATCGCACAGCTGTAAACGGTGAAGTATTCGTAGTTCGAGATACAAATAACAAAGCAGCGGCTTTGGTTTATGCTAACGATGGTGATAATAACTCAGATCGCGTACGATCAGCATTTGCTAAAAGTACAGGAGTAAAATTCACTGATACACGTTGTTCACGTTTGAAAAACGTTAAGTAAACGTTCATTGACATAATGGTAATTGAATACATATTACTCGGTAAAAGTGCGAACTTTACGTAACACGAATCCTGAGAGTATGTATATGGGCCGATGGTGGAATTGGTAGACACGTCGCGTTTAAGCCGCGATGCTCCGTAAGGGGCGTGTGGGTTCGACTCCCACTTGGCCTACACAAACACTAAACACCAATTACTGAAACAGAGTGTACAATCTGTGTAAAGAAATGTCGATAAAAAACAATACTGTGGTGCTTGGTATTGGAGACGGCGAAATTAAAGCGCTAAGATATTGTGAGTGAGAGAAGCTGGTCACTTGTTGTTCGTATGGGTTCAGAAACCAAAGATCATCGGTTCGAATCCGACACTCACTACTAATTGAACGCTGTAAAGCAAACTGAAGTTCTGTGAATCAATTCATTTTAGAATTGAAAGAGTTAATAAGTAAATTGGCCGTGTGGTGGAATTGGTAGACACGCCATCTTGAGGGGGTGGTGCTCGTAAGAGCGTGTGGGTTCGAATCCCACCATGGTCACTTCTGAGGATTTAGTATTTAACGTAGAGCTGGATCAACGGTAAAATAACAAGTTGGATGAGAAGACAACAATTTAGTCGTATAGCTCAGTTGGTTAGAGCACCACACTGATAATGTGGGGGTCGCAAGTTCAAGTCTTGCTATGACTACGAAATACCTGCTGAAGACGATCAGTAATGGATAAAGGGTGGAGCTGTTATATGATAAGCCATCTCGAATGGAGATGTGTAACGGAAGACCACGACACTATAGTTTTAACCAGCAAAACGTTGGTCGTTGTAGGAAAAGAGACTGATTAAAAGCAAACTCACCGACCGGGAGATGAAAACAACTCTTGATTCGCTGGAATGGACAGGTATTTTATTTAGGCGCGTAGTAGAACGGTTATCACGCATGACTGATAATCATGTAATGGGAGTTCGATTCTCCCCGTGCCTACACTAAAGATGGTTGACCACATAATAGCATTGTGTTAAAAATTGGGATAAGATGTCACCCAGTAGGAAGGAAAGTCTAGCAACGAAACCTGCTTAGTATTTGAAACGTAAATACAAACTGCTCGTGTGGTGGAATTGGTAGACACACAAAATACTTGTGTGTCTACCAAACTTCTTAAAAAACATATGTATATTATACATGTGGAGCAGGAATTATATTACAGATGAACAAATAATAGAAGCAGTTAAATTATCTAAAACAATGAGCGAAGCTGCAGCTATTGTTAAATTAAAATTTGAAACATTTAAACGTAGAGCACAACATTTAGATATTTATAAACCAAATCAATATCGGAAAGGAATTAAACGTTCTGAAAGTGAATTTGAAAAACAAACAATACCACTTGAAGAAATATTGAATGGAAAACACCCATCTTATAATACATCAAGATTACGAAAACGATTAATTAAAGCAGGATTAAAAGAAAATAAATGTGAAGAAAAAGATTGTACTGTTTCAGATTGGAAAGGTAAATCATTAACATGTGAACTTCATCATATTGATGGTGATAGAACAAATCACAAGTTAAATAATTTACAAATAATTTGTCCAAATTGTCATAGCCAAACTGATAGTTTTGCACGAAGAAAATAATATAGCTACATAGCCCAATTGGAAGAGGCAATAGATTTAGAATCTATATAGTGTGGGTTCGAGTCCCACTGTGGCTACAACGGCAGGTGAGATGTATTATTCTCTGAAAAGTTAGACTGCAACAGACTGTTGAGAAGCAGTGGCATTGTTGGTGTTAGCCCAACTAGGGAAAAGTCCCCGAATGAGAGTTCCTTTCACGCTGGTGGTAAACGTGTTTTATGTAAAAGCGATCAGTTTGACTGAGTATAAAAACGTCTAGCACAGTTGAAAGATAAGACGTTCTAATTGTTTTTACATAAATAAATGCTTCGTTATACCCTCATGCTTATACCATGTAGAAAGGTTAGTCTGGTTCACGTTGGTTCAAATCCAACACGAAGTACAAGCATAAAGATGGTTCGACTCCATCCAGGCCTACAAATAAAGAATTGAAAATGAATAAGAAATTGATACAACGAATTGAAGAAATCTTCGAACAAAAGTTACAATCGAAGACAGGTTGGGGTCGCAACGAGATCCTGGCACTTCACAAAGAAGCAGTTAATGAAGCTCTTTTAGAGTTAATTGACTAAAAATGCTGGAATAGTATAATGGTTATTATATCTGTTTTGTAATCAGGTGATCACAGTTCGATCCTGTGTTCCAGCTCTGATATGCCACGTAAGCCTCTACAAGTATGCTCAAACCGCGGACGTTAGGTAATCTGTCTGAGGTACCAGAGGACAGATTGAAAAGATACGGAGTTGTGAATCTCGAGGGCTAAAATCACAAACTGCCGGAATGGTCGAGCGATTAGGCGTCTCCCTGCAAAGGAGAATCACGGGGGTTTGAATCCCTCTTCCGGCTCAATAAATTTAAAATATGTCAATATTATCAATCATTCTCATCTGTTTAGGTGTTTACGCTGTAATCGGATTAATTGTAGGACTTGTTACAAAGAGTGTTGCAAACGGTTTTCTCTGGGGTGTTGAATTGATTGGTGAGTTATTTGAAAATATTGATTTCGATTAAAAATGTTGGTGTGTCCGAATAGTTATGGTACTGGTCTGCAAAACCAGTTAAGTAGGCGCAAGTCCTACCACCAACTCAAATAAATTAAGAATGGTACTTTACATTATTTTAGCAGCACTCATTTACATCATTATAAGCGTGATAGTTTATTTCATTATGCAAAATGAAGAATCTGATAAGAAATGGTTATGGACAATCTTTTGGCCGATTGCACTTGGATTTGAGCTTTTAGCAAATAGTATGTGGTTTTTCTTCTGATGAGATACATTTTTACAGATATTGATGGAGTTCTTCAGATAAAGAATCCTAAAAAGTGGGATAAGAAGTGTTGTGCTTTGTATAATAAGCTTTGTAACGAGCTTGATTTGAAAGCTGTTATAACTTCTACTTGGAGAGTACGATACAGTGTTAGAGAGCTTCAAAACATCTTTTATGATCAAGGTATTGATGTAGAAATTGTTGGTGTAACTGATGTATTAGGAATTGATCGTGGTGAAGAAATCTTGAACTACATTCGAGATAACAGTGTAAGTGAATATGTTGTGATCGATGATAATGTTAGAGACATAATACCATTTGTAAATAATGTTGTAGGTATCGATAAATCATATATTGGACTTACAGAAGAAAATTGTAAAGAAATTAAAAAAATATTTAGTAATGATTGAACATAATGGAAAAATTTATGTCGAAGTACGTAGAATCAAGAAGTCAACATTTGAGACAGGTCTTGAAGGTGTAAAAAAATATATGGAGCACATTAAGGCTGAACATGTATTACAAGATGCTGAGTATTTCATCTTTGTTAATTTTGTTGATGATGTAGAATTTGAAATGGTTGAAGAACCAGTTGTCGATGAGACAGCATAAAATAAATATGGCAATATAGTTCAAGGGTAGAACGGTGGAATCATAACCCACTAATTTCAGTTCGAGTCTGAATATTGCTACTTTGACTTTTTAGTGAAACAGATTTCATATAACTGGTCTAAAGGAAGAAAAAATTAAATTAAAATTAATACCTGTGTATCAATGTCAAAACAATTACCATTAAAGTTTAAATTCTTTGATGAATCTGGAAAACTTTTAGAATTTGTTAATACAAAAAATGTTGAAGTTGTTGCTATTACTACACCACACAATTTATGTTTTTATCTTTTTTACAGATAAAATTGCTAAAATATTTTTTTGTATCGTTTTTTTTATTATATTTGTATTGTTCAATTAATAATTCAAATGGAAAATCCTTTACAAGATATCATTCAGAGTATGTTTAAGAAATTAAATGATCCGAAAGTAACTACGGCTAAGCTAGCACAAATTATTATGATTGCAAGCGAATCACGGGAGGGATTACTTGAGGAACCTGAAAACTGTCCAGCAGAAAATATTTCGTGGGTAAATGAATCAATTATCGAATACACTAAAATAATTGTGCAAGCAAACCATAAAGCACAACGTATGTTGAATGGTGATTTGGTACCAGAATCGTGTGATGCTGAATTGGAAGAGGCACTTACTGAGATTTCACAACAGCTGATTTCAGCATAAAAATATTTTTATGAGCATAGTAGAACTAACTAGTAAAGGTAAAATTAAGATCAAACGCGGAATGTCTGACGATCTTAAAGCACACATTCATCAATTGAATACACTCAAATCTGTAGATCCTGAATTGGGTACATGGTATGATGCAAAGAAATTTAAACCTGTGGCTAATGGTAGTTATCTTACCATTCTGGAATCTGGTGCTCGTAATCGTGATTCTCAAAGTTGGGCTGGTATGGGTGATCCAGAAACAGCATCATATAACACAAACTACGATTCTTCACCATTGAATAATTGGAGTGGACGTGGAACATTACGTGTAGCATTCTTTACAGCAATGCCTATTTTTGATAAAACTTGGGAAAAAGGTATTTTTAATGAATGTGGTAAATGGATTGATCCAGCTTAAATAGAATTTATTTAATTAATAGAAAAAATATGTTTAGTAAATTATTTGGTAAGAAAAAACCAGTTGTAACACAACAAACCGAAACAGTTGTTTTAGAAGAAACAATTCAAGAAGATGTAATTGAAGAAGTAGCCACACAAATCGAATCAGAAACACTAGTTGAACCGATTTATGATGAACTTATGCACTATATTGCATTTTATAATACACCAAGTGGTGGAAAAGCAAAAGGTTATTGGCAAACATCTCAAGCAAAAGTTGATGAAGAAACAAATAGTTTTTTATTTAAAAATCAATTAGGATATACACGTTATCAGACAGCGAGTATTTCACATGCAAAAGTTGTCAAAATTGCTGAAGAATTAAATATCAATATCAGTGATGTATTAGCATCAGTGGGTTAATTAAGACTTTTCATTGTTTAATTGATATGGAAAAAAGAAATCAATTTTTAGAAGCTGACGGTTTGTATTGGGAATCTGATACACATGAATGGTTTCATGATAAAAGTACGACATCTTATGCACAAAAAAATCAATTTTGTGGAACTACTGAAATGAAAGATAGTTTAACAAATATTTATTGTTTTATTGTAAGAGATAAGAATAATGGTGAATATAATTATGTCATTTTAGATTCAAAAAAAAATGAGGTTATATATGATTCCAAAAAATTAGAAGATTTAGCATTTTATATCGATAAATTAAAAATTGAAAAACGTTTCAATTTATAGTGTTTAATTGAAATATTATACCTATATTTACAGTATGAAAATTCTATCAAAAGAACAAGCATCGACAAAATTGAAAGGTATTTTACCTGTAGACATTCAGATTCTAGCAAACGCATTTCAGCTTGCTAGTTTTGATTTGTTCTTGGTTGGTGGTTGTATACGTGATGCATTTATGGACAAAGCACCAAAAGATTTCGATGTTTGTACAAATGCAATGCCTGAGCAAGTAATGGAAATTCTTAAAGCAAATGCAATTAACTTCCAACTTCAAGGTGAAGCATTTGGTGTTGTTGTTGCGAGAATGTCTGAGGATATAGAAATTGCCACATTTCGCACGGATATTTCAGGAGGAACTGGTAAAAATTCAGACGATAGTGTTGTATTAGGGGTTACTATTGAAGAAGACGTTGCACGACGTGATCTTACGATAAATGCACTCTTTATGAATTTGCAGACTGGTGAGATTATTGATCTTGTTGGTGGTATTGATGATTTAAATAATGGTATCGTTCGAACTGTTGGACATCCATCTGAACGTTTTGCAGAAGACAATCTTCGTAAATTACGTGCTGTTGTTAGAACTGTTAAAACAAATTTTCAATTTGAAGAAAATACTTTTAATTCTATTAAAAATGATCCATCTCTAAATGTGTCAAAAGAAAGAATCATTATAGAATTATTTAAAATAGATTTCAATTTTGATATTTTACATGATTTATTATTTTCAAGTAATTTAATTTTTGAAATTTTACCTGATCTTGATATTACTAATGATACAAATAAACCGATTATATCATTGGATTCAATGTTTGCTATTATTCTTCAAAATGAAAATCTAAAGAATTTAAATAATAAATTAAACAATTTAAATTTTCCTTGCACATTATCTAATAATATTTGTTTTTTAATTAAATCTATGAAAACTGATTTAACTGAAATTAATCCCTTTCACTTTTCAAAGGATCGCAAAAAAACAAAATTAACAGTTGATGAATTAATTTTATTTTTTGATAATGATCAAAACATTATTGAATTAATAAATTTTAAAATAAAACCAGAATTGTCTCAAGAATTAATGGATCAAGGTTTTAAAGGAAAAGATTTAGGTTTGGCTATTGAATTATTTTGTTTTGAGAATCGCACAAATATTTTGAAATAATAGAATGAAGATTGATTTTATTTTTATGAATGAAATTCTCCTAGAAGAAGAGAAATTTAAAATTACAGGATCAAATTAACGACCTTGTAAAAAACCAGAAAAAAATAATTATGGGTTGGTGGTCAGAAGACATTATGGGTGGAGATACTCCGCTTGATTTTGAAGCAAATATCTACAGCATTTGTGGCGCACAAATGTTCTACGAGAATAACAAGATCTTACTTTCTCATCTTGAAATTTCAGGAAATATGCCTGCGATTGTTGAAATGATTGAACGTGAAGATGATCCAATTGGATGGCAAGTATTAGCTGTGCTTGGTATGGAATGTGGTGTTATTTTCAGTGATGCCATCACTGAAAAGATGCTCCAGGCGTGTGACGAAGACGAATGGGCGCAGGAAAACGATATTCGTAAAACACGTATTAATGAGTTAAAGAACGCTATTACCAATTATACAGGTGAATTAGTGGTCATAAATTCTAAAGGACTGTTTGACACAATGTTTGGTAATTCGACACAACCATTTGTAATTCCAAGCTTCAATCCACAGACTGAGGAAGAGATCCAGAAACTGAATGACTTCCAGCATTTGGGACCATTTCATCCTTATACTTGTGATCGTGGAGCTGTTGAATGCGAAGTTAATAATATACCGAGAGATTATTCAAAGGATGGTATTTTGATTGCTACAACTGATGGTTGGATTTGTCCTTGCGGTAAATACAAACAACCGTATCGGGACTGATCGGATGATATATATGGTAAAGGATCTGATTATCCCGTGCCATTTGACAAATCAATACGTTTATTAAATTTCTGTGTAGAAGAGTCTAATAGACTGAAACTATACACATCATTACCACATGATTATGTCGTAGGTGATACTGTTTTTATTAATGGTGGTTATTATGATAATAGTAAAAACTTAGTCAATGTATCATCTTTTGCAGGTGGAACTGCATATAATCCATTCTCTAACCAATTAAAAGGTTATGAAGTTTTAGCTATAAACTATTCAGATAATAGTGTTGTACTTGATATTATTGTTGATGTCAACAATTTAATTTATCCATACGGTGTTGAAAATAATCCATACGGTGATCCACAAAATCTTATAGATTTAGCTTATAACACATTTGATAATGATGATTTATACAAACACGTTTATATAAGTCGTGCACTATTTTCTACTGGTTCATTTCGCCAAGGTATCATCAATAATGGTGTATTTGGAAATGATCATAACACTGTAAGAATCAATCGTCAAATTTCATCAACAAACACTCAATGTGTTGTTAATCATATTGCATCAAAAAATGTATTAATGTCAAGTGGTGTTATACATTCTAAAACTGATAGTGATGTTGCTCCATGTCTCGCTATAAAAGTTGTAGAAGATGCTACAGTTGGAAGTCCAAACCCTTTTTATCTTGATCTTGTAGGATTTGATGCCAATAACAATGGATTTGGATTTAATATGTTCGACCGTTTTACAGTTACAGATAATGCTAATATTGATAATGGTGTATTGGATAATCCAATACTTAATGGTATTGATATTACATTACCAACATTTACTGGTGGATATATTGGATCGGATGGACCAATTTATGGATTGACTCTTAACGATAATATAAGTATGGATGGTGTTACACTTAGATCATCAACTATGATTAGTACTCATGTTGAAATAGCAAATGCACAAATTGATACATCTATTTCTCTTCGTGGAATTTCATTTGCTTATACTGCAAATGAATCAGAATTTATTTTAAATGTTAATTATGAAACTGTTGCTAACAAGAAATGGGATATTAATACATTTTACTATATTCAAGGTTTTCGTTTTTTAGATAATAATACATACTTTCCATTTAATCAAGCTGAGATGTGGGCTAAATTAACGGATGTTTCATACACTTTTGGTGATATAACAAGTGCAACAATGACATTTGATACAGATATTGAGTATATTATTGATTGGGCAGTAATGATGAGTACTTATGCTGCAAATGATATTGATTGTTCAGATGTAATTCTTTATCCACGTTTAACTATTACACCTAAACATATCATACCTAATACTTATATAAATCAATCAACTTTACGAACATTATATGATAATACACTTGGTACTATGTTTGTTTCAAATACAAATATTTCAGGTATACATATTGGTACAATGTTTGATGGTTATTGTACTCTTAACGGAACTCATGCTGGTTTAAGTACACGTCTTGCTAAATTTATACAAGTACATGATGCTATTACTGAATCAGCAACAGCATTAGATGGTCAATATGTGACAATTGAATATAAGACACCAATAAAAGCTAATTTTATTAATTCTGAAATTAGAGAAGGTTGGATTTATGATTCATTTATTCGTGATACACATGTATATGGTAGTACAAATAGTGTTTATTTGAATAATTTAAAATTACAAGATGGTTCTAAAGTAGATTCTGGAGTGTTTTGGAATGATGCTCAAGTTAATTTTACTGGTACAGATATTGGTGGATTATCAGGATTTGATCTTATTGAAACTGCGTATCTTGGTGATCGAAAAACACCATGGATTACAGGACTTGCTGGTATTGCTCCACTTAATTCAACACAAGGTGCAACTAATATTAATAAAATTGAAGGAAATAGAGCTGCAGGATATTACACGTCACAAGCACAAACAACTTTACAAACATTATTTCCAGTTAATAATAATACAATAAACTATGAAGTCCCAACACTTTACAATGTTATTACATCTATAAATACTTCTAAACAAATTGCTATTCTTGATTATAAGACAATGACATATAATGGTGTCATTTGGCAGTCGGGTATTGTTAAACCACGTATTATGTATGGAAGTGTTATTGCTTTAAATTTTACACTTCAACTAGCGCTTCAAAGAAAATTTGCTAATACGCTTGCTGGAATTTATACGTTACCAGGAGTTGATCCAAGTATTGCAACAACATCACAGATTACACGTGTGGATGATAATTTCTTAGTAACACAAAACCTCTACGGATATCCAACAGAAGCTCGTACACAGCGTGAAATGACTATCTATGTCAAAGATTTGATTTCTCCTATGTCAAATGCTGTACCAGATCCAGTAAACAATAATCCAAATGTATTATTTTTTGCTAAAGTAACACCAAATGTTGGACCAAGTTATGATAATATTTTAACAGGTTCAACAACTGCTATTGCTAATGGTATTAACAAATTAAAATTTAGACATAATGGTGTATTTGCAGCAACTGTTGGAAATGCAACAGATGTACCAGCATGTTTTATTGAAATTGAGCGTATAATTATAACAGAAAAAGATTTATTAGATGTTATCACTAATAGAAATATTGTTATATCAAATTATTGTGTCCCATCACCAACAGCTGTTGGTGATACACGTTATTCATTTGATACAACTGTTGCACTTAATACTTATCCAACTGATTTTGTAATTAAAGATAATGCTGATGTTGATGTTACAATTAATATGGATTCGACAAAAAAGATTGATGTTATAATTGAATACTGGGTTACATGGTATTATAAATCTGCAACATATGCTGTTACTAATTTAGGTAACTCTAATCTTCTTACAGGTCATAGTGGTGGTGTTAGAACAAAACATACTCTTAATCTTGCATTTGAATCGAATAATGAAACATACTATTTGATTACAGCAACAGGTAACAACCGAATTACATCAAGCGCTGGTGATCCATTAGTTTATGAATTACCGTGATGAATATATAAAATAACAACGAGAATTTATAAAAATGGATTTAGCTATTCACGCTTTACCGGCTGGAGCTGGTAACCTTTTATCAACAGACAGAATACCATATGACAGAGATCTTGGTGGTGGTAACTGGAATTCTGAATACCATACAGGTACTGAAATTATTAATGCTATAACTGGACTTGCAACAGCAACGTTTACAAATATTAATACATCAATTAATAATGCAATTACAACAGCTGTAAGTACAGTTGACTCTAATTTACATATTTTAGCACGTGATACATTTGTATCAGCTTCACATAGTTCAGGTGTATCAATTTTTTTTGATAGTAATACAGATATTAATACGTTTGTACAAGCTAATAGAATTTATACATTAAAAGTTCGCATTTATGCTTATAAAGCTTTAGGTGCTTGTGCTGTACGTGCGCAAGAATACAATATTACAATTAGTACTGATTCAGCTCTACCATCGCCTTTTATACAAATTCTTGGTGGTGGTGGTTCAACAGACTTTTTATTTGATCATAACAATACAGCTGGTAGTGATATAATTTTAAATCCTTCCGGATTTTCAATAACTAGTGGAGGTAAATTACGCTGTAGTGTTTCACATAATATTGTAGGTGAAATTGTAACATTTTTAGGACATTTTCAAATTATTCTTTAAAGTTGAATATGATTAAATGCTGGTTCATCTAATATTTTTTCAAGTAATTCTTTAACAGACATTTTTTTCTCGTCTATAATTATTGGAACTTCTTCATTGGTTAATTTACCATTTAAAAGATCCGTATATCCAGAATATTTTTTTGACATGCGTTCAACAAATGCCATGATACGTTTAGTCATGTGTGGAATTGGTGCATAAAATAATATATCATCCTTTGAGCCAATTGCTATAATACGCTCAATATTTACCATCACATGATCTGGACAAATAGTACATATAAAATGTATACAAGTTCTATATAATTTAGTTTTCTGTATAGTATATGAATTGCTAATATGCATAAAAATTCTGAAGAATGCGTACGGATCTTCATCTATAGCAAGAGACATCAAATCAAATGCAGTACCTACTACATTTTCATTCTTAATCATTATTACATCATCATTTTGCATGTACCAATCAAGGAATATGTAATTCCATTTTAGCGTCTTATGTCCAGTGTCCATTCGTAATTGTGTAAGTTTTTTTCAGGTTCTTTCTTCTTATATGAAGTTTTTTTAGAATAGTTTATATAGAGTGTATCTGCGCGTTCTTTACTAAAAAATGGTATGAGTGTTTTCCAATGACATGGTAAAACTTGCATTAGTTTATTAAGATCTTTCACATTATTGTTAAACCATAATTTGTATTTATGGGGGTCAAAATTTCCTTTAATAATGTGTTGTAAATATTTTTCCCAGAGAAATACTTTATAACCTTTTTTCAACCACTCATCAGCTTTACGTTTTCCGACTTCATCATTATCAAAGAAAAAACGAATATCCAAATCATTCTGTGTGAAAATTCCGTAATCAGTATTCAGACCTACCGCTCCAACACTATTTGGCATAAATACAGAATCGGTGTATCCTTCAAAAAGTGTTATAGGGGCTTCAAAATCAATATTCAATACATTGTAGAGATAACTAAGTTTGTTGTAGGAAACACTTTCTACAGGATCTAATTCTTCTTCATATACAGCTTCATATAAATCTTTGAATGACCAAACACGGAATCGTCTATCTATGCCAGTTTTAAGGTTACGTTCCTGCATACCTAATATTTTATCATCTTTTTTATTTAAAAAAACAACATAAGGTTCACTAAATTTACCTCTAACTTTTAGTCCTTCATAAAAGTGTGTTTGAATAATATCTTTTGGCATTCCACGATCAAGTAAATATTGATAAACTTTTGAACCGAATCGAACTGGTGTAAAATTCTTAATCGTTCCGTTTGGTGAGTCCATCCATTCTTTAAGATCTTTCATTTCAATAAGCTTATCAAAATTACTGATAAACCATGCATCGTCTTTTTCCTGGTAGAAGTGAAACTGAGTATCAATGTAATCAATGATTTTCTTTTTCATTGACGGATCGAGGCGAATACCATAGTTCTTACAGAGACCAGTAAACGTCGATCGGCAATCCTCATTATGACATTTGTAGTAAAGACTACTCAAGTAAAGATCACCACGTTTCTTAGACATGTCCTTTGCACTGTCTCCACAGATTGGACAAGCAAAAGAAATTTTCTCAGCTTTTTTTGTATTAATGACACGCTTCTTTGGATGCGTATGTGCTTGATCCAGAATGACCTGAATATTGCTTATGATAAATTCTCTGTCAATTACACTCATACTCTTTATACATTTCAAGAAAAAAATTGTTTAGTGACGGGAACCTTTTCACAAATACTTGTTTATTATAGTAGAGCTTAACAATAACTGATATAAGAGACCGGGTTTAATATATAATCTTGTATCAGCATTAAAGGCAATTTAAAAAAGGATTTAAAAAATTTATGGAATTTACAACAACATCTACGGCTTCCGTTACAGCAAACTACACAATTGTTTCGGAAAAAACAAATTACGAACAACGATTCGAAGAAGTTACCGGTGAAAACTTCAATCGTTTTTACGCTAAATACTATCCTAAACTTGTGTGGCATATTCAAAAGATGAATATCAACACAATAGATGCAGAAGATTTAGCGAACAGAGCATTTATGAATGCTTTAACAAAAATAGACATGTATGATCCCAATTATCATTTTAGTACATGGTTATTTACAGCTGGAAAAAATCTAGCTTACAAATTCAAGACTGATAGCTCAAAGATCTTTCTTATCGATACAAATGGTGGTTCACACGAAACGAATGATCATGCTTATAGCACATTACAGTATCATTTAGTATCACAACACGACACATCAAATCTTGATTACGATAATATTACAAAACTCAAGTATGAAGCAACACTTGAAGAAATTCAACGTTTAAGTCCAATTTACAAAACCATTGTTACAATGCGTGATGTTGAAGGATATACTTACGCTGAAATTTGTGAACAATTAGGTATACAACTTCACACAGTGAAGAATCGTTTACACCACGGACGAACAACTATCGAAAATAAATTAAAAGAAAAGTTCTCTTATATTTACGAGAATTATTAATACATTTTTGCTGATACAAAAGGGAGAAGGATTTCTCCCTTTTTTCATATATAGTTTATGGAAAAGTCACATGTAAAGATACTTAATAGTAACCCAGTAAAAGCTGAGAATCGTCTCAAAAAAGAGATAGAAAAAATTCAATCACTCATAAAAAAATATGAGAATGATGAAGATCCTTATTCTAAACTTGAACAAGCTCTTAGAACAATTCGTAACAAAAGTAATGATGCAATTAGATTATGGATTATTGCAAATGCTCTTGATAATCTTGAAATGTCTGATATAGCTTTAGAATTTAAAGTAAAAGCTGATGAATTGGGTTACAGTGTGACGGTTGATGAAAAACGAACTTGGCCAGAAGAACATCACCAATTAATGTTAAATGTTAATTTCAGATCAAATATTTCAATGAGTGATTTTAAAAAGAACATTGAAAGTTTAATTAGTTCATTTGATGAGACTAATGAAGCTGGAATTATCGATTATAATTTGGAAGCACATTCTGTAAAAAGTGAAATGGATGCTTCAAATGAAACTGCTAGTACAACTGCTAGTACAACAACTAATGAAGCTGCTGGTATGACAATAAGATTTACTAAAAATGATCTTAATAAAATGGTATTAAATAGTGATTTTTTCTATATCACTGAAGGTGATAAATATTTAATACGTTCTGAAAAAACATATAACAATGAAAATCTTGGAATTTGGGATTCTTTAAAAGAAGAGTTAACTGTTATTTATGCAAATTTGTTAAAGTGGCTTAAACAAAATTCTTATATTAATTCTAATCATAATGAGGGTCAAGAGTTTATTTATAATGAAAAAGATCTTCAACCTTGGAGCATGTTTCAACAAACATCTGATGAAGAACGTGCTAAACCAGAATATACAACAACGGCAGTTTTAAAAATGACACAAGACGTTCCTATCTTACGTTTTGCTTATTCACAACTTACAAGTGGTGATAATGATAAAGATGCAAAAATGATTTATAATACGTACATCAAGTCTGATGATGATTTAGTTGATAAACTTAAAACTTATGAATCATACGTAATGTCTATTTATGAATTTGTAAGCAACTCACCGTATGCTGAAATTGTTTATGATACACTTACGGCATACCAAGTTGAACCATCTGATGAAGATACAAAGAAATTATTATCTCTTGTAGTAAACAAAATGACGCGCGCGCTTACAAAGCAGATTGAGTACGAACGTTCAGTATTTGCTCTTTACACATCAGATGTCAAACAATCACTTTATGATACATTTAAAGATATGGATGTAATTGATATTGTTGAACAATTTAAAAAATCTGGATTTGATATAGACAATGTTGATGCATTAAATTTTGATGCAGAAAATATATTAAATCTTCCTGATGCTGCAAAAAATCTAGTAAGAGACACAATTAAAAGTGTTGATTATACAGATGCTCTTTATTTAGATGATAGCCTTGCAACAATTGTTTATACAACAATGATTGCAATAATTTTAAAAGAAATGGTTGGATTAAGTATTACAAAATCAGAAACAACAATATGATTACAACATTGAATGAATGGAAACATGTTAACGAAGTTAATTCAAATAATGTAGTATATCATGGAACTACTCGAAAATTTACATCATTTAAAATTAATTCAGAAATTAGTACAAACACATATGGTGGTACAACTGATCAAGCATTAGGTATTTTTTTTACTGATAATATTATAATGGCAAAATGGTTTGCAGGTTTAATAGAATATAGTTTAAACTATGATAAATATGTTAAAACTGATAATACTAATGGTCAAATAATATCTGCAAAATTAAATATGAAGAATCCATGGATTCTTAAAGACCATATTGATGATATTGATGTAGATGATCCAGGACAAACATATTTTCAAACTGTTGATAGTATGGGTGGTGGTGAAAATATGCGTAAAACTTTACAAGAACAAGGTTACGATGGTGTAATTGTTAATAATATGAACACAAATTATTATGCTGATGGTGATTATAATATTTATGTTGTATTTAATACATCTGATATAAATGTAATCAAATAATTAGAATTTGTTCTTCTTCTTCTGATTACATTTATAGCATAGAACCTGATAATTTTTCATAGTATTTGATCCACCTTTTGATTTGGGCCAGATATGATCTTTTGTAATCATTACTTCTTCACCATTTTCATCGATAGCATAAAGATTAAAGTGAAATCGTGGTTCAATTGCTTGTTTGTGATTGAAGTTAGCATCACGTTCTTTACGAAAAAATGTTCCTTCAAGTCCACAATCCACACATACGCATCCATCACGTTTGAAAAGATAATATCGTTGTGAATCCATTTTAATAGGATCTCCATCAAAATCAACAATTCTTTTTTTATTTGTTGCATCAATACTGTTCATAGCATCAAAAATCTGCTTTACAGTATATGATTCTTTTTTGATGTAATTAGTCTTCATAAATTGATAAGCTTTACAAAATGTTCTTCAACATACGATGCATGAATATGACATTTATCATTTACATATGCACCACAAACCGTAAACATAAATGGAACTTTACTTTGAAGTGCAAGAACGCGGGTATGATTGCGAATAGTTTGATCGTCTGGTAGAGTTGTTGATACTCTTTCCTCAATCATTTCGGTGAAAAGTTTATTACAATTTTTAGCTACTGACATATCTTATTTATTGATTGCTTTACACAATTTATATCACAAATATACACATAAAGTTTGTATTAACGAAATAAATATATCATAAACTTAAATAGATAGTGTTTATATGACTTCTATTACATTTAAAAAATAAAATAGTACGTTTATATAGGTAGATCAATTTGGAATCAACACAGGCTCTGTTTCTAATGTTTGTAAATCATGATTTATAAACTGTGACGGTATGATATCAATTCCTAGACGTTTGGCACTATTGATAATAAAAATTAAAAGAAGTGTACCACCAGGTAAAGGGTTAAGTGCTATAACACCCAAACCAACAAGTTTAAGTGTATCTCTTACAATAATTTTTAATTGTTGTGCTTCTTCTTTTGTCAGTTCACCTGTACGAATATAATCAGCTATAATTTCACGTGCACTATCATTAAATGCAAATTGTTTTTTAAGCTTTGCAAAAAAAATATTGAATTGTTTCTTATATTTAGTTAACAAATCGCCAGCCCAACCTTCAGAAATATATTCTATATTTTTTTTAGTGCGTATATTTTTCATTCTTCAGATGTGTTATCAAGTGTTTTATCTGGTCCAACACCTTCAGGATCAATTGTAAGGTTTAGTCTTTTTGTATAATAAATACCATCACCAGTCTTCACATTCTTCTTTGGTTTCTCTTCAGCATGAGATTGTTCATTCGACTCAAACGTACATGTTGCTGCTAGGTTTGGAAATCTACTACATACAAGTTGTGTTACATGTTCAACATTAATGTCTGAACCTAATTCAATATCTATTGCTCTACCGTTTCCAGGAGGCTTAACAAGTGCTGCATATTCACTACCACGTTTAATTACATCTACATAGTAATTACTAGGTAACTTCTCTTGTAATGCATTTTTAAGTATTAAAGATGCATCTATGTTTATGTTAGAACTCTTTGGCTTAATAATATTAAGACTACCCAAACTATTGAGAGAATTTTCATTTATGAATTGATTAAAATCTGTTATCATAACTTTGAGTTACTAATTTAAATTATATATCATCTAAAATGATTTAAAAAGTGTGCCACATATGTATTATAGGCACATAGTGCACATATAGAAAACAATTTAATATTTTATCAAACTTAGAAGGATGACTTGAATATGATATATAAACTCAACAAACTCGTTTTATTCCTTAATGCTTACACCATTGTACAAACCTCTCAAAAAAAATGGGACAACACTTTATGTGTTTCCAGGAGTTGCTGAGGATAAGAATTTTGAAACACAGAATGACAACTATAAGATGTCACTCTCGCACTTTGTTCTGGTAAACTTTCCGCGTCAAGATGCAATTGAAGGTGTCATGGACTTTGAAACAACGTTTTATGATAATGCTACATCAATCGCTCCAGCTACATTTAAAGATCAATTGGTAGAATCATTACGTAATTACGTTGCTAATCATGAAACAACTATTCGTAATAGTAAAGTAAATGCTAATACATTTTACTATGATACATTTGAGCCTTTTACAACAACAGAAAAAATATTTTGGAAATGGGCATTAAAAACAAAGCTTATTGATTTTGAACCGGCTGATACTACAAATGATTATTTTGGTGCCAGTTCAAAATATGATAATACTGGACCATCGGGTAACACATCACATTTTCGTGAATATTTATGGAAAGAGCGTATCAATGATACGTATAGTGTTATTAATGCAACAATTGATGGTCTTATTCCATCGCTTACACCAATAATAACAGTTGGTGTTGGTGAACAATACATCACATTACAATTGAGTAATGGAACAACTTTTAAACCTGGTGATAAAATATTAATTAACAGACCAAATATTGACTCTGTACCAAATTATTCTACAACACAGTCTTTATTAGTTGTATCGGGTGTTGATACAACAAACTTATCAAACACTAATGACACAATCATGCTTATTGCTGATACATCAGTAATTTTAGGTGATTTACAACCTCTCAATACACTTGAACTTTACTCAGCATATGAACGATTTGTTCAATATATTGGTGAAATTAGTGGTGTAAATAATGTTCAACTTGCTGATAGAGCATATACAGAAACATTTGCACATATTTCAGGACAACATGGTTTGACGCCGTATACACTTTGGAATGTAAAGGATGATAACAATTACAAACCAAACCTTACATTTCCAATACTAAATGCAGAAATTCAACAAGAGATCCAGGGTGGAGAACATCCAAACAATCCAATTCTTGTTGATCCATCATTATATCCGGGTGATATTTGGGCACAATTTGATAACAACTCTTTTCAGTATAAAACATCTGTTGGTAACGTTGCAACGCGTTCTGGTGCATATTATGGAAACTATGCGTTGTCTAACATTGCTCCATTCTTGAAATGGCCAGACTTCAGATCTGAAGGACTTGATGGTCTTTCACTTAATTTGAATATTAATGATTATGCGAAAGCTGTGTCTTATGCACTTCCAATTGATTCATTTAATGAATTTGCTGCAACAGCATTTAACAATACTGCGCCAAAAGATTTTAAATTTAATGCTATTCTTTGGTATTATACAATTGAAGATGTTACAGGTACAAATGTAAGAAGTGCAACTAATCTTTATGCTGTTGAATTTCTTGACACTCCAGATAATGACATTGATGTACTTAAAACTACAATTCCTGAACAAACAAAACTTGTATCTAATGGACTTCAAGATGGTAATGCATTCACATTTACACTTGATACAAATGTTTCAATTGAATCAGGTACTGAAACACCAGCATTTGACCCAGATAAAGTTTATTCAATGTTTGGAATGGAATTGTATTATGAAGCTCTTACACGTATTACATATTTTAACGATCAGCTAACAACGTTCTTGAATTCAATGCAAGGATTACGACAACAGGTTGATGGTTTAACTGGACTTGTCTATACACAGGAATCTGTTGATTCTATTCGTTCACGTATGAATAATCTTGAGAATTTGCTTACGATTTATTCTACACTTCAAATGGGCGAATCAGATACAATTATACCGTATCTTGATACATCTGTTACACCAGCTGTTGTTCGATTAAACAGTATTGATAAGCAGTACGGTTTTGTTTATCAATTTAGTACAAAGGATATGTTTACTGAGGTATTGAATGCCAATACGCTTACAGAAATTGTACCAGTTCCAAAAGAAATTAAAGTTGTGAATGGTAAAGATTTTCTTGTTGTAATAAACAACAACGATAACTCTTCACCAGCTCAACCATATGATACAACTATTGAGCAAGATAAATTATCAATCACGCTTGAAAAGGATTTGTTCTACAAACAGAAAATAGATATTATTATACAACCAAAAATTAATCCAGTACTTTCGGGTTCAACTGTGCCTGTTTCACCATTTGGAGATAAAAAACTTGATTTTTACATTAATTATGATGATGGTATAACTATATCACAACAATTAGTAAAAACGTTTGATTTACCGGTTCTTGTTAACTGGGATGGTACAAATGAATTTAACGAGACACATACACAATATTCTGACAATGTTCCAACATGGAAAGTACGTAATGTTTTCTACTCGAAGGCTAATACAAACGACCGTATTTTTTCATTTGTAATTGAAGATGATCTTATTAGTCGTATTGATGTAACTGATCGTTCATTTATTGAAAGACTTTCTCGTGTATTTATTGAAAATTTTCTTATTGAAAAAGAACCAGCTGCACCTACAAACGCATATACAGATTTGTCTGGACAATATGTAGTATACAATACTTTAAATAATCCATCATACATAAGAGCTGAAGTAGTAGATATTGAAATTGTAGATGCTGGTACAGGTTATCCTTCAGGTACACTTGTCAATTATCCGGGTCTTACAAATATTAATATCCCAGGTGTTACTATAAGTGTAGATGCAAGAGCAAATACTTCAGGTTTCATCAACGAGGTGTATTTAAGTACAGAAAATGGATTGATAAATCCAGATGATATTACAGCTCCTGGTGTTTTTACAATTCCTGGTGGTGCAAAAGTACGTCCAGTAATTAAACGTGTTACACGTATTGATATTGGTGTGAACATCAATATCAATCAAGATATGTTTGTGCTTTTGACAAACTATGACAACGTTACTGATGTAAACACACTTCCTACTGGTGTTTATAGAAACATTGATAAGTATGTATATTCTATGCCAAATCTTACATTCCTTAGAGGATTCAAACTTTCTATGGTTCGAATCAGTGATACTGTAGTACCTTTTAATAATATCGAACAGCGATACAGTATTCAAATTGAAAAAATTTGATAAATGGATGCAAAAATAGTATTGACAACATTTGAGGAAGAAATCAAAAAATATAAAACTTTATTTTTTGATAAATTACGTGAGCATACAACTGACGGGTGGAAACTCATCTATTGTATTCAAGGAATGACATGGGAAAGTAATTTCTTTTTAAATTTAAAATTTATATTTTGGTTTGATGAGAAGATGGAAAAATTAACACATCAATCAATTACATACTTATACAGACAGGATGGTGAATATAAAACTATTGATCTTACAAATGATGTATTAACACTTATCAATGATATACTAAACAATATAAGTGAAGAAAAAAGTAATAGTGAAATTAGTAGTTTTACTATTAGTGGTACAGATAAATTTAATGCTGAATTTAAAGAAATAAACTCTGATCGATTTATTCAAAATCTTCGGTATGAGCCACAAGGTGTAACACCGAGTGCATTGACAACATTTACATTTTTTCTTGAAGAAGCTAATGCAGAAAATGTATTAATTCTCAGATATGTAAAAGAAAAATGGATAATAATTAAACCTGAAGCAGAAAATATTAATACGACTATGGAGAAAGGTATGACTATAGACGAGATATATAAAGAAGTAGTAAACAGATTGAGTACTGACACGTAATGAAATTAACCGAAATAACATTTAAAAAACTGTATCAACAAATTGTTTACAACCTTAAACAAATGTATAGTCGTGCGGACAGTGTGTTTACGCTTGCATCACCATTTGGTCAAATTCTTCAAACACTTACACAGTTATTTCAATTCACACAATTAAATGTTCAAAATGTTCAACGATCTTTTGATATAAACGATCCTTTAAATGCTAATGAAAAAGCAATTAGAGCCCTTGCACGCATTGGTCAATATAATCCATCAAGAGGACAAAGTGCATCAGGTAGTATTAATGTAAAACTTAAACAAGGTGTAGATATAGCAGCTGAGATTGGTGGCACATCTATTACATTTGCAAATCGTTCCAGATTAAAAAACAGTAAAAATAATTTTGATTATATTGTTGATCTTAACCAAGACACAGCTACATTTACATTACACAATGATACAGCAATATCATTACCAATTGTACAGGGAACTTACAAAACAATAACTTTTACTGGAACTGGTGAAAAAAATCAATCTTTTGTTGTCCCTTCACCAGTGGGAAAAGATATTGATAACTTTAAATTTAAACTGTATGTTGATTCACAGCTTTGGCAAAACAAACGTCATAAATTTGATATGCTATCGCTTGAACAGGCTTATGTCACACTTACTTCATTTTCTGGTGGCGTTGATATTATATTTGGTAATGGTAATGAAGGAGCAATTCCACCGCTTGGATCTATTATAACTTTTGAATACCTTGTTACAGACGGAGTTGATGGAAATTTACTCGATACTCAATTGAATGAATTTAAATTTATAGACTTCCCATTTAATGAATTTGGTGATGATATTTCGGCTGATACATTACTTGATGTTTATATTGATACACAGGTAACTTTTGGTAGTGATGGCGATACAACTGATTATTTAAAAAGTATCATGCCATACACTAGTGCAAACTTTGTACTTGCAGGACCAGATCAGTATAAATTCTTTTTAAAGCGTTTGGGTGTATTCTCGCTCATTGATGTTTATACATCTGACAAGATACCTTCAAATTTACCACAGAAGATGTATGAGCTTGCTAAGGCAAACCAGGACATGTTTAATCAGATGGCAAATACTGATAATAACTCGACGCTTAAAACGCTTGTTGAATCGAATCTTAATGAGATTCGTTTAATGCGTAAATTACTTATAACATCAGGTGGTGAGAACCTCATCAACTTGTTCTTAATACCAGATATTCGTGTGTTTTACGGACGTTCAAAAGATGCAAATTATTTCAATATTGATTTGAGTGCATTTACACTTGATACAACTGAAAAAAATCGTGTTTTGAATTATTTATCACAAGAAGGACTTCAAGTGATTACAAATGAAGTGAAGGTTGTTGATCCAGAGATCATTAGATATGCTGTGAATATCACAACACGTCTTTATGATGATGCAATAGATAATAATGTCATGAATGCAATGGTAAGTGTGATTTCTGATTATTTCATCAACGAGGCAAGACGTGATCGTATCCCAGCATCAGATCTAGTACGTCTTATGGATGGTATTGACGGTGTAGACTCAGTTACTGTTGAATTTGTCTCAGAAGCTACTGAAACATACCATAAAGAGTTTTTGATGAAGTCTGAACAATTCTTTTTGACAAACAATACTGTAGCACTAGATACAGACATTATCATGAGTGACGGTAATACCTATGATTCAGAACGTTATATTGGTTTAGATTCAATTCTTGGCGATATACTGATTGAAAAATATCAATTACCAATTATTCGTGGCGGATTTAGCGATCGATACAATAATGTATATTCCACTGTTCCAGGACAAACAGCATATTCACCAGTGAATATTATTGTTCTACCACAACGAACAAAACGTAAGAATTTTTCATAATAAATCATGAGTTTAATAGAAAAAAACAGTCAGATACCTGATATGTATCTGTCTAGACATAAGCATGATACCGTGAGCGAGGATCATGGATATGATTATTCATCAAATATTTTGAGACGAACGCTATCACCAGTACTATATAACAATACTGACACAGCAGATCAGTTGGATAAATTACAGGATATGACAGTGACTATGGTAGAGGAAATTTTACCAGTGCGTAACTTGTTCCTATTCACACACGATAAATATTATAACAAGCATGGAAGATAATATCCGTCTACACGGCAAGGTTGCCAAATTTCCTAAGAATAGTAAAGCATCTAAGGCACTAAAGTTTCTTGAACACGTAAGAGTGAATCCAAACAAACTTTGGTACATCCTCATTGAGGATCAGGATACTGAACTTAAAGCTGTAAAATACAACAGAGCAAAAGGTGTTAACCTCATCGAGTACACACAAAAGTTGAAAGACTATTATCTGAATGAGTACAAACTCAACACTGAATTCTGTGCAAAGCTGAATGAGATTCAATTGGTGGGAGAAGCAGACTTCTCTATAATCAAAAATATTCCACAACTTGTGCTTGAGAATGGACAAACGCTTATCTCAAAAATTGCGTCAGACCTTATTAAATTATTAGAAGACTAAAATTAATGCAAGAGCTTAAACCCTTAAATTTCTTTTTGGTTCTTTGTAAGACCCGGAAGAAGATTGAAAAATACATGAAGGTCAACAAGATCCGAAATAAATATATCATTGATATCAAGAAGATGCTTGAAGAAGAAGATATTATGATCGAAGATATACACAACTCAGATTTACTTAAAATTCTCATCCTCAAGAAATTCAACCTTGCAAAAGAAAAAGGTAAGGACATCTATTACATTCCGTATTTTGCGCTGCAACAAGATTTAGATAAAGTTTTTAATATCAAGAAAATTTTAGCTGATACGCATAACTTCAACTTGCTTTATTTCCACGAGGATTTTGAGAAGGACAAACAACCTGAACAGGTATTGAACAGAGTTGAACAGTTTGACATTACACAACTAATTCAAGATTATTAATTATGTTACCACATTTTCAGGAGGTAATACATCAGCTGCTTTTGTAAACATACATCTTGTTTTAGTGTATCAAAAGTACACATTATTTTCCAAATATCAAACATTTGCTTGATTTAGTTGTATATCTGGCATGATCGAATACAATATCAAACCTCGAAATAATGAATACGGCGGAATTCTGGCTGATTTATTTGCATCAATTGATACATTTCAATATGACAGTAATATTGTTTATGATCGATACCACTATTATGATCGATACCACTATGAGCCTAATAATATTATCACTATCAAGTTTAAAACTGATGATGTGTTTGAAGCATATTTTATGAGTTTACTTGGAGAGGATGGCTTTATAAGACAAGACATTGGATTTGATCTTACTGTTACGCGTTTTAATAAATTTGGAATTGCACTCATTCGCATTACATTTATAAATGCACAATTAAGCGATATGAGTTTTGATTGTGACGAGAATGTGATGAATTTTTGTTGCAACAATATACAAACCGAATACCTTGACATCTAGGGCGTAAATAGGTCTTGACAATATATACATGTAAAATGAATAATTTGTATGGACAAGAGTCTCAAATTTTTTTTAGGAATTGACAAAGCTCCAGTCAATCGTGATACAAAGACAAATACTGGTTTGTCTACACAGACTGTAGAAGGTGATGTGATTATAAATTACTTTGATCCAGCAGATCCAACTCGTACAATTACGCGTACGGAAAAGAAACCATACAAATACGATGCGCTTGCATCTGAACAAAATCCAGGTCAATTTATTTCATACCTTGGTAATTCTGCTCAAAATGATGTTCAGCCATTTGCTATTAACCCAGAAAATCAATCAGATATAGATTTAGAATCTATTATAATTTGGTCACAACAAAATTATCCAAGTATGGCACTTCATCCAAAACATATTGCATACTTGGATAAATTTAGAACAATGCCAGCCAACCGTTTCATTGTATTAAGACGATTCAAAGGTCCTTGTAGACACAATCTTTTTGCTGCTAAAAAATCAAAACCAATGTCAACTATGGTTGGTTATTACGATTTTGAAAATATGCCAATGAAGATATCATTTAACGAGAAATGGAAACAGTTTGATACAACATTTATGTCTATTATTCAGGATGTTGTAGGTATTCAATTCGATACTATTCCAGGTGTAGGTGCTCTTTTTTCTAAAGCAGCAACTTCACCACTTGGTCAAGATCTTTTATATCTTGTTGGTCAACGTCTTGGTTTTATTACTCCAGGAGATATGCCTTATGGTGATCCAAACCTTATTCATGATGCAGCAATGCGTGATGTTTCTGGTGAAACTTTATCAACAGGTCTTGAATCAGAAATTACTGTAGATTTTGAAACAACTTATGTAATGCGCGAAATTTTAGGTATTGATGGTAAAGCTGCCATGCTTGATATTCTTGCAAATATAACAACAATGGCAACAGGTAAAGCGCGTTTTGTATCTGGTAATATTGGGCCACTTAATTCACTTCTTAAGTCACTTGAATCCGGAAGTATTGAGGGTATTGTTAATTCATTTAAAGAAGCTTTGATGGCTGTTGTAAATAGTTTAAGTGATAAAGAAAAAACTACTAAAGAAGAAGCAGCAAAAGCATCAGATCGATCTCTAGCACAAAAGGGTGTTGATAACGCATTTTCACCACTCGATCAGTTTCTTGCTCAAGGTAAAGAAGTTGTATCACAAGTTATTCGTAATAGGTATTCAAGATACAAATGGAAATTACGTGGAGCAGTTGGTGCAATGACTGGAGCACCAACTGCTCCTTGGCATATATCTATTGGTAATCCAAAATTTCCATGGTTTGTATGTGGTAACATGGTATTAGAATCATGTGAACTTATTCCAGAAGGAGAACTTGGATACAACGATATGTTTGATAGATTAACTGTGAAAATAAAACTACGTTCAGGTCGTGTTATGGGTGGTGAAGAAATTGAAACATTATTTAATGCTGGAACTGGTAGAATTTATGATACACCTGAAAAAGTTATTCAATATGTTGTACCAGAGGGAACAACAGTTAATGTACCAAATGATGGCGGTGATATTACATTTACACAAGGATCTAAAGAAGATATTACAAATGCACCAGTTACACCTGAATCATTAAATCAATTACCAGATGGTGCAGCAACAAATTTTTCAATTAACAACGTAACTGAACCAGTTGGTCCACCAATAGCACCATAATTATATAACATAGAGAAATATATTTGAAGGTATATATCATATGCGTATCAAGAGTTTAGAATCAGCACGTCGTAATACTGACGGAAGTTACAATTTGTACTTTACAGCTACTGTTAATGGAGTAAATATTCCTATTCTATCATTTCCATGTATATCACGTCATGATATGCGTCTTGATTTGGTTTGTTATGATATTTATGATAATACCGATAACATTGATCTTTTATGTGATTTAAACGGTATCATTAACCCATTTTCTATAAAAAACGGTGATGACATATTATATGTAGAAGAGGAATTTATAGAAACACTTACATCATCTGATTCGTATTTATCTAATATACAAGATCAATTAAAAACAGCTAATAAAGGTAAAGTATACAAGACTGATACAGCAAGACAAAAAGACATCGAGCAACGTCGTAAACGCGAAAAAGATAAAGTTTACACGTCACCAACTATGCTCGGAGCTGGTGATACAAATCTTCGTTATGAAAATGGTAATCTTATACTCAAACCAAACTTTTAAATATGTTAAAACAAAAGTTTAAACCTAATCGTGAAATTCTTAAAATCAAAGATATTTCAGTTGACATGCAGGGTCTTACACAGGAACAAAAAACAAGTAAAGAAGAAGCTGTATCATCCACACCTGTTGTATATTATTATAATACAATGCTCCCACCACAAACAATTAAACGTTTGACAATAAGTTCTGTAGGATTTTTACCAACCATAAGTATGGTATATCTTGACAGTATGAATATTATGCATGATATAGGTTTTCCAGGTGATAATGCAACAATTACAGTTGTACTTCCAGCTAATCATAAACAGTTGGCAAATATTTACATGGAATTTAAAATACAAACATATGAAGTGGAGTTGAAACGCGGTGAATTTCGTCAACTTATTCTTACAGGTGTTTGTAATGTTGATAAAATGTTGATTTCTGAGTATAAATCTTTTCAAGATAATACAAGCTATCAAGTAATGGCACAAATGGCACAAGAAGGTGGATTAGGATTTCAATCTAATGTTGAATCATCTAATGATAAAATGAATTGGATAAATCCAGGTTTAAAAAATTATGCATTTTTAGAAGATACAGCAAATAAATCTTGGGTTGGTGAAGCAGGTTTTATTTGGTCATTTGTCGATTTGTATTATAATTTAAATTACATAGATGTTGAACGTGCTTTATCTCAAGATATCAATGAAATTAAATGGTTGCAATCTTTTTTCTCTCAAGGACAAATGGCTACAGATGAACCACCTGAAAATGATGGAGTTATTTTACCGCAATTAACTAATGGTCATGCTGTTACTGGTTCTAATACACATTTTACCGGTGAAAAAATAATTAACAATGCAACAAAGATATCGCTTGATCGAGGTTACATTAGGTATGTACATTATTACGATATTGATGGTAAATGGGATGATCGAAGTGGTTCGTACAAAAAATACGCATTGGATACAATTACTACACCAGGAACTGAAAATATATCTATTTATTTAAAAGGTGAAGCAGGTTCAACAGATTTTTACAATAGTAATACTTCACAACATTATGTAGGACGTTTAGATACAAAAAACATGTATGCTGATTTTCTTTGGGCAAGTATGCAAAATCAAGAAAATATGCAAGATATACAAAAAATTACTATGCAAATTATTATACCTGTACCAAATTTTAATATTAAACGATTTGAAAAAGTATTGCTGAAATTTGTAAATAACACTCCAACTGTACAAGGTAATTTAAAAAATGCAAAACTTAACGGTGAGTGGTTAGTCACAGGTTATTATATGGAATATAATGGTAGTGCAATGTGGCAAGTTGTAAATTTAATTAAACGTGAGTTAACCTTTGAAGACTTGTAGCATCATTTACAGCATCGTTTATAATAAAATATGCTAGAATTATAATGTTTCGATATATAAATTATGGCAGATATTAATCCATCTTACAGGGCTCTCGTTGATGGGAACCAAGACGTTTTCAGATACGGTTTAGCAACACTAGATCAATCTATATACGAAGATCCAACTTACATTGGTTTCACTATTGAGTTAGATGAGACATCAGCTCTTTTTAATGACGTTTTACCATTTTTAGAAAAGCATGCTTCTACACGAGCAGAAATGAAAGCCCGTATTCCTGTCTATAATGAATTTATTCGTAGAGTAAAACAAGTATTTAATTCACAAGAAAGTATTGTCTCACCAAATGATAAAACTGAATTTATTAAACAACATTATATTAATTCTGTTTCAGGTTTAGAGACACTTACAAAAAAAATGATTTTATGGCGTGAAGATAAGCTTAGTTTTGTAATGCATGAAGATATTGGTCTCTATTCGTCATATCTAGCATATCTATATAATAATTTAGTATACAGTTATGAAAATGGTCGTGTCATTATTCCAGAGAATTTAGTAAAGTTTAATTGCTACATTAAAATGTCAGAAGTTCGATCATTAACATCAGTTAAAAATTTAATATCAAACAATGCATCAGAACGGGCTATAGCAAATGCACTTAAAAATAGTGTTACATCAATTATTTACAAATTGTATGACTGTGAATATGATTTTTTTAATTCAAAACCATTTGAGAATGAAATTTCACAATCTGGAATTGATACACCGCAACCTATACATTCACTAATTTCTTTTGATATGTATTTTAAAAGTGTGAGTCGACAAATTTATACACCACTCATAAATGATTCTGTATCAATGAATGATGATAGAACAGATCTTGATATTATAGTTAATATTACGCCTTCTAATACAAGTATGGATGGTATACCTAAAGATCCATCTAAAACTGATATAACAACCGATGGAAATGCACCACAAACTGGAAGTGTTCAATCCGTTTCAGCATTTAAGCAAGAATCATTCATGAATGAATCATCTAAAAAACCATCATCTTCAGCAACTTCATCTTTTGAAAAGAAAGGATTGAACGAAGATGATATTCGTGGTCGCGATAAAGCTTTGAATGAAATTACATCATACAATGATGAATTTGTTGCTGATAGAAAAGAACAAGAGCAAGCTGCAATTTTACGTGCGGCAGGTCAAGTTGCTGATCAAGATGGTACAGATTTGACACTTGAAAATGCTGGAGGAGATGGAGCGCTTCAACAATTATTAAATGATCCACAAGCAGCACTTACGGCTTATGGTGATAAATTAAAAGGTGTTGGAAAAAATGCACTTCTATCACAACTTAAAGCAGCACGTAAATTAATAGTGAACAGACGAAATGAACTTATTCGTGCTTTTGTATCTGAAGCTGTTCAAAAAACAGGAATTAAAAAAATTGTGCCAGATAATGTATACAAAGATCAAAATTTCCTTCAAGAAACACTTGATCAAATAGCTGGTTCTGTTGGTAACACTGTAGCAAATGAAGTTGTAAGCGAACTTACCAACAATAATACCATTCCAGGACTTGATGGTGGTATTGGTAACACATTGAATAATTTTATTCAAGGATTATAAAACATTGAATCATATATGAATGACTACGAATTAAAACTCAAAAACCATGAGTTTATTGGAATTGTCGAGGACACAAATGATCCAGACAAAAAACAACGTGTACGTATACGTATACCATATTTACATGGTACAAAAAAAGAAATACCAACTGATGCACTTCCATGGGCACATCCAAAGCGTAGTAATAATGGTTTTTCATTTTCTATACCAGAAGTCAACAAAATTGTGATGGTCACATTTCCAAGTGGTAATGCATATTTTCCTGTTTATAATGATGCTGTTCATTTAAATATCAATCTTCAGAAGAAAATTGAATCATATAACGGTGATGATTATGCGTCATTTATGGCTATATGTTACAACTACAATACACAAATTTTTGTTGATAATGAAGCACTAAACATGTATTATAAGTTAAACGGTATTAAAGTAACAAATGATACAGTATTACTTGATTTAAAAGATAATGAATCAATGATAAAATTGGGTGATATATCTGCCTCACAAGAAGCTGTACTCGGTACTAATTTTTTCAAATGGATGGATGAACTTGTTAAAGTATTAAGTAATGCATACATTGGTAATAGTGGAGTTGCTGTAATTCCAAATCCAGATCTTATACGTGTATTATCAAATTATGGTACACAACGTAAAGATTTCATTTCTAAACATATATCACTTGTAGAAAATAGAGGTGTAACTGTTGAACAAACTGATATTGATGCAACTATTGGTGATAAGTATGAATTAGTTGCTGAATCAGGCGTACTTGATGTGAAACAAGCAGATTTGACAACCATTGATACGCAAACACGACAATTAGATTTTGAACCAACACCACCAAATATAAATAAAAAAGCTGTTGAAACAGCTGATTTTGAACCATTGTTATCCGGTGATCAATCAGCATCTGGAGAATTTTATGAAGTAAAAACTCCAACAGATATTAATGATCAAAATGCTGTTGATGAGGTAAATGATATTTATGGATCAGAAGAACCGGTAAAAGTATTTGATAATGGTTCTTCTGATATTTATTTTGGAGAGGGCGATGACGTATTGTTTGATGATACTTATCTAACAGAAGCCGCAGCAGCAAATCCAATAAATTATGGTAGTGGCTCTATTGGTGGTTCTAATCCGACAATTCTTTCACCAGTTGTTTTTGATCCACCACTTCCAAATCCAGCAACTGGAAATCAGAAGAATGATGTTAACCGAATGAAAAAATATTTTAAATCAAAAAGTTATCAATATTCTAATTTACCGTTTCATATGAATATTGTAGGTATTCGTAATACACAAAAAGAAAGTGGACAAATTACAAATCAATTTGATGATTACATGTGGGTATTTTGTAATGATGATAAAGGTGGATTAGAATTTTATAAATTTGCAATAACTACAACACCAGGTTTTGAACCCGGTACAAATCATTTACCATCTGATCCAGTTGGAATGGTTACATATGGTCAATATCCAACTTATCGTTTACATTTTCACAATCAAGATACATACGGTACAAGTAGACCATGTTTAGGACAATCTGAAAATTCATACATTAGACATGCGGCTAATGCTAATAGATATTATACACCAAGTGAATATGTTGGTACTGAAAAATATGGTGGTCGTGGATTTAATATTCATAATTCTACAATGTCAGGAAGTGCAACAAGTGTGAACAACTGGTCAAAAGGTTGTCAAGTTTTTAAAAATGCTGATGATTGGCGTAAATTTATGTCTTTGTGTTATAGACAGAGAGATAAAGCAAAAATTGATAATTATACCTATACACTTATTTCACAAAAAGAATTTTCAAAATTCAAATAAATATTTAAACAATAATATACAATTTAACTATACAATGTATGAGTAATAGTATTGCGGAGTGGAGTCATGTCTTCACATTAATGATGGGTAAAGAATGGACAAATACATGGACCATTGATACACCGAATTTATATGATTTTCAGAAAGCTGAGATTATTGATGAGCTATTTGAAAATTGCACACTTCAAGAACTTCAAAATTTGCTTGATATAGCAAAACAACGTAAAATAAGTGAAATAATAAAATGATAAAAAAATTTGATTTTGATGACATAAACCTCATTCCACAAAAATGTATTGTTGATTCACGATCTGAGTGTGATACAACTGTAACACTTGGAAAACATACATTTAAAATACCTGTTGTTCCAGCAAATATGAGTGCTGTTATTGACCCAAATGTTGCTGAAAGACTAGCACAAAATGGTTTCTTTTATATCATGCATAGATTTAATATTGATCCTATAGTTTTTGTGTCAGAATTCAAAGCACGTAATCTTGTTACTTCAATATCTATTGGTGTAAATGACGCAGATTATAAAATGATAGGTGAACTTTCTGCACGAAATTTATGTCCTAATTTTATCACTGTTGATATTGCTCATGGTCACTCTACAAAAATGGAACGCATGCTTGCATTCATAAAGAATAATTTACCTGATGCTTTTATTATTGCTGGAAATGTATCTACTAGAGAAGCAGCTACAGCTTTAGCAGATTGGGGTGCAGATGCTGTCAAAGTTGGAATTGCTCCAGGTCACGCTTGTACAACAGCATTTGCTACAGGTTTTGGTTCTAGAAATTGTCAAGCATCAACAATTCATGATATTGCACAATATTGTAAAGTACCAGTAATTGCTGATGGTGGTATTAAACATCCATCAGATATCGTTAAATCAATTGTTATGGGCGCAACAATGGTAATGTGTGGAAATCTAATGAGTGGTTGTTCTGACTCACCAGGTGAGCTTAAAACAATCAATGGTGAGCAATTTAAAGAATATTGGGGAAGTGCATCGGATCGACAGGATGGAAAATCCAATAGAATTGAAGGTACAACAAAACTAATACCATATAAGAACAAAACAGTTCTTCAACAGATGATCTATCTTAAAGAGTGTCTACAATCAGCTATTTCTTATGGTGGTGGAAAGAATTTACAATCACTAGCTTATGTAAGATGGCATTAATAAAAAAGCTGATCAATGATCAGCTTTTTTTATTTAATTGACTTCAAAAGTTCGAATAATGGTATACATATTTAAAAGATCTGTTTCATTCATTTTGTATCGTTTATTTTTATAACGACGCCAATAATTAATGTTTGATTTTTCTTCTTTGTAATCAGCATGATTTTTACCCAATGACTCTACAGCATCTTCTCTACTTTTTAGAACATCTTCAAAAGGTTTAAAGGAATGGTAATCACCATCTGTATCCCATATTTCAACATGAAAGTATTTTGATCCATTAACATCAATAAACTCTATACAATCAATATCAAGTGAACCTGGTGTTTCCCGGTTTTTGAATTCTAATTTATGTTTGATCAGTCTTTTAATTTCTTTCATTCTGTAAGTTTTTTGATATCAGCATCAGTCAACTTCATATCATATTGAAAGAGAACAAGAATACCGAAAATATAATGAGTTCGATTCTTTTTCAGATTTGTATTTTGAAAGTAATCATTTGTTACAACAAAATCACCACGCATTGTAGTTACTCTCGAATAGAAGTATCCAAGTGGTTTGATCAAACATGACCAGACAAACATGAATGTATAAGTTTTAAATCGAAGCATAACAAATTGACGATTTAATTTCCGTGTAACATCTTCATTTGTCATTCCAGCAACAATCACTAAGTTATCTCGTAATTTCTGAATGACTTCTGATTTGTTAGATAGCATTTTGACAAACTGTGCATACAGTTTCCAATATGTCAAATATCCACCAAATTTCTGTGTGAACTTATTGTCCACACTATTCCGGCTTACTGTATGTGTACGAGTTATCATATCTTCTTATTAATTGAACATTACAAAGATAGGATAATTTTTGACATAAAGAAATTTTATGCGATCTTTTTATCAAAGAAAACTTCGTAATGGTCTTTTGAAAAGAATCCACGTTTTTTTACAGTTGATATATCACCTGGTTTTGTATGTTCGGTGGACACCATACGATTGTTTGCAATTTCTTTTTGAAGTGCTTTCATCCAAACTTTAAATGATGTCTTCACCCATGAACCATATTCTTGAATAACATCAGGGCGTTTCACATGACTACCAAGATGATGCCAAAACTCTTCTTCTGGTTTAATATCGAATTTATGGTAATGTGCATTGAGAATTTTTAATTCTTTCTTATTGTACTTATCCCAATCAATTTCACCATCAGTACCACGAAATTTTTCAGGATCTGGTGTGATAAAAGTTTTCGGTTGAGTATTAGGAAGACAACCTATAATGAAGCGTTCCTGCAGTGTATATGGCATTGCATAGAAACCATAATTTGTAGGTGGTGCGTGAAACGAATGATCGTCACTGTATGCTTGATTCGCTGTATGTCCTTTTTGTTTTACAGGTCCAAGAGTTCCAAAGCGAACGAAAGTACGATATTTTGTTTCTTTTGCCATAATTTTAATAACACAAAGATAAAAGAAAAAATGATATATTTATTAAATCATTGGAATTTTTATTGGAGTATTGACATATTTATCAATATTCTTATTCATATACGTATTTAAAACTAATACATCATCATTTGCTAGTTTATCTATAAATGTCTTCACATAATCTTTTGCATTATTAATACAACATTCAAGATAAACATTGTGTATATTTTTGGTGTATTGTGGATAATATGATGGACCATCTATAATTGGACATTGTTTAATAAATGTTTCAGCATATTTTTCAGCTTCGTATTCATGAATAAAATCAGGTCGTGTGTCATCAAGATGTTGACACATATAATGACCTATTTCATGAAGCCATGTCCAAACATCCATAAGTTTTGTTATCTCTGGTAAAATAATATAGATTTTACCAAATTCAAATTTATTACTTAAATGTTGATATATTTCTCGATTTAAATGTTTAGCATTAAAATGTTTAAAATATTTTGAATTCTGCCTAAAAATTATACCACCACATGTATTTGGAGCAATATAAACATTATCAAGATCAAATCCTGAATCAAGTAAACAGGCTTCAGCAAATTCTTTATAAACTTCAACTTGTGCCTGTTTTATAATTTCAACACTTTTATCATGCTGTTTATAAGCTTTGTATTTTTGTATTAATTGTATAAAAGCTAATACAAGTGTACAAGAGCCAATAAAAAACATTAAGAATATCAATAATGTAAACATATTAAAAATTATTGGTAGATAGCTTTAAATATTCCAATGTACTTATTTTTGTCCATAACTGCACCATTCATTTTAATGACTTTCATATCATCAACACGGTCGCAGATTCGGTCACATACAATTCGATTTGAAAATTTATAATCAAAATCAGTTGGATTCCAATCATTATATAAATCATCTGGTAGATTATGGAACATGTCATCAGTCATAGTAACTGCAACATTTCGTGTAATTAATTCGTTTCGTAGTTCGTTGAAACGATCATGTAGAAATTTTAGCTTGTCATAAAAGAATACAACATGTCCTGTACCTAATCTAAATTGAATTGGTTGATCAACTTTACGAACACGATCTGGATTGGATCGTACAGCATTTGGTATTCGAACTATCTCACGGTATTCAGCCATCAGATGTTGATCACATAAATGTGCTGGTCGTATCTTTGCGTTTATTCTTGTCATGTTTTATATTTGTATAACAATTAATAATGAAAACAAATATAAGAAAAAAATCGATATTGATTATTTGTTTAACATTTTATTAAAAGCTAATAAAACTGTAAGCTGATAGTGATCAAGTTTACTTTCTACATATGCTGCATCGACTTTAGTAATTCCGCCATATCTAAAGTTCAATAATTCACCAACAATAGATGCGTTTGTATCAGTATCACCACCACACTCTATAGCTCGAATGATTCCTTCTTGTGGTGTTGAACATTGTGCAGCAAGATTCAAACAAAATTTTACTGTATCATCAGCACGTACTTTGAATTTTTTAAACGGTTTAACTTGAGCAAGCCGTTTGTTGTATTGCTCAGTATAAGCTAAATACAATTTGTAAACAGCTTCGTATGATACGGTGTGTTTATGTGATCCACGAAGTGTGTCAAAAAGTTGTGGAAGTGGATCTTGAATGTACATCAATGGACTTACACGCATCAAACAACCATTTCCAAATGAATCAACAACATCAAGACCATCACCAGTTAACCAAGCTTTGAATCCTTTTCCATAGTGATCACCATTGTACAGATTTCCCCATCTGTGATAATTTTCAGTAAAATCAAATCCAAGCATCATTGCTTCAGCTGTTGCGAGTGTCATGATTGTGTCATCAGTGATAACTGAATTGGGATTATGTAAATTTACATTTGTATAATCACCTCTCATCGAAGGAAATTCAAATGGTTGACCAACAAGATCTCCTAGAATTGCACCGTATAATTTATATTTTGTCATTTTGTGTTAGTAAATAATATGCTAAATATATTAATAGGAACAGTAATACAAGCCCTGTCTGTATCAGGTGTATAAAAACAATCAATTTTCCTTCTCAATATAATGTCATCGTCAGTTAGTGTATGACCCAATTCAATTTTTTGAATTAATTCAAGAAATTGAAAAACAGTTGTATCCTGTCTAGGAGAAATATATACTGAGATTGTTGATGCAGTTTTTGGTTTTAAAAGTGTTTTCATACTCCAAGTGCTTTATCTTTATCATTTTCTGTAAATCCATCAAGTCCTGGTATTGAATCCATCTGTTTGATTTTAACTTGTTCCAGTTTAAAATCTTCCTGAATAGGATTAAGATTGCGTCTGATTGGAAGATTTGTTTTTGCATCAATCCATTCACCGTGCTTCCCACTATTTATATCATAGTATTTAGAGTAAAAATCATCAACAGTTTGCACAAGAACAAATGATCCTTGACCAACTACAAGTTCACATACATATCCATGAAGAATATAGGCAGATTGTGTAAACATTCCACCAAACTTCCACATATCTTCTTCTGGAACATGCACATCATTAATCTGTGCAGCATCAAAGATAAGATATATTAATAGTTCAGGAGCATCATAGTGTCCCATTTTTGTACTACGATCTTTGTAAGCTTCTGAATCATACTTTGCTTTAACAGCTTTGACAAATGCATCAAATCCTATTGGATCATCTTTAAAACGATCTAATAGACGTTGTGCTTGATTTCCTTCCATATCTCGCTTATCATGGGCTTTCTTAAAGAATGCTTTTGCTTCAGCTAATTTTTCAGGATCTTCTAACTCTTTGATTACACGATCAAGTAGACTTAATGTTTCTTTATTATTCTGATCTTTCATAAGTACAAATATAACAATAAATTATTTAGAAAAATATTCATGAACAGCATAAACAATTGCAACAGTATCACAATCGTAATGTCCTGAACAATTGATGCAATTGATCTCAACAACTTTGAATCCTTCATTTGTAATAGCAATGTCAATAACAAATGCATCAGCTGGTTGATATGTATCAATCATTTCTTGGGCAAAGGTAAACAATTCTAGTTCAGCATGAATATTTGTTCGTTCAGTTATTACACGCATATTGATCATGTACTGTGACGCAGAGATGATCTTTCCATCAACCACAAAGAAACGTACTTCACGGAAGATATCTTTACGGGAACAGATTTGAACAGGCGTATCAGCATTGAGCGCACCGGTATGCACATTATTCAATGCCCATTCAACATATTCATCCCATGATTCTTTTGTAAATACCTGACCTGTGAATGCTTTGTTGTCTTCACACGGTCTAGCAAAAAATAAGTATCCAGGTTCTTTGAATGTATCAGAAAATTTGATAATCTGAGAATCGTGGTTAAGCATATGTGTACCATAGTGTGGAGCATAGATGCGGTAATCATGGTTGTCATTATGCATTGAACCAGGTGACCATCCGTATTTTTTCGCAATATGAGCCATTTTTACAGTTCCCCAACAAAATACATCCTTTGTGTCAAAAGACTCGTGTATGATGTCCTGTGTGAACGGTACGATATGCACAGACTGGTACGGATACTCTAATCCTTCGAATGCATCGATGATTGACTGATACTTTGCATGAAAACCTTTTTCGATGAGATGGATCATTTTGTTTTTTCTATGTTGTAATCATGATACTGATGTACAAACATACCAGTAAGATTTTTTACGTCAATAAACACCTGATCTACAAGTGCTTTGCTTTTGGTTGTTTTATCCAACCGATTGGCAGATGTACATTCTGTTTTATAGTTCATATCGTAAATATACTGATAAATTGTGTTAAGTAGAAACTGTTCGTTGTAAAACGAATACGACTATAGCAATTGGTTGATCACTATCATATCTAGTTAATGACGCTGAGTGTAATGAATGTGATACAACCGTCCATCCTTCACCATTAGCAAGCAGTGTATTAGTTTCAATTCTTACATCTCGAAGCTCACCAGCAATAACTTTTTGTTCGATATTATTAATTGTTTTCATTTTTCAAGTACAAAAGTTAAATAAACATTACTACTTGTTGCAGCAGATGACATGTGTGTTATTGTCCAACCACTTTTGATTAAATTATCTACATCATGTTCTGCAGTAGCAGCGCTTTTGTGAATAATTCTTTGCTTTTTTTTATTTAGATTTTTGCTCATCTGTTATGGTGTTTCTTTCTTTAGGTGAACGGATAGCACTTCTTTTTTATTACCATTGTTGTGACCATAACTGTAACCAGCTACACTATGTGATACAACCGTCCATCCTTCTGAAATAAGTTTCTGGACTTGTCTGGTAATTGATTCCATTTCACCACTTAAAAAATGTTGTTTGTTTTTTGTTACCTTACTCATCAATTGAAAATTTTCATAATCCTGTTTAACAAACCATCAGTTACTGCTACACCTTCATTTTTAAGAACTTGTGTAAGTTGACGTTTATAATCATTTTCATTGAGAGCTTTTGGACAGAGTTCTTTGAATTTAGAAGATGATTGATTATACAATGAACGGTATTTTGTATCGATTGCATTCCACAAATCTTCTCGTTGCATTGTCTCAGACATTTTTTTCAAATCTTGTAACACATAGTTCATTGAACCATAATTACTAATCTTGCGGTCAGTTGCAATCTGAATACCAAAGTCTATAATACGAAGTGAATGAAATACAGATTTGATTGCAAGATGTAAATCGTAATCACCTGCGATGATAAGTTTCTTTTTACCTTTTACCCAACTATTTGATGCAATGGTTGAGATCGCTGTACGTAATTTCTGTGCATTGTATGTACTGTCTAGCGTATTATCAAGACAAGTTTTATCCAATCTCCATTCATCTTTAAAAATGTGTTTTGGTTCCAAGAATAAACACTCTAATGCCTGTATGTCATGATTAATTACTGATGCAAGAAATTGAGTTCTTGTATAAACATGAATATTTATATCTTCAGCATCAAACCAGGTCTCTGCGATGATAATAAAGTCATGATCAGATTCTGGTGTGTCCGTTCCGTAAACACGTGAACCAAGTCTAAAAATACTCATGACATTAATATCATCAATATATTTTTGAATAGCTTCCATTACGATTTTTTAATAAGATCAAGCAAAACAAGCGTGTCTTGTTTTGCGTCTTCTTTGATGTCTACAATATGATCGACTGCTGGTAAATAACTTGGATCAATATCAGCATTTTTAACTTGTCGAGCATTGATAGATGAAGAACTACCAAATTCATAAACAGTGACGAAGCCGTCAGAATTTTGAAGAATTATTTCACGATGTGTAATCTGTCCTAGCAAAAATCGACGTAATGTTGAAATATCAATTGGATAAATATAGTATGTATCTACACCATTATTTATATCAGCCCATTCTTCCATGTAAAATTTAACAACATTTGGTTCTTTATCAGGATAAATGACATTTGAAAATAGGGTGGTTGTGGTCCAATCACCAGCTTCGACAAGATCTGATACGAACCAAAGATTATTAATTTCTGTATTTTCCATTAATGTTTAATTAAATTTTGTAACCAGCCTATAAATCCTTTATGAATGATACCATTTCTAAAATCTTTGACCAAGTACATGCATATCATGTTTAACACAAAACATAAGTTATTTTTGAGTTTCGTAATAAGCACGGGTATGAGGATTCATTCCATTAAGTAATTTAGGATTGACATCACCAATAACAGTTTTCAATTCTTCAAATGAATTTACATAACCATTAAATTGAACATCAAATGCATATGGTGTCCACACAAGAACTACGTGATAACGATTACCTTTATAAGCTCGTTGTAATTTACGTACATAAAGTGTATACCTACCACTACTATAACCAGGTTGTGCTGATGCAAAAATTGCATAACGTTCATCAAATCCATAACGTTCATTGTATTTGAAACCAAGTTCATCAAGACCTTCAATCATTACTGATCCCACATTACGACTTTCTGGATTACGTGGAACATCAAGTGTTGCTCCAGATCGTAATACAATATTTGAATGTTTATCTAATTTAATCATATTGATAATTTGAATATGACAAATATATGAATAAAAAATGATTTTTTATCTAATTGTTAATAATTTTTTTTAATAATGCTTTTTAACTTCTAAAAGAAATTCTATGTACTGTTGGCATACTTCTCTCATTGTTGTACCTGGTTCAAATCCAAACATTGTATAAAATTCAGGCATAAGTGTTTCAGTATCGTAATGTTTCAACTGTATCTTCCACATTTCAATAGAAAAATCCATTGGATTTTTTATACTAGCTCTTGTTGTTGGACAAACAAATGGATAAATATATGGTACACGATGATTTTGACCCTTGTAACTTACAACAAGTCCTGAAGGATTATTATCTGTACCAAGTGCAAAGAAATCACGCGCATCTAATACCTCCATTGCACTATTTCCAGATGTGATAGATAATCGACCCAATACTTTTATAGCTGGATAACACGACATGAATAAGGATTCAACCATATCCATTGTTCTGCCTGTAAAAATATCATCATCATATAGATAGACTTCATTAAATTCATTAGCTATCTTAATTGTTTGTTCATGTAGTGCTGGTGTGCCAGGTCTATTATTATAACCTAATTTACGCTGTCCAAATGCATCATATACACGAGATATAGAAATCTTATGCGGATGATCACAATATTCATCTAAAACAACACACTTATCTAAAATGTGTTCAAGTGGAACGTAATCATTTAGTTTATATGTATTTGCACTTTCATTTAACCAAACTGCTGAGAATGATTTATTTAAAAGATTAATAACATCATTATCACGTTCAGTTATTCTATTTGCATGTTTATTAGTTAAACTAACACGTAATTGAACTTGATCAGCAAGTGTGTGTTTAAATCCATTCTTTCTAATTTCAGTAGATGAAATTATATTTTTTGTATCTTCAGCAACGTATACATTTTTAAGATTTTCGTATATACCAATACGATCACTATATCCAGGTCTACCAGCAATAACCGTTCCATATTTATCATCACCTTTATAGTACATAAAAGCTTGCGCAAATCGTGCATTATCAGCACCCCAAACCATAAAGATTGTGATATCTTCAGGTTGTTGATACCATTTATTTATGTATTGTCGTAGTCTATATGCAACAGTTGTAAAATTAACTGCACCTGGTGCAAATACACCTTCCCATGGATCAATTGCAAGCCATTTATAATCACGAATAAGTGACGTAGCATATTGTATACGTTGACCAATAGGAATCCATTGATCACCAGTTTTTTGTTTGATGTATTCGTCATGTCCTGGTGACAAATATCCACCCAATACATGGTAACCACTCTCAGTCAATTTTTTCTTAGCTGATTCCATCATATCGATATGTCCTTGATGCATTGGACAATGTGCACCAGTCGACAAAAGAATACATCGTTTTTTTTTGATAGTATCTAATGTACCTTGTGCTTCGTTATGTGATAAGAATTGAATAGGTGTACATGGAATATCAGTATGAGCACGATAGTTGATATTCCATTGATTTGTGTCTTCAAAATAACCGGCACTATCTAAAAGTGTCTGATCTGGAAAATCCTTATAAAAAGGTTCCATTGCTAGTTTGTGTTGATTGAATTGCATTATAGAACGATTGAATCCATTGGAATGTTAATAGGCATAAGAATAGGCTTTTCTACCCATTCATTTGTTGTTTCGTCAAGACGGAATGCACTTGAAGCCATGATCATAGCTTCAGAAAGAATACCGCGCATTTTAGCTGCAGGCATGTTCATTACAAACATGAATGTCTTGTCAACAAAATCTTCTGGTTCAAAATCACTTCCAAGATTTGTAACAACGGTCTTCTTTCCAAGTGCTGTAGAAACATGCATCTCGATTAATTTATCTGTATCTTTAACACGTGCTGCTGAGATAACTTTACCTGGACGAATATCAATACCCATTACAGTATTGAAGTCCACAGAAGCTTTTAAATCGCGTGGAGCAGGTTTTACTGATTTCTCGATAAATTCAAGTTCACTCAGACGGAACGTTCCCTGAGATGTTTTTACAAGTTGATCTTCAATTATTGGAGAAAAATAATCAATAAAATGTATGATTCCCTTATTGGTGAGGTCTCCCGCCACTAATTCTTTTGTATTCATAATACAAATATAATAAAAATTATGATTTGATTGAAATTATGTCAAGTTTGTACATGTTATGTACATTTGTACAAATACGTCCACATGTATCAAGATAAACATCAACAATAATTTGATCGTATTCAATTGTATTATGTAATTGAACAAGTAATTGACCCGAGTTATTTTCTTTGGATTGTAGGTGACGAACTACATCAATATAACGAGGTGGTTTGTCTTCACTTTTAATGATGGCAATTATACCTTGTTTTAGTTCATTGATTCCAGCACTAGCTGTATGTTCATCAAAATGATTTTCAGCCATATGAATTAATTCACTCTGTTCAAACAATGAATCAATTGCAGTTAGTTGTTCTGTAGATATTGACATCTGTTTATAATTTATAATTAAATATTTTTACCAAGTGAAATGAATGAGTACTTTATCTGTGTTTGGATTAACACCCTCATCTAAAAGGTATTGATTAATTGATGGATAACTTGAATCTTTTGAATTGCTTTCCACATCAAAATATGTTGCATGACCATTATTACAATTTTCATCAATACCAAATTCATTTAGTTCTATTGCAACTTCACGAGGTAAATCAAAACTTTTATATTTTATAATGTAAACTTTTTCAAGTGCCATAATTAATTTTTTACAAATATAAGCAAAATATTTTAATCAACAACGATATAAAATTTCACCATCTGGTTGATTAAAAGGTGGTTTCGTATAATGTTCAAGATCAGGTCCACTGTGAATATTGTTAAGATCTTCTTGGTGTTTTTCATCACCCATACTTGGATCTATTTCATGTTTGAAAACAAGTGCTAAGTGCTTTTTAATCATTTCTGTTTGATCTGGTCCAATATTTATTGGATTACTTATTTCAAAGTAGCCTTGAAGCCAATATGCGAAATCTCTTGAAGTCATATAGTTGTATTTTTTACAATTATACGTTTAAAAAATGAAAAAGCCTGATTACTCAGGCTTTTTCTTATATTTTAGTTCCACAGCTTGCACAGAAGTTGTCTGTTTTTTTTGCTTTCTTACCACATCCAGTGCAATGTCTTACCAAATCTTTGACTTCAATTGGTTTAGTCGACATCGGTAAAATCTTAAATTCAGATTTACTTTTCATTAAAAATTCAAAATCAATCTGAACTTCAGTAAATTCAGTATCCGATTTTTCACCTTCTCCAACAATTCCTGTCTCAAATAATTTACATTCACTGTCTATACTTTTGAGAGATGTTTCATCACTTAAATTAGACATACTAAACATTGTAAGATCATCAGTAGTTACATCAGAGCTGTAGAAACAATTTACAGTTGATTGTCCAATAATATCATTTGCTGATTTGCTGCGTAGCACATCCCAAGTATTAGAATAGTCACCAGCAAATCTAAATCTCTGTTTAGGCGCTTCGTATTTTGGTTTGCTTTTCTTGTAGAATTCTACTTCGATAGAACCATTGTTCTTGATTGCTTCCATTACAATTTCACCTAAAGATTCATCAACTTCATAAGTAGTGAATACAAATTTATTGTTGTTGTCAATGTAACGATCTAAATAAATACGTTGACCTGGATACAATACAAGATGGCTTTGAGAGATGTACTCACCATTGATTTTGAATTTTGCACCGTATGTGTCAGTTGATGGATTAAAAAGTTCAATCTCAAATTCATCACCGTCATTCATATAAACAGTTGCATTTAAAATATTACAATCATTATTAAATCCACCGCCACTATTGTAACGTTTTAATTTGTTCTTATTAACTGTAATATCAGCATAAGGGCGTTTAAATCTAAAATCGTAAGAAGATGTTGTACTAGTTGGTTGTTCAGGAACCGGAATAAAAATAGGTTGAATTACTGGAGCGTTGTAAGGTGGATAATCCCACCACTGATAATCACTAATCCATGGATTAGGTCTCCATGTCCAGTCTGTTTGCCAATACCCAGAAGTTGGATAATAGAAATTGTTGTAGCATGCCGCTACATAGTTTGTTTCGGCTTTCATAATAATTTAACACTTTTGTTTTTAATTCTCGAATCATTCTCGGTCATTATAACCGATCTGTCGTCTTTCAACGCTGACCCAAAATAAGAATCATAGTATATATGTGAAATTAGTTTCTTTGTTTAAAAAATATTAAAGTATTCCAAAAGTTCCTGATCTGAAGTGTCCATTGGTCCAGTGTCCAGCAGCAAAAGTTCCAGCTAAGAACACACCATTCAACCAGATTCCTCCGTTCCAGTTACCATTAAATGTAGCTGCAAGTATTGGAGATCCTGATGGTGTATTTGTAGCAACATTTTCAACAACATACGATGGCTCAATAAATAATGAAGTAATATCATCTAATACCATAGTAGTATTTGATGCAGATCCTGGTAGATAGTCTTTTGCGATGTATGCTGCTGTTGTTTCCATATCACATACATTTACAAATAATTCTTCAGCAAGTAAATTACCAGGAGCTGTAGGTGTTGCAATCATATAAAATTCATTAACATACAATGCTTGATTATGCGCAATATTCGATTGATATTCAGCTAATCCTGTAAGCCCTAAAATAGAATCAAACTGTGTTGGATTAAGTGTTAGCTGTACTTGATTTGAAACTAATTGTGCAAGTGTAGCATTATATCCACCAAACCAAACCCCATTATTCCATGTTGCAGCATTAAAAATACCAGATACAAAACTTCCTGATGTAAATGTTCCAGATGTAAATGTTCCAGAATAGAAAATAGAACTGTTGTGTGCATTATCACCTGTCATAAATTCACCGCCAATAAAACGACCCGTACGCCAGATAGCACGTGTTCTGTAACTTGGACCCTGTGTTGAACCAACACCAAAACGTGCTGGATTTCCAGGAGACAGTTCATCAAGAACACCATCTTTCCAAAGACCTGTTTCAAAATCACCACCAGTGAATAACCCATCATCCCAAACGACATGTTTAATTATTCCACTATTAAATGTACCAATTTTCCAAGTACCATCAATAATAATACCATCGTTAAATGTTCCATCTATCCAAGTAATATAAGTAGCAATTCCACCATTCCAGGTACCATTTACCCAAGTACCATCATCCCATGTTGATAATAGGTGATTATTTTGATTATTGTACGTTATATAAATATTGTTGTCTTGAATACCATAAGCATTGTGTGTACCATTCATCCATGTACCGCTCATCCAGTGACCTTGAATCCAAATACCGTCACACCATACGCCTTGTACCCAAGTACCTGTATACCATATTAAATCACCAGTTCCTGGTCCAAATTCTTGTGTACAACCCACAACAGCATTTTCAGTAATAACAGTATCAGCTAAAATCCACGCATATTGTCCTTGACCATTAATATTGTTAAGTATATTGAATTGTGTAAGACCATCAATAAAACGAATTGAATAAATGTTATTTATACCTGGTTGAATTATTACAATTCCTTCTTCATTCTCGGCCATATCATATTTAGCATTGATAAGTTTGAATGGTTGTGTTGCATTATCAACACCAAGTTTAGCGATACCTACAGGTCTAAGTGTTAAACGTGGATCTTTTTTACGTCTATATGTTTTCTGCTGAAATAATATTCCACCTTTTGGACTTGGAAGTGATACAAATGTGTCATCAATTAATCTCCAATAAGTATTTGGTTGTGGGTTTGGATATAGAATTAATGGATTTCCTGGTCCATCAAAAATATAAACACCATTTTCATTATTTACTGTTTGATTATTTAAAATTATTACATCTCCAATATTAGGAGGAGTTCCATTAAGTGTTACTGGTGCACTTAAAATATTAATATTAATTGACATAAAATATGATACATCAACAATTGGATCTTCATCAAAATTAAAATACCTGTCACGTTTAAAAAATTTTACACGCGGTTCACCAAATTCTTTAAACATTAAACCAGTAAATCTATTAAAAATACCATCTTTTTGATCTTCAGCGCGTGATAGCATATGTGCAAAATTAACTGTATCAATATTATATGGTGGATATGCTGTTGTTAATGGTGAATATGATTCATTTGGATATGCAATGTTTGCTTGTTCAATAATAGACGAAATATCAGATATAGATAAATCAAGTGTAAATTTCATAAAAATTGTATTTGCAACTAATGGTACAAATGTCAATGTATAAACAGTTACTATCTCACCATCATCTTCAATCTTTTCAATAAATACATAAGCTGAAGATGGCGATAAAGGTGGTGAATGAAATGCAACATATGTGTCAGTTTTAAGTGAATCTAATACAGTTTCTCTGTGATTTTTACCAAATTTAATAATACTACCAAATGTATTTAAACCAATTGTACCTTTAGGATTTGGTAAAATTACACACATATCATCATCTTCAACTGTATGTGATTGAAAAATCACACTACCTTCACGAGCATTGTAATCAGTAATATCAAGGTAATTAGTATGTTTACTAATATTGTATCCAGGTTCATATAAATTATATTGATTACCAGGAATATTTCTTTCATGTAAAATATCAATAGTTCCAGAGCCGTAATTAATTGACGTAGTGTGATTTAAGTAAACATATTTTGACATACGTATACCATTAAGTTGCACTTCAGTTGTACCAGCATTTACATCAGATAAAAAATTAAAATTATACAATTTTCCAACCGGCGTTTGATTTAACATTTTTATGAATGATTTAATGGTTGGTCCAACATTTAAACCATCAGTATTATCATAAAAATTAACAAGAGTCATAGTCATTTCCCAGACGTGATCTGATCCATAATCCATTGCAACCAACTCATTATACATATTTGTATCAAACATTGGAAAAACTGTAATATCTGCAACTATATTATTCATCACATAATCAGTAATGAGATGTAATTGATCGTACATATAAACAGCATCGCTAGTACCTTGTTGTTTGGTTATTTGAACACGTACAGCACTTCCTGTTGCGTTATATGAAACAGGAAATTTATATTGATTTGGTTCGTAAAGAAACTGTAGTTGTGTTGTATTATTAGGTTCATCTTGAGTCAGTAAAAACTGATTTATTTGATTTGAAAATACTGGACTAAGTGATTCATACAGATCCAAGTATACAGGTTGAAATGTTGCTACACCATCGGTAGATAATGGTGCACCAATAAATATTTCAAACAACATCTGTCCAAGTGCATTAATCGCACCATTCTGATCCATAGTAGCAAATTGAATTCCACCCACAATATCATTAAATAAAAATGTATTAGTCATATAATAACGACCTGGACCGTATGCTGATGTTGATATAAGACTTTTTGATTGTGTTGGATCCATAAACATTAATCTATATGGATCATCAAATTCATCAAAATTAAAACCTAGAGGATGTTCAATTGCAATATTTTGCGTTTGTTGACATCCACAACACCCAGTTGGTATTACATCAGGATCAACTTTCCATGAAATATCATAATTGAACTCACATTTTACCAGATAAGCATCACCACGTGAATAAATAAGAGGTTCAATTCCATCATTTGTAGGAAATAATCCATACATTACAATATTAATATCACCAGTTGAACGTCTTAAATAGAAATCAACATTTTGATTTGTTTCACCTTGATAAACATATACAATTTGTTTGTCTGTTTTATATTTATCATTCATGAAATCACATAATACAAGAGTAATACCAGTGTATTTATACACACCGTGTTGTTCAAATTGTTTTACTTCTGTATAGGTACCACTATCACGATCAGCAACACTAATACATTGAAATGCATTTTCAACAATTAATTTGATGAATGTATTTACACCATCATCTTCGTAAGATATTTCAAGTATTTTAGTTTCCGTTGTTTCATTAATTGAATCTAACATCACTAAAGTGTTGCCAATATTAAAATACTGTTCATCACCAGATACGGCTTGAATAAATATAATATTGTTTGGAATATCACTAAGTAATAAATCAATATTATAAAAATTTAAAATATCTTGTTGTTGATTCTTGATTAAAATAAGTTCATCTGTATAAATTGGTACATTATCAATTATAAGATCTTCACCAACATTAAAATTTAATTTATAATCACGGCTACGACGTGTATATGTACCAAATACATTTTCATAAACAACAACATCTGAAGTAGCTGCTTTTACTTCTACTAGATTTGGAAACCAACCTTTTAAAGATGCACCACGTTTATTGTCAAAGTATGCTTCAATACCATAACCTTTAGGATCAAGCGGTGCAGCACCACCAAGACCTAAATAAGCATCCTTATAAAGTCTGTACCATTCATAAATATCACGAATATTATGTACTGGTAAATAAACATATGAACGAAGATCTTTAACAACTGGTGTATTATCATTATTTTCTTCAAATATTGATTGTGATATAGTATTTGATGGTGTTATCCATTTACCGTTCTGCTTGACTAACTGTGTCATGTAGTAACCTTTATTTGTATTATATATGGTAAGGTTACAAGTCTACGTTACTTTTTAAGTTCTAATTTCCAAATAACTGCTTCAGTAAAATGAATGATACGATCATCAAGAATTTTGAATCCACCACGTTTTATTATATCTCGTACATCCTCTCTAAATACTTGTCTTCTTTCAAATGTACAATAGTGTTGAAAATCAATATTAAATATACATTTATTAGAAAATAGGAGATCGTATGCCAATTGTTCCATACTATCAAATCCCTGATCTTCTTTCACGGTCCAGACCATTGTTTCCATCACCACTTATATTTGCTTTACATGTTATATATTGTAAAGCTTGTATAATAAGAGATGTAGAATAGAAGAAGATATATAAGATGTAAATCATACTGCAATTTTATGACAGCCAAAAAGCGAGAAACTAAACGTATTCCAAAATATGAACAGGAAGAATTAGATGCTTATCACCAACGTGCAATGTCTATGCGCAGAGGTCCAAATGATTTTGTTAAGATTAAAGAGTTGGATTTCAAATTAACAACAAAACAAAAGGAGTTAATTGAAATAATCAAACAGAACAAAATTGTCACTGTAACAGGACCTCCAGGAACAGCAAAAACAATGACAGCGTGTTATGCCGCAGTACAATTATTTCTTTCTGGTAGTGTATCCAAAATTATTATTTCTAAACCTACTGAAGTTTTATCTGGAACAAAAGATTTAGGCGCTTTACCTGGAACTTTAGAAGACAAGATTCAAGTCTATGCTGAATCATTTTTTGATGCATTTGAAGATATTCTTGAACCACAAGACTTCAAAGCATTATGGGATAGTGGTGCAATTGAATTTAAACCGGCACAATTTTTAAGGGGACGTACATTAAAAAACTCGGTAATCATCATTGATGAGTATCAAAACTTTGACATCAAAGCACTCAAATCTATCGTGACGCGTCTTGGACGAGGATCGACGATGGTATTCATGGGTGACACGAAACAGAATGACATCAACAAGAAATACGTCGCTATTGAGACATTTAACTCAATCTTAGAAGGTTTAAAGCACTGTGCTACGTTTGCCTTCACCCGAGAGGATATCGTGCGCGAGAAGCTGCTTATCGACATTATTGATCGATTCGAGTTATTTGAAGATAACAAACTTTTACCTGAAACACACAAGAATACATAAATAGGAAAGGACTCAATTGAGTCCTTTTTTATATACCTTTGAATAACAACAGTGCATTTTCATACTCAAATGTCGATTGTAATTTATAATATGACTTAAAAGCAAAATAATACTCTGCTAAAATAGATGTTAAGTACAATAATGTTGTTTCAATATTTTTGTGATTATACTGGCGATAGTTTAAATATGACGGATGTACTTTATATGACAAATAAGCATATAAATTGTTTGTATGTAAATGTTTATTTAATAAGGTTTGCCAGTTAGTTGAAAAAATACAAACATCGTTTTCAATTGTGGGTTTAAAGTCCGTTTTTTTGATTTTACAATCAATTATTGTATGTTTATTTGTAATTTTTAAAAATGTTTGTGTCTTAAGTAAATCACTATAACACTTATCTAACTCTTTTTTTTGCTTTTGCTTTTCTAACAAAATTTCGTCTGAATCAGATTGTTTTATAGTTTCTTCTCGATTTTTTAATCCTGCAATTTTATAAATTAAAAATTTGAATAAATTTTCATCAAAATTTACAGAAGAAAGATTTTTAAAAATCAAAAATCTTTCCAACAATAAGCGTGTATTCGATTCTAAAATAATATTCGAAGGATTATGGAGAATTTGAATAGTATCTTCAATAATATCATGAATTTCATTAAACTGCCTGATTAAAATCACATCCAATTCATTAGTAGCATTATCATCAAATTTTTTTTGAGATATAAATGCTGTTAAAATATTCTTAATATTTATTTTATCTTTAAATGGTCCATTATATAAAAAATCTGTCAATGTGTTAACCGATTTTTGTTGTAGTAAAACATTTTTGTCAATTATTAATTTAGAATGACATATAAATGTTTTAAATTCTTCTAGTTCATTTTTTAACATTTTGGTTTATAATTTTTATTATTATAAACCAAACTATTGGAAATGTTTGGTTTATGCTTTAGCAAACCACTTCAATCGCATAAATTCATCAGCAACTTGTTGAGCAGTATTTTCATTTACAAATTGCATGAATTCCAATTCATCTTTGAAATTGTTCTTCAGTCTTGCAAGATCTTCTTTGAATGTTCCCTTTGTAAGATCGTATGGAACAAGTGATGCAATTGTCACGCCAGTAAATTTGGATGTATTCTTTAAAAACTCCTGCATGATCGCTGTAGCTTCATCACGAAGTGTTCTTGGATTCACACCAAGCTCTTCAGCAACTGTATCATAATTGAAACCGATCTGGTTCTTAGATACTTTATCAGTATGCTGAGTAACGTATTCTACAAATGCCGCAAACTGATGTACCTTTTCAAGTGGCTTCGCTTGCTTATCTGAAGTCAAACGTTCAACAATCTTATTGGTAAGGAAACGATCCGATTGAATAAGTATTTCAAAGATTTTATCTTCTTCAGTTTCAGAATCTAAATCTTCAACACCTTCAATCTTTAACAATTTTACGATATCTAGATGATTTGGTGTAACCAATACATCATGAATTTTATTTTTATGTCTTGCTTCAACATACAAACCATCACTCTTCATTTTTAATCTGAGCATGCTCAAGTTGAATCCTATAATTGGGCTTGAAAAAATATGCATTTTTTATTATTTTAATTGAACACAACAAATATAGTAAAAAATATTAAACTTTAATAATATCAAATTTAGATACAAAATCTGACAGGTATGCTGAATGATTAAGTTTATCATGTTCTTCACCGTATGTGAAGCGAATGCTCACATCACCATTCTCGCAAGTCATAAAATATGCAATAGTAGCTTCAAAAATAATTTTTTTAGACATAACATTTAATGGTAAAAGTGCATTTCCATATTTTTCAATAAGAACAACATCACCTTCTTTGTATGTAATACATTTGATTTCAACTTCTTTAAGAAAACGCGCTTTAAATGGTTTTTCTTGTGGTACAGCTTTACCACCAATACATGTTTCGTAACTAAATGAAACAAATGTACGAAAACCATGTTTAGGTAGCACACCTTTTACTGTACGGAATCGAGCACCACATTTGTCACATTTAATAGCAATACGATTTTTTGTTTTAACATCACGAACCTCATCAGGAAGTGTTTGACCAAGACGTTTAATATTCTTGTGTTGACGATCATTAAGAGTCCAACCAGTAATGTTGAGATCAGAATTACGAATCGTATCTTTATCAGGAATTTGTGTCATTATTAGAGTTTTTCAATTTCTTCTTTTACTTGTTTCCAAAAATCTATTTCATGATGTTGAAACAACATGTTTATAATCAGATTACATGAAATCAAAGCATGTTGCTTGATTTGAGCTTCAAATAAATGACACATATCATCAGAGAATAAATCACAATGTAAATTGTAGATTTCAACAGCTTTTAATTTTGTATCAGATATTAATAGAGCTTTAATATCTTGTTCCGTTTCAATTAGTTTTCCGGATTTATCTTCAATCCAATACTCACCATCTTTGCACATACCATTAATAATAAGAATATTATCTTTAGTATAATGACTTTCCTCGTCAATTCCAACATTGTCTTGAACTTCAAAACCAAGATCAATAAGTATTTGATGTAAATCGATTTCCATATTTTATTAATTAAACAATACCAAGTAAGTGGTAAACGTTAGTGATACAAATATAGGTAAAATAATGATACAAAAAACATTTTGATTATAAAAATGATTACAAAAATGTTTCTAAGCATATATAATGTATGCAAAAACAATACCGTATCCTATCAATTAATGAATGGAGAGAAAGCTCAGCTTATGTCTACCAACAATGGTTTGCAGACAAAGAACGCGAGATTAAAAAATTCTTTGAATCTGAATCCTATTCAGAGTTAGAATTTGATGATTTTGATTATGACTCAACTCTAATTATTGGTATTCAAACAGGTCTTCTTTATTTTCATGAGCGTGATGTTCAATACCGCGCAGAAGTTGTTGTTGATTCAGATATTGTTACTGATGATATCATTGCTGAATTTGATATTTTATTATTTGCATATGATATGGATGGTAATCAATTAGGTGATGTACGTACAACTGTTCAAGTTGATGAATTTGGTGAAGATGCTTTTCTTACTTTAGTTTCAGAATTAAAAGAGAAGATTGATAGTGGTGATACAACATCAACTGCATCAACACCTGAACCAGCTCCAGTTGAAGAACAACCAATGATGGAAGAACCAACAACTGAAGAACCAGTACAACCAGAAGTTTAATTTATGTTATTACAAGAAACATACATTGTTTGCAATCCGCAAAATATAAATCTATTCAGAAAGATTCCACTTTTTAAATTAGATCTTGGTAAACAATTAATTGATAGTAGTGGTAAAGATAAAGTCTTTCAACCAGGTGATGTACGTGTTCAGACACACCTCATCTTCTATAATGAACTTATCATGAAGTGTGGGACAATTGGAATTCTCAATATTTATAACAATAACACGGTTGATCGTAATACGATAATGATTTGTAACGGTCAAGTAAGAATATCTTATACAATTGACAATAATATGTCAATGTATGATAATATGAATCTGATGCTGGATTTGTTTATGAAAGCAAATGATATGATACCAAAAGAGACACCAAAAGAAGAGGTAGTTGTTGAAGAGATTAAACACGTTCTTCCAACTAAACCACTATCTGAAATGTCAATGGAAGAACGTATTGCTTATGCACGATCAAGATCGTGATTTTCGTATTTCGTAATCAGTTATTGTAAAACCAGGTTCAATACCCATATCAGTTTTACAGTTGTTGTGTAACTTTCGGTTCTCGGCTGTAACATTTTTATATGCTGTTGAGAACCAACCCATTACATATGTGTTATCTTTATCAGTAATTACAAAATTATTTATATTCCAACCAACCAACTTATAAAATGTATCTACAGGTTTTGCAAAACGGGAAGAATTATCAATTTTATATAACATAATTCTATCACCTATTTCCCAATGTTTTGTTTTACGTATAAATCTTTTCTCACGTCGTTTTTTATACGTGCTAATCAGGTAGATGATGAATATAACTGCTAGAATTGAAAGATAGATGATGATTCCATTTAATGCTTGTACTTGTGTCTGATTCATTTTATGTTTTTTAATGCGTGTTCTATTGCTTCACCCAAACCACAACCACCATTATAATACGAGACATCAAAATGAAATACATTGTTGTTGTCGTTTGTCATTAAATAAGTTGCTTCTGGATCTAATTCTTTAAGATTGAAGATAGTAAAAAAGCAGTCACCGATGATGACATACTCATTATATTCTTCTGTAAGGTATATCATTGGATCTTTAATGTCATCAACATTCTTACCAAGATTAATAAGTGCGCTAATTGCAAAATTGCGTGTGTGAACTTGATCGAGCTTGCCCACTAATCGCATTGAACCGGTATACCGTTGTGTCTTACTCATTTCAATCCGTATAAAAAGTCTTCTGCTTCTTGCTCGGAGAACATCGCCCTGATATACGGTTCAATCTTCGCATAGAGTGCGTCACGTCGCTTGAAATGCTGTTTGTACGCGTCTGATGCATACATGAAACCAAGCAGAACTGTTACACTGTACTCCTCGATGTTTTCAGCGACTAAATCAAACATCTGATCTACGGCCTCGTAATCTTTGCATACACATAAACCTTCAATGAGTAAAAGCTGTTCCTCAAGAATCTTTGCTAATTGAACTTTCACGATTCCCTTCACCCTAAAAAGGAAGGCATTCATGATTTGCGTTTGTTCGTTTGTCATAATTTATGAATCAAGCATTATTAATAACCAGAAAGCAAATAGTAGGTAAGAAGTATAGAAAAGTCCGGCATGATGCGCTAAGATGGCACACGTTAAAAGAAACGGTGCATCAAAGAACATAAATACAAGTAGTATGATAATGATTAGTCCCATCAGATTATTGCTTTGTTATAATCTAACAATTTGATCCAACCCCATTCAACAAGCGTTTTTACATCTGCATCCATATATGAAACAGCATATCCTTTTGAAATGAGGTATTGGTAAGATTGAAGTGATATGTGTGATCTGTTGTAATCCTCAAAATCATCAGTCTCGATGAATATTTGATCTTCTTCTAAATAGATATGATAAAGTTGATCAATAGTTTGAATAGAACGGAAATCTTTCTTTCTATTTCCAACTTTAGTCCGTCCAGTTCCACGAATAATATTGGATATCTTACCAATGTTTTCAATTGATGCAATCATTTTTGCATCTTCATCAGTCAATAGATTTAATGGACGTAATACAAGATGTCCTTCATCTAACATGTCAGGATAGTTAATTCCTAGATGATACGTATCAACAGCTTTCAAGCCACCTTCACCCTCGTATGATTCTTTTGTGTACAATGATTGACCAAAGTACATTACGAAAAACAAACGCTTATTTTCTAATGTGTTTTCAATCATTACGAAATGTATTTAATAAATGTTTTGATTAGGACAGCAAGGATGAACAATCCACTGATTGTATAAGCAGCAAGTGTAAAGTAACTCTCAACTTTTCCTTGCAATTCTTTTAGTTTTTCGTTTGTCATAACTGTAGAATTAATGGTAAATAAATTAAGCAAAAGTTAATTTGTGCTTGTCTTTACGAGTGTAAGACTTTTTAGAACGTTGTACTCGGTGATGATTGATACGCATACCTGTTGTGATTTCTTGCTCACGACGAATTGCACTTTCCATTTTTAATTGGTCTGCTACTGTAAGTGTACCGATATTGTATTTAGTTGCCATTGTTTCTTGTATTATTAATTGAACAATACAAATATAGAAAAAAAAGCGATACTAAGTACCGCTTTTTAAAAATATTTTTGAAATATGTTGTTTTTACTGTATCACAATTTGTGTTGAGTTTACACAACTTCAATATCATAACCTCGGTAAACTAAGAAACTATACGATGTCTCACCTCTGAAAAGATCTTCTTCAATGCTTCGAATATTGCTAATGATTTTTTCATTCAGCTCAATAACTTCACCACTAGTTGTTATGTATTCAGTTACTACATCTTCATCATCGTCTTCATCACCATAAAGTACATAATAAACTTGCTCAGGTTTTGTACTAAAATTTTCATAATCCATAATAAAACCCCAAGTGCCTTGGTTTGGTGATGTGTGGTTATCAAGGATGTCTTTAATAATAGTAAGAGCCTTAAAAGCATTTTCATCATCAATTCGGTAAACTGTGGTTTCGTTAGTATCGCCATTAGCATCACCAATCATATACTCAATAGTAATATTGATCGTATCACCTATCCCGTATTTGATGTATGCAATCTTTGTTGTGACAGCATCACGAAGCTTCAAAAGAAAATCTTTGTCTTCAGAGTCGTTGATAAATTTTAAAATGTCTTTGTTATTCATAGAAATGTTTTAGCAAACATACCAACAATTAATACATTACAAAAATGTTATTTCCAATCTTTATAACCACAAATACAATTTGTATCTCCTTCATGACCATGATAATACTGTGGTGTACAATTTTCTTCCAGGTAAGCAGTCATGCGCTGATACATGTATGTTCGATCCTTTAGCCAACCAGCTGAATAAGATTCTACCTTCTTGCTACAAATATAACCATCATCTTCAGAAAATTCAGCAATACCAATTCCACTATACATAACGCAAGCAACAATAGCATGGCAACTTGCTGATTCAATATGTACACGAACACCATTTACAGTAATGTCTCCTGATTGTGGAATCGGATCATTCTGATTATAGTTTTCTTGTAAGTATTCGAAAATTTGATTTATAATTTCCATATGTTAATCATTATCTGTCCAATTACGTGGTATTCCTTTTGATTCAAGATAACTAATAAAAGCAATCATCTCAGCCTCATCTTTAAAATCACCTCCATCATTACCAATACGTGAATCAATAGGTGTTGTGAGAAATTGATAATCACCGTCTGTATAGTAAATCTTTACAGCTTTCTGACCCATTGCATTGAAGTCATAAGGTTTCCAACCATTCACAAACAAGATATCTTTTTCTAATCGAATATGACTCATATTAGAATTATCATCGATAGATCTAACAATGATAAAACGTTCTGAAAAATCACCATAGTCATATTTTGTTTGACTAATTGAAAATGATCCTTTATTTAAACGTTGAAGAAAATCAATACGTGTCGTACGTATTCCATCATTTCCTTTACCTGAATATCCAATTAGATTGAACTCAGCGTATTCTTCTTCTGTCATGAATGGAAGAGAATCACGTGTTTTTCCCATTCCTGTGTTGATAATATATTGTTCTACTTTCATAATTTTATTCTCCAAGTTTTGCTTTTAGTTCAGCTAATTTCTTAAGATCTGATTGACGTTCACGTTCAATCTCAAGTTCTTTTATCATTGTTTGTTTTTCTTCTGTTTCAAGATAAGTTTTACAAATGAACTCATTCCAATCTTCGTCAGATAAATCTAATTTATCAGCCATGATTGCCAAAGATGTATAATCTGGACAATCATGGCTTGTACATTCACGCATTTTGAATACAACTATATCTTCTTCATATTCAAAACTATCTACAATACCGTTGGTCCCATCAAAACTACCAAGTGCGTTAAAAAATTGCACAGCTCGAGCTTTGATAAATTCTTCAAAGATTACAATATGTGATAATAATTCTGATGCTTTCATATTAATCAGCTAATACCCAATAGGGTTGGTTTGAATTTTCATCCACTTCATTTTGAAGCAATACATCTTGTTCTTTAGGTAAAATGAGAAAAGTCTGACGTCTTTTGTTATCTGTTAACATAATCTTTTTATTAATTGAACAATACAAATATAATAAAAAAAAGTGATACAATGTATCACTTTTTCTTTTAATCTTCAATATGTAAAGGCATAAGTTCATCCCATTCATACAATTCACCACGATCACCACCAATAAAAATTACACCCGGTTCACTATCATGTAAAAATACAGGAATGGTAAATTCATCACCTTCTTCATCCTCAACACGAATATGTCCATACTTATCTGGTTTGCTTTCAAGATGTGCAATGATATCCTCATCAGTTACATCTTTTGGACCATAAATTGCTGCAATTTTAATTGCGCCATCTTCAACCGTGATCACACCATTTTTTACTTCAGTAAGAACACTTAAAACTTGATCGTACATTTTTATTTATGAATAATTAATTTGCGTATTTCCAATCTTTTAATATTTCAGATATTTTATAATTACTATCAAGTACAACTTTCCCATGACCTATTTCAGCATTTGTAGTTTTCAATACAAGAGTAAACATATCTTTTGGTATATCTATAGTAACATCAGGATTCCAAAAGAAAAACGCATTATTTGAATGATCTGGATAAGATGTATCAAGCAATTCTTTTTTTATATCTGTAATTTTTTGGTAAATTATGTGTTCAATGATTGCATCATCCGTATCAATAATCGGAGATTCACCAATAGCACCATGTTTGTATTTTAGTGTATAATGTTTACAATACGAATGCAATTCAAACGTACGCAAAACATTCTGATGTTCTAAATATTCTGACATACCATACATCATTTCTTGAGATGCCACATTTTTTATATTTTCATGAAATTTACATATACTTTTGTGTACACATTTAAGACAGTCTTTTTTAAGTGTGATTGTCTTTTCTTCATTGTTAAATATAATTGATTGCATAATATTAATGTTTTAAATGTTGGGGTGCAAATACCCAAATAATAAGAAGTATAACTAATGCAATAGGTACCAAAATCATTGATATCAAATTCAAAACTGCAATAGGTATTAACCAACAAGATAATGATTTTGTTTCATGTAGTGTGATATGTTCACCCGGACGAAAACTGTAAAACATTTTACCTGTTACTTCATGTATTTCACGTCCAGTACTGTATTCAATTTCAAAATAGTAATCTGTACGTGTCCCATGTTTTACATTCTGTAACTCTGTAAAATCACTTGTAATTACACCAGTTCGTGAAGGTTGAATAACTTGAAATGGTTGGTTATTCGCACGATCGATAGGTAGATTAAAATATACATACTCACTGTATGCAGCTAGTCCGGCTAAGACAATCCAAAAGATCCACTTTTTCATTATTTATTTTTGTTGTTTATAATTAAAGTGGTTTTGCAACAGTTCGCATACCAACATTTTTATTAATATTTTTTCGATAATCATCAAGAAATTTAAAACTTTCAGGTGAATGATCATAAAATTCATTTTTACCGATTTGACCAAATGGAAACTTTTGAATTTTATCGATATTTGAATTATCATTATAGATACTTACATAGAAATGCATATCAAAAATTCCAGTATTTAAAAAATCGATGAAGTGATTTGCCCATTCATCAATCTCATATTGTGATTGATACATGGGAACTCGTCGTAATTGGTTTTCATATACAAAGCATACAACTAATTGCTTTCCATATCGTTTTGTGTATTCAAACCAAATAAGTTTCTCATCAAAATTGATTACAGCTTGTTTAAAAGCTTTCTCAAAGCTTCTTTTTTGAACAAAATCTCCCATATTACAAATTAAAGATCATCTCCTGCATTCATTTCAGCATTATCCATATCTGCACAGTCATAACCACGTGAGTATTCTTCTTCGCCAAATGCTTCAAACATATCCCAAAGACGATCTTTCTCACGTGATGTGATGTTCATACACTTAATGTAAAGGAACATTTCTTTCTGAGCCGGAGACATAGTAAAAGTAAATTGCTTATTAGATGCGTCAAGCATCGTTACTTGAAATGCTTTTCGACCTGGATAACCTACTGTTACTTCTTCGTCTACTGTTAAGATTAATGGTAATGACATAACTTTAATTATTAATTGAACAATACAAATATAAGTAAAATACTGATACGTTATACCACTTATTCAAAAAATAATTTTGTTGTACCAAAGAATAAATTTTGTGATTCTAAATAAGCAAGCAAGGTAATTACCGCAAACATGATGCTGAATCCGAAGGAAAAGCCAATCAATACCTTTTCAATTTTTGATTCAGTAGTTTTTAACTTGCTGATAAGTCCTACATAAGTAAGACGGATAACTGAGATTGCTGTCACAAATAATGCGAAGAATAATGTATATTTCATATGTTATTTTTTAAGATTCAACACTATATTTACCGTCTTTAAATTTTATGGATAACGGTTTACCTGATGACATTTTTTCTACTGGAATTTCTGTTCGGATTACGTGTTCACCCAGTACATCAATTTTAACTTTGATAGCAAGTTGTAATGAATCACGATTTACTGTATTTGTATTGAAATAATAAAGTCCATTTTCCATAAGTTGTTTTTGAATAACAACTTGAAGACGTTTAATTGTTTTCAATGTTTTGCGCAACATTCTACGTTGTTTTCGTCTGATTTGAATATTAAAATGTGGATCAGATAATTGCTTAACAGCGTGCAAACAATTTTGCATTCGTTTGATATTCTGCTCGAGTGTAATTTTCATTATTTTTATTAATTGAACAATACAAATATAATAAAAAAAGTGATACAATGTATCACTTTTCTAAAAATTAATCTCACTTAAAATTAATTTAGATTTACAATATTGACAAAAATGCTTTTTACCTTTAACATACCAACCATCTTTAATTGCTCGTATAATTAATTCTTTCTTTGTTCCGTTTAGTTCTCGACTATCAACACCAAAACTATCATCACATCCTTCAAAATTACCATCACAAATCAAAAATGTTTCTACAATATAACCCATAAATTACAATTTAATACAACAATAGTTTGTTCTTTGTTTTCTAAAATATGTTTTCTTAATGCTTCTTTAGCTTTATTCATGTAGCAAATATACAAAATTTTTCTTAATGTATGAAATATCTAAAATGATAAACTATGCAACCCAAATTAAATCCAGGAGTATTATCAGTTTCAATATGAATATAAAAACGAATTTTACAAACATTATCATTAAGTATTTTTTTGAATATTGTTTTATAACAACGTTTGTATTCAAACATACCTTGAACGTAACTCTCATAAGATAAACGTACAACCACTTCATTTTGATATGGTAATGATTTTGGATCTGATTTCACCAATGCAGTAATATCAAATTTTGCAAATAATTCAAGTAATGATTTTTCCATTGCTCGTTCATACATTTCAAGTACCATTTGTGGTTCTTTTGATGGATAAAAAGAACGAAGTTTGGATTCAATATGATTATGCATGAGACGAGGTTAGTACTTTACAAAAAGAATATTACTTCCATGAATTGTTGCACTGATTTGATCAACATGATAACCTTTTACTTTAAATTTTTTTATAATTTTATTTGAAACATTAAAATTACAATAAACAATTACTTGTGATTTGGGTTTAGCAGGTTTCACTTGAATGATGTCCTGTACAATTGGTGTCTTTGCTGCAAGACATACAAATAATACTATTCCTATAAAGGCTCCAATAATTGTGTTTTTCATATTGTTTATTTTTTTGTATGTGTTACATTAACACCTGTTACATTGTAAGATGGAGACATTCCAAAACGATCATCACTGGTATCTTGAAGCTTGTAATCTACCCGGATTTGTTCCACTGGTACACCAAGATCTTTTGCAATGATTTCTTTCATCTGATCAAGAGTAATTTTGTACTCTACTGTTGTTTGTGCGTTTTCGCCTTTGATAATTCCCATGTTGTATATGTTTTTAGTAAAGATTTCCGTAAAGATTTTCTCTATTGAACTTGATGATGTTATTTGTATCTGAAACGTATTCAGAACGCACCAAATCAACAATATTATCATCATTAATGTATTTGCCTATAGTTGAAGCAAAGAGTGTGTTAGACTGACTAATTTCACCCGAATTATACCGAACACCATAATGATACGCCTCATCTATTTCTGATATAATCATACCAGTATAGAATCCCTTTAAATTATACTTATTAAAGAACACATCAGCGTTACACCATATTCCAACACATATTTTCTCACGAAGTAAGTAGACATGTTTAGAACCAATGATTACACCATGTTTCGGGGCAAACATACCTTGTTCATAACCGTGACCCATCATTATGATACGGTCGTGGTCTTTGATAGCATTAGTTAATGCACGTTTAGAAAACGCTGTGTTTATAACTGTCCAATCACGATCTTCGTAAATCACTTTCAACATGTCTGTTGTTGGATCAGCTGGATGTATTACTAATGTTTTCATTATAAAAAGAGTGTTATGATCGCAACTATTAACAAAATAGCTGGAATGCCTTTAACACTAAACTTGTAACTTTTCACAGTTGGTTGCAACATTGCATAATGAAGTCCACGTAAAAATTGAATAAAAATTAATACGATGTAAATCCATGCAAGCACTTTACAAATAATCATTACTGTTTCCATTATTTTTTTCCGAAAATATATTCAATATTTGAAAAATCATGCAAAAAATTTGTCATAGCTGCTTTATAAGCTTTCTCATCAAATACATAAACAGTTTCATCACCATGAGCATTCGCTAATACTGATTTCATGAATGCACATTTTTCTGGTTCTTTTGGCATGGGGGGTTTTAAATCACTACGTGTGATGATCTCCAGTGTACTCTCAGAAATCATATAATACGGATCATAACCATTAACATCCATTTTTGATTCAATGATTTCTTTACCATATTTTTCTTTACAGTAATCTACCAATACTTTACGTACTTTAGATATTGCAACTTGTTTGCAAGGATCACCAAACTCACTACATTCTGGCGTGTATTCGTATAAGATGTAACTCATGTCTTTTATTTATTAATTGAACATTACAAATATAGGTAAAATATTGATTCAAATTGCAACTTGACATTTGATATTCAATACTTTTTTCTTTTCCTTCACCCACAATTTAACCAATGTCTCAGCATAACGAACGGAAACCGTTGGAAATTGTGATCGAACAACCTGCATCGTACCGCCAACAACTATCTGATAACAGATCTCAGGATCTGCTTCAAGTGGAATGACTTCTGCTCCTGCACTTGTTGGTACAATTGTCAAAACGCTGTCTAAGTATTCTAAAACTGGAATTTCCATATTATTTTATTTTATTGAAATATTCTTTTGCTTCAATCTCAACATACTTAAGATCCAATAAACGTATTGCTAAAACATCACCATATCTAGCAATACGTTCTGTTGTTTCACGTTTAGTTTCCTTACGTGAAAAGAACCAAAACCATTTAACTGAAATGGTGTTGTCTTCAATACATGATGAAATTGTAGTACCCAACAACTTATTCATATGTTCAACAAGTGTTCCAAATGTAAACTTTCCAAGTAATACATATGCTGACATGTGTTGAATAGTTTGTAAGAACATTATTGGAATTTTGTATTTCATTCCATTACGTTCACACCACTCTTTCAATGTGATAACTTCTGTATCATCAGGAAGAGCTGTTGCAATAGACGTAAATCCATTGTACATAAGAAGAAAACGTTTATGAAATGGATTTACTAATGTTTGATTGTATTGTACATCTAACATTTTGATAATTTCATCAAACATTGGATGATCACGATAATCTTCTATATTCAATGCCCAATTAGATTGTGATAATGTTTCATTCATCCACATTTCACGAGAACCATAACGATTTTTCAATACTTTACAAGCACGAGTCTTCTCATCAACAAAGCGAATATATGCTGCTTGCATGATTAGATTTCTATCACCAGCATAATGCGTAATCATAACATCTGTAACTGATTTATATTGACGAGATGCTTGAAATGTTAAATCGCTATTTGTAAGTAATAATTCCATATCATTTATTAATTGAACGATACGAATATAAGTAAAAGTTTTGATATAAAAAAACATCTTAGTAAATAAATTACTAAGATGTCTCTATTTCTGCTAAAAAGTAGGTTTATCACGTAAACTCGTGGTTACATTCCTTAAGCACCATTATCAATTTGTTGTAGTTATCGATCGTAATGGATGGAAAAAAAAAATTAAAACTAAGCAGCCCGCAACAACCAGGTTTTTATTTTAGTTTTGAAGAAAAAATCGGGTTCAAACGTTTCTCAGAATTCAAATATATTGGTCAATGAATTTTGAGTATTTTAACTGAGGCGAATTTTGAAGTCGTGTGTCTTGAGTATTGATTTCTTTGTCAATATCAGTCTATACTGCTGCCTCCATCTAACCATAGAGTTAGTAAAATATGTTTGATTAATGGTACTCCGCTTGAGGTCCCGATTTAATTAAATTGTAGTTGTAGCATTATGTTGGTCAAGAGCTTCTTGGATTGACTCCAATTCGTTCTCAAAATTTTTCAAACGCTCGTCTTGTTTTAATTTATTCATGCTTGTTATGTACATGACTTCAACAGTAACACTTCCATAACCTTCGCTTTTTCTGTGTTTACCTTCCAATACTGGAACTTTTTTCAATTTTGCAATTGTGTCCTTGATCTCAGACATTCTGAAGATCTTGTCATATACCGGTACATTTGCTGCATGGATCTTTGCTTTCAAATTGATAAGCTCATCTTTTGCTGCTAACCATAACTGGTACGTTTCTTCTGCATCGTAGTAAACTACTGCACCGCTTTCAACAGAGTTTTGTGATTGAAAACGCGCGAACAACGTGTCCATCAATTTGATTAATCTGTTTTTTTCTTTAAGTGCCTTACTAATAGTCATGCTCATGTATTTTTTTTTTGATTATCTTAATAGAATGCAATAATACATTTAAGATTTAATTTATAAAAATTATTTATAGTAAATAATCATTTAAAATTAACCATTGTGTTAAATGATTTTTCCATATTACATAACCTGCATAATTTATATGGATTCCATCCATTGATTTATCATTACGCTGATATGTAGTTCCTTTTTTATCAATAGCATCTGTAACAATTCCTGGGCGAATATCTAAAAATGGTACTTGTTTTTGAATACAAATAGCTTTAAGACTATCGTTCATTATTCGAGATCTTAAAGCTAATACACCGTTGACGGGAAATCCACCATATGTAGCATCATACCAATTAGTACTGGGAATAACAGACTGCATTAATAAATTAATTCCTCTAGCTTGTACTGAATCAATAATAGTACGATAATTAGCGCATGTTGTTGATAATGGTATATTTTGATGAGCATCATACATACCAATTTCAATACATAAAAGATCTGGATTCATATTTAACGCTTCATCTAATAAATTCCATTGCAAAAGATGTTGAGTTCCAATTGCATCAAATCCATAATTAACAATCGAATCTAATCCCATTAAAGTGTTCCAGTTTGTATCAGGACCCCAATAATGATTAATACGTCTTGTTTCACTATCACCAAGCATAACAATTTTAAGATTTGCTTCTGTACTTTTGTATAAAGGTAGATCGTGTTTAATTGGTTGAATATTTTGTTTTTGACATGAAAATAAAGACATGATAACAAAAATAATTACTGTAATGTGTTTCATTTGTTTGTTTTTAAAAATTTATATACTGCAAAAATAGGTATTATTTTTTAAACAATGAAATTTATTCAACAATAAATTTCATTCCATGTTCAGTTGCAGCAGTTAATGCATCATTATAATTGTAAAATTGATGTGTAAATGTCATCTGTTTAATCCATGGTTGACCAGCACATAATTCTGGAATATTCGGCGTATAAACATCATATCCAAATGTACCACCAGAACGTTGTGTAACAAATACACGAATATGATGCACATCCATCAACCATTTTTGTAAATCAGTTGGAGACATGTAATCATGCTGTAATAAGATGTACATTGCTTTCTCTGCCAATGCTCGATCAAGACCAGTCTGCGGATCTGTTTTGACGAAGTGTGACTGTTGTGTTTTGAGCATATCGTTATCATCGTCAATAATTACGTAATCTGTAACCTCTGGATGTGCTTCAAGCCATGCATGAATCTCACGACCACGTTCGTACTTTTCTTCCCATGAAAGATGTTCTATTTTCTTATAGATAGGCAAGCGATGAAGGATTGGAGTAACGTCAATAACCTCACCTGGAAGTTGACGTTCCTTCCACATTTTTTTCATTTCATCAAGACCATTCATACGCCATGTTGATGAGATGACAATTTTGGCTCCAGTCTGCTCAATGATGTACTCTAAGAATCGGACAGAAACTGGACAGAATTTGTGTCCGAACTTATCACGATACATCTCTTGATAAGAGATCTCAGAATCTTTACAAAATTCTACAAATGCACAAATGAACTTCTCAACATTGAGTACTCCATCGATATCTAAAAATATAATCTTATTTCCAACCATGCTCATTTAATTTAATAAATTCCAGTAGTGCAATATTTATTAAATTCCAACTGATTCATACTAATCATCTTTTCGTGAGTAAAAGGATCATATAATGCGTAATATGTATTTCCCTTATAACTATTTATTTTGTAATAAAAAGTTGTTCCAATTGCTGCAAAGACTTTTCCTTCCCAGATAACATCTAACTTGATTGTTGTCTCCGGATTTATATGAAATGTGGTAAGGAATTTCTTTTTTATGAAATATATAAATTTAACAATCCGTTGTTTGACTGGTAACATCTTTGTAGTCTTAGTTAAGTATAGTGGTAATTCACTATTCATTAATCTAAGTAGGTTACCATCAGGAAAACGAAGATCGTATCCGTAACCATAAATTTCTTCAACTACACATTTTGTTCCTTTTGAATAAATTGGTGCATCACCAACAATCATATCACCAATAAGTTCTAACTCTTGGTTTACTTCATAGAGAAGTGTTGGAAAATGTATCATCAATTAAAGTATAATTGTAAAACGTCAAGATCATATTGATTAACACCGCTTTCAATTGCTACTTTCATTGAACCGATACCAGCTGAAAATAATTCTCTAATAGGTGTTGTATCTGTACCTTCCATCTTCAGCATGATTACAACAGCACACGCAAATCCTTGAACCCATTCAGATGTTGTTTCTTCTGGTTCATACACGTCATTAATAAATGATTTTATATTGAAACATTTAAAATTTTCTGGATCATTAATTGTTTGAAATGATTTATAAGATTCATCAACTATAGGTGTTTCAAATGTATATTCAATATCATCAATTACAATACATACACTTTCAAAAGTATAAAACATTGTTTTATTTTCTTTTTTTTCATAAACTTTATTTAAAAGTGATACTCCATCTTTTGAATAAATGTATAAATATTTATCAAGTCTATATGTTTTACTTTGTTCATCACTTTTTAATTTCGCAACACCAATAAATAAATCAAAATTGAATTCATCTGATGTAAATTCTATAATTTTATCTTTTGAAGTTAAAATAACTTTTTGAATCACTTTATTGTAATATGCTCCATCAATAAATTCATCAGGTTGATAATTAGAACGACTAATAAAATTTGTTGGTAATGTTTCCATATTGTAAATTTATTTAATACCATCTTCTGGTACAATTTTAAAATTGTGTGAATTCATTAAAACATTTATTAATTTAGAATGTAGTGCGTGAAATTTAGCATGTTTTTCACATTTTTTCTGCATTTCATCAATTCCTTCTCTAATTATATCATAATGCTTATTATAATCAGGTAAATGACCAAGTTTTAATGTAATACTATCGTTAAAAGTTATTGTGTTTTCTAAATTATATGCATAAATACCAATTTGATCACCACCAAAATATGATACTTTAATAATAAATGACTGGTTATGTGATACTATTTTTTTAAATAATTTCATTTTAAAAAAGTGTTTGTTTTGTTACTATTTTTGTTATCTCTCTGAATGCCTTTTCCTTATTGAAGAGATTCACAATTGGAATATCATAATCCTTAGCAATACGCATTGCTTGACTTGTTCCACCAGATTCTTTTCCTTCAGGTGTCCAACAAATGATCAACTCAACCGGTGTATTTAAATTTTCACCTAATACCTGATAACTATTTCTAGCCATCAATTTCTTTGCTGCATCTGAAAGTCTATCCCAAGCTGGATGATACTTTTCAGCTAATTCAAACGCTTCTGGTGTGAGATTGTAAAGTGGTGATGTATTTCCATTGAAACCTTTCCAAGGAAGATAAATTTCATTTGGAAAATTGTTGTTCTCCATGTTGTTTAATTTCTCAAACAACGTATCAGCTCCTGGTGCACCACCAGATCGTAAAACAAATCCATTCTTGTACATATAACTAGTAACAAGATAAATGTCATTGTATAACGAGTCAGGCCCTTGTTTTGTTGGGGCCTGACGTGAACCGATACCAGCATAGTATCGCATGTTTTTAGTTTCCGTAAACGGAACCATCCGGTTGCGTAACACCGAAAGCTGATAAACTGTAAATTACAGTTGCGGTATTCAATGGATTATTTGTAATATTTACACTGAATTTTTTTTCACGAACTTCAAAGTTTAATGCCAAAAAATTCAATGCTGATGACGGTCCCATTTCAACAAGTGTTTTATCATTAATTTGAAACTGTGGATCGTCCGCAAGAACAACTTCTTGTGTTATAGTACTGAATTCTGCTTGTGCTCCAGGTGCAGCTGGATAAGCTGGATTTGCTGTCACAAGTTGTAAAATAGCTGATGCCATAATGTATATTTGTTTAATTATTACTTAATTGTGTTTACCATAAATGTTGAATAAAAAGTCTCAATATCTTTGATAGCTTTATTCAACAATTTTGGATTATCATATATTGTTGTGTACATGTTCATTGCATCTACTTTTTTTGTAACAATGAACATTCGTGAGAAGTAACCTGGTAATAAAAATCTGCTTTTACTAGGCAAGATATTCATTACATCTTGTGTAGTGGATAGTGGAATTCCAACCACAACATCATCAAGAACATATGCAACAACTACTGGTCGTGATTTGAATCCAACAAATTCAATATAAACATCACCTTTTTTTAATTTAGATGGTTTACGTGTTTGAGTTCGATGTTGTTCAAACAATGTATTCATATAATGTTCGATATCACCTTTTCCAAGAAGTGATGGAGCATTAAGTGATTCATCCATTTCATTTAAGTACTCCAGCAATTGTTTTTTATTAAACGATGGTCTGGTGTCGGCTGACGCTTTTATTAATATGTCTGCTTTAGTTGCCATTACTTATTTTTTTAAGGTACTCATCAAGTTTTTTAACACCATCAACAGCACTAGCAATGATTTTTGTAAATTCAAGTGTCACCGCAATAAATTTTGCACTTAGATCAATAATAAATTTCGGTACGTCAACTTCAGCTTCTTCCCATAATCCCGCGGCTGGGTAGACTTTGAGTGATGTTCCAATGATAACAACGATGTCAGCAGTTTTCATTATAGCCGCAGCTTTTGGATAATTTGGTACATCTTCTCCAAACCATACAATGTTAGGACGAAGTCTGAATCCATGTTCACACTTATCTTCAGCTGTTAATTCCCATTTATCAAGATCATGAATAGCTTTAGATTTTGCGGTGGCTTCACTTTTAGCTTGCATGATGTTTCCATGAAGATGTAATACATTTGTAGATCCTGCACGTTCATGTAAATTATCAACATTTTGTGTAATAACTTGCACATCATATCGATCTTCAAGACTTGCTAAATATCTGTGTGCATCATTTGGCTCTACTTCCATACATTGTTTACGACGTTCATTGTAGAAGCGTGTGACAAGATCTGGATTCTTATTCCAACCTTTCGGTGTTGCTACAGTTTGAATATCATGGTTTTCCCAGGTTCCGTTACTGTCACGGAATGTTGAGATACCAGATTCAGCTGATATTCCAGCACCTGTGAGTATTACTATTCGTTTTTTCATCAAATAAAAATATTTAGATGCGATAAAAATTTAGAACAATATTCATCAAATGTATATTGATAATGTTCAGTGAGATCTCTATAAATTACATGTGTACATATTTCACAATCAACATCACATTCAGTTAAATCTACAGATAATTCAAATACTCTATTATTGGTTGCTCTAACAATATAATCAGGCATTTCATCATCATTAATGGAATAATTAAGATTTATGTAGTCACATAAATCTTCTTGTATATCGTCTTCAGTACCAGTAAATTTTAAAATAACTCCACCAGTATTAATACTATCATACATAAAACGTGATTTTAATGCTGGTGGTAAAATCATAGGTATTGATGTAGAAATATGTTTCAATTCTGATAACAAATCAACAAATACATGATTGTCAGCTATATTATCACTTACACTTAAAAATGTAATAGTGTCCATTTCACAAAGCTTGATGCAACGTTCAAGATTCTTTTTGCTAAGAATCATATCAGCAAATGGATTATGTTCATCAGTTAGAGAAATTTTTGAATTTTTCTCATCGATTATAAGATATGTTGATTGTATTTCCATATTATTTATTAAAGTCAATTGTTGACCATATTTTATGTAACCATGATTCAGTAGATGTTCCTGCTCGTCGACCAGAAAATTTATCATGCCAAACAGTACAGGAACCTGTCCATTTTTTAGAATACTGTGGAATTTTAAATAATCTACCTAACCAATTTGGTTGATTTACTAAACGAATATCAGCTTTTTTGTATACTGAATCAACAATTGTTAATGATACCTCACCGTGACGTTTATGAAACATGTACTCCAGGTTTTTTTAATTTATTAATAGCTTCTTTTTCTAAACGATGAATAAATGAAAAATCATCAAATGTTTCACCAACAAGTTCAAACATATATCGATGTTGACGATGTATTTTACGCACTTGTCGTTCGTATGCCATATTTTGAAAAAATAAAATCAATTGCTTCATATAATAAATAAATTAGAGTACTTCTGTTACACGACCGTAAACTGCTTTGGTCCAGCCATTTGTTCCACCTTTATTGTTACCAATAAGCAACCCTTTCTGATCGTCCTTTGCTTTCACAAGATGTGTGTAAAAATTACCTTTCACCTTGCAGTAGACGATATCACCGACTTTACATTTGTCCCATGTAATTGGTTCAAGTTTGTGATCCTGACCTGATTTGATCAGTGGATTCATACTGTTACCTTTCTCCGATGTGACGAATGATTCACCAGCTTGAAGACGTTCAAGTTTGTAGTTCTTGATCATGGAGCAATTCCTTCATCATAACCATACTCTTCACCATCTTCATCAAAACGATACTCTTCAACCCATTTATTATAAGCTTCTGATTCACCAACATTAAAACGATACTCTTCGTTTCCGTTGTCCCACTTTGCTAATTTAATTTCAACTGACGCACCATTTAAAATTCGTGTAACCTGATCTAATACCCAGGTTTTGTGATGATCTCCGTCAATTGGACCGTACTTAAAAATATACAATAACGCCCATTGGTCTGCTGTATAATCAGCATATGGCGTTTGATTTTGTGGAACTATTGTCGCACCAAGATATTCTGCCATAATTAATCGATTGTATGATTGTTTTCAACTTGAATAACATCGAATACAATTCCCATTGCTTCGATTTGTGGACGAACTGCCTCAGCAGTTACAATTTCTTTTAAACGGTCGTCAAAGAACTTGATATGCTCGATTTCGATTCCTTCAGCTTTGTACTCAGCAATTAATTCAAGAATGCGTTCACCTTTTGTTGCATTTGTCTTTGTGAAGATCTTCTTAACACTCAAACCGTTTGCTGAAAGGATATCTTTGATACGATCGGTGAATCGTGGAAGACGAGATGTCAGAATGTATTGTTCGAATCCTTGATCATCTAATTTCACAAATTCTTCGTGACGATCGGCAAATGTTTTTGTATCAAATGCATCTGGACACATCGATTCCATACGTCCCCACCAGCCTTGAAATGGCCACGGTTTGTTGTGATGTTTTTCCCACAATGTCTTATCTCGTTCTGGTAAAGCTGTGTCCACAAGACATCCGTCGAAGTCGAATAGGGAAATTTTTACTTTTTTCATGAAACAAATATACTAAAAAAATTGATACAAATCACTCTTCTTCTTCATTTTCTTTAAACCAAGTAATGATTATGTTGTAATAATGAGGTGTAGCAGTAAGAAACTCAGCCCACAACATAACATCCTTTTCATACAATTCAATATTGAATGGTTCAATATCAACACCATAATCATTCTCGATTTTAGAAGAATGAACTTGATAAAGTAATGCTTGATCTAAACATGTTTGACCAGCTGTAAGCAGTTCAACAATTTTATTACCACGTTCATGATAACCTTTACCAATTAACCAGAAAGCCCATGATCCATCTATAACATGATCATGCATGAAGTAATCAGTGAATGATTCACCAGCCTCTGCTTCCCAATTGAAAATCTTGTCAAATAATTCTTTAGTCTTGTCTTTCATATTACAACTGCTCCCAATTACGTTCTATAACATTTACAATTTCGTCAAATGATTGACCGTCATCATTTAGTATAGATAATAAAGTTTTACCATATGATATATCAACTACAGCTCCTTCAGTTGAGTTCATACCAGACCATTTTACAACCCGATCTGATAATACTTTTGTTTTATCGCTTTTTCCATCAGGAAAAGCATAAGCATTAGAAAGATTAGTTTCTGATGAAAATCCTTTCTTTTTTTGATTCTTTGCGTATACATCACATAGAACGCCTAAACAACAATATCCATCATCAGTTTTTAGATGATTTTTCGATTGTTTGTACTTACCAGAGTTAAGTGCCTCAACCCACAGATTTTTTACGTGCTCTTTCATAATTACAACTGCTCCCAGTATTTTTCGATAGTCTTAGCAATCTGCTTGAATGACTTACCGTGATTATCGTTCAAATCCGTAAGTTCCTTTTCATTACCTTTTTTAGTAACGAATGATCCAGTATCAGAATTCATTCCAGCCCATCGTTGAACTTGTGTCGGTAGTGTTCCATCTTGATAACGTGGTGTTTTATTCCAATTTTTCTGATTAGAATCTTTTATAACAAATTCACCATTTTCATTTTGTTGAAAACCTTTTTTCTTTTGTGTCTTTATATAAAGTTCACAAAGAACCCCTAGACAACAATGTCCATCGTTAGTTTTCAATTTACCTGTTGTCTGTGTATATTCTCCAGATCGTAAAGCCGCGACTAATAAATTTTTTACATTTTCTTTCATACCTTATTATTATTTTCTTTACTTTGTTTAACTTTTTCTAAAATGCTATTCATTGAATAACTTACTTTCTTTCTGATTGCGTTTTTCTTACGCAAAAATTCAATATTTTGTGTGTTCTCAAACAACCACATAAGGTGTTCATGAATATCTGCGGTGATACGTTCGTCGTAGCCGTGAACAGTATTTACAATCTGAATATTTCCGTCTTCAAGTACGATGTAGAAATGAGAATCGGAAACTATATCTTCCAAGTAAAGAATTACTTCACCACTTTTTTTATCAAAATCTAATTCGACATTTTTATTATGAAGAACGTATTTGAAGATTTCAATACATGTACGTTGAATCTCAGTCGCATCTTTAGGAACTTCTTTATAATTTCCATAATTACGGTAACGATAGTAAAGTTTTTGACGTTGTAAAGTTCGTTTTAAAAAATTAGTAATATGTGTTTTAATAAACGATGGTTGTTTATGTGTTGTATTTTGATTATCTGTTGTCATAAAGTAAATATACAAAATTATAAAATTAAACCGAAATAATTAAAGTTTTGTTCCGCATTGATGACAATACTTTTTACCTTTTAAATCATACGGCGCATGTTCACATGGAATTGGAGTTCGGTCTTTTAAACCTGTTTGTTTGGGATTTGGATTTGATTTCATAGTTTAAATGTTAACACTAAGACTTACTTCAAGAATACGAAACTCATCCATCATTCTTGCCCAGTTACATGTCTTAAATTGATTTGCACTAGGTGTAAGAAAAATAGTAGATTCTAAAAAGTGTCTTTGATTGTGAATAAATTTACGAATGTCTGTGCCTGATTCCATAGCAAGACCTAGTGTTGTTTGATTAATCCAATTATATTCAAACTGTTGCATCATATCAGCATCACGCATGATTTTTTGTTGATGTGTAATATTTGAATTTGCTTGAACGTATGGAAATTGTGTAGCACGTATATTGTCACGAATACTACAAATTTCTTCTGTAGTCATTGTATAAGGTAACCAAGCATGAAACTTCTCAAATGCATCAAGTGCATTTATAATATTTTCATTATCAGTTAATTTACCACCACTATGATTTACATCATGAAAAAGCGCTGCAATATGTAAAGGCATTCGTTTATCAAAATAAATTCCTTCCTCATGTGCTAAATAATCAACATATTTAAGTACTGTTAAAAGATGATTAAGATTATGATATGGAAGATAATTTGATGTACTATTGTCAACAATATATGCAAATGCTTTCTGTAGTAGTTCACTGCGTTGAATGATGTGTATTCCTTCCATTATTAATCAAAATTTACACGTGCTTCAATATAATCAGCAAGCATGTTATTAACACGTTTTAATGTTGTAACTAATTCGGAAAGAACCAATTTAGCCATTTCTATGTCGTCAGCAAAGTCGTCAATGAATTCAATAACACAACCAATTACTAATGTCATATTAGAAAGATCTAGTAATATACGTTTACTTTCAGCAAATGGTCCATTCCATCCACTGTGATTTTGTCGAATTTCGAGATATGCATCATCCCAATCACGATAAGCGATCAATTCATATCTTAACCATGAGTCGTTTCCTTCACGCTCTGTACTCCACTGATTTAATATTGTCATATTGAATTATTTTAGTTTCTTGTTTTTGATAATTTTCTTTTTAAAGAAATTGATAAATGTTTGTTTGAGCCAACGTTTTAAAAATGATATTAAAGAGTATTGATATGTAAATCATCTTGTATGTTTTAAATTACCATTGTGGTTGTTCAGGTAATTTGTACCCTAATTCTTGTAATTTTAAATATCCAAAGAAATGATTTTTATTGTAATTCGAATTATCTCCATCATATCCAATTTCTGCAAACCAAACAGACTCGTGTTTAAATACAAGTTGGCATTTTGATATAGTTGTGTAATAACCATCAGTCACTGTATCACGACTAACCATTTCAATTTCAATAAATGCACTACCAAATTTTCTAAAAGATTCATAAAAATCAAGTCCAAAAATTCCTTTTCTTGCAATAATTGTATTTTCAGTTAAAATATGTATTCTGTCTATTACTGAAATTACATCTTCATCTGTTATATCAATCAGTTTTTTCATAAGTAATTTCTTTAGGTATGTATTTTTCTTGAAATGGTTTAATCCAATATTTTTGTGTATATGCTTCAGCACGTCTCCAAAACCATGATGTTACTGGTGCTACTTCCATACCTGCTTTATCATCTGGCAAAACATAGCTTGGATTAAATATCCAAAAAATTGGAAGACTGATAAAACAACCAACCATTCCAATCATTGCTGATACAAAAGCTGGTATTATCAGTACGTATTTTGCTGTTCTAAATTTTAATGTCTGTTTCATATTGACTGATTATAATGCATATTGAACGCTATTCATACAACATTTTTTATACTTGATACCACTTCCACAACGACATGTTTCATTTCTTTGTATTCCTTTAAACTCTATACGAATTTTTCGAATTTCTTCATTACGTATTAGTTTAGCAAGCTCACGTTCTTCCTTCTCGTATTTTTCAATAGTTAAAAGACCCGCATCTGATTCATGAACATCGAAACCCATTCGACTTTCATTACGAAACAATTCTTGCATAATACTACCAGTTCTATAAGTATCAAACATATTAGCAAATTGCTGAGAACGTTTTTGTTTAAAACGTACACGTTGTGTTTCAACTTTTTCTGAATCAATCTCACCGATTTTTACTGTCTCATACTTCTTGTCACAGTTTGTACAAGTGAGATCTTTAGAATTGAAATCATCTCTGATGAAAAGTGTGAAGTCTTCGCAGTCCTTACAGTAGTGTCTGTATCTGTATTGCGTTGGCATTATTTTGTTTTTCTAATTTGTACAACACCACCATTTTTAAATATTAAATCAATTGATTTAATATCGCCTTTATCGCTGGTTGTACAATCAAATTTTACAACCTCTGAATAATACAAGCTACCAATCATAACAGGAGCATCATTTAACCCAGGAATAATTGCTTTAATAATAGCATCTCGTTGATCATACGTTAAATTTAATTCTTCTTTTTTATCACAAATTAAACGTTGAAACAATTCAGCCATTTTTGTTGTACCATTCCACTGTGTATCAGTTTCAAATACAATCCATGATCTAGATTTATAAACTAATTTACAATTTCCTTCCATACTACCTTCGGCGTAAAGTCCATTTGAATTTACTCGGACGGATTCACCATTGAAATATGTCGAAAAAATTAAATCTAATGCTTTATTCATAATTTTACAATTTTAATTGAACAGCTACGAATATAAAAGAAAAAACCGACATAACTGCCGGTTTCATGTAAATTTTATTTATTGTATCCTAAAATTTCATCTAATGTTTCTTTTCCTATAACCCACTCACAATACTGTTCATGTGTAAATCCAAGGTATTCATGTAAGTTACCAAGATCTTCTGGACTATCATGCCAAGTTTCAATGTGTTCATCGATATCCTCCTCAGCAGCGAGGGCTAATGTGTATTGCTGTACAAAGTTCATGCAACTTATACGATGTTTTTATTAATTTGTTTAATACCAACTTACTTGATTTGAATTATGAAGTCAATCATACCATTCGTTCCAGGACGTACAGTTAATCGAACAAGATTCCACCACTTCTGCGTCTTTACCCAGTCTTTCATGACATTTAATAGTCTTTCAGGTTCTCCACCTTGGATAGTTCCATTATGCCACACACCAAGATTGAATGTTGTGATAATGACTTGTTTGTTGATAAGCATCGGATCTGTGATTTGACAATAACCAGGGTTAAATGAAGATGCATCTTGTTTAATACGATAAAGCACTAAATGCTCACGTGGATTGAAATCATCCAACTCATCCTTGATGTACTTCATAAGTGTTGAAGCAGGAACTTCTGTGGAAACTGTGTAAGGAAACTCGCCAACTTTGAACATTTTCTTACCGTTCGTGATACCGTAACTCATCTCCCATTTGTTCTCGAGCCAGTCAAGTTTTATGTAAAGAGAAACAGTACCATTTTCAACAATATTTTTATTGTAATGGTGTAAAAGCAACTTCATACTTGAGTAGCGTTCAATAATACCTTTCCCATTTTTTAATTTGTCTGAGTGAACTGGACAAACCCAAACTTTATACGCATCATTGCGTGTTGCAAGACCAATATCATCAAGTGCCCATTCAGAGAACTCTGCACATATTTTTAAGAATGTTTCAAAACTCTCTTTACCCAAGAGTGGAAAATTTTCATCTGAAGGTTGTAACCACGGTGCTAGCATATTCTATATATCAAAAATCCTCCAATAGTAGGTTTTTTAAATAGACTCACAATATACATTATTCAATAATGGTACAATGTGCTTAATAAAGTAATCACATATATTGTCACATCCATTTACATATTTATTTGTATCAATCCAATATTGTTGTACAATTTTATAAACATCATATGTAAATGTTTCGTTGTTTTGTTTACTATGATAATGACTTGAGCCCCATTCTCCAGTACTTGAAGTATGTGGCATAAATTTTAATTCATTACAGTGCTCAAATTGTTCTATTCGTAATTCATAACTACTACTATATGTATGATCACCAGGTTTTGAATTATGTTCAAAGTAATAATACATTATTAATAGTTTTTGTGTGGATTAGTAGCAGTAAGTTCGTCATGTTGAAAAAGATATTGATGAACTTTATCTTCCCAAAACCAATGGCAACTTACTCCACCTGTTTCAATGTTTGTGCTATACTCTTTATAATATTCACTAACAGTCATAGCTGGTGATCCAGATTTTAGATATACTATAGTACCTATAGCAAATTTTTCAATTGTATTTTCCATATTTGTTGTTATTAATTTTTCATTTTTATTATAGAATGCATCCATCTCTTCATGATTTTTAAAGAGTTGATAACCTTCTTGTCCACCATCAATCAGTATCATATCAAAATTTCTTACCGTTTGGTTTGACACGATTCTCGACTTTATGATCCGTACGAATTTTGTTGTATTCTAATTTATCAACAATTGCTCCACCAAGATCTAATTTGAGTGCACCAGATAAATCCATTAATCGAATAAAGACATCAGCAAGTTCTGCTTCAATCATTGGTCGATGTGTTAATTTGTCATCCATCTTATCACTTCGATAACCATCAAGAGCTTCACTGACTTCACTCATAATAAGTGAAAGTTTAGTAGCTATCACATACGGTGTATATGACTTATGTAATAATGATTCATTAGTTTCTGGATTTGTCCACCAACCAGCTTTTGCATGTTGATCGTGTAGCTGTTGTGCTAATTCGTTAATCTGTATCTGAAGGTCTTGCATTTCTTTCATAATGTATTTCGTTTTCACTAACTTCTATTAATGCTTCTGGTGTAATATCGATCCATCTAGGTTGATCACCTACAAACCACATACACATCATTTTCTTATCGCGCATATGATCCGCTGTCATTACAGGAGATCCGCTCTTTAACTTAACCAGCATTCCTGGTTTTATATTTACAGTTGTAATCAAATGCGACATATCTTTTATTGGAGGTGGTGGAATTGTGCGGGATGATGAAATCAGTGCCATCGCTGATCAATTTGTTGATAAATCTCATCAATTTTTTGCATGAACTCTGCATAGGTTCCAACATTATCAATGACATAATCGAATTCGTAATCGTCAAGATCTGTTTCAGAAATGTGTGTTAAATCACGGTCACTCTTCTCTGCAACTGGATTGTTTGGTCGATTCACACGAATGATTACAGCACCAACTTTTTTAAGTTCTTCTGCTTCATTTTTGAAACGACAATCTGAAATCACATAAGTACCGCCTTCTTTAATGTCAGCAAAAAGCGATTTGATCCAGATGTCATCACGGAAGTGTTTGCGTAAAACATCTGTACCGAGTTGTTGACATAACTCACCAATAGTAAGATCAAATTCCGGAATAAATATATTCTTACCTTCTTGAGTAAGTGTCAACTCGTAATCAACTCCAGCAAGAAGTGCTACTAAACGTTTTAATTTTTCAGCAAAGAATTTTTCTTGAATGTCTGGATACATACGTTTTAGATATGATGTAAGTGTATTTTTTCCACTTCCAATTTTACCCGAGACTGCTATAATTTTAGTTTTATTCAACATGATTTTTATATTGTTATGTTGAATAAAAGTTTAATACACTGTATTAATTTATAAGTTTAAATTGTGTATCAAATTCAAAACCCATACCAGCAGCTGTAATTAAATTTGTAGATGTAGCGTCTACCATATCGACATTACATATACAATTTACTAATACCACATCCCATGATGTATTACCATTAGTAAATGATCCAGTACCTACTGTTTTATAAGCATATGTATTAATAGCATACAATTCAGCACTATCGTCAGAGCAATTAAAAATATTATTTGTTGATGATTCAGATACGATTGTAACATTTTGACATTGAAGTGAAACACTTGACGCAGCTGTCATAGCAAATACATGTTGAGCTGTATTTGTAGTTTGTAAAATATTACTATTACGAATTTTAATCTTGCCTATATTTGTAATATCAAAAACTTTATATGTAGTAGATATGTCACCTTCAAAAATTAATGTAGTATTAGCATCACCTGCTGCAAAAAAAACTGCAATACTATCTAAAGCATTAATATTTCCATTAAGTGTTATTTTAGATCCAACAGCTGAACCAATTACACAAACACCATACATAGATGGATAACTTGGAATATAATTTACCCAATTTGTATTAATTTCAATATCTGCATTTGAACATGAACGTATATATACACAATTTTTAAAATCTGCAACATTTGCACCACCATTTTCAAGTCTTGTTTCAGGGATATATGCTCGAAATTTTCCAGAATAACTACTACGAATATCAAAAAATGTATAAAAACTCGTGCCATAATCGCGCAATTTCATTGTTACATTAGACTTTCCACGAAAAGAATTTCCATATCCAGTTGCTACTCCAGTTGCTCTAATATAATTAGCTTCTATATTTAAAAAAGATTCAGTAGGTGGTGACGCTATTACGAATGCATCACTAACATCACCATAATCAAATTGTAAACTAATAGTGCTATTTCCAGTAGTAAATAGTGCTCTAGATCCTTTAAAAATACAATTACCGTATACATTTACATTTACTGTTGCTCCATTATCACGTAATTCACCATAATACAGTGTATTTGTATCCCAATACATATCAATACCATCAGCCAAACCAATGATACTACTGTATACGCCGGATCTAATCCAAATAATTGCACGATTTGAAGAATTGAATCCAGCTGTAACTGCAGCAGAAATTGCTGTGGTGATGCTAGTATAAGGTTTGTTTAAATTTCCTATTGCACCAGTTCCGTCATCACCATGAATTGCATCTACAAAATACACATTACCATAAAGAACGTCTCCACCACTTGGTGTTGGTAAATTTGTAATAAAATCTAAAAATGATATACCACGTGTTACAAAACGATCAGTTCCTGAATTATAATAGGCAATAGGTAATACTGTACCATTATTAAGTGTAGATACTCTTCCAAGTTCTTCTATCTTTTTTTTACCTGTCATAATTGCAACCCTGTGTGTTACATTATATATTAAATGTAAACAATATCGTTGCCATTATCATCCTGAAAATCATTATCATCAGTTGTAATAATGTTTGTCTTAAGATCTTGTTGTAACTGCGTTATCGGTTTCCTGTATTGCCCACGAATAGTATAATAGACACAATTAGTTACAAATTCATTTGTCATGATAAATGGTCTGTGCTCGAGGATTGCATAGATATACACAATTCCGCGTTCTTTTGCCCATCTAATGACTTCCATCAAAGTTGTCTTGTCATTGTACTTAAATGCTTCTTTTGGTGCGACTGGTGCGTTAATATGTGGGTGATTCACAGGATTTGTAAATTGATCAACTTGTTTTGGTTGTTCTTTAATATTCAATAACTCAAACTGTAAATCTTTTTTTACATTCAACTTATTTACCATGTCAAAATCAATAGTTGGTAATTTAGCAAATGCTTGAGCATCTTTTGTATAATCAATAGCTTTATTCAAATTAGTGTATCTTTTTACACTATCTGTAAAACTTCCAATTTCAATTGTCTTAATGTACTCACGTTTTGTTGGATCTAAGTAAACTGTATCATTTATTTTTCGCATAATAATAAAACCATCAAAAACACTATCATCAATTTGTGTAATAATACGTGAAGGATCATAAGTTGATACTTGTTGAATTGGTGTAGATTCAGGAAAAAGTGTGTTAAACCATGCACGATTTCCATCTAATTTTAAAATGTCACCATTTGCAACAAGTGTGTCAAGATCTGTCGTATACGGTTTTATCAACTTCATACGTTATATATCAAGACTTGATCATTTCATCGTTGTCAAATCCGTAACTTTTCTTTGACGCTCTCTTCTTTGTTGGTTTTACAGGCTCTGGATCGAGTACCTGGATCTCTACAACTGATTCAACAAGTTGTGATTTACTAAAAATCATAAATGATGAATCAGATGTTGGAAATTTCAACAAATTTAGACCATCTGTACCTTCCTCAGATAATTTAAGGACTAATTGTGTCTCTGTTGCACCGTCTACCATTTCCATCGGTAATGACGTAAATATTCTAGACTTGTGGTATACTGTTATAATTGCGTAACTATTCATATCATTTATACAAAAAGAGGGACAAAATGTTTTGTCCCTCTTTCAATTTCAATATGTACTTGATTTTTAAGCTGTCATAGCAGCTTTTACATCTTCGTAAGTCGTTATTGTTCGAATTACACCATTAAAAAATCGACTCTTTAACAAATCTTCTTTTTCTACGGTATGTAACTCATTCAAATCTTTTTCAGAAAGTGTAACAATCTGATCATTGATCCGAAGTGTATGTAAAATTCCTTTCTTAGATGCTTTACCTTTTGAAGTAATAGGATCTTTGTATACATCTATTTGTTTACCATCAACAATTGCAAAACTAGCCTTAATTGCAAACTTTAATGTATCACGGTTAAAAGATTGAAGAATACCACCACCAGATCCAAAGATAAAGTTATCAAGTGACCAACCAGCAGCTGTCAATTGTTCAAGAATTGTTTCCATTGATTTTACAGAAATTCCATCACCTTGAAGCAATTTAAGTTTTGGATTAATTGTTTTAAATCCTTTTTCATTAATAATAAATCCAAATTTTTCAGCAAGAATCTCAAGACACATAAGAAGTACAGTTACTGGATCTCCTGAATCAGGACGAATAACAAATGTTCCAGGTCTTTCAAGAATCATTTCACGAATGTCTTTCTCATCACTTAAAAAATGACAAACGTTTGCAATGTCATACGTATCTGATACCAATGATAGTGGTACGTTTTCGTAAATGGTTCCTTTTCCGTGTTTCTTGATAATTTGACGGTATGTTTCAATCTCATTGTCACGACCACGAACAGTCATAACCATGTGCTCAGATGCAGGTACTGAGAATCCACACATTGGTGCACCATAGTAATTCTGAAGCATTCTAATTCCAGCAATTGTATCAGATCCAGAAAATGAAAGAAGATGTGCAGCTCCTCCCAACCATGCTTGCTCCTCAGAAGCAACACCTCGGTAACCGAAGTCATGAAGCATGAAGTCTGTGTTTGCTGTGTCTCCAGAAATATCGTAATACTTGTTCAAAATACGTTTACCATACATTGAATTTGTTGCAATTGTAATTGGATACCAAAGTTTCATCAAAAGTGTTTCAACCCAGTTAACTAACCAAACACATTTTTCATCAGTTGATCTAATTTTGAAAAGCATGTTCTTTGTTGGAATGACCATACCTTCATCAACTGAAAGAATCTCAATTGGAAGGAACCCGTTGTAACGTTCTAAAATGTAACGCCATCCTGCTTCGTTGAATACATTTTCTATACCGAAGTGTTCATTGTAGAATGCAACAGCTTCTTGAATCTTTTCTTCAGTTACTTGTTGACCAACAAGATACGATTCCATGTAATATTGTAGTCCGAAGAATACAGTCTCAGAAAATTCTCCACCGCGTGATTCGCAGTAAGATTCCATATATGTGAGACCTTCAGGCAACATTGCGTGATGTGATGCCTTGTAGCTGTCCGTAGCCAGCATAATGTTCCAAAAACTTTGAAAGTGTTTCATTGGTTATTTATTTGAAATCTATATTTGAGAAGAGTACGTAATTTGATGGTTCAGTTTCTCCGACATAGAAAAATTCTTGAATAAGAATATTTGAAGCTGTTTTAGCTTTTTCATTCAATAATTCAATGTGTTTTTCGATATGCGACTGGAACCCTGTTCTGATTTGAGTTTCAACCATTTCATCAACATTAATACCAAAAGTTATAAGACCATCACGATTTTTTTCAACTGATTCGCTGTTTACTGATATTTGTGCTAAAAATGTCGGTGTATGTGATTTCGTAACAAAGGAATAAGAATACTTATAGAATTCTGATTTCAGTAATGCTTTAAGCACTACAGGTAAAATATTGACATTAGTAATACCGTATGTCAGATCCTCAGCCATCCGATGTGAACTTATTTCAGCTACGGAACAAAGGAAAAGGCGTTGATCATCTCCTATTGATTCTTGATCAAGTCGATCAATAATTGGACCCCATTTAGCTATTACTATAGCTGGATCAAGTAAAATTATGTTTTCCATTATTTATCACTGTTAATTTTAAGAATATTATTTACTTTTGAATACTGATAGATAAGTCCATTACCGTATTTATCTGATTGTTCTTCGTCAGTTGTATACTCGGTTATATCAATACCAAGAACAGTATCAAATAAATTTTTAAATTTATCCTTTACATCATCATTTTCAAAAATGATTGTCAAAGTTGATCTGTTACATGTTTGTTTAAAATGTTTATACACTTCATCTTTAAAATGTTTATACACTTCATCTGTACAACCTTCAGAACAGATATCATTATTAAGCATTTCATCTATGCTTCCATTTATAGTTGAAATAGTGTCTGTAACACGTTCCGCTTTATACTCATTTAATAGATACTTAAATGTATTCACATTAAATGTATAAATTTTTTCGTTTGAAATAAATGGAAAATCAACTTCTGGTAATCCTTCTTCATAATATCGATCTAAAAGATCTTCATGTTTTATAATATCTTTCATTACAACAAATATACTAATTGTTATTGAATAAAAAAACGGAACCTATAAATGATTCCGTTTTTCTTAAATTTATTTTTATTATGCGCTAAGACGTGCTGCAATAGCCGCAAGTTCCATCTCTTCACGTTTTTCTTTGCTGACCATTCTGTCAAGAGCATCTTCATCTTTTTTCAAAGATGCTAATTTTTCTTTGATAGTAATGTTTCCTGCAATATTCTTAAAGTCATTAATCCATTGATCAAATGTAAACCCACCAAAACGGAATTCACTTTTTAAGCCAAGAATTTCTGTTGCTTCTTCAAATGATTTACGTTCCGTAATAAGTGATGCCGTAAGGTTAAGCACTGTGTCTGTTGACATGATTGTACGAATATTAGATACTTTACCATCAATTGTAAAGACGCAGTTTGTCTCCCATGTTGGTTTCTGTAACTTCTCAATCTCAGCTTTTTTCTTTTGAACGATTGTGATAAGATCTTGTACAATCTCATCTTTAGTCTTTGTTTTTTCCTTAGCCATAGCTATATTTGTTTTGTTTATTATACGCTTAAATTCGAATTTTGTTTGCCACCTTACCATTTTCTAACGTAAAGTGTATCATACAATTAGTAGCATTCAACTCGTTAAATTTGTCCATATTAAAATGACCCACTGCTTCAGGTTTCGCACGGTAAGATGAACTCTTTTTTTCCATTCTAAATGTAGAACCGTAGATCACTTTATAGAACAATTCATTTAAATTATACTCTGGAGATGAATTGTCTATTTTAATGACATGACCATCAACAATCGTATAGGCATTTTGCAAATAGGCTGTGAATTTATTTAGAAGAGTATAACGAGGATCTGGTTGTACGGTGTTTTGTCCATATGAATACACATAGTTATCTTTTACCTCTTGATACGCATACCATCTATAATAAATACCATCAATCAACGTGATCATTTCATAATCTTCACGTTGCCAGTGATTCGCTTCAGTTTTCAATTTACATACATGAGGTTCTGCTACAATTCCAGTTGTAGGACATCCAAAATCTGATTCTTTGTAAGCAACCAAAATATCAGCAAAACGTTCATCGATGTCTGGTCCTAAACACTGTGCAACTTTTGTAAATCCTGATTCAGCTATAAACGGATTTCCCCATGACTCATTTAATTTTAATTCATCATTCGGATTTACAAAAATATGCATTTGTTTTCCGTTTGTATGATACGTGTTCCACTGTTTACGCATACGTCCGTAGTCATCTTCAATCTTTTCAGATTTCCATGTCCAATTGTAATACATATGCCGTCCAAGGTACATCAATACTGAATCATCCTTCATCTTATAAAGACGACCAGGAACCATTGTATCCTTTGTAACCTTCATTGTCTGAAGACCAGTAAAGGCTGTGGATTTTTTATACTCCTCTGAATCAACTGGAAGCAATACCAATTCTGGTCCGTCCCAAGCGTAGACAAATTTACCTTCAAGTCCTTTACCTTTTGTTGATGTACACTCTTGAAGAATGTAAAGCAAGTTCTCAATAGTAATTTCAAATTCAAAATTACGTGGATCAAATACACGAACTTTCTCACGACGCTGATTCCAATTCCATGAACTGTATCGAACCCCACCAACATTTCTATTAATGATGAAACCATCAGTTGGAACATTTTCAAACTCATCAGTCGGAATGTCTTTACTGCACCAACCAAGCCATGATGTCTCTTTACGAAGTTTTCCTTTCGGATCGTAATAGATCACATAAGCAAGTTTTTGTGTGTATGTATCTTGACGATTTTGATAACCGACTTTAAGTTTTCCGGGAATGATAAGTTTTTCCATGATGCAATTTTACAAATAAAAAATGAAATAAAAAATTAATCATCAATTTCTTCAAAAGGTTTAAATTCAGAAATCTTTTTTTGTGAAACTGTAAAGGTACTTCCTGGATTCATTTCACTTAATTCTTGACTGCCAGTTTTTTCAAAATGAATATCACCATTTCTAATTTGTGTGTATTGTAAAATAGATTGTGGATCATAACCACAACTTTCGATTGCTTCACCAGGTATAATTTCCCATAATTCATCCCACATATCATTGACATCTTGAGTCTCAACCGTTTTTTCAAGTAATTTGAATTGTTCTGGTGTAATAGAATATGAACCACTATAATAGTATTCAATAGCCTCACTTAAATGACCATCAAAATGACTATAATATGATAACTTATAATCTACGACATAGATTAATTTATCAGTGATGAATTTTTTATTTTTTAGTGTGTAACCAAGTGATTTTGCATTTAAAACAATTGTATCTTGCTCGCTTTTAATAGCTTTGATCTTTTGATTTAATTCACTTATATCGTTTTGATATAGATCAAATTGATCTTGTAATTGTGTTATTTCCATGTTTTAAAAATTTAATATTTAATTAAATTATTTTATTAATGCTATGTTATCAAGATCTTTTTTAGTTTTGATATAATAACTTTTAGTTTTAATTTTATTAAAGTCGTATTTCTTTTTATCAATAACAATATTAAATGTACCTAAATGTGCTTTCATTTTGTTATTTCTCAATAGTTCCTTTAAAATTTCTTTTTCAACTTTTGATAATGATTTAAATTGACCATCAATTTTTGATGCTGATGTAATTTCAATATACCTTGAACCGTATGAATAATATTCAAACATGATATCATTGTTAATACCTTCATACATTCCTTTCTTAACAAACCAAACCTTATTTGAATTGCGTTCACTATTTGAACACGTATAAAGATGATCAACTATTTTATAATCTGGATTTTCTACAATAGCTGAATGAATGCTTTCAGTGTATTTAACAGCAATATCAGCGTAATCATCTGATATAATATCACTAATACAAGATCCGACATCAGCAATTCCATTTTTGCTTTCAAACTTTTTATCTACAGTATTATAAAAGACATCTTTTACTGACATATCAATATCACCATAATTAATATTTGTAAAAGAAATACGGCCCATATAAATAAGTGGATTTGCATTCTTATCTTTTTTATATGTGTACATACCACCAACAACCATTGTCTTGCGATCAATTTTAACAGATTGTTTTGTTGTAAACTCAACAGATTTTTTATAATCTTCTGACGTTACAGATAATAAAACAAGATCTGCTCCATTCCAACCATACACAAATTCACCCTCCAAACCTTTTCCTGGTGTACATCCAACATGAGAAAGAATAAAGAGAAGATTTGGAATACTGATTTCAAATTCAAAACCTCTAGGATCCCACACACGTACGAATTCAGCACGTGCATTCCAGTAGTAATAATCACGTGTTCCTCCACCATTACGATTTAAAATGAATCCTGAGGTAGGAACATTTTGAAACTCATCATCACCAAGATCTTTGTTTCTCCATCCTTGCCAAGACGGCTCTTTACGTAATTTTCCTTTTTCATCATAGTATATGACATAAGCCAATTTATCTGTATAGGTATCGGATCGTTTCTGATATCCTACTTTCAATGTTGTTGGTATAAATAATACATTCATAATTATCCTCTTATTAAATTTTTTGTATTTCGTGGTTCATATCGCATAATTGCAAACGGTCCCTCACAAACATCACGACCAAACTGAACAAATTTATAGCCATAATTTTCTTCTTCTAATTATTCAATTAGTGAGATACACTTTTGAAAATCATTGTAATCAGAATCGTAATGTACTTTGGCTTAGTCTGTTTCGGACGAATTGGTTGTGACATTAGATCTCATTGTATTTGTTGACAATAAGATCTTTGTAGTGCATGCGAACTGGATTACCGTAAGTTACAGGTACAACAGTTTCTCTTCCATCTTTCAGTACAAATACAATTTCCTGCTCAATACCCTCAACCAAAATCTGTGCCTTCGTAGTTTTTGTTTTGTGTGCCTGACTACCCCAATCCTGATGCTGTTCAAGTGTATCAATATTCTTAAACGATCTGTAAATGTGTCACGACGTACATCAAAGCCACATATAACTTTTTCTGGAATGATAAATGAACTCATTTTTTAAAATTTTGTATAATTAGATATAATAATTTTTTAGTCTGCTCAAGTAATCTTCATCATGTTGAAGTTGTGTTAAACCTTCTTTAGATTGAATTGCTTCACGAATTACCGTAGATGACACATGACGATTATATGTAATATCTAAACACTTAACATTTGCTAACAAAAGATTAATATGAAAAATATTACCAGGACGATCAAAATATATAAATGATGTTTTTCTCCATTTCACATTAAATAATGTAGCCTGGTTGTATGTAGCATGTTCATCTACATGTTCATCATTTAAGAATCGATTGATTGTATCACCACCCATCATGTAACGAAGTATGTGTTGATCTGTAAAATCTGAATTCTCTGTAAATGATTTGTAAGATGAACTGTAATAACCATCAGAGTCAATAATTACATCATAACCATAAGAATGAATCAACATAATGCGTTTGAGCATATTGTCAACAGCAATGTCTCTATTCTTTCCTGTATCTCTATTTGATAACGAGATTGCAAGTACAACTTTAGTTTCAGGAAATTCTTCTTCAATTTTGTAGATCATTTCCAAGTGTCCTGGATGAATTGGATTAAAACTTCCTTTAAAAACTGTAATGTCTTTGTTCGAACGAATCAGATCATTCAATCGTGTCAATTTTGCATTGGTAGCAAATACAACACTTGACGCTAATAATGAATCAGATTGACTTCGTTGCATCATTGTTGCAAGTGTTTTTCTAGCTAATTGATCTTTTACATCTACACGCACATCATCGATGAAGCGATTAGTAAATTTCTTATGGTCTCCACGTGTTGCAATGATCTCCAATCCAATACCAGCAATAATTTCCAACTGGTGTCTACGAACTACATAAACTGGAATAGTATAGTGAAAGTAATACAATTGGTCATTAATAATGTCATAGTAACCAAACCATCCATGACTACAAACATCTTTTGTATTCGCTATTTGAATACTGTTGACAAGAATGTAATCAACTGGTAATGTACCAGACTTACGGATTTCTTCAATTTGATCCAAGATATCAATCTCTTTAGAACGAAGCTCAACAGTTTTTTCATAATCAGATGCTTTGACAGCATTCAACTTTTCAGTACGAATACTATTCAAAGCACTATTAATTTCTTGACTATTTGGAAGTAATTCATTGAAATGATAATTCAACATGTTCTGACAAACCTCTGGTGATACTGCACGTACATCCTTATGTTTGTACTTTGCTTGAGCGTATTCCCAACTATTTGGTGATTCTGAATAGTAGACAAGTTTTGATGCCGTATTTGGAAACTGACAAAGTGTATTGTAGACTGGTGAACCACCACCAACTTCAATGATGATACCATAAGATCCGTTAGATCGTATTTCGTTGATTATTTTTTCGTGAATGTCATTCATATATTGTAATAGTATTATGCTTCTAAAAATTCTTCTACAGTACTTTTTTCTAATGCTGTAAATGTACCATCTATAATTATTACAGTAGTAGTTAATGCATCATCTGGTTCATTCTCGTCAGCATCTTCTTCACATTGGTAACGAAGATAATCATTAATATTGACATCTGAAAGTAAAAGTGAATTTTCTAACATTTTGAATGGTTTTGTATTTTGTACATAACGTACATCAACATTGATTGTACCAACAAAATTTTCAAGAATTATAACGTCTGTACCACCAGCACTATCTTCATACATCGTGTCACGAACTTCTTGATAATCAGATTCAGTATAAACATGACAAAATCCATCGATGTCCATAATTCCTTTAAATTCACCATTGTGAAAAATATCAACTGTATCGTAATCATCAGTTGTTGAAAATGATTCTGGTTGATCTTCAAATGTAATACCAAAAATGTATAGTCTTTGTGGTTCTGTTATGTTTTTTATTTCAATCATTTTGGTGTTTTAAAATTATTTTGTAGTGTTACGATTTAGTTTACGTTTACGCATTAGGTAAAGCATTGCAGCTTCTTTTATCTCATCTGTAAAAATAAGTTTAACAAAAATAAAATATGTAAACATACTTAAAAGACCTAATAGAAAAACACCAATTGCTGAAAATCCTGTTGCAATTAACATAATCATCAAAGTATTTTCGTAGTGTGAACCGTCCGCTGTGTGTTGAAGACCGTGTTCTACAAATCCCTTCTCAAAGACAAGACATGTGACCCAATAGGATGCGAGCAAGTAAAAAGTAATGATCGCGTATTTTGTGTACTTAACGTTTTTCATATTAATTAATTTTTGTTAAAACTACAGTGTAAGAACCGACTTTTTTCTTTTGTTTGGCACGTTTGATAAGATCATCAACAGCAATAGCTTCACCATTTTTATCTCGACCCAAACCGTCTTTCGGACCACACACACCCCAATATAAACTATACAAATCTTGTCTTGTTTTTTTATCATAAACCATTAATGTTGTTACACATATATCATCATTGTTAAAATGTTCCTTAACAGCTAACGCTAGAGGACAGTTACCATTATCGGTAAATTGTGTAGCATTTTTAAAATGTTTTGATTTGATTACAATTTCAATAGTATTTTCCATAATACAAATATACAAAATTATTTTTAATGGTAAAATTATTTACACACATACACACATATACACTATGTGCTTATAATACATATGTGGCACAAAAATGTGCAGTTTTTTCTTCAGCCTACTGTATAAAACATCTTAACAATGTAATAAACTTTTAAGTTTTGAAATGATATAAATAGTATGAACAATCATTTCGACAACTTGGTATTGGATCGTAGTAAGGATGGATTGACCCCAAACGAGGTTGATTATCTTGACACACTTTCAGATGAAGAAATCCAGGCACTGATCGGTGAATGCAACCGAAACTACAACTATTATAATGCTGTTCAAACAGGATTAAAACTTATCTTGAACTCTATTTATGGAGCTTTTGGTAATGAATTCTTTGTTTGTTCAACCGTTGACATTGCTGGTGGAATTACAGCAATGTGTCGTGATACCATTCGATTTATGGATACACTCAATGAATCTTATTGGTATGATTATTGGCATGAAGATCAGAATCTTCATGCACATTTAGGAATTAAAGATGTGAATCCAATTGACAATCGTTGGAAATCACGACCTACAGTCAACCAACCATTTGTTGATATTGAAGAACATGAAATTAAAGAGTTGTTGAATGGACAAGACATCAACGAACTAGTTATTGAAGGTCTCTTCCAACGAAGAGTATCTGTTTCAAATTATGTGGATACCGATTCATTATTTGTTTGTTTTGAACCAGCAATGCAAAGTTGTAACTGGGAAGGAAGCCCACAAGAATTTATTGAGAAAGTTGCTAAGTATAGACTTGAACCATTATTCAAGAAAAAACTTCAAGGATATGCAAGAAAATACAATGTTGATAATATACAGGATTTTGAACTTGAAAATATTAATGAATCAGTTTTATTTGTTGGTAAAAAAATGTACATCAAGCATACAATATGGGAAGATGAATCACAATATGAAAGATTGAAAAATATTGTACCTAAAGGTGTAGCATTGATCAAGAAAGGTACACCTAAGTTTGCACGTGATAAGATCATGGATATTATCTTGTATATCTTTGATCATGCTGATTCATACAACATTAAAGATATGCTTAAGTTTGTGCGTGATCTTCGTAAAGAATTTGAGTTAACTAATATCGATGACATTTGTCCAAGTGCTAATATTAAAGATATTTGGACTCAAGGAAAAATAATGGTTCTTGATAAGAAAACTGGTGAAAATATTATGATTGATGGACCAGGTGTTGTATCAGATAAAGAAGAATTGATATTCGCTAAAGGTACATACTGGACAAGAAAAGCTGCAGGACTTTATAATCACCTCTTGCACAAGCATCCAGATCTTCAAAATCTTTATCCATTTATAACTGATGGAACAAAAGTAAAAATTTATCCTACATCACATGAGTTGAATAATAAATTTTGTTACCAATTAGGATTGTATCCAAATGAATTTGCACCACCTGTTGATTATGCAGAGCTTTTTGAAAAAACTGTTACAGATCAGGTGAATGTATATGTGAAAGCTCTTGGACTTCCAGAACTTAATAAAAGGCTTGCCGTAATTGTTTCATTATTTTAACATTTAATCAAAAAACATTCTTCTGTAGTCAAGCTATAAGGAGTATAATATATAACCCAAACTCACACGAGAATATATGCTACAAGTAAATTTTGACCCGACATTTGACGACCAGATAATGAAGCACGTCTTTGCTACATTTCCCTTCTGGTCACAGGTCAGTCTGATCAAATCAGTGAATGAGGTTATCCTTGTGGAACACCTCGTCGATCACTTCGGTGAGATCAAACAAGTCGTGACAGCAGACGATTATACAATGCTTTACGATGAGGCTACAAAGGCCAAAAAAATGGGAGTTTACAACGGTCAGACAGTTCTGATTTTTGAAAATGCCGTTGTTCAGTTCTCAAAAGATTTAGGTAAGGTCAACGATGACGAGGAAGTGCTCGACGGGTTTATGGATGAGGAGGAACTCATTGAATTCCTTGAATATGAAGAAGCTACTGAGACAGTCACTGATCCATCGAATGTCGCTAATATCTATATCTACTACAAATCAGAACTCAGCACAGATCAGAAGGTCCGTGCACTGATGGAAGAGCTTGGTAAGCACATCGTTCAAGAAAATAATAGTATTTTTTATACGATTGGTGCAACACAATTTGGATTTGGTCTTACAGAGCATAAAGTTATGTCTGTTAACAATGATATTGCTGAACATTATGGTGAATCTTTTGTTCCTAAGTTAGAAGAGATCATGACAAATTTAACAACTAAAAGTCACGGTTTAATTTTATTACATGGAGATCCAGGAACTGGTAAGACAAATCTTATTCGTTACATCATTTCACAGATGCACACAAAGAAAAAAGTTATTTATGTTCCAGCTTACATGGTTGAACAATTTGCAAATCCTGAATTCATTACATTTTTACAAAAACACAAGAACTCTATACTTATTTTAGAGGACGCTGAATTTGCATTACAGAAACGTTCTAGTGAGTTTGGTGCTCAAGCTGTATCAAATCTACTCAATATAACATCGGGTCTCTTAAATGACGCGATTGGTATCCAAGTGATTGCTACATTTAATATGGACAAAAAGAAACTTGATGAAGCACTTTTACGTCCAGGTCGTTTGTTGAATGAACACAAATTTGAGAAGCTTTCAATAACTGATGCAAAGAAACTTGCTGAACACATTGGAAAAAGTGAATTAATAATTACACAACCAATGACTGTTGCCGAAATTTATGAAGGAAAGATACAACAAGTTAAAAAGAAAGTATTTAAAGGTATAGCATAATGAGCAGTATAAAGCCATTACATGAAGTCCTTAATATGACACAAGATGCAGTCGGTCAACTCGCACATTCAGAGTTGACTGAGCTTGCTTTTGCACTGATCACAGAAGTACATTTTGCAAGAAATGCACACACGCATGAAAAGAAACTTATTGAGCAGCAACTTCAAGTTATGAACACAATTATTAATTCACAACGAACAGAATTACAGAAAGTAAATATACAAATTGATACACTCAACAAGAATATGCAAAATAGTATCAAAAAAATGTATACAAAACTTACATGGAAAGAACGATTTACTGGTCGTATTGATGTAGATAATGCCCGGGAAGAAGGTCATTAAGATATATAATCTCAGAAAGCAGAAGGCAAACGCACTAAATGGCAAACAAGAAATACAACTCTATTAACGATCAAGCAGCTTCGGCTATGCGTATGAATCAAAACTCACTTGAGTTATTGACTAAGATAGATCAAGCAATGTCAAGCTCTGAATCGTATTTAACTGTTAATACAACAGATGCGAGCGGTAATACAGTAACAAGTCAAATTCCAACTCTTGGTTTCCTTCAACAGAAACTCGATCAGCTCATGAAGTATGTTCAAAAGCTTTCTGGTATCGATGGAAATCCTGCTGCACTTCAGTTGACAAATAATACATTTAAACGTATAATTACAGCTGATTTAAATAATGAACCAAAAGCTATTGGACAAGTCAATAAAGTTTCTACGTTTAAAACTGATCCCAATTGGATTTTTGATTCATTTTTAAATCCAAAAATCAGTGTTGAACTCGATCTTACAGGAAAAATTGCCGATTCTACACGTACAATTCAATCAAAGCGATTTATTGTTGAATTCGATAAAATTGTAACATTAAATGTTGATGGCACAGAAGAAGTACAATTAACTACAGATGGTGCATTAAGATTACAAGAATTCAATACAAATTATAAAGGTAACTCAAACATATCTATTGCTGAATTTGCACAATGGCTTGATAGTCCAGGTGTTGTAAATAGAACTGATGATACACTTATTGATCAAGATTTTTTTCGTATTGAACCAAATTTATTACAATTCAAAGGTGATTTTTCCGTCATGTCTATGGACATTGATACAGTGAATAAGAAAGCATGGTACATATTGGATACATTTACATATTATGATGTATCTGATTTATCAAATACACCAAAACCAATTGATCTTAAAATTGGTGACTTAATTACAGTTTCTCCAAATGAAGAAGGTGTGAAAAGTGTTACTATTTATAAAGTTGTAGAAATTTCAACTATTACATCTGAATACCGTGTTCGTTTTGAACGTGTCTTTGGTGAAGAACCTATTCCAATTAAATTAGATGCTATTAGATTTTACTCTGACCGTATCGCTAAACGAGCTGTAAGAATCTCAGTAGGTTTTGATGAATACTGTGTACTTTTTGTAAAACAAGTTGATGATCTTTCAAATATTATTGGACTTGATTATTCACCAGGTGTTGGATTTTACACAAGTGAACTTCGTTTAGATAATGATGCAGGAGAACTTTTTTCAGATTACTATGTAAGAAAGGTATATGATTATGGTGTTGCATTAGAAGATCTTGTTGAAAAGAAAACACCAAATGCTTACGGTATTAAACCAAATCCTGTTGTATTAGCTTCTGAAAATTTTAAAGTCGTTCAAATTAACCAGCATTTAACACAAACTGTTGAAGCTGAAAAGATCCGTGATCTTCACAATCAGAAAAATAATATTGCTTCACAAGCTGTTCAATTACAAACAGCAATTGAAGGTTTGAATCGTCAAATTCAAACCACGAAGTTTGATTCAGAGGCTGATAGAAAAGCTGCAAGTGATCGATTGATTGCTCAGTCAAGCAAGTTGAATAACATAACTGAAACAAAAAATAAACTTGTAGCAGAAATTTTAGCAAACAAAAAGAATCTCAACAAGATTAAACCAATCTATGCTGTTCGTGGATTCTTCCCAATGCCAATTGCAGCAGCTTCAACAAAAACAAAACCACAAGAAGCGGTTCAATTTGAAATCTGGACAAGACGTTTGTCTAAGTCTGGTGATGAGAACCCTATTTTAACAATTACTGATATCAATAATGATGCTGCTAAAAATAGCTCACCATTAAATACAAATATTTTATCAAACCTTAGTAAACCTAAAAAAGTAAATGGTGCATTTTCTAACTGGGAAAAATACCGCACTGATGCACGTAAGCGACAAAAGGATCCAATTACTGGTGAGTGGTTGTGGGAGATTATTGATGTTGCAGATGCATCTACACCAAATATTAATCAGATTGATATATCTATTAATCCTGGTGAAAAAATTGAAATCAAAGTAATCACACTTTCTGAAGTTGGTTGGCCAGAAGCACCATTGGAATCAGATTTTTCAAACATATTAGAAATTGCATTTCCTGATGATCTTGATTCTGTATTGAATGAAGACGACTTCATTCTTAAAGAAGCACAGATTGATGATCTGAAAGTTTCTATGGATCGTGATCTTGAAGCTCGTGGACTTAATATTCACCTTAACTCTGCTATTCGTGACAGTGATGTTTATTATGCACACAAGGCTGAAACAATCACATCAGGATTTACAACACCTGAAGGTAAAATTATTTCACTTTATGAACAGCTACGATTAATGATGTCTAAAATCACATCACTTGAAGAAGCTGTCAACAAAGCTAAAGGTATTCTTGAAGTTTATTTAGTAAATAGTGGTAATAAAACAAAAGTTTTCAAAGGTAATAATTTAACATTCAACTTGAATCTTGAAGATTTCATGACAAAGACAAAGATTGGTCTTGTATCAAGTCCAGTTGATTCTTCATCACGTACATATGAAAATGAACTTATTCGTATTGATAACTACTCAATCATGATTAAAAATGGTGCTGAATCAGCTAATCTTGGTATCCTTGCTTTTAGTGGTTATGGACAACCTAATGGATTAAGCCCTTCAACATATGCTTATGATGGAACAGGACCATTTGCTGGTCGTGCTATTCAAGGAACATTTATTGCGCCTGATGGTAAATTCCTTACAAATAATACAACAACAAATTCTGCACTTGCTATTACAGCAGCACCACAGTTTGCTACACAGAAGAACAATCAGTTCTTATGGTTACAATTGAAAGATGTTGCTGGTAATCAAATTTATGGTGCTGCAACATCTCAAACAACAAATGCATTCTTTCCAACGTCTTACGTGAATGGTGCTTCGGCTGTACATGATCTTGTGAAGGATCTTACAAAAAATGTTGGTTTATTAGCTGGTCCTGGTCAATCTTATGTTGCTACTGGTATTAATAGTATTACTGATCCAACAAACTGGACAGTATATGAAGATCCAACATCTGTTGCTGCAATTCGTGGTGGTATGGGTACAACTATTCACCCAGTTATTTCTGGTCTTGATGTCATTACTGATACATCGGCACAGTTGACTCGTTACATCAAACCAGGTGATACTGAAGCATTGACTATCCCACTTCAAATATTTGCAAAAGCTTTTACAGGAAGTGCATGTGGTGAATACCCATTATCAACTGGTATCTTTGATGATTCAGCTGAATTACCTACAGGCGATATGCCGGTTTTAACAGGTAACATTGCTAAAAGTCCTACAGGTAATCAATTACGAATAGAGGTGAATACTGCTGGTACATCTTCTATTCCTTTATTTAAAGTAGGTGATCGTGTTATAATTAATGGTTTTCAGCATGCTGATACAATAAATGCGAACCTTAAAATATATAATGTAACAGCTGTTGGTGCAACATATATTCAAATCAATTATTCATTACCAGCTGGTTCTACAATAGGTATATCTTATGCAGCTGATGGTGGTGTACTTGCGGTAATTCAATTACATAAGCGTTACATTAATAGTGGTCTTCTATATAACTATAATGTATTAGGTAATATTTCAGGTTTTGCTAAATATGTAAGTAATTATGTTGAAGTTAATAGTGGCACATCACCAACTCCAACGGTTCATACTAAAAAGCTGAATTTTTATTTACAAGATGAGAATAGTCCACAACCGTTCACATTTCAGTTAACATTTAATATTACACAATTTAAACCATTAGTTATTTCTCAAAGTCAAAGTAACACTATAATACAAGGTCTTTCTTTAGGTGGATTCTAATATTTAAGTAAAAAATTGCTAAAATTGAGAACTTTTTTCCATTTTTATTTTTATATGTGGAAAAAAGTTCTATCTTTGTATTGTTCAATTAATAATTAATACAGAAAATATGAAAGCAATTATCGCAACACTTATTCTTACTTTGATTTCAACATTTACATCAGCACAGACCTTTGAAGCGACATTTGTTGACGGAACAGAGTATTCAAATTCATCTAATATAATTGATGTGTATGATTCATACACAGGATTAGATACATTTTTTGTATACTCTCATTCAACTTATCAGTTTTTTTATGAAGAAACATCACTTGGAACATCATTGTATACAATATCTGGTAGTTCAGTATTTTCATATGATGATACGAATACTACTGATTTTATTACTACAATTGAAATTGACTTTTCATTAGTGCCCGTTGATTCTTCTTATATTTTAGATTTTCAATTTCCAGGTAACGGAAATTTACGATGTGTTATCAAAGTTATTGATGATACAAACCTTGGAATCAACGAGACTTTTAAAGAAGATGTTCAGTTAAGTGTATTTCCTAATCCAGTTGTTGATTACGTGACTGTACGATTCAATACTGAGAACAATGATGTTCCGGTTTATGTTTACACACTTGGTGGTCAATTAGTTTATACAGACAATGCTTCTCGTTATACTGGAGCAAATGTTGTGACTGTTGACTTTAGCTCTTTCAATACAGGTATCTATCTTGTTAAAGTTGGTGGATCTACTTTCAAAGTGATCAAGAACTAAGATACAACAAAAGGCTTTTAAAAACTGAGTAATTTACTCAGTTTTTTTTACTTCAAAAGTTAAACGTATGAATATTTTTACGTATATTTGTATTGTTCAATTAATAATTAGAGACTATGAAAAGCTGGACCGTAACAGAATGTACGATTGGTGAGCTATTAGCTTGGTATACTGGAAATAACATTGAAGATCGTGAATTGATAACCGATTCATTTTTAAATCAATTTGATGAAGAGCTTACTCAAGAACAAATGGGTTACTTATATGAAGATTTAGATAAAACAATCAAGATCACTACCAAAAATTTAGACAATGTGTATTTTAACACATTTCAAATTCCAGGGCTTTATTGTTCATTTGATAGTATCTCAAAACCTGGTGTTGACCCTAACGAAGATTAAGATGGAAGTACTACTTAAGAAACTCGATTATGAGAAGATCGAAATCAATTGGAACGAGAATCCTATTAAGATGGATTTGTTCTTGTCTTTTATTACAGTACCTGTAGAACGTAGCAGAGATCATTTAGGATCTAGCAACGGGTGGACAAAGCTTTTCAATAAAGAGCACAAATTAATTATTTGTGGTGGTTGTATGCAAGGTGGAGAGTACATTGACCATCTAGAGTATGGAGAGAAATTGCACAACCGATTCAACAATTGGGTGAATCCGTTCTTCTTGTTTCCAATTATGACACAAGAAGGTAAAGATTTTTTCTTGGACTATTACAAGAAAGAAATTACAGAAGTGATTCAGAAACAGAAGAATGTTGTTACCTATGCTAAAGCAAAGTTGAAAGCTGAGAAAGACGCACTTATTGAATTACAGGCGGCATTTGTTGAACTCAAAAAATAATTTTAAATATGAAAATTAAGAATACTTACATCGTTTTTTATAGTTCTGGATACGGATTAGTAAAATTGTATGAATGTCATAGTGAAAGTGAAATTTCAATTAAACGTAAATTTTATCTTGAATTAGGTCGAGGATTAACAGAAATTACTGAAAAAGAATTTAATAGGTTAACACAATAACTATAATTATGCAAGAACAAATAGTAAATTTTGAAACAGCTAAATTAGCAAAAGAACGAGGTTTTACTGAGTCTTGTTGGCAGTGGTACGACACCATCGGTAATATCAAAGAACATAAATTTAGTACAACTAGCAATCGATATGACGATGAGCTAGCCGCTCCAACACAATCATTACTTCAAAAATGGTTAAGAGAAATACATGGTATTCATATAGATTTTCAGTATGATTTAGAATCTGATATGAAAACAATAAATGTTTCGTTTTCTGTTATAAACAATGAAGGATCTTTATATAATGAGAAAAAAGAATATCTTAAATATGAAGAAGCTTTAGAAGAAGGATTACAACAAGCATTAGAATTAATTCATTAAACAATGCATTTACAACTCAAAACAATTCGTGCATACATCCCATTCAAACCAACTGAAGAAATTCCTACATCATACGCACACACCGATTATAACACATATATTGATGAAAAGAAGAAATATGCACTAGAACAGTTAATTGAGTTACCAGAAGTCACCAAAATGCTTGCAGTGTCAACTGGTATGACGTTTGATGAACTTGTTCAACTTATTATTGATGTATATGATAAAGTAAAAGATAGCGATAGATTTACTATTTTGTATACACAATTGAACGATGTGATTGATTTTGTTTCAATGATGGGTTATGATGAAATTAAATCTGATAGTGATGAAGCGTTTCATACTTATACACTATTGCGTTATAATTCTATATTGTGTATGTTTGATTTTTCATTGAAGAATTATATAGCATCATTAATTCATGCTTTTTATATTAAATTAAAGTTTCCTACACCAGAAACAGAGCCAGCAAAGAAAGTTGTCATTCGACGCTTAAAAAAGAAAAAAATGTAAAATAATTTACGTATATTCGTATCATGGAAACATTTAATGAATACCTAGACGTTGCCGTCAATAATCTTTTAGAGATAGCTGTAGAACAACCTGAAATAATTCGTAACATTGTAAATAATGATATTAATATTACGTATGATGAGTTTGTAATTATGTTACATAAACTAATTATTGAATTTCATGATAATCCAGAATGGACTAATCATTATAATAAAATGATTAGAGCAATCCAATTACTTAATTCTTTTGGACAACCAGATGTGGCTGAAAAACTTTTTGATTCTTTTGGTGCTAAAATATTAGGAGAACTTTGTACACAAATTACAAAAACTCTTTTAAAACCTGCAACTGTTAATTAAAAAATAATTTATTTCACTACTTATCAGACCGTTACATATTTTTTAAAATATATTTTATCAATTATATTTTTTAATCAAAAAAAAGAATTATATATTCGCTTTCATTAACAAACTTTAATTATGACAATAACTGATTTCAAAGCCGACATTCAAGCACAAACTGTTACTGCTATGAAAGAAAAGAACCAACTTCGTGTTGAAACACTTCGATCAATCACTAATTCTATTACAGTGCAGGAGAAAAAAACTCCAGGAAAAGATATTAATCATATTGATATCTTGTCAACTATGTCAAAACAACGTACACAATCCATTGATGCATATACTGCTGGAGGAAATATTGAAGCAGCAGACAAAGAACGTCAAGAACTTGTTATCTTACAAGAGTTCTTACCTAAAACAATGAGTGATACAGAACTTGTATTAGCACTTAACGAAGTTGTAAATTCAATCACACCGGTTCCAACCATCAAAGAGATGGGTAAAGTTGTTGCAACATTCCGTACAATGTATCCAGGTCAAGATATGGGTAAAGTATCAGGCATGGTTAAAACAATCCTTGCATAATGACAGATATCAACAACAAAGGTGAATTTTATTCATCTATGGTCAGACTACATAAAAAATGCGGTCAGGGAACTTCTGGAATTGTACGTATGAATGTACAGTACAATTCCTATATGGATGAATTGATTGAAGAAGGTTTGATGACTGTTACACATAGCGGTGGATCAATTGGACATCCAGAATCAAACCAATGGTATGTACCTACAGGTGTTTACAATGTATGGCAAGATGAAGGCACTGATGGTGAATATCAAAAATTTAAAGGACGCTATTTGCGTTTTGTGCGTTTCTTTTTAGGTATTCTTGAAGCTGAAGAGACAAGAACGATGTTAAGTTCTCCAGAATTCATGCAGAAATACGCTGAGTGGTTGGAACGTAACAAGGAAGCTCTTGATACAATGATTAATCAAGACGAAGCATATCCTGGTTCAACTGTTTTATCTAATGATGTCATTCAATGGGCAATGGAAAAAAAATGGTATGAAGAAAATTTACCAATTAAAACATGTTACAAACAATCTGTTGAAGGAATGAATAGTACTGATCAACAAATCATCTCAATGACTAATGAACTAATTGATTTGTACAAGAAAAGTGGTAAACCAGAACACATAGAACAAATTACTGAAGCTGAACAAGAAATTTTACAAATGCAAGGTAATCGTAAAAAAATACATATTTGGTTTGAAATGCAGGACCAAGAACTATTGATTCAAGATGCGTTTGCAACACTTACATCAGCATAAATTTTATACCTTTTGCCTGGACCTAATTAGGTCCAGGCAAAAAATCAAATCACTATTCTCTTTTTGGAAGATTTCTGCTGGTGATATTACAGGTTCGATTCCTGTCTTCTGTCTAAAAATTAATAAATGTATAAATATAACAGCCTACAAATATTTCTAAACGAGGAACGACAAAAAACACAAGACTTACTAATCGACAACAGCAACCACACCCGAATTACTGCTGAAATATTTGGATTATCTTTTAATGAATTTGTATCCAAATTTCTTACTGTAATTGATACTGCTCAACACAACAAAGAATTATGTGAAACATTTCATAAAATGAATGAATTACATGAAATGTTTGAAGATGAAGATAATAATATTCGTCAAATTGTTTTATCTGAAACAAACACGTTGGAAATTGCCTTGAATTTATTTAAAATGAAATCACGTCAACTTATTTGGAATTCTTTTGTTAGTATTACAAAAATAAACAATGATGTCTTTATAGATGAACGTCAAGATGATATTGCTACAATTATTAAATTTTGGAACGACTGGAAGACTTTTTAAATTTTTAAAACACTATATAAAAGAAAATTCTTGAACTATGTTCACAAAAATATCTGGCTATAAATTATCATTAAAAGAAAATTTTGATTCAATTTTTAAAAGAACTGAGCAGGAAAAAATTGATTATCTTTTATCAAATACATCGACAAATGATTTATTATCTTTAAAGCAACAATTAAAAAATGAATTAAATTTTGATTTTGTTTTTGAAAATTATGCTAAAGATGAATACGGTCAAAAACATTTAGTTATATATGGATCAACTGCTGAAAGTATTGCTGAAAATGATAAATTATGTGAAATAGTCAATGTATGGGAAAAACAAAAAGGATTGACACAGACGATAGAATATAGTGGTAAACCAGATGAAGATGAATACGAGTATATTGCAATTCGAATTAATCTTTTTCTTATAAAATAAAAAAATATTTTTATGTACACAAAAATATCTGACTTTAAAAAGTCACAATTGAATGAATCTTTTGGTTCTAATTATACAAATCATCCAATGTCAAATCATGTCATAACAGTTGATGATGCTAAAGCTTTATATGCTTTAGAAGAAAGAGATTTAGGACTTAATGGTGATAATCTCGATATGGATTTTAATGAATTCTGTGAAGACATCGTTGGAGAAACTTTATCAAATTATGCTACATGGAGATGGCCAGACGAACCGCAACAACAATTTGATATGGCACTTGAAGTATTAGGTAATAGAATGCATGAATCAAAAAAAATAATTGTTGAAGCACTCGATCGTACTCAAGTATTTAGACCGAGTATAGGTATGACTGTTGAAGACATAGCTGAAAATCTTTATGAAATTATTCAAGATGAATATTCTTCTGAAAATGATATTTCAGGTGTTAATGCAATAATTTCAAAATTGACTCCAGAAATATGTCAATATTATGTTGATACAGCAATATACGAGGGTGGTGATGATGATGATGAAGAATATAGTCGAATTTATAATGTTAAACTTGAAATATTAAAAGAATTGGGTATTGATGTAGAAGATTGAATTAATCTTTTTTTTATAAAATCAAAAAGACCTCATAATGTGAGGTCTTTTTGATTTTGAATCTTTTCATTATTTAGTACGATGCTTTTGGATTTTTCGAAGCTCTAAACATAAATCTAATGCATCATTGTATAGATCATCCATTGGCCAATTTTCAACAGAACCATCTGAATTAATATCTATTCGAATAGTGCCATAAATAAAATAATAACCAGTTAACTCTTGTTCAGCAATATCTAAACGAACACGAAGTGCTTCTACATTATTGTTTACCAAACCTATAAACTCATCATCTGTGTTGAAAAGTTTTATTTGTGCCGGTGTGTACTGTCTAATCCTGATAGGATCATTGTTTGTATTTTTCATATTATTTTTTTATAGTGTAACAATTTATTTCTTACTTCAACACCATCTCTATGGTATTTACGTATTGGTAAAAGCGGATTTGGTGTATTATTGTCATCCATAATTTCGATTGGTGTGAATGAGATCCGAACGAATGTACGTTTAGTTCCATCAGGAATTTGTGTACGTCGGTGAACAATGTATGGATCCAATACATACAACATATTAGGTTCAGCAACTTTGATATCACTAGGAATGATATGATCATTGAAAAACAAATGAACATTATGCATGTCTGGATTGAAATCATTTGGAAAATCAAATGCACGTTCTACGTACTCTGTAGGATAACAATCACTAATGATATAGTTTTGCTCAGGAAGATGTGAAATAGTTGTTGAGAATCCATCTGTATGCCACATATCATCATTTTCTGAACGTACAATTCCGTGTCGAACAGTTATGTAGCAAAATGGTTGGCGAATTCCCATTGCATTTTGCATATCGACAGCATCCATAATCATATCACTTAACCATTCAAGCTCGGTAGGAATTTTAAAATCCTGGTGTGGAACTTTAACAATCATACGTAAAATGTACTGATCGTCATATGGACACTCAAATTTATATTTTTCTAATTTGACAATTTTGTTTGCGTCCTTAAACGGTTTAAGACTTAACATTTGTCTTGCTCTTTCGTCTAATGTCATAACTTATTGTTTTGGAGATTTGTAAATAAGAAATTTTTTTTTATTACTATGCTCTATATACTTTTTGAATAAAGAATTCATTGTAATAAAGTTCACCTTTTTTAGCTCTTTTTTCAAGCTCGTCTTCGGCTTCTTTTTCAGAATCACATGAATATATTTCGACTAACATAACATCTTTATCTGATATGTCTGATTCGTCTCCTCTTAAAATAAATTCAACATCAATTAGTGCGAATATTACATATACCTTTTTCATATTAAATTTAAAATTTTGAAGTAAATCTTTCAATGAATTGTTCTTTTGTAATTTCTGTTACATCATATGAATAAAGAACATAAAAACGCTTAGTACAATTCGGACCGTGATGTCCAAGGCTTTTCATTTTTGTCAAAATTTCACTTGGACTTAAATTTTCTGGATTATTGTAAAATATCATATGTAATTATTAATTGAACATTACAAATATAGTAAAAAAAATGATCCGTGGTATTTTTTTAGATAAAAAACTTTCTGTTCGATATATACAGTATGACTACAGGATCTATCTCTTTATTACGTGCTAATGTTGCATTAACTACCAATGTGAAGCTCATGGTTGATTCCAAATATAATTTGTACCTTGAGAGCTACTCATCTAATACAGAGCTATCAGATCGTAAGTATAAGAAGTTTCAGATTGGTCCGGATGTGTTTATCTCTGAACGCTACGCTAAGTTCTACCAGGGACTTCCAGCTGATCTTGCTTTTGCTGTAAAGAATGATGTGAAGTCAGACAGCATCCAGTCAATGTATGGAAATCAGTTTGATGATATTTATTATTCAGGACCTAGAAATGTTGAGGACAACCGATACATTGAAGAATTTCAATACAATACAACATTAAGAATCAATCCAACAAAGCTTCCAAAATATTTCTTCATCTTCCGTAAAGATGAACCAGGATTATTAGATTTGAATCGTTCTAATGCCTCGAATTTTTTACACGATCTCAAATGTGTTAATGTTGTTGATTTAACACCAAAGACAACAATTGGTCAATTATGGAAAAAGAATTATATTGATGATGATGTAATCCCAGCTTCGCCGTTCGAATTAAATTTAAATACAGATGAATTTAGTCAATGGAATGGATACGATTATACTTCAGGTGGAACTGTTTCGAAATCGTTTTTACTTGATGATTTCATGCAAAATCAATTGTCTGACTTTGAATTTGAATCATACCTTACAGACGGATTCAGAAAAAATGGTGTAATTGCATCAAATTATGCAAATATCTCTTACCTTTTTGATGATACTGTATCTGGTATTTTCATTCAATCAACACTGGGTGATGAGCATCGTTACTATGAAGACGAGTACCCATTTATATTTCAATTAATTAGATCTAATAAAATTACATCAAATCAGTATACAAAAAGTATAGATACTTCAGGTGTTGTTGGTCGTATTTACTACACATTTAATATACATATACCATATAGAAAAAAATGGACAATCAATCGTTATACAGGTTATTATGTTGATGATTTAAAACGTGTTGCACAATTATCATCTTACATGGGTGGTGTATTTGTCGATGATGCTGCAATAGAGATCATTGATAATACTTTTATGAAATATGATTCAGGATTAGGTGAATATGTTTCAGTTTCTCCATTAGTTAATGCATTTGTAGATACACTACCAATTCACTTTAAGATTGGTGAAGTATTTCATCTAGTTGAAAAAGATGGAAACAATTATAGATTAGTTTCAGAGAATTCGATTAATGGTAACATGCTTGCGTTAAAATCTACTGGTACACAATCTATTAAGATTGATTTTGAAGATTTTGGCTCTGGTGAATTCAAGAGTGTTTTAAAAAATGTAGATAATACATATTATTACAATAAAGATTTTACAATATACCGCGATGGTATATGTGTAATTAAGCTGCTTGATACATATTATACATTACATATTGATTATTCCAACCAACAAGTTTACATCAATACAGATGAATACATTACATGTGATAGTAACGTTCTTGTACGTCAATTAGGTGAAGGTGTAAAGCGATTTGATAATTTACAAGTAATTACAAAAGATAATGCTATTGAATACTTTGAAGTTTTCTTTTTACAATTTACAGACATTGCTGATTGGGATTTTAATCATACAGATACAGATCACACAAAGATTGAATATGATACAGATAATGCTATCAATTACAATCGTCCATTTGTGCATGCTTTAGATATCAAGGATCTTGCATTGCCTGTTGATTTACAGTACGAGAAAGATTACAACATTGTTGAACCAGGCGGTACACCAGTTATTAATTCACCATTTATATTTCCTGTAGCATCTGAGTATGCTGCAACTGGTGACTTGTACATGTTAGATAATATTAATAAATTGACACGTATTTGGAATATTAATCAGAGTGTAAATAAATTTGGTCTTAGTGGATCAGTTGGTCCAAACAGTGTACCATATAAAATCAATAATAACTTAACTGTTTGGGGACAATTAAATTTAAATCCTAACATGTATAGTGCTTCAAAGAGTATTAGTGATTCAAATCTTGATTGGTTTTATACATTTGGAAGACCAATCGATTACATAGATTATGATTCACTTGAAGCATATGATTTATCATATAATCCACATATTATTCAACGTACATTAAATATTGATACACCTCGAACAGTAAACATTACTGGTGCATCAACAACAGTTCAGAATAATTTACGATTTAATTATAGATTTGATTTAGAATACTATAAACGACAATCAACAACGTTTGATTATTTTTCATACATGATGGATATGCCGGTTTCATTAGATTCAAATGGTTTATTTGAATTTGATAAACGCATGACTACACGTGCTGCTGTTCTTTATCCAAATGATGGTGTTAATGGTCCAAGATTGTATTTACGCGGAATGTGTGCTTATTTAGAGTATGTAACATTAGCTAATCCAAATATCTGTTCCGAAGGTGTTACGCCTCGTCCAGCAGATGATTTGAGTGGTTATCGTTTTGGAACGGTATTTGCACCAAAATATACAGAAGATGTTGCTCTTTGGGGTAAATCTGGTATTGATATTGTATTGAATAAAAAATTTAAAAACATACTTATTCACATTTATATTTATGTGCCGATCAATTCATATACATCACTTGATTATAGACGACGTGATGTAAATTATAATGAAGATCATGTCATGTATAGTTATTTTGATGCAACAATTAATGATATGGTATTTACTGCATCAGAGCTTGCCACAGCTGATTTGACGCTGAATAATTTTTTAAATATTCTCAATAAATGCGAACTCGATTCAACTATTTTTACACTTGGTATTAATTATCAAGTATTGGATACAGTTCAGTCTGTTGGTTATTTAATAATTAACGCTTATGAAGATCCTTTGGATACAACACGTCTTTTTATTGAATTTGAAAGTGAACCAAATCTTAAGGAACACGATTGGATGTATTTTGAATTATTTGGTATTAATTTACAAATTGTTACTAAATTGAATAATCGTGTTTATGTCTTTAATATTCAAGATGGTACAGCTGCAACATATGCTGCTGCTATTATTGCCGCATTAATTATTGATCCTGTCTATGTATTGAATGCTAAAAGTGTTTTACCATTTCGTTTTCGAATTATTGAACCCAATATTGTACGTATAAATACTAATGTTAATATTGTTACAGGTGATGATTCATCACCAATTAGACCGATCAATAATACATACAATACTGTAAATCCAACAACAACACCTGGTGAAAGTGTATTTCCTAATATTTATAGAGATGATATGATATCAAGACGTAAATATGTTGACGATACACGTAAAACAACAACATTATCAGATATTAAAAATCTCCCAGGTATTGTTCGATTTAGTGGTGGTTATGAACCAATTTTACGCATGCTTCCAATTTTTAATTCAACAACATTATTGTCAATGAATAATGCATCAGTAGCATCGCCAACTGTATTTATTAATGCAGCAAAAGTTCAAAAAATGTCATTAGTTGCAGTTCCTGTTTCAGTAGGTACAGGTTTCTATCTTGAAGTACATCTTATTGATGTACTTGATCAACTTTTAAATGTGAAAGTAGGTGATGTATGGCATATGGGTGATGCAAATGCTTTTCCATATATTGCAGGACAAACCGGAGAAATTATTGAAGCTACAACATATGTTCAAAGTTTAATAACTTATTACAAATATACATTAGATATTATTTATGATGTTGCTCCATTTATTGGTACAATTATTCCAGATAATACCCAACCATCGTTCCTTTATATCATGCGTCAAATTGACAAAAATATGTATTTTGATTATCAATATGTAGATTTTGCTACAGTTACAGATTTAACAATAGCTAAAACTTATTCTGTTGTAAATCCTTTAAGATCATCAAAAACTGTAAACAATACAACAAATAGGTATCCGTTGATTGATGAGCATGGTTCAACAAACATTGATAGAATGGCACTTAAATCATCATGGGATGAGATATTTTATTACATGACACTTTCTAACAAATACAACACATTATAATATGAGAAAAGACGGCATTGTTAAGGAATTCAAAAACGCTTCAGTTTATGGCGCATATGTTATGCGTGAAAAAACTAATTTTTTGTGTGGTAAAATGATGGATATTGAAGATATTATACATATTACTTATCCATATACATATGATGAACTGTTAGGACTTATAGCGCTTGGACCTGTTAGTGAAACAATGGTAAAAAGTGCTTCTAACTATTCATATGATGAAGTGAAGAAAAAATACATTACTATAAAACCTGATCAAACACAAGCAACACAGGATGCCAATGCAAATACTCGATGGATATTTGAATTTGATTCTAAATCATTATTAAAAGATTATCTTTATAATGAAATTTATACAATAAATCCAGCATCACCATTCAAACAAATACCACTAGTACAAACACCAGCAAATAATGTAAGTACACTTTGTCTTGATTACATTAATGCGAATGTAATGGACAGATACAGATTAAAAGAATTTATTCTTTATGCCGAGTATTATGAGCTTAAGACTGGAACAGTTCCAGGTACTGGTGGTGGATTTGATACACCTGTTCCATTATTGTATAAAAATCCTGTATTTCATTTAATTGCTATTCCTGAAACGAATTCAGATAAAAACAAAGAGACAATTGCAATGAAAGAATACAATGATGGATTTTATGAAATTGCTTATAAACAAAAAAAAAGTTCACAATTTTATACATTTGTTTACTACTATGATGTAATTTTTGAAAAGATTTAAACTTTTGCTACATGTCTTGAATATAATAACATATTTAAGCATTTATGACAACAATACAAGTAGCAAAATATAATGAAACACTTCTTCAAATTGTTGAAGAAAAACGTACAGAATGGACTGATAATATTAAAGGTTTAGCTCCACTTATTCGGAGTAAAGATCCACACGATATGACTGAAGCACAAGCTCTTGCTTTATCTTATCGTAGTATTATACTTGAAGAAATTGCATATTTTATAACAAAACTTGGTCAAACTCAGAAAACATTAAAAGTTTTAAAATCTGAACGTTTTACATTATATACAACTGGACATTTTCCAGATGGAACACGCGCAACAGGAAATGTTGCAGCTCATCCACTTATTGGAAACACTAAACTATCTGGTTCACAGCGTGATATGATTATTTCAGGTGATCTTGCAGATCATGAACACACTGATGATATTTTGGAACAGATTATTTTACATTTACGTGAATGTATTAAAACTATTGATCAATACATGTACGCAATCAAAAACAGACTAGAGTTATTTGTACTCTTTAAATAAATAAGTTTTAATACAAATGAATATAGAAGACAGAAGCGCACTAGCATTTAAGATTGGTGAAGCATTACGTATTTGGGAACAAATTACTGTTGATCAAGTTGTGCAACAGGTTGCAATCAATGGTGTGTCTGAATCGTGGATGCTTTATATTGAACGTGATATGCATGATCATAAAGAATGTCTAGAATTTCTTTACTTTGGATCAGACAAAAATACAGACAAATAACAATAGGAGTGTAAATAACATGAAAAGTAATCGAAGTTTAAGCAAAAGAGAAATCCGTAACGAATTGTTTGGAATATTAGCAATGTGTGATGGATTTACAGAAGATGGTAGTATGGCTGGCGGTAAAAGGAAGGAAGAATTAATTAAATACCTTCCTAAATTAATAGCATCAAGAATTATGGAACTACAAGATTTAATAGATAATTGTAGTTTGAGCGATTAATTTATTTAGTTGTTTTTGGCGGTAGTTGAATATGAATAAAATGTAAGAGAAAAAAAAATAATGGAAGAATATAGAATAGATCGATCAGGTCGTGTTTGGACCAAAATGCAATATGTCTTAGCAAACAATCCAAACCATGCTATTAGTACCATTGGAATGAATGCTAAATGGGATGCGCTTACTCCAGTAAACATTCAAGCATATGATTCGAAAGCTGACACACTTGAACACATCAAACATGTGAATACGTTCTTGTTAAATTCAGCACATGAAATAATTGAACGTGCTAAGAAACATGATAACTCGAAACTTGATGGGATTGAGAAAGAATTGTTTGACAAGGAGACACCAGTTCTTAAAGGATTAACATATGGTTCACCAGAGTATAAAGATTCATTAACAAGATTGAAACCAGCGCTTGACAATCATTACGCGAACAACTCACATCACCCGGAACATTGGAGTAATGGCATTGATGGAATGGACCTGTTTGATATTCTGGAAATGTTAAATGACTGGAAGGCTGCAACAATGCGCACAGCTGATGGTGACATCGTTAAGTCACTTGAAATTAACAAAACGCGATTCAATATTTCTGATCAAATGCAACAGATCTTATTGAACACTGTTGAACGTTACGGTTGGTTATAAATAAAACAAGAACAAATATGCTGAAATCATTAGAAACACCAATGCAACGAAAGTTGTTTTTTACTCAACAGGTGACACAGGCTTCTATTTCTGATCTTACACAAAAGATTATTGAGATAAATGACAATGATGAAAAACTTGAACAAGTTACAAACATTTATGGTATGCACTATGAACGTTTACCAATTGAGATTTATATCGATAGTTATGGTGGTGCTGTTTATCCATGTTTTGGTTTATTATCAGTTATAGAAAATAGTGTAACACCAATTCATACAATTGTTACAGGTTCTGCAATGAGTTGTGGATTTTTAATTTTACTTAGTGGACATTTACGTTTTGCTTATAAACTATCTACAGCAATGTATCATCAAGTATCTAGCGCAACTGGTGGTAAATTAAAAGATATGCAAGAAGATTTAGAGGAAACTGAACGGTTGCAACAAATTATTAATGATCACACGTTTAGTAAAACAAACATAACACAAAAAAAATTAGATAAAAATTTTAACGGAAAGAAAAATTGGTTCATTGCCGGTGAAGACCTTATCAAATTAGGAATTGTGGACAAAATTATTTAATGTCACGATATCTGTATAGAAGTACAGCATTTAATATGCTTAATGTTGAACACGAGTTTGATGTGCTATGTTATCGTAAATCAAAATTTGAACAATTATTACGTGGTGTAGTTGATCAGTATAATGTTGAACAGACTGATGTTATGTATATTTCAATTCTAAATGTTGGTGATGATACAGGCTATTTCAAGAAGAATTTTCAAAATGTTCTAGTATTGCATTTTGATGATATCACTGATGTCAGGTCTGATTTGGCATTTAATCAAGATCATGCCGAACAAATAATCGATTTCATTATCAAGAATAAGTATAAATCAGAATGTATGGTACATTGTTCTGCTGGAATTAGTCGTTCTGGAGCTGTTGGTCAATTTATTAATGCGTGTTTTGGCGTAAATAATGATTATTTTTTAAATATGAATGTCAACGTCAGACCAAATCCGATGATACTAGAAACATTAGAAGAAGTTTTCAATAAATTAAATAAATAATTAATAATGATTTACAACAATATAAAAATTACAACAACCATGAGTGAAGAAAACAAATCACTCTTTATTACATCATTCAAAAACACTAAACGTGAAACTGGTGTTTGTTACGGTGCATATTTTGATGAAGATCCATGCATGGTGGGATTGTTTGCTACCAGTAAACATATTGCATTCGCAATTACTGATATATACGTACTTGATGACGAGATGTTTATGGATATCAAAATATTATCAACATTCAATGGTAAGAAACTGAAAGAACGCTTGCTTGGTAAACATGAATTTGGTGTAGATTTGCATACGGCAACATATGCCCAAATCACTGTAGATAAACAAGACATATCTACAGTCAGTAAATTTATATCAATTAACATCAGCGAAACATATGTTGAAACTGATACAACATGTGGTGTCGTAGCTACAACCAGTACAATCAGTCAGGATCACTACGAACTCAAAGAATCCGAATTAAACAATGTGGCATTTGATCCGTTTGAAAGCACTGATGATCTTGATATAAAGGCATTGGATTTTTTACAGATGAAATTAAATCTTGTGGATACGATGTATAACGCGTTCAAACGAGAAGATGATAAACCATATTTTCATCTTGATTTTTTACTACAAAAATACTTAGGTATGAGTCAGGCTGACATTGATAAGATGAAGAATACTGAAAAATAATTTACATGGGATGCATTTAGCATCCCATTTTTTTCTATCTTTGTAATATAAAACAATCAAATGAACCAAATAATTTCAAATAAACGCATGTGGGTGATTATGTCAAAAGATAGAACACTTATAGCAAAAGGAACAACGTATCGTCATTTAGTATCAGTGTCAAACAAAAGAGATGAGAAAAAAATCTTGACATATCGTTCTAAAGCTACTGCAGAAAATGCTTTTAAAAAATATGATTGGTTTTATGATACAGAATTAATTACAAATTATGATTCTAGTAAACCATTATCAGAATACTTAGAAGCTGTTGAGGTTTCGTTTAAAGTTGAAATTTTATAAATATGGAAACAATTTATCGTATGGAATTTGATTATGGTCGTATGGGATCATTATCTGGATTATTTATTGCAGAAAGTGATGAGATTGATACATTAATAACATCTGAACGCGAAATCAACTTTGGTGAAATTTTAGGTAAACATTCAGACGTATGTTGTTCACTAACTCGCAGTGATATTGATGTTATATCATCTGATCCCGCTGACATTGAGTTTTTTAAAAGACTTAATCTTCAAACTGGTTATAATCCACTTGATTTCCTATCTGAAGAAGATTATGAAGAAGAAGATTATGAAGAAGAAGATTATAACGATGAAGACAATGATATAGAAGACGAACCTTCACCCGAAGAACAGTTGTTAAAAATACTTTCTGATGAAAATTATAATTCATTTCATAATCGTACAAAATATGAAAATCTTTTAACAAAATGTACCCAAGCAATTGAAAAGTACCCAATGTATGTTGGATTTAAACTGTTGATTATTGATGTCGAATGCCGACGTTTAGATTATGCAACGTTTGAATACTTAGAGATGCAAAAGAAACCAAATGTTCTTAAACCATCTCATTGGACACCAGAGTGGATTGCAGAAAGAGAAATTGAATACAAACAACAATCAGAAAAACGTTGGGCACAAAGTATTATTGATAAAGAAAAGTTATTGAATGAAAATTAATGTACTCAGTAAAATAGAGTTTGAAGATCTCATGATCAACAAAAATATCGATGATTCTAATGTTGAATCGTTAGATACTATCATGTTCATTAGTATTCTCAATACAGATAGCGTTGGTGATAATATAGGTCATTTTAAACACAATCATAAAAATGTATTGATTCTAAATTTTGATGATGTTGAATTTGATATTATTGATACTGATATAAAAGCTGTTGCTTTTACAGAAGAACAAGGACATCAATTGATGTCTTTTATTGATAGCAACAAGGATAAAAATCAGTGTATAGTACATTGTTCTGCTGGTATTAGTAGATCAGGTGCTGTAGGAGCATTTATAAGCGATTACTTTAATCAAAGTTATGCAAGCTTTAAAAAAATTAATCCATACACTAAACCAAATCCTAGAGTCATGCGTATAATGAACAGAATTTTAAGACAAAAAGAATAATGGAACCGATATTTACATGTGTGATTATTTACGATCTAAAGGTTATGCTGTAGATTGGATGGGATTAACGGTTAATCAAATGATTAATTACGGCTGGATTAAATTACAAGAAGAACAATAAATTATGATTATTAAACCAATTACACCAGAAGAACTGGACGATATTATTCCAATTCCTGATTTTGTTATCGAAGCAATAAACAATCTTATTAAAAAAAATTATCGTGGGTCATCTTTTACTATTAAATTACAAGAAATTGTACAAGCAATTATTGCAAATAGTAGGGGTTCTATTACACAAGATAAAATCTATGCTGAAAAATGGCTTGATTTTGAATACATTTATCGTAAAAATGGTTGGAATGTTATTTATGATAAACCAGGATATGATGAAACATATGATGCATTTTTTAAATTTTCAAAACAAAAATAATATGAAAAAAATAATTATCATGTTGACAATATTATTGTCAACAATCTGTCTTGGACAGACATCGTATGAGTATCCAACTGAAGAGATACCAGTAAATAAATTGAATGCTGATTCACGTATTGTGTTACACTATGGCTATGAAAATATTTTGGCTATGGATTCAATTGATTTTGAAATAGCTAAATACTATTTAACAGAATCATATACAATGGATGTTATTGGATTTGATATTGAACATTTTGATATTACAAAATACGAAAGATATCGTTCTGATTCAATTTATAACACACATTTTTTATTAAGTGGTGGTGTACAAGTTGTGTTTATTCCTCGTAGTATGATGACTTACAAAGTCAAACCTACATTTGAGTATACATTTATCATATATAATGTACAGACAACAAGCATTGCAAAAAATGTTTACAATGAACTTTATAAGATTTTATCTAAAGATATTGTAAATTATTTATTTACGAAAAATGTATTTACATTTCAATCTACAAAAAATATGAGTGAAATCTATTTTAGTGAATCAATGAGTAATGCTGGATATGTCGTAAAAGATTTTAATAAAAAACTTATCTTAAAACAATAACTATGAAAAGCTTAAAATTATTTTTGTATGCTTTGATGTTGTGGTTCTCAATCGGAACAGCAGCAGCACAAACAGTATATCCATCAACAGAACAATTCAATCCTGGAACGACTTGGACCTTTAACAATGGCTCAGGTGTGCAAAATTATGGTCCGCCTGAAAATTTTGCAACAACTAATGTTGGAACAACTCCATATCCGAATGGAGCAAATATTACAATTACAAGTCCTACAATGAATTTAACAAATTGTTTAGGTGTTTTAACTGTTTCATTTCCTCTTACTGGAATTATTGAGAATGGATGGGATTTTCTACGTTTTCAATATCAAATAGGTGCAGGTCCATGGATTACAGTACAATCTTTTACTGGTAATCAAAATGCAACTTTTAGTTATACTTCTCCAACAATTCCAAATACCGCAACACAATTTCGATTTTTATTACAAACAGACAACACAGTTAATACTTACACAACTGGTCCATGGTGGAATCCCACTACTAATGTTTACTATTATGATATAGCATATTTTAGAATTACCTGTAGTGCAGTTCTTCCTATTGAACTCGTTTCATTTAAAGGCGTATTTAATCAAAAATCAAATAATAATGATCTGACTTGGATTACTGAATCAGAACGTGATAATGATTACTTTACAATTGAAAGACGTGCAAATGATTTAGATGGAACCTGGGTAAATATAGCAACAATTAATGGTGCAGGCAACTCAATTGTTACATCCAATTACTTATTTCAAGACAATGAATATACAAGTAATGTGATTAACTATTACCGCATTTCACAAACTGATTACGATGGTAAAAAAGAAGTATTTGATGATATGATTATTGCTATTGATAATCGAGATAAATATAAAAAAATTATTAAGATAGTTAATATTTTAGGTCAAGAAATTAAATCAGATACACCTGGTGTTGTAATTTATATTTACGAAGACAATACAATTAAACGTTTTGTTAATATGTAAACTAATATACTAAACAAGAAAGCCTTTGCTCAATATAAAAACAAAGGCTTTCTTATTATGAAACAATATCTTTATCACATTACACCCATACGAAACATTCACAATATTCAACAAGAAGGTATTATTCCTGCAGCTAATAATAGTGGAATCACCACAAGTTATGGAAAAAAACATAATACTGTATTTCTTACAAATGATGTAGAACGAATTCTTGTTACACAATGTGGATCGGATTGGTTAGAACATAATCCAGTTGCAATTCTAGTTATTGATATAGAAGGATTAGATATAAAACCACATGAGTATCACGGTGGTGGAACTTATACAATTTCAGATTTTGAATACACAACAGGCACGATTACACCTGATCGCATTGTTGAGATCAAGTATGTATAATTTGGTGATATTTAATATATAAGAAAACAACTTTTATATCATGTATACAACTATAAATGAATGGAAAATGAATGAAAATTCTTCTAATATTGAATCATTTTTATCATTAGAAGAATTAGAGCGAATTCATAATCAATTAGTACATTATAATTATAAAATAATTGATTCATCTACTATTGAATTTACTGCTAATGAAACAATTGAAATTGATGGAACAGATATTCAAGGATTAGAAAATGTAATAGATATTGGATATATTTATAAATTTCAATATAATCAATCCGAAACAACATTAACAGTTGATTTTATATGTGATGCTTCTCAAAAAGATGTTAATTGGACATGGAATTATAATAATCATAATGTAATCACGATTGAAGGTTCTATTGAGTCTACAATTTTTGATTATCTTGATGATACATCAGAAATACAAGATGCAGATCACGACGCTGTTGAATCTCTTAGAAAATATATGGAGGAAGATGACAATTATGATTATGAACCTGAAATGGCTGATTTATATTAAGAAATAATTTGAATACTAAACATGAAAGGGTTTATTCTGTATAAGAGTAAACCCTTTTTCATGCTTTGAAATTAGAATACCTTCCAGAATACGAACGCATAAAGATACACACAGCTGATAATACTGAGCTTAGAGGTATAAAATCATACCTTAACAGATATGTTGATGGTTACATGTTTGATCCAATGTTTAAGAATAAACTATGGAACGGAAAACGAACACAGTACCATGAGGAAACTAACACCATCCCACTTGGACTTTGGAAAGAGATATTTAAGTGTTGTGAAGAATTCGGTTATCCATTTCAATTTACAAATAAAGAAGAATTTCCTATCAATCGTGAAATCAAGAAAGCTGACTTTATCAAGTTTATCGATGAGTTCTTTGATGGATATATGATTGATGGTATTCCATTTAAACCTCGTGATTATCAAATCCGTGTTGCATTAAATATTCTTAAGAATCGTTACTGTAATATTGCTGTTGCTACATCTGGTGGAAAGACACTCATTTACTCGCTTGTGATGTTCTATTTAATGTCAAGGTATCCAAACCGTAAGTTTCTTCTTGTTGTGCCTTCTAAGACGCTCGTAACACAGTTTTACGATGATGTGAGCGCATTTAACTGGAGAAATCAACTTGATATCAATGCACTGGAAATATTTGCTGAAAATGAAAAACCAAGACAAACTGATCTTGAAAGAGAACCAAACTTTGTCATTGCTACATTCCAGTCATTGACTTATGAAGAGAAAGTACCAGATCCAAAAGCACGTAACAAAACAAAGACCCGAACAATTTTGAAATATGAAAAAAATTGGTTTAAACAGTTTTGGTCTGTTGTTGTTGATGAAGCGCACCGTGGTAAATCGGAATCATATTCTAAGAAAATTCTTAAATATACACTTAATAATGCTTATTACCGTTGGGGAATGTCTGGTTCATATCCTGATGAATCCACCTACGAGATGATGGAAATCATGGCAAAAACTGGTCCAATTGTAGATACTGTAAAAGCACGTGTTCTTATGGATGAGGGATTCATTACACCTGTTAAAATTCGTGGTGTATTGATGAAGCATAACGATTTTGAATTTACTGAACAACTAAAACTTGTTGCGAGTCGTGATAAGAAATCTGCATATGATCTTGAATGTACTAAAATACAAGAGTCTGAACAACGGTTATTGGTTATAAATAAAATTGTATCACAATGTAAATCAAACACACTTGTTCTTTTTCATAACACAGAATATGGACAGAAATTGCTTGCATACTTATCTGAACGGAATCCGGATATGGAATTTCATTATATTGATGGAAGTGTCAATAATAAAAAACGTAGTGTAATTAAACTTGCAATGGAAGATACAAGCAAGGTAAAAATTCTTGTTGCGTCATTTGGGTGTTTATCAACAGGTGTGTCAATCAAGGCAATAACAAATATTATCTTTACACAATCATTTAAGAAAGAACAAGTAATCATTCAATCAATTGGTCGTGCACTTCGTCTTCATGCTGAAAAATCAATGGCATATATTTTTGATCTTGTTGATATTTTTAATGAAGATGATTTTGCATCCAGGTATAAATTGACATTTAAAAATATACTTGCTACACACTTTGACAAACGATGCAAGATATATCAATCTGAACAATACCCGTACTCATTTATTGAAATGAATTTAAAATCACCATACGACGATTAATATGTATTTACCAAAGATGAAAAATGGATGGCCTAACATAATGAATTTACCAAGTGTTAAGCCAATTTTAGCGATACAATCATATACACATGTAATTGACGGTATCGAGTATGAATTCATTCACTTAAATGATGGGCGATTTGTAAAATCATATGTGGAAGAATTAGTAGGAAGTACAAGTAAAATGTATAATACTGTACCCTCAACAAAAGAAGAATTTAAACGATATAAGCCATGAGCATGACATTTACACCAAGAACAGGACCATCAATGGTTACAAAGATACATTATAAAAAATTTCGTATTCCACGAAAAAAGAAGAAAGCACTCAAGAAGAGAATGCAATACGAGAAGGAACCATTGCTCAGACAGGAACTACTTAAACGAATAACTGAAGCAGCTCACGCTATCACTAAATACGGCCGAATAAGCAAAGCTGATTATGTATTCCCTAACCCTGTGTATGCGCCATATCTTCCAATGGTTGAAACAATTCAAATAGACCCAAAAAATTTAGATATATCTAAATACAGTCGATATGTATCCGGAACATTTTACATACCACCATCTCAAGAGATTATAATTGATATAAAAAATAATATGTATTGAATTAGTGATAAAATACGTCACTTGTTTTGTATATCATTTATTTTTTATATATTCGTGTTATGAAAACAGGTAATGATTATTCAATAAATGAAATAGCAGAACAATTCAAAGACATTATTAGTCGTGATGAATTGTTTGCACTCATGCTTAAACTTAAACAAAGTTCTGAATTTGGAATGCTTACAAATTGGCCATTATTATTGTCAACATTAGGTACTGTTTATAATATTGATCGGCCATTTTATGTTGCTAAAGAATACACGCTTGAGAACATGGGTCCGCATTATTTTATTGATAGTAATAATATTTTCTGTTTTGGTTCAAATACAGAAGGTAGACATGATGGTGGTGCAGCACTGTTTGCTGAAGACAACCTTGGTGCAATTTATGGACAAGCTCGTGGATTGCAAGGAAATTCATATGCAATTGTAACTATTGATTATACCGGAAACAATAGTGTAACACTTGATACAATTGCTGAAGAAATAAATGAATTGTTTAAATTTGCACTTGAGAATCCTCAATTGAAATTTTATGTAACAAAAATTGGAACAGGTATTTCTAAGTATAATATTCTTGATATTGCTAATTTATTTAAAAACAAAATTATTCCAACTAATATTATTTTACCTATAGAATTTGTAAATAGTGATAACATAACACGTTTCAGATTCTTATAAAACATTTACTATGAAAAACATACACATAATTCCTACAGATAAACCAAGTAAAATATATTCTAAAGACCATAATTATAAGTTAGCTAATAGTACTATAGCTATGGATTGGTATATATCATCAGTTGGTTATAAACCTCAAAACATCTACATCACTTCTGATGAAGAAATTAAAAATGGAGATAGTGTTATTTTAAAAAATGGTAGATTAACTAAAGCAGAAACACGACATGGAACATTAGGGTTTCAAACTATTGATGGTATTGCATTTTTATACTTTCAAGATGGTGATAAAAAAATTATCATAACAACAGACAAATATTTGATTGCTGTTGGTGTACAAGCTATTCCTGATGAGTTTTTAGAATGGTTTGTTAAAAATACACGTTGTGAGAGTGTTAAAGTTGAAAGTGTTTGTTTAGATGAAACATCTTTTATGTATAATATTATTACTTATGAAATAATCATTACAGAAGAAGAAATTAACCCATTTGAATTACCAAAAGCATTACCTGATGATGTTTTTAATGAATTTTTAGAACATAAACAGGAAACTCTTGCACAAGCTGCTCAAAATTATTTACATAAAGTAGCCGATGGTTTAAGGACTACAGGTTATGCGGACGAAGATTTTGTAGAAGATGCTAAATGGCAAGCAAAAAACATGTATAGTGAAGAAGAAGTTTTAGAATTTCTTAACTTTTGGACAGACGCAAGTAAAGAGTGGGGGTTAGCTTCTGCATGGTTTGAACAATTTAAAAAGAAGTAGTAATTGAAAAATATTCATGCAATGATAGAATTACCAACACGTATACATTTTGATCCAAAAGACTTGACTCGCAAACACCAAGAGCAGCGTTCATGGAAACGTGTTGTCCTTTGTGAAACAGATTGTGACATAGAGTCTTATTATGCATGGTTTCTTAAAAAACGTTTCAATTTAAAATTGAATGCACCAATGCGTGGTGCTCATATTACAATTGTAAATGATAAAGTGCCTGATATTGAATTATTTAATCAAATGCGAGAATTATTTCACAACAAGGAATTGATTTTTAAATTTGATCCATCAGAGATTCGATCAAATGCACGACACTGGTGGATGCGTGTTCATTGTGAGGATGTTGCAAATATTAGAACAGTGCTTGGACTTGATCCAAAACCACATTTTGGATTACATATGACTATTGGAATGGTAAATGATAAGAACTTATTTCATTCTCAATATATTCACGATACTATAATGCGTTACAGTTTATAATTATTTATTATGATAAAATTTAATAACATACAAGTAGAAGTCTCAACACATTTTGTTGAGCGGTACCGAGAACGTATGCTTGACATGGCTCCAGCTATGTGGAAGAATTATAGTACCGATTATAAATACAAACTACGTACTGATATGCGTAATGTTATTCAAAAATGTGAGAAAATTTTGTTTCGTGACTTAGACAAGCCGATTCAAGATCGTATTCATCAACGGTATAGAACAAACAATATGGTGTTTTTTAAACGTAATAATGTTTATTACGTTGGTGCTTATATTAAACATAGATTTACAAATCAAGAAACCGTACTTTTGGTTACGGTATTTCGTAACAAATAATTATGACAGAAGAAAATAAACTTCGATTGAAAATTTCGAATATCAATATCAAAATGGTACAATTAAGTATTGAAAAACGAGAACTTGAAAAACAACTTCTTAATTCTTATACAACAGATATAGAAAAATTCATATATTGGTTGCATTCAGATCAACAATCTAATCACTTAGATCTAATTACATTCAGAACACTATGTCCTTTAACAAGCACAAATATAGAAAATAGATGGGATTTAGACAGATGTAAAACCTATGATTTAACTGAATGGTTTGGTGATGATTTTTATTGGGCATTTGAAGCATCCGATGAAGAATTAGTTAAAGCTAATATTAAACGTGAAGAATATGTTGACATTATTCCCGTTGGTATAGAATTAATGAATGCTAATGTTAAATCTTTTACATATGATTGGTAAAATGGATAAGATAATTAAAGCCGCAAAAAATGAATCAGAATGGTTACAGCTATACGTCAGGTTTTTCAGATGTAATTTTATCCTTTTTTGAGCGTGGGATGCTCGTAAATATAAATAATAAATAAAATGAAACCAAAAGTAAAAAAAGAAAAAACGTTGTTTGATGTTTACAGGAATCAAGCAAGTAAAGGATTTAATTATCCTACAATTGAAATGTGTAGTGATGGAGATGTGATTACCTATTTAAATTCAATTACATCTAAAAAAGTAAGTGAACTGATTAAATCTAAAGATTGTCCATTACCATTGGAAGTACTTCCAAACCAAATGGGAATAAATCTTTGTTCAGTTGAATCAGTTTCGTGGAACAAACAAAATGATGGACAATTGACAACATTAACAATAGAGTTTATTCCATCTGAAAAAAAATGATTAGAACAATGCGGTGGCAGGGATAAAATTATTTCTGCTAACGTATGGTGCTATACGAAGGAGGTGATTATTAGCACTAAAGTTGATGCGGAGTACAAATGTTGAATATAGCATAATGTTTCTGCGGAGTACCGAACCGCCTCTTTTGTATAGCATTTGTTATAAACAGTTATTATTATGAAAATTTTAGCAATTAACACAAAGAAAAAATTTATTGGAAATGCACCAAATGAAATGCACGACCATATACCAAACAAAGGTGATTCAATTTTGTTTGAAGAAAAAAAATATAAAGTTATTTCAAGACATTTCCAATACAGAAATGAAGAACTTGAAATAGTTAATGTATATGTAAGAAAATTGAAATGATGGGATTTTTATAATTGTTTATAACGGTTACACCTATACGTCAAGTTTTTCACAAAACAAAACAAAACCTGACGTATACGTGGTGTTAGCATCACAACCGGATCATTATGAATTATGGTTTTCTATTGGTCTTGAATTGATGCGTGAAAATGTTAAATCTTTTGAATTTGATTGGTAAAATGGATAAGATAATTAAAGCAGCAAAAACCGAATCAGAGTGGTTAAGACATTACTCACATACTGATTCCAAAAGAGACGAGCAGTTCGAAGACTTTCTATTCTACGATCGCATGCTTCCAAACGGTTATGCTAAAGTTTACATGCCGTTACATCAAAGATGTCCAATGGGTTACATACAAGGTTTAGATGTTACAGACAACAAAGATATTATTTATGGTCCTAGAAATCATGATAAAGGTATTTATACTGTATTAGAGTTTGTAATTTACAACAAGCTTCCTGGATATCAAGAAATGATTGACTATGTGAAATCTTGAGATGAATATATATTACAAACAAAAATATTAATACTATGCCAATTCTATCAGCTACGCACAAACTCGACAAATATATTGATGTTTCTGTTACAGACAGTCGCTATGATGATATTGAAAATTCATCAATTACATTTATTACAAGTTATATAGTTGATGTTAATGTAGAAGGATTATCATTTGATATACAAGAAATAACTGATATTAAACTTAATTATACAGGTATTAATTTTACTGATGAAGATGATATAGAACATCCAATATCATTTACAGTTCTTGATTTTAATAAAGAAGTAACTATTGATAATGCTGGGGGTGATCGTCAAATGCTTCAACCTTCTGAAGTTGAAATAAATATCGATGAAAGTAAAATTCGTTTTTATTTCTTGTATTAAATTCGTATGTTTACAGGATGAAAATATCATTTGATTTTGACTCTTGTTTATCTACTAAACGTATACAACGTCTTGCAAAGACATATATCGATCAAGGACATGAAGTATGGGTTACAACATCTCGTTTTCCTAGTTCTGATGAAATTGTAAGTAAATGGCCTTGGATTAAGAATCAAAATCAAATGTTATTTGAGATTTTAACTGAACTTGGAATTCCACACGATCGTGTAAATTTTACAGCAATGGTTGACAAGTGGACAGTTCTAGATGGATTCGATATACATTTTGATGATGATCAAACTGAAATAGACTTAATTGATGAGAATCTTTCATCATGTATAGGTATTCTTATTTTAACACCATATATTTACGAATAATGAAGAGTAAACTGTTGCAGCAGCTTGAAGAACGCCCAATACTTGCTAAAACATATTGGAAAGATCTTTATAATATTGATATTGAGGAACTTAAAAAAATGTATTCACATCCTAGTCGTGGTTATCATAACTGGGAACATGTCGATAATGTACTTTACCATATTGAGCAGAGTATAGGTTACGATGATAATGGAATGGTCCTCAGAATTGCTGCATTATTTCATGATGCTATTTATGATAGTCGTAGAAATGATAATGAGGTAAAGAGTGCTAAGCTTGTGCATGATATCAAACTAAGTGATCCACTTAAGAAACGTATCATGGATATTATTCTGTTCACTACTTATACACGTGAGCCAGAAACGGAAGAAGAATCAATTTTTATGGATGCTGATTTGAGTATCTTTAATGGTACACAAGAAGACATGGTAGCTTTTGAACTTGGTATTTTACATGAATATTCTTGGGTACCACTCAATGTTTATATCGAAGAACGGTGCAAAGTGCTCGAGAAAATTCGAGACAAATTTCATATTGATACATGGTTTAATATTACATGGTTGAGAACAAAAATTTGGAATATTGGTGTCTATGCTGGATCTTTCTATCCAATGACTATCGGACACATGGACATCTTGAATCAGGCACGAAAGATTTTTGATCGTGTCATTGTTGTAAAAAGTTCAGACGATCGTGTACAACGTAAAACAAAATTTGAATGGGATGATTTTACATTTGGTAGATTAAATAAATGTCTTGACAATTTTGAAACGTATCAAGTAAAAGATTTGATCACTGACAACTTACGTGATATAAAGGAAATGTACGGTAGTGCAACACTTATTCGCGGGCTCAGAAATGGTTCAGATCTTCAATATGAACAAAATTATTTACAGACACTTCGAGAAATTGATCCATCTGTGCAGTTTGTAACATTTCTTTCCAGACCTGAATTTGCACACGTATCAAGTTCTATGGTTCGTGAGTTGTTATCAGTAGATCCTAAACTAGCAAAACGTTATTACGAGTTCTAATTCAAACTTTCTGAAATGTCTGTAGTATAATGTGCATGAATAACAGCACAGTGACTACAGATCAAAAAAATCTTCCAAATACACGTATTAAACTCATTATAGCTATTGATAAGAACGGTGTAATGGGAATTGATAATAAACTTCCTTGGCGTCTTTCAGAAGACCTAAAACAATTCAAGAAAGAAACTGATGGATACCCATTAATTATGGGTTCTGCCACATTCAAATCACTTCCAGGTATTCTTCCTAACAGAGAACATTTAGTGCTCTCAAAATCACTCTATGGAGACGAGGACAAGTCTGTCTTCACATCTATCAAAGAGTTAATTGATTACCTAAACGATTCAGGATACGAAAGTGCTTATGTTATAGGTGGAGCAAATGTTATTTCTCAATTTACTTACATGAATCTTATTGATGAATTGATAATAACACATGTTGATTGTGAGGTAGAAGGAGACACTATTCTAAATATTGACACAGATCTTAAAATTCATTCTTGGTCACTTTATCGTAGTGAAAAATACACTAAAAACGAAAAGAACCAATACGGCTTTACAATCAATCGATACACACGTACAAAAAAAAGATTCTATTAACATATGACTATTAAAAACAAAATAACTGAAATACACAATCATTTGGTTAAGATATTTACTGAGATAATGTCATATCCACAATTGTCAACTTATGACTACAATACATTCATAATTGCAACTTTAGATAGTGATCAATATTTACAACAGTTGGAAAAAGAACATTTTGCACCAGTTACACAATTTATTGATCAGTACATACAGATGGATCTAGATTGGTTAAATAATGTTCGTAATGATATCTGTTCGATGTCAAAAGCAGCATTTGATAAACGATTAAATTCTATCGATACTGCTCGTGATGTGCTAACTAGTAATGAGATTATTTCCAATTTAAAACAGATGTTAAAAGAATCGAATAATTTTAAAGAAGCTCATATTGAATTTAAAGTCGAAAAAAATCCGACAAACGAATTCAAAGAACAAGAAATTGACAATGAACTGCTGGATAATATTGCTGCTCGTGTTGATGATGCTTTTACTGAGAAATGGCCACTTCTAATGAATAAACATATCGTTAATCAAACATTAAAATGTAAAGAATTTGAAAAAATATTCATAACTGAGGCTGAAACATTAGAAGAACTTTTTGATATTGAAGAAGTAAGTAAACCAAATTACGTGCATGTTGATCTTGAAAATCGAGCAGAGTTAAAACTATTTGCAAACATGACAAATCTTGACATTAAACAATTAATTATTGATGACGTCAACGGATTGTTTTATGACACTACGAATGATGTAATTCTCATTCGTTACATAAACGGTAAATCAGAATTTCCAAGCCTTACAGAATATATGAATTCACAGGAACCATTTAGTGCTTCATTTTACCAAACCGACGGACAATTGTGATGAGTATAAAAGAAAAAAAATCAACATCTTGCTGAGAATATTGATGCATTGATTACCGATTTTATAGAATCGTATCAATCTGGTCCAGCAGAAACACTATACTATAATACGTATTCTACAACTTGTATAAAATATTTGAGTGAGTGTATTGACCTATTTAATACTTTTTTACCGTTTGACCCAGATAGTGAATTGTTAAAAGATTACGTGTACCTTCAATACTTACGCGAGATCATGTGTGATACGATGAAAGAAAGAAAGAAAATACTTAAAATGTTATGTTCCAGGTAACGAGCATAAAAAGGAAGAGGAGATCAATTGATCTCCTCTTTTTCATTTATGATATTTTGTAATATCCTTGTTTTGTAATTCTAAAAACTATGGTTCCAGAATTATATTTTGTTAAAAATTTCACATAATTTATTAAAGCTGAAATACTACCAGCAGTAGCGCCTGAAACTGGTCCTTGTGGTGGATATACATAATGTATAACATCACCATTTTGGTATTCCGGCCAGGCATCAGGTGTTTCTGTTTGTGTAAATATTCTAAAAGCTTGACCAGCACTATCAGTAATACGAGCCTGTAAAAATATATTTTTTAAATACTCAGCACCACTTACAATTTCAAATTCTAAAAATGGTGAAATTGTGTTGACACCAGAAATTGCAATTGATCCGAAATTAAAAGTTCCAAAATTAGTTACGCCTGTGTTACCTGTAAATGTACATAACATACCAGGATTCTTAGCTGTAAAAACAAATGTACCGCCTGTTAATCCTGTAGTAACAGTACCTGTGGCTACAGTACCTGTAGCTGGTGCTTGTGCTGCAATTGACCCTAATAATGTATAATTAGTAGAAACAATTGGTTTTTTACGCAACCAATTATTAGAGATACGACTAAATGTATCAGCATTAATTCTAGCATTTCTTAATGTCCCTTTTACATTGGGGTGAACACTATTATCAGTAAATGGACAATGTGTGAAAGTTACAGTTGTATTTGTTCCTGATGCTGAAACTGTATAAGTACCAATGTCACCTGTTCCTGTTCCAAATGCTGTAATATAAAATGTTGATGCACCAATAAAAAAATAACTATTGATTTCTAATGGTACTACTGGTGATGACGTTACTGTAAGTGTTGTTCCACTGCGTGAACCTTGAACTGGGTATGTAATAGGTATTGATAGATCTGTAGGCTCAGAATATGATATCAGATCACTGCAAAATATTGTGTCATTATTATCTAATGATAATATGTAATCACGTATTTCCGCATAATTTGTTTTAAGTGTTGGTGTGGAATATGATAATGATGGGTGGGGGGTATTCAATAATATTTTAACACCAACCCATCGTTCCTGAACCATATTAATCCACTTATCAATTGAAATTATCATCTGTGGTACTGTTTGTCCAGCGACAATATCATTTTCAACAAGTGCATACCCAATCGCAATATCAGGATATGGATTGTAATTTGCTAATCCAATTGGATTGAACCAATGTGTTTCTATATCACCAAGCATGGTAGCGAGAGTAGCTCCGCCTCTACCATAGATTCCAAATGCATCACAATATGTAGTTATAGTTGTTGGTGTGAACTCCATACATGAATCAGATATAGAATTTGCTATATGAATACCCTTTTGCATTCCTGATGATTGAGTAGATTGTGATAATACTGCAATAGAATTTCCAAATGCTACAGCTTTCATTAAATTCATTGAATCAGAAATCAAAACATATTTTGTTCCGTTCCATTTGTATGTTGTTCCCGTTTCTAAATTCAAGTACAGTCTATTAGACATACCAGTATCTGGAAAATCCGCAACACTTGAATAACCAATTGTTGTAAAGAATGTACCAACTACAGCAGGAGTAATTGCTGATCTTGGATATTCATAACTCAAAAATGATATAAGATTACGTGGTTGATAGATATCAAGAAATGTTTCACTAACAGATGGAATTGCTGATAAATAATATCTATCAGTCCAATCAGCAGTTGGGATGTATTGATCAAAATCTGCTGCATCAATTTCATCACGTGTATATACAGCAAGATGACCGTCACGATCCGTATTCATAAATATGAAAAATTGTCTATAATCAAATGTTGGATCAGGTGTTGCTGGAAGTGCTGGTATAGATGATTCTTCTGGAAAAAATGTCTTGTATGCAAATAATTGTTCAAGCATTTTACGATCGTGATCATTTTCTGGTACAATTTTAAATGTTCTGCTAGCCATGTATCAATGATTTTATTTTTATATATAGAATAAAGCTAGTTTTCACTTACATGATCACATCAATAAACGAATTTAAACAATACATCAACGAAACAATAGATGTAAAAGACTCAGCATTTGATAAATTTATTAGGACTAATGCAGATAAATTAGTAAATAGAACATCTAAATATTTGCCACAAATAAATAAATTATTTGCTGGCTCTGGGTTTATGGTAATAATTGATGATAATAATAGTAAATATAAGTATAAAATTATTAATGCAGCTGGTGAAACAGTATTATCTTCACGTATGTTTAGAGATTTAATGGAAAAAATTAGAGATCTTGCTCGTCCTTATGCAACATTAAAACAATCACATACTAAAGAAACACCTACAGTATTAAATAATAACGGAACAACAAAAGTATCTGTAACAAAAACACCAGTATTAAATACAGAAATTATGTCTCTTGAAGATCTTAGTAATAATTTAGAAAATAAAAGTTATAAGTCTGGTCGTTTTGACATTGATTTTGATATACAAAAAACTGGTGATAATATTAGATTATTAATTGCTGCACATGGTAAACGCGGTTATCCTAGAGAAGCATATTTAAAAGCACTTAGCACACCATTACCAACATTACCAAATGGCTATGAATATGTCGATCGTAAACCAAAAGATTATACAGGTAATATTATGACTCCAACGTCAATAAAATCTGATGATGATAATTATGATGATCGTGGTTATATCGATTCAGAATTTTCTGGTGTAGTCTATTACAATGTACAAAAAACATCATAAAGTTTTTTATATCAAATAAAAATATTACATTTGAAAAAATTAAAAAAATGATATTTATTATAATCGCAATATTTTTAATAATAATATTTACATGTACTATTAACATATACAAAAAAATCAAAATAGTTGATGATAAAATGTGGAGTTATATTGCTACTCCATGTGAAACAATATTCAATGTAACTAATTTTAATAATTGGTTTTGTGATCCAAACAATAATGCTGTTTATGCACATAGTGGTATTTATGGTCGCTGTGATAAATTAAGTATTGCGCATATTGAAGATTATATGCTTAAATGTTATGGAATAAATGATAAGGATAAAACTTTATGTCATGGTCATTCAAAACAACAACTGATTGATGATTTTTATCAAGATATTAGAAAAGATTGGTTAAAATAAAAAAATATTTTTTTATTTGAAAAAATAGTTGTACATTTGTCAAACAAAAGAAGAATTAAAACATATATAACGTATAATGAAAACAATTACAAACATATCATCAAGCTCACGCAGCCGACGCTCGTCATCAAGACGTAGTGGATATGTATTGTCTGAGGTTTTCTAACATTATAGAAAAATATTATCTCTTAGGAGATGTTAAAGCCTCAGATATTATCTGAGGCTTTTTTTATTTAATAAAATTATGGAAGATGAATCAGTCCGGCGACTGACCCTGTCTTGAAAACAGTGGGTTCCTCAGAGATGGGGGATTGGGATCGACACCTACTTCTTCCTCATTGACTTTTTAGTGAAACAAATATAAAAATAGAGAGTAAACTTGAATGGCTCAAGGCTCGCCTGCTAAGCGATGCGTACCCGAAAGGGTATTTGGTTCGACTCCAATTCTCTCTACTTAATGCCTGCTTAGTGTAATGGAAGCACATGTGGATTCTACCCACAGAGTGAGGGTTCAAGTCCTTCAGCGGGTACTAAAATGCGCTTGTAGTTTAATTGGAAAAATACTCGGCTACGAACCGAGAGACGTGACGGGTTCGACTCCCTCCAGGCGTACTTAAGTTTCTGTAGTTCAACGGATAGAATGACCGGTTTCGGCCCGGTTGATGTGGGTTCAAATCCCGCCAGGAACTCTTTAAATAGTTGTATTCGATTCAGACTGGTCGTTGAGTTCTTGATTCAAATTATAATCCTTGATCTCATCGACCTTTGCCGGTCTTAAGTCTGTACCTTCTGTATTCACATTAGCAGCGACAATCGTATCAGTTGCTGGTTGTGTGGTTCCTGTATTAACATTCTCAGTTGGATCCAATTCATTAGTCTGACGAGGTTCAGAGAAGTTCACATTACCAATATCAGAAGGAACTGTGTATGTGTAAACATCCATCGGTACGTAATCAAGTGTTACAGGTTTTTCAATAGCTGCTGGTGCATTATTAACTTTCTTTAATGATTGTGCAGTAACTATTGGTTTATTATCTGTTTTATCATAAACATTACCACCAAGTAATGGTTTAACTACTGGTGTAATATTATTTATATTTCCAAGATGCTTATTATTTTCATTTGGTGTTGTAGGACCATTAATATTTCCCAACGGCTTATTAAACGTTGAAAGATTTACTAACTGTAAATCTTCTTTGTATACATTTGTTACTGATTTTACCTGTCGCTTAGCCATTATACAATCTCTTCATTATTTTCAATATCACCTAATACCATGAGTTGATTTTGAAACCATTCAGAACATTCAGATGTAATTCGTGTTTTATTTAACGTATAGAAGTCTTTGATGTAACGTTTGATAATCTCACCTGAAACATTCAAACATTTTTTACGTTGACCATTCATTGAATCGATCATGATTATATCTGTTTCATTATCAGTAGGATAATCAAGCATAGCAAAGAAATTGTTTTTGAATTCTAAATCGTTAACTGTATCATCATCAGTAAGAGCTTCTGAAACTTTTGATTTAGAAAGATCTAAGATAGGATTTTTTACAATTGGTGTTCCTTTGTGTGTTTTTATTTTCTTACGTTGTTTAATGCGTTCTTTAGGCAGAATTTCAAGTCCAATTGCATTAGCTGGAAGTTTCTTTTGTACTTTCATTTTTGTAGCTGGTTTATCACCAGAACCAAATGATCCCATCATTCCTGGAGTTGAATTGATACCAGGCATAACAACCGCACCCATTCCTGCAGTATTAGCTGGTCCTGCAAGTGATGCATCTTCAAAAATTGTGGTAACGTCTTGCTCTTTAGCAATACGATCAACAAGTGAACCGATTGCATTTCTGAGGGTACGCTCATCAATTTTACATTTTTTTACAAATGAATGTGGTGTAATATCTTTAATAAGGTTTTTTTCAATAGCAATAGTTCTATAGATATACTGCTCAACTTTTGGATTCTCTTTATAACGAACACGTACAACGATAATACTATCTTGTACTTCAGTCACATCAAAATACCATTTATTATTGAGAAAAAGTTGATCACCGGGAACCAATACGTTTGTTTCAGTTGAATTCATGAATTATATATTAAAAATACAAAATATTGCAACCAACGTAACAGTATTATCACTATATTTGTATTCTAAATAAATGTCATGGATACACTTCTGTATAAAATGTTAGTCGACGAGCTTGCCTACTATAATGGTTTAAATCTTAAATGGGAACCAAATGAGTATATAAAAAAGGTAACAACTAAAATTGATTACTTAGAAGATTTAATTGCAAAAGCTGATACTATCATTAAAAAACAAGAAACAAATGCTTAAAATATGTCATATCCTTCGAGCTGTGCCCGGAGCTGGAAAGTCTACACTTGCCGAATCACTTACAGACAATAATCGTTCATCAACAATTTGTTGTGCTGATGATTACTTTATGCATGGTGACGAATACCGTTTTGATCCGGAAAAAATTGGAGCAGCACATCAATGGTGTCAGAAGATGTTTGATGACGCTACAACTGAAGGTGTTGAAATTGTAGTAGTAGCAAATACTAATACACATGAACGTGATGTGAATCACTACCGCAATCTTGCAATAGAACGTGGATATATGGTTTTTGTAACTATCGTTGAAAATTGGCACAATGGTAATGATGTTCATAATGTTCCATCTGAAGTAAAAGACAAAATGCGAAATGCTATTAAACAAAATATAAAACTTTAATATGAATAAAATTCAATACATTAAGCTTCTTGAATTAAGAGGTGTTACAGTACTTAATGGTACAACTCTTGCTGACGCAGTAAAAAAAACAGGTGGTGATCCTACTATAGCCGAAATGGTTGAAGTGAATAAATTATCAATGTTTTATTTTATGGAACAATATAATGAGCAAAAAGCATTAAATGAACAATTGAATACAGAAAACATTAAATTACAGGAAAGATCTGATTGGTTATCATGTCTTGAAGCAGCTGGGGTTGATAACTGGGAAGGATATGACATTGCATACGATATGCAAGATGAACTCTTTCCAAAATAAAAATAAAATGATTAATAGAGGGACATTAGGTAGTGAGAATCGGTATCCAGTTCTTAGCTATATTTATGATAATTACGAAAACTGCACACCAAGTATTCAGAAACGAATTTTGAAGTTTGGCAAACTTGTTAACACATCTATTTGTGATCTGAACAATGTATCAGATAAATCATTTCGGATGCGTGTGATACAATTGTGTAAGAAAGAAGTGATTCAAATTGCACACGAATTATTTACATCTGATGAGAAAGAGATGTGTAATCGTTTATTAAATTTTACACATGCACGATTTGCAAACATCATGCATGACACACGGGTATCACATACAATAGATATTAATAGATTCAAAGCTGAGCAACGCAGAATTTCATTAGAGCAAAATAAAAAAGAGAATATATAACATATGTTATTAAAAGTACGTGTTAAAGATAAGAAAGTTAAACAGCTTCAAATTAATCTGAAGCGTCTTCTCTTACATAATAATACCATTTATATTATTCATAGTTTTCGTTCTGAAACTGAAATCAAACAACGTAATTTTCTTGGTATCAAAAGTGAAATAAGTAAAACATACATTAGAGAAATTGATTTACGTATTTATAACCGTGCTAAAGATGAATACCAATCAATTGAGGATATTCCGATTATAATTGATTTCATACATGCAAACATTTTAGTGATGCGTTATAATTTCTTAAATTATATCAAATATCCATTAATGTGTCTTGGTGTTAATTTTTTGAAAGATTGATTTCTTTTTCTCGTTTTTTCTAGTTATATTTGTAATATGAAAAATTATATTATCTATTATTTGTATACACTAAAGTATACATTCACAATCCTTTTCAACTACCTCTTTGCAAAAGACGATTATCAACAAAGCTTACACAGTGCAGAATGGTTTGCTTTTAAAGAACATTTTAAAGCACGTCAACGTTACGATAAAAAATATCCATATTATTATCATCTTTGTATGGTATGTGATAATGTAAAGCGTTTTGGTAAAAATCTGAATCGTGAGGAATTTAGAATTGTCTACATCACAGCATTATTACACGATTTCATCGAGGATCTTACATTTACATATAACGATATTAAAGATTTGTTTGGTATTGAAATAGCTGATGCTGTATTTGCATGTACTGAACTTCGTGGAAAGAATCGTAGAGAACGTCACGGCCCATTATATTACAAGGGTTTAGGTGAAAATCGACATGGTGGTTTTGTTAAATTATGTGATGTTCATGCAAATATGACAATGGGTAAACGAACTGGATCACGTATGCTTGATATGTATCAAAAAGACTATCCATTCTTCAAGAAAAAACTTACAATGTATACTACAGAATTTAAAGATGTTTTTCAATCTATTGAATTTGAATTGATGCCAGCATCAACTCGTGGTACTTATTAACAATTAAACACAAATATATGACTAAAGCGATCCAAACAAAGATCAATGAACAAAAATTAGACGATGCTAAAACATTTTTAACTCGTGTTTATCGTGCCACTCATGAAGGATATACAACAATTGGTTTATCTGATTTAAGTGCAAAATTTAGCCTTGATCGTACATTTACATCAAGAGCAATGGTTAATCTAAAAATTCTTGATGTTCAAGGTAAACTTCGTAGTACAAAATACCTGTGGACTAGTAGTGATATGCCAAATTTAAAAATGGCTGGTGACTTAATCCGTGAAATTACACGTTTAAGTATCAATTATCAAAACAAAGTAAATGAAGACAAGAAAGCTAAACAACTTATTGCTGATCGTTTGATTGAAAAATCAAAAGAAAAACGTAATCAAGTTGTTGTGCAACCTAAAACTACACGTAGTTCTATTTATGATAAGTATATTGATGTTTGTACGGCTTTTATCAATAAATATAAAAAAACACCATTTGAAATATCAATGTCACAAGCTTTGATTGATTACAGTTTACCTCCATATTTTGGTGCAGTTTTAAATCAAAATGCTTTCATTGAAAACAAAAAAATTGTATCAAGTGTGACAGTTGACAATTTTTTATATTTAGCTACTAAATACAATTCTAATTTAGCTACTAAACGTACGTTGAAAACAACAGTAAATACAGATGAACCAAAAACAGAATTTGAAAAAGTTATTGAAAATACTTCTTCAATTGTAACTGGTGTATCTATTCAATCATTAATTAATCGTCGTAATGAACTTTACGATACCATCAACAGTGCAACGACTGAGATTGAAAAAGTTGAAAAAGTTATTACAGCATACGAGGTTATTGAACAATACACAAAGAAAATCTAATGTATATTGTTGGAATAACGGGATTAATGGGTTCTGGAAAATCTTTTATTTCTCAACATTTAGAAAGCATGGGTGACTGTGCTTTCTTCAATTCAGATAAGATTGCAAAAGATATTCACAAGAATGAAATGCGTGAATTATTGATTGAAAGACATGGACCACAGTATTTCAAAGAAGACGGTGAGATTGATGTAGAATACACTCGCCCACTTTACTTTTCTGGTTCCGATCTTGCAAAGGAGAATCTTGTATGGCACAAGGAAGTTATAAGTAAAATATTTGATGCTCGTTTAATAAAATTTGCAAAAGAGACAGACAAATCATATGTGCTTCTTGAGTCTGCATTACTTTTTGAATACAATCTTATTACTTATTGTGATGAAGTAATATATGTGGAGAATGAAGATGCCAAATTAAATGCAATAAATAGAGACGGAATATCTGAAGTTGAGTACAATAAACGAATGAGTACACAAATACCGCTTGAACAGAAGCAACGTGAGATTGATTACATCATCACTAATAGGACTTATGATGAACGTGTATTTGATTGTGTCGGTTGGGTAAATGAACAAATCGTTCGTCATGCAACAGTTGATCAAGCAAGTTTCAAGGTGAAGAAGTTCGCAAGAATGATGGTTCGTGAGCTGTATGCAAATGAACATAAAGGAGACTGGCAAAATTTTACAGATACCAACAATATCTTCATGGAAATTGATTGGCATCAACAAAAATTGAATGGCGCATTGGATATGGAAGATGTATCATGTATTAAAGAATACGCTGCAGATTGCGCAAATAATTACATGTTCCTGCTTAATGCATTGGGACACTTAAACTAATAAAATCATGAAGAAAATAATTTTTGGTTTCATACTAGTGCTTGTTTTTTCATCCTGTAGTGATGGACCATTTACTGGTTATGTTGTAGGTAAGGAACATACAAGAGAACATATGAGCAATGAAAATGTGCAAACAGAATCTGTTTGCTCTATAACTGCTCCTACACCAACATTAACTTATGCATATATTCCAGTGCATGTTGCGTCGCACCCTAAATCACATAAAGTGAATGAATCATATGTACTATATGTTGCAAACAAACATACACTTCGACAGTTTAATGTTTCACAAAAAATATTCAATCAATATCATTGTGGTGATCAAATTACACTCAAATAAATAAAATGAAACAACATTTAATTAACAAAGAAGTAGCTGAAGATAGTGATGGATATTCTATCTATGCTAACCCAAACAAAGAGTTGAAACAAGAGATCATTGATTTTGTTGCGAACTATGCACCAACTGAAGTGACTATTGGTTGGCCACCAAAAAAGTGGGAAATCATTGAAAAAGATGGTGCAGATTATAAACTTCAAAGTGGACGTGATACAAAATATGTATCAGTAATTGAGGTTGAGGAAGCTAAAGCTGATGGATTAAAAGCAGCTGTGAATGAAACATTTATCACAGGAAAATATTTTCATGAATGCTTCGGCACTTTGTATTATTATAAAGAATGCGATACGTCTCCATCATTACACATCATAAATATTACTGATGTTGTTGATATCACTGATACAACAAAATTTCCTAATTCAATGATGGCTGGTACTAAATTTACAAATAATGATCTCAATTGTTATCAATCAGATGTCGAGTATAAAATGGAAACATACAATGAAATAACTATGAAAGTTAGACCTGGTGTATGTGGAATGTTTTTTTCTTTCACTAATGATGGTGATTTTCGTAATCGTAATTACAATAAAAATCTTAATTATTTTAACAACACTGTAATTGATCCACAAATCATGCTTGAAAATTTTAAAAACATGATTCGTACAAGTATTGGTAATAAGTTAGTTGTTAAAGGACTCAAAGGAAATAATTACTTTACCGACAACATGCTTTACATTCCATATTTTGTTGATGATCGTGGTGATTATAAATTTGGTGTTGAAATGATTAAAAGTCGTGCCGATGGAATTTCCTATCAGGAGTGTTCTGGTTATACTATTTATAAAAAACCATCAAAAACTGTAGATGTAACCGTAGATGAACTTATTAATCATATTATGAGTTTAATTCCAGTTGAAGTAATGAATTTTTTTAATTTGGAATTTGTACTTAATTATAAATACGACTTCAATTAATTATACATATTAAAAATAAATTGAGAACCTGGTACATTGTATCAGGTTTTTTCTTATATTTGTATCACTAACGTTTATTGTTCAATTAATAAAAAGATATTATGTCAACTTGGGTAACAGAAAATTGGGAGACTATGTGTCCAAAAGCAGATAATGAAATTGCTGCTATTATTAGTGAATTGTCGAATAAACAAATTACAATATTTGATGCATTTTTAGCTCTTGATAGAGTGCCATATGAATTTCCTGATGCCGACATTGCCAAAGAGACCATCAACAAATTCATGAACTATGCCGAAGAAGTGACTGATATTTCAGCGGAAGAAATTGAAATAATTTATCATATTGTTCAATGGGTTACATATGGTGCATCAGTGTCTTCATTAACATTTAATATGGAAACATTACAACCAGGACGTTCAGAATTTGTATCATTCTTTGTTGCAAAATTATTGAAAGCTTTCGGATACAATACACTTTGTGCTAATTACTACATGAGTTCTGGAAAATTCTTTGATTTTGAACGACCAGCAAATCACAATGCAGAGATGGGTAAAATTAAATACTCTGCACCAAATCCAATCGAAGCTAGAGCTTTTCTTGAAAGCAAAGGTGTAACATTTACAGAAGATTAATTATGAAATATACACAAAAAGATATCGATGCGTACAATGAACGTGCAATCGAAGAAGAAGGATACGAATTTGAAAGTTGGTTAAAATTACAGCAATTACGTCATGGACGTAATGTAGAGATATACCACAAGCAAATCAAAGGAAAATACAAAGACAATATAAAACCGCTCCAAGTCAAAGATCGTGTGACATTTTATGTTACAAAAAATAAGAATGACGAAGTGGTTTTTATACGTGGTTTGTGGTATGAATCAAAAAACAAAGTTTCATTGATTGGTTATATTACAGCTATCAATACAAAAACCGTAACAGTGCAAGTTGGTGAGCGTGAATTTACAATGGCACCAAAATATGTTTATCCAAAACTATCTTTTCATAAGACGGATATTGAAATTCCTGAAGAATTGAAAAATGTATCTACTAAACGACTATTACAAATGCGTGATAGTTCTTTTAGTGGTTGGAGTCCAACTCACATGGGTACAGAATTTACCATGGATCAAGTGTATGCTGAATTAGCAAATCGACCACATGTTCCCAACAAGAAAGAAAAGAAATTTTTTGGAAGTTTTAAAAAATAAAAATGAAGTACTGGAAAAGGTTTTTTAAGCGTTTATTTTGTGTTCATGATTATGAAATGACACACGAATTTGAAATTCCATCAAAAGCTGATATGATTTCTAGTTTGGGTCTCAAACCAAATACACATACATCATTCAAACGCAAGTACATAACTGATATGAAGTGTACTAATTGTAAAAAACATAAACGTTTAACCGAATACACATCATTATGAATATTCATTTTACTGATAAAGAACTCTTTGAAAAACTGAAAGCGGCTTCGATCGTTCGTGTATTGGTTGGTTCTCATATGTATGGAACAAACAATGCTGATTCAGATATTGATTATTTGTATATCTATGCTACTTCTGATAACGAGCTTAATTCGTTCATCCAGACGCATCATCAGCTTCAATATAAAGAAGAAGGTATCGATCATAATTTCGTATCATTACACACGTTCTTAAAGAACACAATCAATGGTGATTCACCAATGAATTTTGAAGTGATTCATTCTGGAAGCTTTCAAGGAACTATGCTTGAGTTTTTGTATGACAATCGTAACAGATTCAATACGTACACTGTCTTAAAAGCATATTTAGGAATGGCTCGTCGTGATGCAAAATTTTATCACAAAGAATCCACAACTAAAGGTAAAGCCAAAAAGCTTGGTCATGTACAAAGAGCTGATATTTATTGTCATACACTATTAAATCATAATTTTGATTTTACAACATGTAACATTATTCTCAAAGATGTTATTAAAAATAATTTGACTTTAGTAGAAAACAATTTTGCGATTCGTTCAGCTGATGAAAATATTTCTCGATTGAGAAATTTAATGAATGATCACCTTAATGCTGGCACACTTGGTATGGCTCAGAAAATGGATATCATAGATTCAAAAATCTTGACATGTGCATTACAAGAGCTGATGATGAATAATACATATTTATCACATAAAGCAGTATTAGAAAACTTTGACATCGGAATGTTCTTGAATGCATTTGAAAATTGGGTTGAATACTAAAATTATTATACATGTTTGATAAAAATATACGAGTTAACAACTCATCGCAACATTTTAATAATCAAGAACTAACTGTTAATAATAATCAAGAAGCTGTAGGTAATATATCTAAAAGCTCCAATCAATCTCGATTTATCATTATTAATCAAAACAGTAAATCTTTTGCGTCGTTAAATTCACGTTCACCATACTATATAGAAACCATTACAACTTCATCATTATTTAATGATGCACCACATCATCGACGTGATATGACATTTATAAGTAAAAAATATGTAATAGTCACCAATCATGTAAATGTTGATGTTCTTAATATTTTAATTGTTGGTAAACTCATTACATTTGAAGTTGTTGAAAAAGATGTTATTGCAGTTGATAACGATTCAATATATCCATCTAATTCATCATATAAATTTATAAGTGAAGGATCCTCTATTATTTAATTTCTATATGTCAATTTGAATTCGCATATTTGCTTAAAACATATTATACATGTCAGAATTTAAAACACGAGATGAACTAGCAATCAGCATGCCGATGGATGCATTACCTGAATTAAAAACTGCCCAAAGCATAGAAATAGCTGCAAAAATTGTTGGTATTGATATTGAAAATTTCAATGAAGATAATGAAGAAGAAGGTCTTATCATGATGTCAAATTTATCACATCGTTGGCACGCATATAATCGTTATCTCTATGCTGATGCAATGATTGCAATGCGTGAGGAAACACTTAACAATCAATCAGATACAACTGATCGAGAAGGAAAAGCTTAATTTTAAGGTCCTGTAGCTCAGTTGGTTAGAGCATTCGACTCATAATCGACAGGTCGTGGGTTCAAGTCCCTCCGGGACCACAAAACTATTAAAATGTCTAAAATAGAACAAAAATATAGATTCAAACCAACCGAAATGAATTTACGTTGGAAAGAAGGTCTTGCATTATATAATTTCAAAAATAATACAAATCATACATATGATCAGTTTTTGAATGAGCTTGTTGATGAAGATTTCAATTCAGCGTTTGATAAATGTGTTGATGAAATTCATGCTTTTGATAATCTTTTAATAGAAGATTATCAAAAAGCAATGAAATTGAAAGATTCTAAATATGCATGTCTTGATTCATATTTAGAACTTGTTGAAGATAAATACAATTAATTATGAGAACATCAACAGAATGGTGGGCTGAAACAAAAGCCGATTCAGAAAAAATTATAAATTGGTTGAAGAACCAATACCACGGAGAAGCTGTTGCTTCCGAACGTATTCGTAAATTTATTCTTCCAACAATGGATGGAAAATATCAATTTATGGTTGAACGTATTGCAGATGATGAGGAAAAACATGCATCATGGGTAGGCGAATTGCTTGCTACACGTGGAATTACACCAGCAATTCTACAGAAAGAAGAACGTTATTGGAAAGAAGTAATTACAGAGGATTTTACATCTGATGGTAATTATGCTGCGGCTGTTGCTGCACATGCTGAAGAAATGCGATTAGAACGCATCACAGTTATCATGAATGACGAAGAAGCTCCCGCTGATATAAAAAAATGTTTTACAAACATCTATAAAGATGAATTGTTTCATGCAAAAGGATTCAAATTAATTGCTGGTGATACATATTACAACCAAGCATCAGCACAACATGCCAAAGGCTTAGAAGCTTTGGGTCTTATAGTATAAGTTATGGAAACTATCAAAATTGATTTATCGTTACAAGACAATCAAGTTTATCATAAAAAAACAAATAAGTTATTGCATTTTGAAGAATCTTTCATGTCTATAGATGAAACATTAGCAAGATATTTTCTAGAGAATACAAAGCTTGATTTAAGTCAATTTAAAAATAATGAAGTCATTCGTTTAGAAGGTCGAAGAATTCATAATAATACAGATGATTGGTTTAATATTGCAACAAAAAAAATAGAACACTGGCAAGGTAGTTCTAGTAGTAGACCTAAAATATATGGTATGTCTACATATAGCGGTTCTAATGCTGAACACGCTATTTTGACAAAAGCTATTTTTGAGTTAAAAAAACAAACAGTGAACATTGCTATTGCTGACAAAAAGTTTTTCGTGGGTTTTTTGTCAGCGAAATATTGCAATCCTGATGAATTAGTATGCAAAGAATTTGAAGAAGGTCTAATTGAACGTCTTGACGAAGAACAAATTGCTAGTCGTAAACCAGGAAGTGGTTATTTTAACGATTTAGGTTATGCATTTAAGTATACCGATAACAAAGAAAATTACACTGATATCAATTATTTGATTGATTTAATCAAAGTAAATAATTGTGAAATTAAAATATTTTAACTATGGAAATCAATTTTAGAAAAATAGAAGAATCACGTGCAGGTAAAGTTTATCTGAATGTTGTATACATGGGCGGTGATGCTGATACATCACATCCAGAAGAAATCTTGTTAGATGGTATTACATTTGACAATATCGGTGAGAAGACTGAAGAGATTGCTGCGTTAATTAAACCGTATGTAATTCTGCAAGACTTACTGGATGTTAATTCTTCAAGTTATACGGAAAATTATGCTGATGTTCTTGAGGAACATGGTGAAGAAATTGCAAAGTTATTTGACAACGTACCAGGTGATCCTACAACAGATTTTCAGTATAACTGTAGTATACGTTATATTGAATTAGTAGGATATGATTCAACTGGTGCAAGACACAAAAGCGCAATTGATCTACGATAATGAACTGGAAATTACCACAGTTTGAACAGTTCTATGATATCGAAGAGAAGGTACCAAGTATTTGGTCGACTTGGGAAGAAGCTGGAATTGCATGTGCTCAAGCGATTGCTTTTACTTGGGATATCAAAGATGCTGAACTTATTCATAGTATTGCTATAATTAGTTATCGTGTACCAGGTTTAAAAATTACAAAACATGTTGATCCAATGTTATCATTTGCAATGCTATATCCTGCAGTAATGGTGAAATATGATCGATACGGAAATAAATATAACATTCATTAAAATGATCAGTGTAGGAATCGTAGTGGTTAGGCTTAGCCGTTGAAAGAGGTCAGTGACACGATGCAGGACTAATAGGGACTCAAGGTTTAAGTAACGTTGGTGCAAACCAGATACACCGAAGAGAAAACAGAATACCTGTGCTACACAATAAGGTCAGTTGACAGAACCGCATACTAGTTTGGTTTGGGTCAGGATGCAACTTTTAAAGGGAACACCGATTCAGTAATGATGATCACCCGATTAAGAAGCCGTCGGTTCGAGTCCGGCACTGATCACTAATTTTTTACAATGACAAAAGAAATTATTGAAGAACAAATAACAGTTATTGACGAGCAGCTTGAAAAATATAAAAATGCCTTAAAAGAGATAGATAATCTTAAAAAATAGAAAACACAACTAAAAAATAAACTTGAGTTATTAAAACCAATACAAATTGAGGATTCACTTATTGTATCATTAACTGATGTTGAAGATAATAAAATTGATGCATTAATTACAACTGCTATTAATGGTAAAATTAGAGATTGGGTTAATTATTATTTTGATGCTGATGATTTAGATGCTGATGATGTAATATATACAACACATATGCTTATTGGATCTAGATTATTTGTAGTTGATATTAATTATGAAACTGAATGGCTTTCTGAATGGTATTCAGTTGATAGTTCTACTGGTAAGTTTATAAGTAAAAAAGAAATTTTTAATTTCACGGTTAACTGGAATAATGATGATATGTTTAATGCTACTTATCCACGACAGTAATTAAATTTAGATATTATTTATTGTGTATTAAGCAGTTTAAAAATAAATCAAAAATATTTTCATAAAATAACGTTTGATTTAAAAATAATGTGTATATTTGTATCACAATCAAACGAGATTGTAGATAAGGTAGTTTAAGATAAAACATCCATAGAAGCTTTAACGCAGGATTTAAAGGTGCAAGTCCTTTTCTTATTACATATAAGTTCTTTGAAACTTGACTAGAGACGGCAGAGTAGAGTAATTATGTTGGTAATAAGACTTCATAATGAAATGAATTGTCGTTTCTCAGTTCTAAAAAAATGCGTAACTAAAAGACAGGTAGTTAGTAAACTAGATAAAAAATTTCGAAGCGATCGATAGAAGCACAATATATTCTAGTATGAAAGCAAACAATGGTTGTGTATCCTGCGCCGAAACATTGATGGAGAATTCTAAGTCAATGTGGAATTAAATGGGTTCGAGTCCCTAGTTACGCTCAATTTTGCCGCCAAAAGGAGAACCGTGAGTCTGAGGTGTAAAAACTGTACGACGAGCATACGTCATACCTTGCGGCGCCAAAACATTAAAAATATTCTTGTGGTGTAATTAGCACGGTCCACTAAGTGGGAGAAGTTTGGGTAGGCGATTAACGCTATTTAAATCCCAACAAGAGCGGTATTCCAGGTTATCAATCTCCTTATGATTGGTTAGTTATGTCGGCACTAAAAGTTCGATCCTTGTTTAAAGTTTTTTATTGGTTAACAAAAACTACTTTATCTGTTCAATATGCGTGAACAGACGGTTTTATCTTAAACCGTATGCATAGATCGTTTAGTATATTAGCGTCAAAATATACAGACATACTAAGATATGTAACATCGTTGTCACTATACGCACTATGGAAATGTGTTTAAAAATGATGACGATAAATGCGGAGGTGGCGAAATTGATTAACGTTTACGGACAAGTTTTCGTAGATGAAAAAATTCAATGTTGGTTTGAGTCCAACCCTCTGCACTAAAATACAGGGTTAGTTTAAAGTTAAAACGCGGATCGTTGGGATCCGAGATGTTGGTTCAATTCCAATACGCTGTACAAATATTATTGATTGAACACCAATAAACGCAATGGTGAGACGGTAGTAATACCGTCTCATACAGGACCGATAAAGAAATTTATTGGTCCTTTTGCATTTTATATCAGTATTTTATCTATATTTGTACAGTTCAATTAATAATTACAAATAATCATGGAAGTAAATTTCAAACCTGAAAAATTTATCAATGCAGATCCACCAGAATTAACTGATGGAATGATTGATTGGTTTTATTCAAATCTGTGGTCTTGGCAACGTAATCGCTATGAATTTTGCGATATAAAGAAAATTGATACAATTAATGTACGATTAAACACATCGTACAATGGTTGGACTATTATATATTTTTACATCTCAATCAATGGTGGTCCTGAATTTTGTGCTGAATTTGATAAAACATACTACAGTGATTTTCACGATCGTTGGAAGAAAAACTATGGACGAGCATTCAACCGCGATAAAGAACTTTGTACGCTTATTAATGTCAATGGTGTTGACATAGGTGATAATGGGCCAGTAGAACGTGAAGAAAGACGCATTGAACTTGCGGAATTAAAACGAAATGCAAAACAGCATGTTAAGCGATTACGTTCAACCTGGGAAAGTTACGTGCGTCTAAAAGCATATTTTAATATTGATTAATAATGTCTATTATTTCTATTACATACGACGAACCAAATACTGACACGTACCAAAGTGTTAAAGCATCTTTAAGTTTTAAGGATGATAAACGTGAATTTACTTCAGGTAATTTTATTAAAGATTGGTATGATGCTATTAAGTTTCTTATACATGAATCAGAAGATGGAGAACCGTGGTCACAATCCTCAAGTGTTGATCATTTTATTATGGATGGTGCACAATTTAAAAGTGCTTATTTATGTAAAGACAACTTGATTGGTGGATGGCATCTTGTTTATGATTACGATGAAGTATCTTATGGATCAGGTATTGAGTTTTTTGTTGAAAAAAATACTCGTCCAACGTGGGATGAATTTAAAAATGAAATGGAAAAAATTAATGTATGAATGAATACAGAAAAATAGATCTTGACAAACTTATTTCACAAGCAGGAAAAGTTAAAGTTACAATTATTAACGATGAGACAGGAGCAATTTCAGAAACTACATTTACTGATTATGAAACAGCAGTACATGAGATTGAAATTCTTGAAAATGAAAATACAATTTACTTTTAAAAGATGAATATTCCAATCACTAAAGAGCAACATGAACGATTTGCTGACGTTCATAAATATGATCTTATTTTTGGATCACGATTATTCGGTGTACATAGAGAAGATTCAGATTTTGATATAATTTCACTCTATAAATACGAAGATGTTTTCGGACCAAAAATATATTATCATAGTCTTCCAAATATTCATTCATTTAAATATGAGGATACAGAAAAAAATGAGGATCGTATTTACATGACTTACGAGCAGTTTTGGAAAGCTTTCTATGATGGTGATGGTACAATGTATGCAGATATTATCTTGTTTGGTGATTATTTTGCTCTGGATGCACTCAAACTATGTAGAGCATATAAAGTTATTAAAGGTTATTGTGGTACAGCCAAACGCGATCTTTTAGCTGCTAAACGTTGCACACCAGAAGAACGAAAAAAGATTTTTCATCGTTCCGCAAAAAATCTTTATATTACTGGTTGTCTTATAGATAATGAATATCCAGATATTGAACACATCAGAAATGTTATATTTAAACAAGCAGAAGGTGTCACAACATCAATAGATACACTACTCAAAGTAGAAACATATCTGAGGGAGGAAGCCAATAAGCTCTTCAATTCACATGAGATTGAAAACTACCACATTCCGACAACTGACGATGAGCTGCTGAACATCATGCTCAGTGGTAACAACCTCAAAGAATACATCTTCAAGAAATAGAAAAGGACCTCAATTGAGGTCCTTTTCTTTTTGTGATGAGAACCAAATCTCACCAGTTAATTCATCCATTACATGTATGCGATCATCATTGTGTGGTGATGGAAAACAATATTCCTTTGTAAAGGGAAGGTTTTTAGAACCAAGAATACAAATCTCACCAGTTGTATCATCGAACACAACATAGTCTTTATAATCAGTAATTAATTCTGAAATTTGTTTCTGTGCTTCTTCCACAGACAATCCATTTGTTGGAATAGTGTAGATTCGATGAATTGTTGATCCTGGATAATTTACCATCAATCTTGGATCAAACATGGGTTTGAATCTGAATGTCCCATCATCATTCATTGGATAGAATGATGATAGATCAGGATTTAGAAGCCGATAGATTTCCATTCGAATACATTCAAACGTCAATCTCAATTTGAAGATCAAGTTACTGCGCATTGAACAAGCGTGATCCTTTTTTCTTCTTCTTCATGTCGTACTCATGCACTTTAACAATTGCACCATCAAGTGTTTGAAGATTTAATTTGTTAATTGGTTTAATATAAATGTCATTTACTAATTCTGGTGAATGTGAACCAGTAATATCACTTTTCCAAAAATCAAACTTGAATAAGAACCCAATTAAATATGGATCTTTTTTATTGTCAACTACTGCATACATATCAGTTTCCTGACGATTTTTTGTAATTTTCAAGTTTGTATCAGAAGTAGATTTCACATCAATGTTGTAATGTTTACCATTCTTGTGAACAACAATATCAATACCTAAATCATCGCCAGCAACCCAATCCATTGTAACATCTTCTCCATCTTTTAAAAGATTTAAATAGATCATGATTTGTGCATAAAGCCCAGTTGCAATGTTTTTGATTTTAGTTTTTGTTGAACGTTGCGTTGTATCAGCAAAACGTTTGTGAAATTCTTCAGCGTATTTTTGACAAATATCTTTGATTTCTTTTTTACTATAGTGTGGTAAACATGTTACAAATACATCGCTTACCAATTGTTTTTTATTTTTACTGTATTTGTTTGGTAAATCTTTATTCCAAAAGTAAGTTGAGTGTCCGTTACGTCCACGTGACGCATTGTGGACAAAATCGTGTGCGCTGATCATAGCAAGAAATGCTATATCTTTACTAACATCGTCATAAAAATAAAGTGGACATTCAATAAGATCTACAATTTGATGATCTTCTAATCCTGTAAGCCATGTATGATCATTTGAATTAAGTGCACTTTTAACAACATTTAAGTAAGCATTGTTCCATGTGATTGTATTCATTGATGAAAATATCGGAAGGATGACACGTACAGGTTTATTGTCAATAGTGATAACAAAAAGCGTTTCACATAAACCGTTGCGGTATTCGTTGCTGAATGTCAGCTTGTATCCTTTTGTTAGATCATTTTTATAACATTTTAAAATATTTATAAAATTTTGATCCGCTAGGATTTGATCAACAATTGATAATTTTGTTGTTGTCATTACTATTTATCTCCGTCGACGAAGATTTTACATCCGTCTGTTTTTTTCTAATTGTACACGAAATTCCTCTATTTGTTTGGAATATTCTGTTTGTGTTTTTTCCCAAATTAAAGGAAAAAATGATTCTAAACGCTTTGTTACATTTGCAGCAATAAGTTGGTTCACTTGGTTATATACAAATGCATAGATTTCAACTGGTATTGTTGATGAGAAAGATGGATCATGAATATTATCATTCATATATTGACAGAACAAATTATTTACAGCATTCATTCTTCTGTGTCTTTATGTTTTGTTGGATTACGTTTTGAATTTTCTTCAGTATTTTCCTCTTCTGTTTGACAAAACAATTTAAACACTTTACCAGTATTTGGGCAAGTGAACTGTATAAAATTATTATCTGGTGAATTAATTAATTCAAAACTGATTGCATCATTGTTGTTGATGTCCTTGTAAAGAAGAACATCCTCATCATTATCAAAACGCACATAAACATTATATGTGCCTGATTTTGCACGTTCTTCTTCCTTTTTTTGTTCAGGACTTTTATAATTTCCTATTAGATCATCGAAAAGACTCATACCAAAACATTTTCAAATTTATAGAGTCTAAAACTCATTAATCTATATATTGAACAGCATCTAATACCCATTTTGGAAAATAATGACTATTCCAACGAAGAAGATCTGCAAAACAACCATCAAGAACATATGTTGATGCATGATCATCCATACTTCTAATTGATCGTCCATATGATTGAACTACATCCCTTACTGTAGCTAAAGGATAATATTCTTTCATTGTATCCATACGCTTTTTGATCTTTTTAGATCCAAGGTTTGGATACGGTATTTTTAATATTGTTTGATGTCTGGATAAATCATCGGATAAATCTACACCAACCATCATAGATGGTGATACAAGTACTGTTGGTTCATCAATTGTCTGATGTTGTTGAAGTATTTCTGATCTGTTTGATGAATCGTGTGCAAGCATTCTGTTTGAATCAAATGCTTCGCTTACCCAACGTTGAAGTTCGTAATTTGCAGTATGAATAATGCCTTTCTCTTTTGCATGTCGCTTCATGATTTTCTTAAGAACCTCAAGCTGCTTGGGCCAGACAATTTCTTTTGTTTTAAATGTTTGTTTACCAACATTTTTAAAAAAATAAATTGGTCTATTTGCTACAGGAAAAGGTGAATCAATACAAATATAATCAGCCATACTAGCATCAATACCATTCATTTTTGAAAATGCAATCTTGTCTAAAATTGTACCAGACATAAAAATAATATAATCGTATCGACTCCAAACATATTCATCAAGATATGGATATGCCCAAACTGGTTGTGCTGTCATCTCTACATATTCATCACTAACACCACCACCTTTACTAAATTTTTTAATACGTTCAGCTTCTAAGATCCAATTGTCTTTTGTTTTTTCAAATTGTTCAGAAAGTGAATCCCATTTCATCATATTGTTTCCAAGTGATTGAATTGTATTTAACGCTTCCATACTACCTTCTTCGGCTTCACGTGATAAACGATTCATTACTGATTTAGCAATATTCAAAAAAGGCTCTTTAACAATTTCAATGAATTCTTCAATTAAAAGATCTTCAGGATAGTCACCAAATAATGCCATTGCTCGGTGTGTGTCATCATCAGTAAAGCCATTTCTTTTGAGTAATGGTTTACTTATTTTTGTTGTAATAAAGTCTGCGAATACATTTTCAAAGTCGTGCGCCTCATCAATAATAAGAACACGTGATTGTCTTTTCCAAGCCATAGGCATGAAGACTTTGTATGTTAAAAATAAATGAAAATTAGTTAATGCAACATCACCATTTTCAAACTTATACTTTGCTTCTTTATACGGACAATTTTCACATTGAACACCCTGTATTTTACACCAATCCATTCCAGATCCACAGTCTGTATTGAAAGTTTCACAAGAATAAGATCCTTTTCCCCATAATGAATTCATGAAGTCAAAATCGTTTGTATATTGTTCTTGAAGAATTTTAGAATTTGTTAAAATATCAAAGTTTGCTGAAATATCATACTCTTTCTTAAACCAATCCATAAACATTACAGAATAGTACGACTTACCAATACCAACAGGTGCATCAATAAGAATAAATTTTTTATTATTCATAATTGCTTGTTTGGTAAAATTAAGCAATTCTGTTTGCTGTGGTCTTGGGTTTTTACTGAGCTTGATGCGCTCTATATTGTAGATGGAAACGTCTTTCATACAATCTTTTATCTGAAAAAGATTAAAGTGTTTAAAAAATAGAGAAAAGAAAAGAATTAAAAAATGTGCCACATATGTATTATATGCATACACATGAGAAATATTAAATTATTTACGACCTACTATACTTGTTTTTTTAACTTTAAAAGGTGGTTGACCATAATATGGACTTGATTCCTCCATTTCAACTGTTACACTATCTTTTCCAGAATTCGTAACTATTACTGATACAACGTCTTCTGTAATTGGATGATGAACAAATACTATATCACCTGCAGAAAGTTTCATTCCTTCATATAAAGCTAAGAGTCTATCTTTACCATAAATGTGTATCATATGCTTCTATATATCAAAAAAACAATGTATCATTGCAACATTCAAAAGATTATATGAAAGGCGTTATACTAGGAGTTAATCTCCATGATTACAAGACAGAATTAAAAACTGGTGAATTAGTTTGTATAGACAACGAGTTTTACAAATTAGAAAAAATTGATCCTACATTTGGAGATGTTAAATATTTTGTAAATTCAAAAATTAACAACGAACCAATGAATTTTGAAAGAAGTGAAATATCGAAAGCTACAATACAGATTTTTGATTCATTGATTTATTATGGTGAAGGCAAACAAGTACGTATTGGATATTTATCGCCATCAGATATTCGAAATATGCGTGCTAAAACAGTTATTGAAATGGATCTTCCATCTTCAGAAATTGATAATATACACGATGTAGATCTTATTGGACATGAATTTGATGGTAATGTATTAATCAAACAAGAACAAGATTACGAATTTATTACACATCCTGTTGCTTATTTTAAAGTTTTAACATGATAATAGTAACAATTAGTGCGTGTATATTAATAATCGTTGGAATTATTATAATGATGTCATATCTTCACCGTAAGGAAATTAAATTCTTTGAGGATGCAGAACGTATGGAAATTCTTTTAAAGACGAATAACATCACCTATGACGCTGCTATTGAAGATTTGAACAAACTTAGGAAAAATGTTAAGAACCGCGACGAACGTCACAGGTACTATCAGATTGTGAAACTCATTGAACTCAAATTCAATACTGACATTGTATGAAAATTAGAACTGATATTAATGCTAACTATAAAGCGGTATTCTTCAACTATAAAACAGTTAGGATGCGTATCGATAATTCCAAACCAATTACTGCTCCAAAACATCCAGAAATTGAAGATGTTGCAATCAATTCAAAATGTCTTGCTGCTTGTTCATACTGTTACACATCAGCTCTCAAAACAGGTGTAAATTTTTCAGATATTGTAGGAAAGGCAACAGCTGTCTGGGGATCATTGAAACCAGAAGACAGACCGTTCCAGATTGCAATTGGTGGTGCAGGTGAATCAACAATGCATCCAGATTGGGTTGATTTTGTAAAACATGTAAGTGAGTTGGGTATTGTACCGAATTATACAACAAATGGTATGCACCTCACACCTGAAGTTCTTGAAGCTACAGAAAAGTATTGTGGTGGTGTTGCATTAAGTTATCATCCACATATCAAAAAAGTATTCACTGAAGCAATGGATAAATTGAAGCAGATTGATACTAAATTGAATACACATGTAATTATTGGTGATAAACAATCTTTGCTTGACTTACAAAACATTTTTGATACGTATAAAGACGATATGGATTACTTTGTAGTTCTTCCATATCAAGCTGCAGGTCGAGCTAAAGAAATTGATACAACAGAAACTTGGAAAGAATTGTTTCTCTGGATTGAAACTTTATCTGACGAACGCAAGAATCAATTTGCATTTGGTGCGCTTTTTTACGAATACCTGTTAATAAACAAACCAGGATTTGAAATTAATATCTATGAGCCTGAAATCTATTCTGGTTACAGACTTATGGATAATACATTTAACACATTAAGAAAATCGAGTTATGACCTCACAGAAAAATAAAGTACTTGCTTTCATTCGAATTGATTCGATAATTGACATCATTACAAATTCTAGTTCAGAACTTTTTGTTATTGAGAACAAAATGGCAATTCCTATTTTAGTTGAAATGACAAACTCAGTGCTTTCAGGTACCGGTTTCTCTATCACTGAATCATGTGTGGAAAAACGCCTTGTTCAAGATCAACAAGATCACGAAACAGAATGGAAAATTAATGAAGCTCTTGTTTTGTTTCCTGAACATGTTCGTGAAGAACTAAAAGCAAAGTATTTGACAGAACCAAACTGGTATGGTATTTCATTTGATCGTGATGATATTTATCGAAACAATGATGATATAAGAGGAAAATTAATAAGTATCGGTTATGAACTTATTGATACTGACTATTAAATAACAAACAAATATGGGATTTTCATATCACAAAACAAAGGACGACTATTTTATCACAATTAATGATAAACCTTTCACTGATTATCATCCAAACGATGTAGCTTCATTGATTAATAGTCTTCCTGAAGATCAAAAAGTCATTGTAAAGGAAATGATTCGTCAAAAACCAGAGCATATGTATGAAGATATGACTGGTGTTGAACTACCTGATGATTATGCTGTTGCTTATGGACGACCGTCTATATCTGAAGTACCATTCATGGGTTCTGAAAATGATGGTTATCCATATCTTCCGGGTCATAATCCTATGTGTAATGGAAAACCATATCATAATGGTATGTGTAAATGTAAGTACACAGAGTGGAATATGCCTGATGGTAAAGTAGACCGATTTCATACACAAATGTGGCCAGGTGGGCCATGTATCGATGATTTTGATATGTAAATTATGAATGTTCAATACAATAATACTAGAGAACTTGAACGATTTCTTCAACCGTTTGCTAAACTAGTATTGCTTAAGCGTGTTGGTAATCAAAAAAATAATTCATATTTTTTAAATACTTTCAATCTAATCATTGAATTGAATAAAATAACATTTAAAGAGCATTTATACAGAAAAGATGCTTGGGGTCGTGGATATTTTGGGACATGGTTAAAGGAACAATGTAAAACTGTAGGTTATCATTGTCATATAATTGATTTTAAACCATGTGAGGGTAATAAAAATCCCATCACTGGTGATAACTTAATATTTAGTAAATTGATGAGTGATTACGAAACACCTAGTTCAGAATATTATAACAATGTAGAATTTCAAATTTCAAAAATAGAAAACAATGAGTAAAACACTTTATATTTTTAATGTCGATAATGCGATTGACATCATTACAAATTCAAGCTCTGAACTTTTCATTTTAAATGGTCAAAGCACAGAAATGGTCAATCAAATGATTGAATCAGTGTATCCAGACTATAGATCTGAATACGAAGAAGTTGTTGCATTAAAAAATGCTTCACCAGATCAAATCAATACATACATTTCATGGATTGAAGATCCATGGCATAGTAATTATAATCGTGATCGTAATTTAACAGAAAAAGAAAAACGAGCTAAAGAAATTAAAACTGCTGAGGATAAAGCTTTAAAATTTGGAATGAAACCAGGTCTTTTCTATTCCAATTGGAATGAACGTAACAAAGATGGTTGGTGGTTTATTAATATTTCTGATCGAGGTCTTCGTAAAGCGGCTGAAATGTTAGATCCAAATGGAACTATCTTTATGTTATTTTCATTTGATGAGAATCCTAACTGGGACTATCAAGAAAAGTTGATGGATATTGGACAACGCCATCACTTAGGATAATGGCATATTTACCATGTGACTGGTGTGGAAAAATAACTGACACACAAGGAAGTTGGGATACACTAATAACAATTATATGTGGGCCATGCTATGATAAACGTGAAGCAAAAAAACAAAATAATACTACAGATAAAAAATCTACAAATGAACACATATCCAGTAATCAACGGAATATATCAACATTACAAAGGAGGAATCTATAAGGTACTGTTTCTCTCAAAACATACAGAGACTGAAGAGGTTATGGTAAATTACAAATCATTGCTCTTTGGTAGTTTTCATTCTCGTCCAATAGATAAATGGTTGGAAGAATTGGAAAAAGACAAACAGTCGGAGGTTCAAAAATCTCGTTTTTTGCTTATTAATGATCCAAAAGAATACGAGCCATGCGTATAAACCGTGTGAGTCCGTTGAATCCAATGCCGTCAGATATTCCAGGTAAAGGACATCCAGGAGGCTTTGGTACACCAAGAAAGTTTGATATCCATACAGGAATTGATCTTTATTGTGAAAACAATGCCGACGTGTTTGCTATTGAACATGGAACAGTTGTTGCCATTGTAGGATTTACTGGACCATCAGCTGACTCTGCTTGGTGGAATGATACTGATGCAATCATTGTCAAGTCAAAGAAGGATGGAAAGTATATTGTTTATGGTGAAGTAATTGCATCATGTAATGTAGGTGAAGAAGTAAAAGCGGGTAATTTAATTGGACGTGTTGTAACAGTCTTAAAGAAAGACAAGGGACTTCCAATGAATATGCTTCACCTGGAGTATTATGATACAGATTTCGATCTTGATCCGGTTGTGTGGAAACTTGATGAGTCACAACCGGAAACACTACTTCATCCGGGTCCGTTATTAGGGTTGTATCCACTTATTGCAGAGACACCAAGACCATATCAGGAAATTGTGTTTGGAAGCACACCAGTTGGTATAGAACCACCATTTTCATCACATTATTATAAAAGAAAAATATGAAAACAATTTACGAAAGAACAGCAGAGAATTGGTACATTGAACAATTACCAGAAGGAACCCGTGTTATATTCAAATTTAATCCTGACTGTCAAGGTCAAGGTGTTATTCGTGGAATAGTTAATGATAGTGTTCCACTTTTGGGTAAAAAATATATTGTTGAAGTTGAAACTATGCATAATAGTATAAATGAAAAGTTAAAACATAATTATACATGTTATGCCTTTTCTGAAGTTTTTTTACAAGTTATTTAATAAATTCAGTATGTCAGTAGCAACAACAATTAAAACAACAATCACTAACATTGACGATCTTCCGCTTGAAGTCAAAAATGAACTGGTAGTTATTGCACAATTAACAGAAGATGAAGCAGATCAAATTTTTTCAGACTACGATGAAGTTATAGAATTAATTCGTGAATGTGGTGATAGGAACGAGACAAAAGATTCTTGTTATATCTACAAAGAATGGACAATCGATACACCATCATTTTCGATAACAGTATTCGGTAGTAATTACCTGAAAGATCGATGCATCTGTGATTTAGAAATGAATGATGAAATTCAGATTATAAATCTTCAGTTACAAAAAGAAAGACAACAATCAGATGCTGAACGACGCATTGCTAATAACCGATTATTGTGGGCACCAATTATAGAGGGTAAAACAACTGAAGAAATTTTAGATATCTTGCAGAATTTTACACCAAAAAAGAAATAAATTTAAACTTTTTTGAGTTTAATTTCTATAATCAATCCGGTGCATGTATAATTGCATCAATCCAAAAAATAAATTTACAAGATGTTTAGCAACAAAAAAACACAATTGTTCCCGACGCCTGCGAAAGCCGCGTCCTCGAACAGAGCATCTGCGACAACAAACGCATTTGTTGGGACTGCTATGAAGAAAGCAGCTGAGACACGTTCTGAGAACGGTGCTCTCAAATACAAAACTACAGGCGATGATTTCGTTGATCAATTCGGGAAACTGGGTGAAATGAAACAACCGCGTTCATTTGCAACCATTGCAAAAGATCAGGCATTACTATGGTCACAAAACAAACTACTTACTGTAGCATTCACATTATACATCCGTATGATTACTCGTGTAACTAATGTATTTGGAACTGAAACTTCTGTTTCACAGAAAGGTGCAGAACTTCGTCATGAGGGTATTATGCGAATGATTTGGTTGCATACAACAGCTCCAAAAACATTTTGGAATAACGTACCACTAATGGTATCAGTTGGTTCGTGGCAAGACATCTTTACGATGCTTCAATACGATCTTGTCTATAATGGATGGGAAGGACGTAAACTTGACTGGACAAAGTTCGGTAAATTGATTCTTACTGGTCTTACAGATGAGACTCAAATGAACCTTGTTAAGAAATACCTTCCACAAATCAAAGCAAAATCAGCATGTAAGACTGTTGAAGCGCAAGCTGACAACATGATCGGAAAATGGTTGTGTTCTTTGATCTTCGGTACAAAAATTGGTCCAGAAGGTGCTACTTACAAAGCTTACCGTAAATTGAAAACTTCCGGAACAGCGCACGAGTGGCAGAAATTGATCTCGCAAGGTAAACACAAACTGGTTGATTTTAACACGATACACGGACGTGCTTTGAGTAAACTGGTACGTTCTAAATACTTAGCGAACCAGAATCTTACTGAGAAGTATGAAAGCTGGATCACAAAAGATTCAACAACTGATGTGAAATACACTGGATTTGTTCACGAACTTTTCGCAGGTCTTCCATCAACAGAAGTTTCATTGGGTGTTGCAAAATCGGAAACGATCAACAAACAATTTGCAACACTTGTTAAGAAAGGTGGTAAAGGTGCAACAAACCTTATCGTTGTTCGTGATACATCTGGATCTATGGGTTCTACAGCAACAGGAACAAACATGAGCTGTTATAACATTGCGAAAGCTTTGGCATTATACTTCTCTGAGTTCTTGACTGGAACATTCCAAGATGCATGGATTGAGTTTAATAATAATGCACAAATGCATACTTGGAAAGGTACAACACCAATTAATCGTTGGTACAACGACCGTTCAAGCTATGTTGGAGGCACAAATTTCCAATCTGTTGTTGACTTGTTCATTAACATGAAACGCCAAGGTGTTGCTGAATCAGATTTTCCATCAGGAATTCTGTGTATCTCTGATGGTGAGTTCAATGCATCAGATTTAGGTAAAACAAATGTTGAATCAGCTCGACGTAAGTTGACTGCTGCTGGATTCAGTGCTGAGTATGTTCGTAACTTTGTGATTGTTCTTTGGAACCTTCAATCTGGATACGGATCACGTGGCAATAAATTTGAAACCAACGGAGACGTTGAGAATGTATTTTATTTCTCTGGTTACTCAGCTGCAACTGTGTCGTTCTTAACGAATGATATCAAAACTGCTCGTGAGCTTTTCGAAGCTGCGATGAACCAGGAAGTTCTCTCAATGGTTCAAATCTAAGAATAAATAAAACACTCAACTGTGAAAATGGTTGAGTGTTTTCAAAAATAATATCATGTACGGATTAACTATTGATTTTAAAAAAGAAGGTAATTTTTTTACAGTATCAAAAGATGTAAAAATTACTCACGAGCAATTAGAAAAAATTTGCGATTTATTAAATTTTGATAAAATAAAATTTCAAGAAATTCCAGATTTTGAAGATATAGGTAATTTAACAATTGAAGCAGAATTTTACAATGAATGCACAATTGATGATCTATTTGATGATGATCATCAATTAGTTATGAATGGTTATGGACCTAATTTAGCATCATTTCTGTCTAATTTAGATTTTGGAATAGATTGGGATGAAGACACCAGTGAAGCTGTAACATCATTTAAAGCTACTATTGAAAATAAATATGTTATTACCTTTGATATTGAAGAAGGTGATTGTATTGAAGATAGAATCTATGAAACAGATGTAGTTAATCTTAAAATAATTAAAGTTTTACAGTAAACTAAAAGTACTCAATAGTCGAGCATAATTTAACAAAATAAATATGGCAATTAATTTAGAAAAGATTGAAGAACGTAAACAATCCGTTATAAATCTTAAAAAAAACAAAGGTATTGAAACACAGAAGGCACAAGTTGTTTTATGTTTGGATTATTCAGGATCTATGGATGGTCTTTATCGATCTGGTGTCGTACAAGAAACACTTGAACGTGTTTTACCGCTCGGTTTAGCATTTGATGATAATGGTGAAGTTGATTTTTATTTGTTTGAATCTGGTATTCGTAAGATGCCATCGAATATCACACTTGGAAATATTGATGGTTACATCAATGAAAAAGTGATGAATAAATATAGTATGGGTGGAACAAATTATGCTCCAGCAATCAATGCTATTGTTAATGAATTTGCTGAAACTACTAAAAGTGGATTCTTTGGCAGTTCTAAACCAAAACAATTAGATCTTCCAGTATATGTAATTTTTATTACAGACGGTGAAAATTATGATGAAAGAGATGCAGAACGTGCAATGATTGAAGCATCTAAACATGGTATTTTCTTTCAATTTATTGGAATTGGTAATTCATCATTTCCATTTCTTGAAAAATTAGATGACATGCCTGGACGTGTTATTGATAATGCAGACTTTTTCACTGTTCGTGATTTGAAAAACACATCAGACGATGATCTTTACAAAAAAATGATGACAGAATTTCCTGAATGGATTAGAATGTCACGTCAAGCTGGACAAATTAAATAACATATGATTAATCAATTAGCTATCGAGTGTTACATGTTAACACAATCACATGAACCAATTATTCAGATGCTAGAAGCAGCAGGAATTGAAACTGAAGATGGAGCAAGAATTGCATTGACTGGTGCAGTTAAATCTAATGTGGTTAGTGCTTTATCTTACGGATCTTCTTCAGCAGGAATTTCAACATCAAGAACAGCTGGACGTGTTTTAGAGCACTTCAGAAAAAAAGAAGAAAAAAAAGCATAAAAAAATTCAAACAAATTTCTGTTATGCGAATATAAAACGTATAATTGCATAACAGAACAAATGCGTTCATTGACATATTGGTACAAAAAAATAAAAAATAACATACAGCAATGTTTAATAACGGTTATGTCCGAAAGGACCTGTGTGTGAGCTGTCATCTGAAAAGACACGTATTGTAAATGGGATTGAGTAGATAACTCATTAAACGCTTGGAACCGTCCTGAATTACTTTACGTTATAAGAACTTAGTAAGTAGCATATCATGCAGTGATTGAATTAGCAAGCAGACAGATTGACTTATCATTAGTCTGAAATTCTTGCATGTTATTTGAACAAAAGATTTCTTACAGCAAATATTCGTTTAAGCATCCTTATAGCTCGTGGTCGTAGGTTCGATTCCTGCTCTCGCAACAAATTAAAAAATAAATTGCGAGATAGCTCAGTGGTAGAGCACGTAATAACAAAAACAGAAATCTGATAAGATTAGTTACAGCAAACAAAACAAACATCAAACTTTTACTTTGAACACGTTTAAAAACTCTAATCTGATAAGAAGTGTAACAGCAAAATCCTTTATGGTAAAAAATTTGACTCAAACTCAAAAATAGATGGTTCAAATCCGTCAGCTCGCCGGAGCATAAACGTCAACACTTCTGTACAAAGTCACTTACAGCAATTTTATAACACTGATTTTCTAACTCAATATGTTTAAAAATGTGACTTGAAAAAAGAGCACTTACAGCAAACTTAAAACTTTACTTTTTTTGGATAAAAGACGGGCAGGTTCGATTCCTGCGGTGCGCGAACACTCTCGGTGCGGATAAACTACACTGTGCTCTGATAAGGATACTTTCAGCAAATTTAAAAAAATTTCATTTGAAGAAAAAACAACACGTATCCTGAATTATTTGTACCAATTATGCTTACTGCATAGTCAAAGAAAAACGACTAAATCCTGAGACGGAAATAGTTAATAAAAAAGGCCAGTCAAATTGACTGGCCTTTTTCTATTTCTTTAATTTTGCAATACTAAAATTAGAATCAAGTCTGACTCGATTAGTACTTGGCTTCCATTTTATGGTTGGCGTAAATTCTATTCTTTTAGGTAATTCTGGTTTACCTGAAGAATCTTTATAAGAAATAAAAACTTGTGCCATTATTTAATATACTCTTCTTTAATAAGAGTATAAGTAAATGAATTCCCCCACTTGTCTCTAGCTTTTCTACAGATCGTCATGAATTCATTAAAATCCTTGATTCGTTTGAAAACAGAACAACCAGCTGACCAATTTTCAACTATTGATGAATCAACCCCACCTTTGTGAATATTAATTCCAAAGAGACCTTTCTCTATAGAATTCTCATCATAGATATTGTCTTTGTTACCATCACGGTATACAGCAACTTCTTTTTGTTGACACAATGCTTCATATTTACCTTGGTGTAAACCAATACGGTGTGAACCTCTGTATTGTCCTGGTACCAATCTTGCACACCCTTTTGAGCTTAACAATTTCTTAAACATGTAAAATGATCCTGGATCGGTTGTGTTATTCCAGATATAAAATTGCCATACACCATCAACTTTGAATGATACAGTAATGTAATCATCAAATAGATTTGTAACTTTATTTCCTTTTGTTCTAACTGCTACGATGTTAATATCGTAATCCCCACCTTCAAACCATTTATAACCTTTAGCTTTAACAGCTGTTTCAATTTGTTCTCTTGTATACTTCATATTTTTATTTTTAATTTAAGATTTTATTTTAATAGTCAGATTCTTCATCGAAATATTCATCATCTGTGTTGTCATATTCATATTTAAACCATTCAACAAAGGCTTCAGTAGCTGAAAAATCTGGAGCGATTTTAGTAGTAACATCGAAATCATTTTTTATATTTAATTTATTATCAATATAAATACCATATCCGTCGCCACTATAATCACAATCACCATTTGTGAATATTAAATCACCTTCGTCAAAAGTTCCACGTGACCATCCACCAAAATGCATCTTATCATAATTTATTCCAACTGATATTGATATGTTAAAGGAATTTTCAGAATCTTGATTTAAGTATTCACGAATAGTTGTAGATTCATTATTTTCATCGATTTCAACACCTAAAATACGCTCGGTTTCTGTACCATTCATATAATACAATTCACCAAATGTAATGTCCATAAAATCATCTGCTGTTAATTTATTAAAATGCTCTACGCTATTAAATAAACCTTCAGCTTGGACAGAAGCTCGACCATCATCATAACCTAATGCACTAAATGTTTCAAATGGTATAACAGAGCTACTTATCATACGCAACCCATTAGCATTAAGAATATATTCGGCATCAACTTGAACAGCATCAAGTGTTTTAAAAGTAATTCCGGCTCCACCGCCTTCATTCATTTTTTTCCATTCATTTATAGTAGTTATCATTGTACTGTTACTTTTATTTTTATATATTTATATTTGTATATTTGTAGAATGAGAGCACCAAAAGCGTTTTTAGAAAAATGTGGCAAGGAATGGTTTGACGATTACGTCTACCTTGCACGTCAACCACTTGAAGATCGTGGATTTAATATTGTACCCTTTGATGGGACGTTCCTGGATGACTTTATTGAACGAACTGTATTTGGACCTGACGATGTGCTTGTGGGCTCCGTAGAAGCAACGATTGCATTCTGGAAAGCGTTAGGTTTTAAAGTTCCACGTTATATTGGATATCCAGTTGAATTTGAGAATGCTCTTTCACGTGCAATTACGATTTGCACATTTGAAGATATGGATTTAGAATTTCCATGTTTTATCAAACCTGCAAAAGATGTGAAGTTGTTTACAGGGTTTGTGATAGAAGACAAAAAATCATACAAACAGTTACACCTCACTTGTCCTGAATTAAAACCCGAAACAGTAGTTTATATTTCAGAAGTCATTGATTTTAAAAGTGAATACAGATGTTTTGTTCATAAAGGTAAATTAGTTGGTATCAAGCATTATGCAGGTAACTATCGTTTGTTTCCAGATATGGATTGGTTAGAAGAAGTTCTTGCTATAACATGGAAGCAAATGCCTGTTTCCTATACATTAGATATTGGTATAGATGATGGTCTGATGTACTTGGTTGAAATTAATGATTTCTGGGCTATTGGTGGATATGGATTAGATGGTAAGACTTATGTCAGAATGCTTGTCGATCGTTTTCAGGAAATTAAATACAATAACATATAGTTTTTATCATTATTTTTCTGTATATTTGTAAAAAATTATTTAAACAATATGAAAAAATTAATTCTATTTATTTTTGGCGTT